GACTTGATCTGAAAATCGAAACAGCGGACAACAGCACCTTTCCAAAACAGGTCTTAATATAAAAATCATACTTGACATTTAAAGATACTTACAGTAAAATTTATCCACAGCAGTAGTCCTGCTTCGGAAAGCTGCGGGACGTTGTGCGCAATTTCGAGCAAAAACTTAAAAAGCCGCACGTCCTGTGCGGCTTATTGATCAAATATATTATCTAAAACCATTTTCTTCAATTTTTTTAATTTATTTTCATTTATTTCACATTCCCAAATAATTAAAACATTCCAACCAAGTTTTTTTAATTCTTTTTTATTTCTTTTATCTCTTTCAATATTTTTTTGAAATTTATCTTCCCAATATTTACTATTAGTGGCTGGCATTGATGCTCTTTTACAATTTTTATGCCTATGCCAAAAACAACCATGAACAAATATAATAGTATTATATTTTTTTAATACAATATCAGGTTTTCCTGGTAAATTTTCTACATTTATTCTAAACCTAAAACCTTCGCCATGTAACCATTTCCTAACAAGTTTTTCCGGTGTTGTGTTTGAAGAAGGTACTTTTGACATAATTTCCCTTCTTTTTTTTTTGAAAATTTATCCATTATTACTTAGTAAATTCTTTGTAAAGTAATACTGACCGTTTTAACTGTGATTTAACTGAAGGTGAAAGCTCTTTAAATTTGTCATTACTTGAGACATCAAATATTATTTTATCAATAGATTTATTAAAGTTTACATTAAATAAACTTGAAACACGTTTTAATCTTGATAAAACATCTCTTGCGGATTTAATTTCAAACCCTTTTTCATCGATTAACCATTCTTGAAAATTTGATTTGTCTTTCTCATCCATTTATTTTGCCTTTTTAAAAATTATTGTATTTTGCATATCTATATATTCATTTATACACTTTGCAATAAATTCAGCCATTTTGACAGGTACTGCATTCCCTATCATTTGCTCTAATTCCGTTTTGCTACCTTCCCAATAAAAATCTTTTGGAAATGTCTGAATTCTTGCTCTTTCAATAGTTGTTAAAGGCCTTAATTTGCTTGATTTTTTTATTGGGTCACCGGGATGTCCAGGATAACCTTTAGGGACAGGCCTATTTACACCTCGTATTGTTGGCGAAGGCTCATCAATTGAAAATATTCCCCTCCTATTGTAGTTCCTAGGATGACGATAAAAATATTCAATATCAAGTTCTTCTCCAAAATAATCTCTTACAGTCATAGGTTTTGTTGAGAGGTTGTTTTGTATTATTTCATCTAAAAATCCATCTTCTGCATTTTTAACACCCACGCAGAAAAATCTTTTTCTTTTTTGTGGAACACCACAATAACTTGAATCAATAACCTTTTCTGTCAGCCCATAATACGATTCTTTAAATATTTTTCTAGCCTTTATATAACTATTACTCTTAACAATTCTATCCACATTTTCCATTACAAACCACTCTGGCTTGACCTCTTGAATTATCTTTGCAAAAGATATAGTTAAATCAGCTCTATCGCCCTCTTTTCTCTTCCCGGCATGTGAAAAATCTTGACATGGAGGTCCACCAATGATTATAAAAGGTTTATGTTTTGAAATAATTTTCGCAGAATTTTCATGATTCGATAAATCAATATCTGAAATATCATGTTTAAAGTTAGTTTTATATATATTTATTGCTTTTTCCCAGTTATCAAATGCATGAGCAACATTAAAACCTTCATTCATAAATCCCAAGGACATTCCACCACAGCCAGCAAAGATATCTATTGTTTTCATATATTTCTTCCGATATTTAATATATGACATAATAATCATATTACAACAATGACGTCAAGTATTTGACGCCTTTATTATAAAATTTTGAGGTGTTTTTTTATGCCAGAAGAACCTAGCCTTTACGGAATAATTAATTCAAATCGAACAGGGGATGATCTTTGGGGAAAAAATCAATTTAATAGTTCATTCCCTGTTTCTTTGGCATGCTACATGAGAGACAATGACATTAATGCTATATATTTATCTTTGAATGAAAATCTTGAAGTTGTTGCAAATGAACTACATTTTAATGAAGTTTTTAATACATCTTTAGACTCAAATGATATATATTTTTCTTTTGAATCAAAATTTGATCCGTATCAAGTTTATTCGTACGATGATATTTCAGGAATTGATCTTGTTGTTAAAGATACTTCAGGCAACTTTTTACAACCACTGGAAATTAAATTAACCGTAATACCTGATAATAGTACATATCAAAACAATGAAAGTGAATGGGGTTCAGAAATTGTAATTAGACCTCCTACTACAAAATATTGTGGCTTAGGCATGGTACATTCCTGTATAAATCAATTAGAGGAAATAAGAAATATATTTGAACCTGTTTGCCATGATGTAAGACACTGGGACAGTATTCCCGAAATAAATTCAAAGATGGATGATTTTATTGATGCATTAAATATTTTTGAAAGTCAGTATATTCAATTTCAAAAACCATTATTATTACAGCCAATATGGAAAACGCAAGGTAAAAGCCCTTTATTAGCAGAGAATGCATTTGATATTTTTGTATGGAGTGATTTTGCTTTAAGCAGACTTTTTATTGATGCTTCAAACAATAGAAATGATAATGTAACTCGCTTGATGAGAAGTACTGCTCGTTTAACAAGATTTCTTTATGAAATAAGTACACGTAGAATTACTCATTTGAATCATATTTACACAGAAATGACATTCGGTCATCAAACTGATAAAGAATTTTCAGTGAATGGTTCAAAAACTGTTCCATATATGAATCATGTTAGACGTTTCAATCCCATATTACCCCAAAGTGTTCTTTCTAATATTATTCTTGGTGGTGGTGAAGAAAAATTAAGTCCTGAAAGAAGATTTGACCAAACGATATACTATACAATTGCAAATAGATAGTTTTTCAATCAGCCTCCGCCCTCCTTGGCTCCGGCTGACTAAATGTAAGAAGCTCGAAACTGCGCACAACACGGCGTAATGCGTTGCGCTCCCTGCGGTCGCTTGGGCTTCACCACATTTTCACCTCCGCTATCGCTACGGTATAATTTGTTATAATTAATTCATTGCCAATTTTTCTGGTACCATTTTTACAATTTGAAGTATTATATAACCATGAACGCTCATATATCTGTGCCCAGTTGTATAGATCTCTAATTTCAGGACAGTCATCATATGATAAGCAGAAATAAAAACTTGTTTTTTTTAAAATATTTGCTAAGCGATGGTGATCATTTTCCACGAAAGATTTTTGATATGCTCGTTTTTGGTCTGCATGATAGTACGGTGGGTCTAAATATATCAATACACTTTTACCTTTTTGAGGAGTGTTTATAACATACTCAAAATCTAAACTAGTAAGCTCAACATTATGAAGTTTGTTGCCAGCATTTTCAATAAATTTACCCCAATTTTGAGGCGGAGAGCTTTTACCTTCTTTATAACCCCAAGCCGGCTTATGTATAATGCCTGAGTATGAGGTACGATTTAAATAATAAATTTTAAATGCGTTTTCAAGTAATGATTCCGGTGAAAAATTTTTTATTTCGGCATGCCTTTCTTTTGTAGCAATTTCTTTTGAAATTAACTTCTGAAGTTTATGACGATTATCATTGCAAGCAATAATATTATAAACATCTATTATATCTTTATCAATATCATTGAGCCAATTATATTGTGATTTATTTTTCCCAAAAAAAATATTTCCACCACCTACAAACGGTTCTCTAAATTCGTCATGTGGGACACAATTAATGAAAGGTAGAATATATTTAAGAGCATAAAATTTACCCCCTGGATATCTAAAAGGTGATGCAACAAAATCGCTTGACTTAATGTAACTACCATCAGAATCAAATTCGATTATATTATTGTGAAATATTTTATTCATGAAAAAGCCTGTTATCGTTATTATATTTCATAATTGGTGATAATTAATTCAAAGCCTAATCTTCTTTTTCCCTTTTGAATATGTGAATTGTCAACTCTATAGAAAAAATTAGCCTCATGTATATTTGCCCATTTGTACATATCTCTTACTTCAGGAACATCATCATATGTTAAGAAAAAACTATATTTTGTTTCTTTTAATAGGGATAATAGTCTGTAGTGATCGTCAATGCTAAAACCATTCCTATAATGTTTGTTTTTTGGTGGAGAAAAATATGGAGGATCAACATATAATAAAACTTTTGAAGTATTAGTTTGCTTTTTAATTACTTTTTCAAAATCATAGTTTGTCAATTTAATATTTTCAAGTTTTTCACCACAAGGTATGATTCTTTCATGCCATCTTTCAGGTGGTAAACTTCTTTTAGGTCTATAACCCCAAGCAGCTGAGGCAAGTTTGCCGCTAAATGATGTCCTATTTAAATAATAATATTTGAATGCAATTTCCATTTCATTATTTGGGTTGAAATCATATATTTCTTTCCATCTTTCTTTTGATGCAATTTCTTGAGATAATTGATTGATTAATTTTGTTCTTTTATTTGGATCGCTCATTATTTTAAAAGTAGTGATTAATTCATTATCAATATCATTGAGCCAATTTTGATTAGATTTAGGTTTATTGAAAAAAACAGAACCTCCACCTACAAACGGTTCTCTGTATTCTTCGTGTAAAATATTGCTCCAAAAAGGTCTTAAAATATTCAATGCATAATATTTTCCACCAGGATATCTTAATGGTATTGGATGTCTTTTAAGTGTCATAATCTTATCCTTTTCAATACGTAACAAATGTATAGCTGTATGAAAAATTGTCAAGTAAAAAATTCCATTTATTATAACATAACTACTTCTGAATACATACAGTTTTCTTTGCAAAACTTTGTTTGTTTTATTGTTTCATTGTTTTGTAAAGCTAACTCCTTTTTTGATATAGAACAATTAATAAAAATACATAATGATAAAATAATAATTTTTTTCCTTTTATTTTCCTTTACGATTTGTGTCTTCATTTTATTTAATGTTTAAAGTCTTTTGTTTCATTTTTATTTAAAAGTTCACTAGATACTGCTATATAATTGAGAATAATATTAGCCATTGCTCCTCTATTGCTTTCACAAATTTTCATTAATTCTCCCATTAGTGAAAATACATCGTTTTTTATCATAGCTTCTTTTATTAAAGCCTCACCTTTTTCTATCTCTTCACCAGTAACATTTAAAGATTCCAAAATTCTAAAATAGTTTTCCTCTTTTTTTGTTTTTATCCTATTGTTTTTATTCCCCAAGAAGTGCTTTCTTCATTTTCGTGGCGACATTTATCTGTATTCATATATTTACAATCAATAGGACGAGGCTCATTATCAATTGGTTTAAGGGGTTTCTTTTCATAGTCTTTAAATACAGATTCTAAAATATTGGTTACTTTGTTGTAAATATAATGGCTACCTTCTCCGCATTTGAAATAATCCTCTATACATCTTTTTATTTTATCGTCTATTTCTCTTCTTACTATCATTTCTATTGTGCCATCTAGTCCACTAAGATTTTTAGCAAGTTCCTCCTTAACTCTTTGCTCTATGACTTCCCCTAATTCTGAACCATTTATTCCGAGATGATGTTTTATTTCGTGAACCATATAGTCAAGTGTTAATGTTACAGTAGGTACTGCTCTAGCATCCATATTAAACCTCCTCTTTATATTTTTCTAATAGTTCTTTTTTTATTCTTAATCCTTCTGTTCCAAAAGTGTGCTTTATGTTTTCATCTTTAGCACGTTCCAATAAAGCCATTAAAATATTTATATTTTCATCAAAAACTTTAGTGTGACGTTTGTATCTTTTAAAAGCCTCTTCACCCGCATCGGTAAGTATTCTTAAACAAGTATCACAAATATCGAGTCCATCATCTATTTCTTTTTCACAGTATTCACATACATTGAGTTCAATTATCTTTTTCATTATCTTCCTCCATTTCTCTTTTTTGATTTAAAACACACTCAAAACAAAGATTAATTTTGTCTTTTCCGTAGGATCTTACTTTTTCTACACTTCCGCAACAATCACAAGTTTCTTTTTCTTTTTTCATATCAACACCATACCCTACTTATCGGACTTTTCTCATATGTAATCATAATTCTTGAATCTTTAGGTGGTTTTTTTGTTAAATGTAAAACATCTCCATTAGTAGTGCGAATCCCACCAAAACTAGAATCAATTATTTTAAATTCATTTTCAGTTATAATACATCCATTAATATATACTGCTCTAACATTTTTAACAACGTATTCTAAATAATAATTACTACTTCTAAAAAATCCTGATCCAGTAGTGAATGTTTCGGTTCTTATTTCTTTTTTATTACCATCCTTATAACTATCCTTTTCAACACCATCACTAATTAATACACACCTTTCATTAGAAGTCCAAGATTTCTTTTTCTTCTTCTTTATATATTTGGGGCGACCACAATATTCACAAACATCGGAATTCAAACTATAAGGTGCTCCACAACTCTTGCATTCAGTAAGGTCATATTTCTCTTTAGATTCTTTATGTTGTACTTGGGCATCAACATAAGCCTTGTTTACTGCGGGGTATAATTCTGGAGGACTTAATTCAACAAATCCCGTAGATGTTGAAAGAATTTTTAAAAGATCTGCTTGAGTCATTTTGTTCTCCTTAAATATCCGTAATTTTTCTATGATGTCTGTATTCTAGTTCTCTTTTTTTTATTTCGTCCTCATCTAAAATAATTCCTTGAAAAACTTTTTTAACTCGCCACCCATTTTCCCATTTACCATAATCATCTTTTATTTTTAACAATTTATCTTGTTTAGCAAATTTTTCTGGTATCCAGGAAATTACATTTATTATTCCGTATTTACTCGTTTTTATTAATTTACATTGTTTATACTTCATCTTCTTCCTCATCATAAAATTCTAAAGCTTCTTTATAGCAATTGGGACAAAGACTATAACAATCACCGTGATAATCTTCGTAAGGAAAGAGGTGTTCTCCACAAAAATACCCCTCACAATGAAATTCTCCACTACCATGCATAGGCCCACATTTATACGCTAAACCTCTGTCAATCTTGTTATTGCATCCCTCATAGTCACATACAGCTTCTATACCATATCCTATATCTCTTCCTTTAGAATCTTTTCCACAATAAGCCCAACCCATTATTTTATTCTCCAATTTAGAAATCTCGTATCCGAGACGGTTATTAATCATCATCAAAGATAATTGTTTCTATTGGTTTTAATCTTAAACCATAATATGTTTTACATTTATTACATGTAACTTCTATTACAAGACTATCGTTATCAATATACATAGATTCACCATCTAAAAACAAGTCAGTTGATCCACACCCACATTTGAATCCATTCTTCATATATGGCTCTAACCATTCATTACTAGGCATTATGTATCTTTATCTCCTATTAATCTAAAAACATAATCTTTCTTTTGCACTTCTTTTTCAAGTGATTTTTCTAAATCAATTATTTCTTCTTCAAGACCATTAACATAAGAATCCTTTCTATGTATAATTTTAATTATCTCTTTTCTTGTATATCCTAATGATAGCAACAGTCTAAAAAAATCGTCCATTATTCGGGATAATGGTACTTTTTTATTTCTTTTTATACATATAGTTTTATTTTCATCTTCTATGATTATTTTCATATTATTCATCACTGTTTATAAATTTGTCTTTGTTCCATCTATCTCGATAGGATCCTATTTCGAATTTTTTAATAAAACCTTTAGGATCAAGATGTAATAGCATAGAATCAGCGTGTGTAACTTTAACGACTTGTTCTAATTGATCTATTCTATTAAGAATATCTTCTTGTTTTTCCATTATTTGAATATTTTCAAAATGGATTTGAAGATGCTTTAAAATCAAGAGAGACACCATTATTGTTATTCCTAACATTAAAAAGAAGTAGCTTTTTACAGATGTCATATTAATTCTCCTCGTAGTATTTTATCCATTTTTTTATAGTTGCGTCTGAAACATTATACATCTTTGAAATAGCTTTTATACTATATCCAAAATTGATAAGTTCTTTAAGTTCGTTTCTGGATGCTGGTGGTATATTAAACATTTTTAGTTTGTTTTTGTATTTGATGTAATCTTTTATGGGTTCTATTTTTTCGTGATAATTGTCTGGTTTTTTTGTTATTTGATACTCATATTTTAATGCGTGATTTCCTGTTTTTGGAGGTGTTACATAATATGCACAAATCTCATTATGATTAATCATTTTCATAAAATCATTTTGTATTTTCATTATAATTTCATAAACTGCATAATAACTGACATCAACTTCATCAGCAATTTCTTGACATGTTTTTGCACCAAACATGTATTCATCACAAACCTTTTTAGTTGTTTCTGTTTTGGCTCTTTTTTTATAATAATTTAGAATTCTCATCATATGTTTCATAATTTCTTTTGTTATGAAATACTCATGTACTGAATTCTTTCCACCATATTTCCTATCCCTTGCTTGAGAATTAGCTACCATACTAATAGGAGTTTTTTTTAAGTGAATAATTTCTGTCTTTATTTGAGAATATAAATTTTTCTTTACTTTTATATTGATAAAATAAGGAAATGATGCCATTTTTGAGTCATATTCTATTAAACCTTTTTCAAATAAAATGTATGATTGTTGAAATAAATCTTTAATATCTATTCTATTAGAATAGCGTCTACAATATTTTTCATATGTAATAGATGTTGCTCTTTTTAATAAGGGAAGAAATATTACTAATAGAATATTTTTGACATCACTATTTCCTTTTTTAACAAGCTCTACTAAATAATTAATGTTTTTACAAAGTACTACCATTTCTTTATCAGATTTATTCCTCTTTCTTGCTAAAGATAATGTTTCTATTACTAATCTGTTATACTTCGTTAATTTATATATAGTTCTTTCTATTTCTTTTTTGCTATATTTTATCATTTATATCTTAATAAATTTTATTCTAATCAGTTTCATTTTCTTCAAAATTTCTACTACACATTACTGAATATGAATCTAAAGATAAAGATCTTAAAATCTCTTTTATCCTCTCATCCATAGCCTCAAGAGCACCATTATCTAATTCTTCACTAGTTTTAATAGTAAATGTAAGTGTAACCATTTAATTCTCCTTTTTACAAGTACAGACATTTATAGACAAAGAATGATCTGACTCGCCTAAAACTATTTTATTATGTATGACACACATATGCCATTCGTGACCATTTTCACAAATTCTATCTGATCTAGGACACCTACAAGATATTTGATAAGGTGCGTTACAGATTGGACAATAATCAAAATTTTTCATGTCGTATCATTTTCTTCCTTTTCTTTTTGTTTAATAATTTCTTCAACAGCTTTTGTATAACCACATCCTTTATCTATAAATGATAAATAATGTTTCCATAATTTTTTAACCGACATTCTTTTTAATTGTTTTTCAGTATAAAATTTCACTTATTCTTTTTTCTTTTATATTTATAGCATACATCATCTTCTAATATTAATATTCCTTGACCATCTCCTTCCCGTTTAAAACAAATATTCTCTGGTGTTGCATATTTACAATTTTTACAGCAAGGTTTTTCTTTTTTGTCCACTATTTTCTCCAATAAGCATAATGTTTCCTAATACAAAGATAGTCCATATTTTCTTCATTTTGTTTAGCTTCAACTTCGAAAATTATTTCTCTATAAGAAATCCAGAAAATATCTTTGAAAAATTGTAGCCAAGTTTTTTCTTTAGATTTACTTGGTATCATTTTAAATAAATTTATAACATATCTTATTAAAAAATGACCTACATAAAGAATGTACCATAAAATAATGCCCCATTCTCGTGCTTGTGCAAAATGAATACATTCGTGATTTTCTATAATGTTTCCATAATCAGTATTTAAATATTCTTGTTTTATTAGAAACAAGAATCCTAAATGAGATTGAGCACTTACACCACAGGCAGTTAAATACTTATCAGTTATGTCTCCAGATATTGTAATAAATTTCATCACAGCACCTCCTTGCTTAAAATTTCTACTGCTATTTGACATACTAATAGAAAAGTTAGTACATCAAAAAGATTTGCATTGTGTTCTGCAAATCATAACTAAATTTAAAACATGTTTTATCTTTGTTTTTCTTCGTATTCTCTTTGTTGTTCTTCTTCCATTCTTTCTCTTTCTTGTCGTTCATACTCTTGTTCCATCCATCTTCTATAATATCCATCTTTTCCGTGATCGATATCTCCATAACACATAGAACAAGTAGTAGAACCCTGATCATCTGGTATCCAGGAACCACACATTACACAAGTAGCCATTATTAAACCCCCTTAAATTAAAAATAATCATCCTGTTTAAAATACCCATCAGGAAGAGCTTCTCTAAAATCATCTTTCCAAACTAAATTAAATTCTTTATTATACTTATCATAAAAATCGTGAGCTGACTTTGATCTACCTTTTCTATATAATGTTTTCCAATTGTTTGGTTCGCAAACATTAACGAGATAATGCATATTTGGTAAAGCTGGTAATTGTTCAGAATGATAAATCTTGAAAATATTAGCCAATGCATCTATGTCAAAAGATGATTTAAATTCTATATCTATCCATAAATGTACATCTGGGTATTGCATACATTCTTCATAAATTGGTTGAAGATAAAGTTCTTGAAAGTCTCCACATTTTTTCTGCCATATTGAATGAGCAAGATAAAATTTATCGCAAGTATATATTAAATCAGCTTCAAAACAATTACAATCATGTTGAGTATAAGCATCTACAAATGGTCTTAAACACCAATAATCATTATGTGAATTTTTAATAGGTATATCCAAAGGCATATTCTTTGTTAAAGACATATTTTATAACCCCCTTTATATTATGTCGTCTTCAGTCTCATAGATTTTAAAGTATCTATCCAATGTAGCAAGTTTTAAAATATTTAAAACATCATTTTGAATATTTACTAATGCGAATTCCCCACCATGAGCTTTCATTTTTTTATTACCAGCAACTAACGCTCCTATTCCAGAAGAATCCATATAAGTTACTTTGCTTAAATCAACAAGCACATATTTATGAGTTCCATCAGTAACAGTAAACATACTTTTCTTCAACTCACTTACATTGTATAAGTCAACTTCTCCTATAGGCTCTATGACTTTCCAGTCCATATAATCCCTAAATGTTATTCTCATAACATCCCCCTAATATATTTAACGCTTTCATATCATATTATTTAGCCAACTCTTTTTTTCTCCATTAATTCAACATCCCAAGCATTATTAGATATTGATTTTTCATCAACAATACAATCATGGTAAGTACAATTAAAACAATCCTCACAACAAACTTTTAAGTGTTGCCAAAGACAATGTTTATCGTTACATACTAGGGTAGAATAACTATTTTTTTTAGTGAGCTTTCTACCACAAAATTTACAATTCATTTTTCCTTCTTCGAGACATTTTCTAAACGTTTAACTCTCTTGTTTTAATTGTTCAAAGAGTCTTTTATCGCAGTTAATATCATTTAGCACTCCTTTTTACCGTAATTAACCTTATAAAATAATGCCATTTTTATAGCAGTATTTAAGGATTCTACAGAAAAAGGTTTAGATAAAAATCCACAAGGTTTTAGATTTTTAAATCTATCTACGGTTAATTTTTCTGGGAATGCTGTTACAAAAATTATTGAAGTATCAATAATTTTTTGTATTTCTATTGCTGTTTCTACACCATCACGATTTCCTATAATTGAAATGTCCATAAGAACAATGTTTGGTTCGTGTTTGATTGCTAAATCAATTGCATCTTCACAATTACTAGCAATTCCCACAACATTATAATTAAAACTGTCTAAAATAGCTTGTATATTTAAAGCTATAATATTTTCATCTTCTACTACTAATATTTTTTTATGATTGTTTTCTCCATCCATCTTGGTACCTCCTGTGTTTTATTTCACTCTCACTATACCCTATTTGATATATATTGGTTAGAAAATGTCGAATATATTTAACTTGTTCAATTTCATTTTCTGAATTTTTTATCTTGTTTAATAATTCTTCAGATTTTTTATCAAAATTAATTGCCATATGACGGTTTTATCTCCTATTAACTATATACTTCCTATGAATTTGGAGAATCTTGTTCTTTTGATTCTCCGTAAGTTCATAGTCTTGAGTATACACACTATTCATAAAATCAGATTCCCATTCATTAAGTTCGTCCGACTTCAAATTTATAATCCTTTCTATTATCGCATCAAAATCATATCTCATATTAACCTTTTTTACATTTATATCTTTCTACAGGACTAATAACAGCTTCTGCCCATTCTACTGTTTCTAAAAGAAAAAACCTCTCACCTGGTTTTTTCTTCGCAAGCTCCAACATGTCAGTAATAGCTTCATTCCTATCAGCATAAACTTTAGATGGGTTGTGGTCGCTACTGGTATTTCCTTTTTTTATCATCCAAAATTTCATCTCAATAACCCTATCAAGCATCTAATAAATATTACTATGCCATAGACTATTCCTACTGAACCAATAAGAACCAGTAGGAAAAATCCAGCAGATTCTACCCATTCAAAATTAAGTAGAGATTTTTTTCTATAAGCCATTCTATGATAGTTTATCCTTTATCTTTTTTGTCAAATCATTCATTCTTTTTTTAACTGTTTCTTGAGTTTTCTTTGCTTTTGGATATAAACCATCAACATAATCCTTTGCCAATTTCTTAACTTTTTTACTACCCTCTAATACTTTTGGTAATTTAGGAAGATAAGATTTGTCCTCTTCTTTCATTAAATCTTTATAATTATTTACATTAGTTTTTTTCAAACGAGTATGCCTTCCTCTAACTTCTGAAACTAATTTCTGAAGAAGTTCTTCATCCATCTCTTCAAGAGTATCCAATTCATACTCCGCATCGTCTTTTTTAATAGTATCAACAAACTTATCTAAAGTTAAGTCACAATACTCATCTATCCAATCAACTATAAAATAAAGTTTGTCTGGCATATATTCTTGAACACCAAAACAAATAGGATCTTTTTCTTTAATCTTTTCCTTATTTGTTTTTAGTTTCTTCTCTTTTTTCTTTGTGCCGTCAACATCTGTCTTTTCTTTATAGTTGAGATACAATACCCAGATTTCATCAAAAAGTTTAAGCTTTTTAAATCTATCTATTCTTTTTTTGACGTTTGTAGGTATAGGTCTATCATAATGCTCAATCTTACTAAAGCCTATTTCAACATCTTTAACCTTATCTCTATACTTGTTAACAACAGATTTATCAACGAAATATTCAACACCACAAACCCCAAGTTCTTGCTCTCTTACAATTATAGCAATCTTTCTAGACAATTCCTCGTACAATGCTGTTTGACCTAAATCTTTGGCTTGTACAACTAACTTTTGAAGTTTAAGCAGTCTTTCATTAAGAAGTCTCTGCTCTAATTTTGAGAGTTTAGATTTTACGAATTTAAAGTAAAGTCTTGGGTGTATGACTTTCTTATTGTTCACCTTTTCTTCTGCCATATCGAAATGAATCTGTGTTCCGACATCCGTTATATAATTACTATATGTTGAAGATGTCCAGGCAATGATTGCAGCAGAAGAATTCTGAATATAAAAAGTATCTCCTGTACCAGCAGAAAGACCAGTAATACTAGAAGTCCCAGTATCATAATAAGTACCTTGAGTACTATCAGTTGTTGCCCAAGCCATTATTTACCTCCTGGATTCAGATTAGCCAAGAAAAATCCAGACATAAGAAGTCCGAAATCATCTATTTCAATAAGAGATTTAAGAAGTTCTTCAATTTCTATTTTATTGGCAATTCTTATAGAAGTAATATGGGTATTAGAGAAGTAATTACTTGATTGTTCACCCTTCATAGAAACAGTTCGACCTTTCTCATCCTTAACCAATCTAGGTTTACCTAATTCAAACTCATTACCAACAGGATCAGATAAAGGTACTAAAACTATTCCGTGTTTGTAGGTAATATTATTTATTTTGCTTTTGCTCTCTGGAAGTTTCTCGTTAATTACTTCACTAATTATTTTCCTTACGTGTGGTTCTCTACAATCAAAACCAGCATTAGCAATTAATTTATCTAATTTTATTGCTTTATCGGAATATTTACTTTTCTTTTTTATCTTTTTTATTTTTTCTCCTTTAGGATATAATTCATATTCCGCTCCCCATTCAACGGTTCTTTTATACAAAAGCTCTGCCATGTTCTTTATTTGAGTATTTTTAGATTTCTCCTTTTTAGGAGCAGTATTTTTTTTAGACTTTACAGTCTTTTTATCTTTGGTTGCCATTGTAATGGTCCTCCCTTTTTTAATCTTTGTTTTTATCTACATAATATTGTATAGCCTTTTGTAAAAAATCGAAAGTTGTTGTGTCATACTTTCCAGTTAATTCCTTTAAAGTTTTTCTTAAAGTTTCCTTATCTTCATTTGAAGGGCAATTAATTGATAGAATCGACCTATTTTCTTTTGTATCCATATTTTCTCCATTTAAAAGGTAAGCATCATATATGTATGACATATATTACAATATAATAATGCCACATAATAAAATCAATAACTTTTTTTATTAATAATAAAAAACTCTCTTTTTAAGAGAGTTTTTTTATGTTATACTTATTTGTTATGATATAGTCTGATTTTGTTTTGCTTTCTATGAAGTCACTTATAACACCTGTAGCAAATCCTGTTACAAATGTTATAAATGGTACAGCCTCACGCATTTCACATATATCATCTTGTTCCTCTGGTATATCGTTAGGAACAGAATAATTTTCGTGCCAAATTATTTCTGCTGTATATTGAGGAGAAAATCCTATATGAAGAATATCAGGATTCCACCCATTTGCAGATTCAAAAAGTTTTCTTGATTCACTATTATCAAAACAATCAATCATAAGATGTTCTTCTTTAATATTTTTAAGATTTGCTACGTGCTTTTTATGGGTCATTTTCATATCTAATGGAGAATATTTAAATTTCCTAAGATTAAGACCTAGTACACCTTGCATAGCAAGAACTTTTTTAATTCCAATATGAGGAATTAGGTATGCTTGTGTCATGATATTTCTTTCTTCAACTACATCATAATCTATACCCATAAATTCAATATTTGGGTATTTCTTTGCTAATTGAAGTAATAGATTTGATCCTATAGCACCTAATCCAAATATATCTATCTTCATTTCATCTCTCCATATGATAAATATTTTAAAAATAAGAGTTCGTTATGTAATAAACGTCTTTTAGCATCTTCCTCAATTTCAACATAGCCTTCTTTTTGTTGTGTAAACCATATCATTTTATAATATGTATTAAACATATCAATCTCACTTGCTAAAAATGTTATCACATAAAAATTAATATCCATACCAAAAGCTAATCTTAAACCTTTCATACAGTTCTTGTCTGTTTCACTTAAAAATAATGAATCAGTTGGATGTACATGATAAAAATGATACAAATCAGAGCAAAGAGAAGTGTTTTTACTGTATTTCCAAATACGCTCAAAATTAAATTCTACAGATGTAGGAGTTCCTCTACTGAAATCTATTATCTTGTCATTAAATATTGTTATAGATGATTCTATCATTTTTTACCTCGATACTTTATGAATCCTTTTCGGTATATCATATAAAGCATCTATTAATTCCTCGTTTGCTATTCTTACTTCATCGGTAAGATTTTCAGCAACTTTGTTATAGTAGTCACTATTTATCCAAGTAATATAATCATCATTCCCTCTTTTCTTGTTGCACTTTTTACAAGCAGCAACAAGATTTTCTTCTATTGATAGTCCACCCTCTTCCCATAATATTAAGTGGTCAACAGTTAAAGGAACATCATCATTTCCACAATATCTACATCTATACCTATCCCTTTTAAAAACTTTCCAGGAGACTCCTTGGTCTATTTGACGAGCGGATTTTCTTACAATAATCTTTTTTAGCCCGTTTTCATCTTCTGCTAATACTTCAGTCTCCATAATATCGGTTTGACGTATGAATTTTTTCCATTCCTCTAAATTCATATTAAGAATCTTAAATTCATTTCCAGAAGTTTTTTCAAATTCACTTGGGAAGAAACAAAAATAATCACATCCATTTCCTGACCATATTGCCCCAGAAATTTGAATAGTATTACCTACATCTAAAATATTGATATCATCTAATGTAATTGCTTCATTCATGTTTATTAATCTCCTTTAATATATGCATTAATTGTCCTCCGTCTTTTTCTATAAGAAGTTCATCTGAAGCGAGCAACATAACTCCTTGAGTCATATCTATATTTCCATTACATCAATCTATAACTCTTTCACGCATTATTCTAATTTTTTCAAGATGTGTATACATATCAGAACTACATTTTTCTTCAACCATTTTAAAAAAGGTTTTTTTGATAGAATCTTTATTAGTCATATTGGTTGCAGGAATAAATCCACTGTTAAGAACAAGTACGTCAGTCATTTCTTTTTCCTCCTGTTTAATATTTTTTTAACCAATTCCCACACATCTTTGTCTCTATCGTGGTTCTTGATTATAACTTCCTCTTTACCATCTATGATTGCTCTGTAGTTACCAAAGTCTGGACGATGTTTACAATCTTTCGTATTGATTATTTCAATCGCTGCTATTTGTTCTTTTCTATACTCACTTCCGTGAGGATGGAATTCTACTATTATTTTTAACATAATAACCCCCTTATGTTAAAAATTAACAATATTCTTAACATATTTAAGTTTGTGTCTCCGACATTGATGTCGGTCAGTTAATGCCTGCCCGAAGGGATTCGAACCTACATCTACCAACTTAGCATCCAGCATTATGTTTCCATAACCACCTTAAAGGCTTGCTGGCTGGACCATATCTTCATCATCACAGATGGAGGGCGTATGGCCTCTACGCATCCCAATTATCGATGGTTTGCTCGGAATTGTCGTGAAATCTTTTAAAGATTCTTACGATGTTCTCCGAGACAGCCCTCTCCAGTTCTATGGTTCTTTCATTCCTTAATGCATAGCTAAAAGATGTTCCGCACGATTTAGAACAAGCCCTAAATTTTTTACCAAATCTTGTAGAAAGTTTATTAAAGGGTAATTCAAATAACTTTTTACAATTAGGACATTTTAGTAATACCATCTTTTTACCTTGTTCTTTACTGCGGAGTTTGTTATGTTCTTTACTATTCATAACTTCAAGATTTTCTATTCTATTATCAAACCTATCTCCATTTTTGTGATGCACTATTTCATTAGAATTGAGAAGTCTTTTTAAATGATTTTCAATTATTATTCTATGTAACAAAACATATCCATACTTGCTTGCATATGGATGATTCTTTACAACAGCATAAAGATAATCACCTTTATTGATAATCTTCTCAATTTTCCACATAGAACGCTCCTTATTTGAAGGATGGTGCTCATCCACTTGAGCTACTAGGACATTATTTTCTTCAAATCTTTTTAATTGCTCTAATTTGTTTGCTAAATCTCTTTCCTCCTTAATTTTACGTAATCTATCTATTTTCGATTTTTTTATTTTATTTAAATAATCTGATTTTAATTTATGATGTTCTGGTAATTTTTGTAACCACAAACTAACAGAACTTTTAGATACATTTAACTCTTTTGCTATTTTATTAATAGTAAATCCTTGTTTTCTTAAATTAATAGCTTTATTTTTTTCTATTATCTTCTTTTTCATTTATTCCTCCAATAAATGTGACTCCACTGAGAATCGAACTCAGTACCTCGACCTTAAAAGGGTCTTGCTGCTACCAATTGAGCTATGGAGTCATTATGTGCCAAGGGGCAGAATCGAACTGCCGACACACGGATTTTCAGTCCGCTGCTCTACCGAAATTGAGCTACCTTGACATAATGTTATCTTTCAAATTCTCCTATTATTTCATATTTATCCTTATCTATTTTTATATTTTTCCTATAAAAGCGATAAAACATTCCATGTAGAAAATAAGGTCTAAGTTTGTGTTCTGTTATATGCCTGTCTATGGGACGCTTATTATTTTCATCATAATCTGTATGCGTTCCTACGTACTTTCTAAAGTATTCGTGTTGTCTATCAAGTTGTTTTAAAAGTTTTTCTGGTATTCTATACACTTTATAAAACCACTGGTATTCGTAATCAAAGAGTTCACCCTCTTCAAACTCCCATCCTTCTCTTTCGCAAACTTGTCTCCACTCTTCTTTCTCTTCCTTATTAAACGGTATTTCATGTACAATTTCTTTATCAAATGCAAAATAAACTCTCTCTCCTTCCCACAACATAATTCCTGTTAATGGACCATCCCAGTAAGCTAGATGGTACAGAAATCTCGTTTGTCCATTAGTTTCTTTTGTTAGTTCATCAAGAGTTTTCATTTTTTATCCTGCATATTTCATTTTATCTCTGTATTCCTCTAAAATAGAAATTAACTTTTCTACCCCTTTTTTCTTTAGTACAAAAGCATCCGAATACGGGGAACCATAGGTCAGTATTCTCCATATTTGCCTTAACCTATTTCTTAAACTTGGTTTACCAGTTATATTCCCATATTGATAAACTGAAAAATACAATAGAGATGGTTTCCCTTCTATTTCGAAATCCTCATCAAGAACTATTTGAATAAGTTCTGTATGACAATCACATTCAATATATTTTGGTTCAAACATTTGACAACTCATATCTATAACCTCCTTATGTGCGTCCTCTGAGAATCGAACTCAGTACCTCGACCTTAAAAGGGTCTTGCTGCTACCAATTGAGCTATGGACGCTTTAATAATCTAATAGAAAAACTTAATTCAAACTTGATAAGTTTTAATTTCAAGACCCATCCTAAAGTTTTAGATTCTATCCAAGTTTCAATACCGATATTAAATATAAAATCTTTATAGATTCCAGCAAATAATAAAATGTGTTCTCCATCAATTAAAGGATTTCTTGTTTTGTATGTAAAGAATCTCTTACTTTTACATTTGTACCATATGTCATTCATATTAATCTCCTATTTCCGCTCGACCGGAATCGAACCGATTGCCTCTCAGTTATCAGCCGAGTGCTCTACCTATTGAGCTACGAGCGGTTAAGCAACATATTTTATATTTTTTCTCAAATCATAAAATATTGCAAACTGTAACCATCTAAAACAACCTATTTTCCACCCGTATGTTTTGAGTTTAGGAATTACTTCAAATCTGTATAACAGTATCCCTGGTACAGTATTCTTTGCTAATCCAATATTAATTATCATAGTTCCTCCTTTGGCGAGAGTGGGAGTCGAACCCACAGATTACAGAGTTTTTGGGACTCCAGCCTTTTCCAATTTAGCCATCTCGCCTTAATTTGTTTCTTTTTGCTTGGTATGATCTATGACCTTCTCTACAAAGATCACATCTACATCCATGAGCATATTTGCTATGTGTTCCATGATTTTCTTTTTTAAGTAAATTATGATGATAGTCACTATGACATTTTCTACACCATACAACACATTTTTTTAATTCTTTTTCTCTTCTCTCTTCAGACCAAGACCATATTTTATGATCTTCCTTTTCCTTTGGATTTTTATGATGTAATTCCAACTTTTCTATCGAACCACATTTTTCACATACTTTGTCTTTAAAAAATTCTAATCTTCTTTTCCTTACCCATAATTTAGCATATTCTCTTTGTTTGTTAACATCCTTATAAGACATACTAATACTCCTTCAATTAATTAGGAGCGAAGGGAGTTGAACCCTTACACCTTTCGGCATTGGAGCTTAAATCCAATGTGTCTACCAGTTCCACCACGCTCCCATATGTGCCCCACCTCCGATTCGAACGGAGACGCTTACGCACAGGGCCTAAACCTGTTGACTAGACCAATTCGTCTAATGGGGCTTACTTAATTTTAAAAGACCTCTACATTCAGGACATTGCCAAGAATGTACAATATCAGTCATTATTTCAAAGACCTTTAAACATTTAAAACATACAAATCTTTTCATATACCTCTCCTTATTTCCCCATGACAGGATTCGAACCTGTAAAGATTTAGTCCCTCAAACTAACGCCTCTACCAGATCGGGCTACATGGGGTTTTATTTAATTTCTTATAACAACTTGCCTGCCAAACCATGTTTTAAGAGGGTCAAATCCTCCTTTTATTAAAGTTTCTACATAACCCTGACTTCTTCGTACTTCATCATATTCTTTTCTTTCTTGTTCTTCTCTGTCATTTAATTCTTGTTGTTCATCTTCCAATTCAACTTCTTTATATATCATATCGAGGTCCATTTCAACAATTTCATTTATTTCATAAAGTTCGGCGTGTTCAAGCTGATTATCTCCAGTATAATATTCTTTAATAACTTTGATAAGTTCTACTTTAGCAGATTCTAGTGTTTTTGAATCCAAGTCAATAACATTAAGTCCACATCCTATTGTGTAATCACATCCTTCCGCTTCTTGAACTATGTGTGCCTTATAAACTTTCATTTTATTTATCCCCCTTTCTATTCTCTCTTAACTCTATGCAAATAGAGCTATTACACTCTTCTCCAAAATTAACTTTGCAATCGCATACGCTACATCTCCAACCCTTAATATATTCATTTATTTCGAAAAATTCTAAATCTACACCTGTAGCTTTCATCTCTTACTTCCTTCAAATATATTTAATGACCTTCTAATGCCAATCTAATTAAATCCCCTTTAACTGTTTTCATTATACCTTCCTTATGGTTGAATCACTTCATCTTCTTTCAACTCTTTAATATCTTTATCGAATTCTCCATTAGCAAACTTTTGAAGCACTTCAAGATTATCAAGAACCGCTTTAACTTTATTCTTGCTGAGATTAAATCCACCTCTATAGAAATTCCCTTTAATCTTTACCATTGGAACTCCAGAGCCAAGTTTAGGAAGACCTTCCTTATCTTTTGGGACAAATTTGTAGAAGTGTTCGATGGTACTTGGTATTACTTCTTCGCCAGTTTCATCTTTTTCTAATTTAACTTTCTTCATTTCAATCTCCTTTTTTAATTTTTTCTTTAAATTTTTCCAGTCTTTCTTTACTCTTTTTTTTAGCTTCTTCGCTTCTTTCTTTAAGAAGACCTTTCTTTGTAACATTAGATAGTATATAATCTTGGATATCTATTTTATCTTTCTTCATCTTAATCTCCTTAATTTTAATGCGGGGCTGACGAGTTTTGATCTCGCTACCTCTTGCGTGACAGGCAAGCACTCTCCCAATTGAGCTACAGCCACCATAAAAGTTATACCACAGCCCCATTATAAATTAGATTATCTTTCATCTTTTTCCAAACCCAAGCATTGCTTTAAGTAAGCTGCTAAATCTGCATCTTCTTCATTAGCCTCTTCTTTGTATTCTTCTAGTAGTTCTATAATTCTTTCTTTTAATGATTGGAATTTGAATTCTTTCTTTTTGCCTGGTTCTAAATGAACATTATACCAGTTATCCCTCATTTTTGTAGCTTGGTCAAACGCATCTAAAGCATTTAATAGATACTCTGCTAAAATGTGGTCTGGTGTGTTACTGCCATTCTCTGCACTTGAAATATTAATTGCTTCCTTAATTTTCTCTCTTAAATCCATACATACCTCCCTTACTCCTTGTTCTTTTTTATAAATTTTATACATTCTTGAAAACCTGCAACAAAGTATGATTGTTCAGTTGCAGTCATATTTAATTTATCACTTATCTTTATTGCAATGATTCCAGCTTCTTCTATATTTGGTAATAAATTATCTAACGTATCCATTTATCTTTACTCCTTTTGTGTATTGATATCCTTCATTTCATTTCTCTTTATAAGTTATTTTATTTAAATATATCTTTTAATATTTAAATTTATACCTCTCATATTTATTAAAATCACAATAATATGCATCACCATCTTCCCATACCCACGTTTTTAGATGATTACATTGCCCTTCCCCTTTTCTTACGATGCAACTCGTAGGACCAAGTATATTTAAGCAGAAATCTACTCCCATTATCACATCATATAAAGGGCAATAGGTAGGATGGGCTGATTTAGCATTTTCACTTGTTATCATAACAATTCTATTTATTTTACCAGTACCTTTACAATTAAGCATCTCCCTTACTCCTTGTTCTTTTTTTATCTGGTCTTGTAACCAAAAATAGAGCTTATCTATGGTGAACTTTTCATTATAGAACGGAAGTGTTACTTCCCAATCAATCTTCTTTTCTGAAAGATATTCAATCATATATCCAACAAGCATCCTTTCATCCAGTTCAATCTCCCCATAACTCCCCATTCCAGCTACAATAGATATCCCTTCTTCTGACAGTTCTATTTGTTTGTATCCTTTAGTTTCTTCTCCATATATGGTGTTGTTGTTTTCTCTCATCCAATTCCAAAATTCTTTCATACTCCCCCTCTACCGACAAACATAATTATTTGAACTAACATAGCCTAAAGGCTATGGATTCCTGATCTGAGCTTATTACATCTACACTCATATCTCTCAAACTGTTTCACAGTTTCGCTTATTCTCCATAAGTTAAGTGAAATTACTCGCTTAATTCTTCTATGCTATAAATTTCCATATCTTCATATTTATCAGGCTTCAACCCAGAAGATGTTAAAGCGTTCCATAAAGCTTCTGCTTCAATTTCTAATTCTTTTCTTGATGTACTTTCACTCTCAAAAATAAATCTGTATTCTTCTTGAGGTTCATCAACACGCATCAGTTCTTCAACTTCATCGTCTATTTTATAGCCCTTTCTCTCCAGCATTTCTGCTAAATCAGAAAGTTTACTAAAAAATTGTTTCATCGTTCCCGCAGTTTTCGTTACTTGTTCAGAGGTTAGCCCTAGTTCTTTTGCAATTTCTATTATTCTATTTCTATAAGGCTTGTATATTTCGTAGGCTTTTTTATATCTCTTTATCTTATCTCTTAATTCTGTGTTTTCTTTAGAGAAATTGTCTATTATCTCGTTCTTTTCTTTTAATAACTCTTTGTATTTCTCTAATCTTTTCTTGCTTTTTAATTTACTCTCTTTATAACTTTCTTCTTTTATTTCTTCTATTTGTTTATAATGATTATCACAAATCTCTTTTATTTTATTTTCATAATATTCTCTTAACTCATCTTCTTTTTCTTTATAAATCTTCTCAACTTTTGTTTTTTGAGCACTTAAAATCTTATCAAGTTTTTCTTTAGTCATCCGATAAGTTTTCGACATATTCTTATCTCCTTAATATAACATTAATAATTATATAAAAATATGTCTCATTTAAAGTCAATAAAAAAATACAATTTGCGGGTGACAGAATTGAACTGTCCTGGGCGGCTTATGAGACCGTTGAGTAACCACTACTCTAACCCGCAATGTGTCAGTTTCTAATAGTGAGGATTCATCGGGTAGCTAATCCCTCCACCACACGTTCGGCTTCACTGACAAGCTCGGTTGCACAGAGGAGTCCTGTTTAGGACACTGGTGTCCGTCCTCTCTTTACCTATAAAGGGTTAATTTAAAAGTTTTTGATATCGCTGTGCCAACGATAAAAGAGTTATATAGTACCCTATTTCTCTTGAATATTCAATGACTCTAGTTGTCTCAGTTCCTTTCGGTCACTGTTTAGAATATTCTGCTATATAACCCAAGATGAAGAGGCGGAAAGGATCGAAAACCCATTGTACTGCCATTGTACTACGCCTCTATATTATTTAATTTCTCAATAATTTCCTTTTTGTTTTCTACAATTACTTGTGATAATTTTAATATCCCATAAAAACCTAATCTGTCTAAATCATTATGGTAATTTCTATAAAGCTTGTCAAGAAATTTAGCGAATTCTTTGTCTTTATCGCTAAAGAAATACTCCCAATTTTGTTTACTCATAAAAACCCCCTATTTGACGCTAGGGGGAGTTGAACCCGCCATTACAGAGTTGAAAGCCCTGTGGCCTAACCATTAGCCGATAGCGCCTTATGTGGAGCCGAGGGGAATCGAACCCTCGTCTTTTTGCTTGCAAAGCAAACGCCTTCCCAGTTGGCTACGACCCCATAAATAATGTTATTGTTGAATTTAAGTCAATGAATTTTTTATAATTATTAATAAAAAATGTAGGTCAGGAGGGATTCGAACCCCCATCGGTTTTACCCTACACTTCATTAGCAGTGAAGCCTCTTACCAGTTAGAGTACCTTTCCAAAAAGTTAACCCACAAAACAGCAATTGTCCACCATTTGTGGGTTAACTGTGATTTACATTTAACCTGTTCAAGAAATCCCCTGCCTTTAGGCGGGGGTAGTTCACTTATTATTAATTTTATTTCTTTTTTCTAAAGAGTATCTCAATCATCTTTGCAAATGCTTTTATTGTCGTTGTCCAAAGTTTCCAAATCATTTGGAATCCTTCTTTGTTTGCCATAATCGACCTCCAATTCAATAGATGGTAATGAAGTAATTGCACTTTCTACATACATTTTTCCGTCCATTTTTTTGTACCAAATAGTTGTATTTAATCCTTTCCAATGTGTAGTAGTAACTTTTGATTTTTTGAATTTTAGTCTTATTCTTTTTTTTAATGGTTGATTCTCTATCCATAATTTTGGATTCTTCCACCATTCATTAGGAACTACAAGTGCAATCATATATTTCCCCCATATAAGTAATTTATATGGGGGAGCAATATATGTAAAGTAAAATTTAAATTACTTATTCTTTTTTAACATTACAAGAATAAGGGCGATAATTATAAGTTGCCATCCACCAGCTTTTAATACATTTGCAATAGCAGTTAGTATTATTTTAGCTTGATCGACAGTAAATCCTATAACTCCTACAGAACCTTTCAAAAGGATATCTGCAACTACTACGATAATTATTAGTAAAGTTACAGCACCTTTTGAAGTGCTTACTTGATTTGCAATCCCATCAATAAACTTTGTTAAAATATCAAGCAGTTTAGATGGAAGAGCTTTAAGTTTTACAAGAACCTCATTCATTTTAAGACCTCCATTAAAATTTATATTCTTAAAAGAATCCTTATAATTAATCTAAAAGGTATAAAGATATCTAATAGAATCTCTTTTTTTTCTGAATACATTCCAGAAGAATATTCCAAATAAACTAATATTAAATAAACGATGTACGCTATTAATATGGTCATTATTATATGTTTTGTGTTGAGTTTTGAAATCTGATTTTAGATTTCGAATTTTCATCTGTAGATAAATCTTTAGATGGTTTCATTTTGGATGTAAGTTAAATAATAACGAATATTCAACTTATTTTAAGGATATTCTGATAGTATTTCTTTTAATTCTTTAATAGTTTGATCAGCAGATTTATGTAAAATTCCAGTCCCGCCAGACTCTTTCCAGGCATTGATGTTTTTATCTCTATCATCTATTAGGATGGTATTTTTATTTTTTATAAAATCTTCTTTTTTATTAGAGAAATTTACTTTAATATCTCCTATTTCTCTTCTTGCCCACGCTTTTTTATCTTCTTTACAATTCTTAACAGAATTTGCGGGTGTTGTTAATAATTCTACATCATAATCTTTTAAAAAATTCCATAATTTTTTACCATCTGGCATCCAATCCATGTTCAACCAATAATGGTCAGTTTCTTTATTTATGGTTTTCCATAGTGCTGGTTCGCCTTTCTTTTTAGAGTATTCTCTTGGATTTTCATAGCCTAAATCCATAAAAGCTTTTTCGAAATCGGTAAGCACTCCGTCCATATCCACGTAAATTTTTCGTCTCGTATCCGAGACTTTGATTAAATCATTAATAGTTTTCATATTTCTAAAGTTCATATTGCATCCTAATGAGCAGTCTCTGTTTTAATAATATAATTTCTTGTATCATACATATCTTCATCATCATTATACAAAGGATGAATTATATCATTATATTTAAGTTCTTCTTCAATAACATCGGACGGTTTTATAAATGATTGAAGTTCTGATCCGTATGACCTATCCTCATTTCTTAATTCGTGATGTAAAGATTTCCATGTGTATTCAAGAGAACCGCCTTCATCTATAAGCTCATTTTTATTATATAATCTATATATGTTATCGCTATAAGCTTTTTTAATTAATTTATCAATATTATTTATTGATATAAAATTCATATTAATCCTCTTCTATATAATACTCTGGATTTTCAACATCCCTTTTTTCTAATTTATGATCAAAAGTAGTATAGTATGGTTTAACTTCTTTTTCAAAAGGTAATTCAATTTCACCGATTAAGTTCAAATATTTATCTAAAACTTTATTTTTAATTTCTCTTATCTCATTAGGAGTCATATCGTAAGTTCTAATAAAGGGTTCTCCGTATTCTTGTTCATAAGCCCATTCAAAGAGTTTATCTATATCTTGATATTTGAAATATATATCCATCCAACCTTTAGGATATTCTTCAACTTTACTATTGTTAACAACACCCCCGAAGTATTCAATTAGGTAAATATAAAAAAATCTATTGGGGTCAAGTGAATCTGATTCTCTGCTTATAATATAATGAATAATTTCTTCTTCGTTTTCTCCCGCTTCTGATTTAAAAGCTTCAATTTCACTCTTAAATGCTTTAACAACTTCTGCATTTATCATAGATTCTGTAATATCGTCTTCTTTTGTTAAGCCGTACTGCGTTTTTAACATAAGAGGTGTCATACCCTTAGTATAGTAATCTTTCCAGGCATTTTTGAAATCGTTTTTGAATTTTTCATTATTTAGTAACGATTCTATAGCGTTATTGAAATTAGAGATAGTTATTTTTTTATTACTCTTTTTTAATAATTCATTTATATTAATTATTTTTCTAAAATTCATTATTCTCCCCAAATCTCATTAAGGATTTCATATATTAAATAAATTTGATCATCGTTAAATTTCCATCTTACATTTACGTTTTTATCTGCCCATTCCATTGGAGTATTTGTACCTTTTTCTTCACTCATAGCACACCAATCGGTACAATTATGTAAAAAAATTCCTGATGTGATTGCAAAGTTATGATGAACGTCAACTGTCATATCAAAAACATCTTTTTTTATGTCTTGTTTTTTTATGCTTATTATTTTATGGTTAACTGTATTATTTTTATGGGTTTTCATATGATTTCCTAAACCACCAGAGTTTCCGCAAATTTTACCACAAACAGAACATTCTATTGGCGTAGTGGCGTTTTTAATAGATGTTTTTCTCATTTTTTCTTTGTATTTAGGGTTTTTCCAAATTTCTGAATTTCGGTTGGATTGTTTTTGTCTCCAATCAGGTATTACTTCGTGAAAACTTTTTATATGATTGGACAATGCTCCAACATTTCCAAAAATTTTACCACAATAATTACATTTTTTACTTTTTTTATTTAATTCAATCATATTTTTAGACGCTGTTTTTTTGTGTTTTTTTGATTTGTTGTAATTAGTTAAATTTTTTGGTCCAGTTGTTTTACCTATAATTCCAACTCTTGTTTTTTGTTTTTTTCTAAATGCAGGATTTTCCCATAATTTTTTAAGAACAGTACTTCCTACTTTTTTTTGTTTTTCAGAATGAATTTTGTAGTGGTTTTCTTTAGTCATTATTTCTAAATTAGAGGGGTCATTGTTTTTTTTATTATTTTCATCCATAAAATTTTTATGGTGACAAACTAATTGGTTTGTTCCAAATTTTTTTGTATAATATTGATAACCACCAAAATACTCATCTACCATCATTCTATGTGTTAACTTCCATTTATTGACATTTAAGTTGTATATTTGTTCATAACCATCTTTATCTTTCCTATATAGAGGCATAAGACTGTCTCCAACAACTAAATCTTTAACTTCTTTATAAGTACCATCTCTCATCATAAATTTGTGATTATCAGTACAATCTACATATAAATCGTTATCTAGCGTGATTCTATATACCGTTGCATTTTTTTTAGTTTTTCTTACACTATGCCCTTTTCCAGGTACTATTTTACCTTCTGTTGTACAAGAATATACCCAAAATTCTTTTTCATTTACTAAATCTTTTATTTGTGTCTCTTTTCCATTTAATAAGGAAATTTTAGTATCTCCTGTTAAACACATTTCAGCTATATCTAAATCTTCCATAGCAGTAGCATCTATAATCTCATCTGGTATTTCATCTCTGTTTTCTCTATTAATTTTACCTTTATTCTTACAATGAAATTCAGGGTGATGTCTATTATTATTAACGTGATGTTCTGTAGCATTGTTCATTAATTCTCTAACATCATCTGAAATATCAAAAGTGACGCCATCGTCTTTACACTTATAATCCCATGTTACTAAAATATAAGGTTCAAGTTCTGGATCTTTATATTTGCTTTGGTCGTGATCTTCCCCTCTTTCGATTATACCCTCAAATCTATTACCAAATCTATTGTGAATTCTTTTACAGTATTTCTTTGTTAAGTCAATATGGTTTTTAGTTCTTTTATCAAAGAAATCTTTCATACCTTGAGTAATATTAAGTCCCATTGCTTGTCTAATCAATTCGTTTATGCTATCTGCTAATTTAAAATTCATCTAAAAATTCCTATATTTTATTAAATTTATCAAATAATCTTTTACCTTCTTCAGTTTGTGGTCCTATAATATGTATACTCGTTTTATTTGTAATATCCATAGCAAATTGTATCATAGCTTCTCCTATACCCATATTTTGATATTCAGGATTAACCTCAATTGCATTAATACTCTCTCCCCATATTATTAAAACGTTATGTTTTGTATATTTTGCTGTATTATAATCATCCCAAACAAACCAACCGATTATTTTATTTTCATTTAAATGTATTGTTTGTATTTTAGGTTTATTGACAAGTCTTTGCAAATAACATAATTCTCCATTAGGTAGTGTTAGTGGTCTAATATAATTATTTATTTCTTCATCTGATAATCCCCATTGCCTTTTTAATCTATTAACACTGTATTGATAATTGGGACTATCTTCGTATGTTTTTTGATTTTCTAAATATTCTTCTTCATCAAATTCTTCGGAAATTTTTCTAAAAAAACCATCTATGTTATTTACCTTTCTAAAGTTCATTTAAAAAACTCCCATCTTTGCTAAATCTTCATCCCATTCAGTAGTGTCTTTATTAGACAATTCGTCTAAAAGAAACTTATCAACATTATAATGTTCTTCTTCAATATAGTCAAGCATACTTCCTGTTTGATGTGACGTATTTAATGCTATATTAATAGTTACAATTTTATCTTTAAGTGATTTATTTTTTAAGTTTTTAAGTTCGTAATCTATTTCTTCTATTGTTTCTCTTGTTTCTACAATTCCTTGCTGTTCCCAATAATCAAACCACAGAGGAAAAACTCTTTTCTCATAAAAATTTTTAATCATTTCTTGTATGTCGGGGTGTTCTTTTATTATTGGATCAAGATTTTCAGAATCAAAATACCAATATGTGTCAATATATTCTTCTAATTCTTGAGGATTATCTAGATTTAAATTTTCAAGATATTCAATATTTTCTTTTGTGTTTTTATAAGATTCTTCGTCTTCTGTTTCTTTAAAATAATCCAACTCTTCATTTAGACTTTGAATAGTATATTCTATTTCTTCTTCAAAAATATTTTTGAAATATTTTAGATTGTCTAAAAAAAATTCTTTTTTAAAATCGTGCTGATCTTTTTCTCCTATTTCATCTAAATATCTGTAGTATTCGTCTTCAACCATATTTAAAGAAAATTCTTCATCATGTGAATCTATTAATCTACTTCTAGCCCAAGTTTCGGCAGAGAGAAGAGCGTGTGTTTCTAACCACTTATCAAAGACTTTTAATAAATCTTCTCCAACTTTATTCAATACTTTATTAAGATTGACTTCTATTATGGAGAGTATGTTATCTTTTCTTTTTGGGTTTATACCTAAAGATTGTTCGATTTTGTATTTCTTATATTCCCATTCATATATAGTTTCTAGATTTTCTGCCATATCTTCAGATACATCTATACCTAAATTTGATGTTTCTATAAATTTAGATAATTTAATTAAATCAAATATGTTTTTAATACTTTTAAAATTCATATTAAAACTTTTTTGTAAATCCTATTTTAGTTTCAAAGCTGTCATCAGAATGTAATCCATCTCTACATATTTTATAAGGTTTTCCTTTAATAGAAACATAAAAATCAACATCTTCAATTTTACCTTCATATTTTAGTTCGACTTTTGTTTCACCCATAATATCGTGGTCATCACCTTTAATTGCTTTTCCTATTTCGCCAAATTTTGGTTTTATTTTATAACTTAATTTTCCACCCTCTTCAAAGTCAAATGTTTGTTTATCTGGTCTATATTTTTTACCATATCTTAAAACACGCCTACCAGTTTTTTTCAACCAGTTATATTTTTTATCTTCTTCCCATAATTCTCTATCAGATTTTTTAAATTCATCCACCCTAAAATTAGGATCATATTTGCTTTCTTCTTCAAGATATTTTAGATTATCTTTTTTATTCTTACTCATAGATTATTTTCCTATTATAAAAATAGTCTTAAACTCACATCTACTATTGAGTCTGTAGAATTAACATTTACTGGTGGATTTGATGTATATTCTCTTCTAAATCCAATCTTAAATCCTATTCCGCTTTTCTTTGTCCATTTTAAATCAAGAAAATCAAAACTCAAAGATGTTTCAAGTATAAATCTATATTCAGAAAAATCGTACAAAGGAATGTAATAACAAAAGAATTGATATTTGATTACTTTAAAAAAGAATATGTCTATTCTATATCTAAAAGAATGGACAAAAGTATTAACAACATTTCTTGTTTTATAATCTTCATATTGATATGTTGGAGCATAACTAATATCCATTAATAAATAGGGGTTATTAAATATAATTAATTTAGGACCTATTCCAGTATTATTTCTGTATACGAGCTGTTCCATTTCGCTGTATTTGTTAAATGAAAAGAAAAACAATTCAAATCTTTTATGTAGTAAATAGTCTAAGTTAACTTTTCCAAAACCTTCATTAGAATGTATTTCAGATCCATCTGATTTTTCTTTGCTATATGAAAAATTAAAAGATGTTTTGTACGTGAAAATACCATTAAAATACATTATGCTGGTACTACCACTTATCCCTATTGCGTCTATATTTCCAGTTTGGTTTTTAAAAGAAAAGTCAAGAGTGTAGAACCACTTTTTGTCATCTTTCTCTTTCTTTTTTAAAGGTTGGGTTGTCCATAGTATATTACCAATATTAGCAAATACAGGTAATGTGAATAACATTATTATTGTTAATAATATTAGTTTCTTCATAGAATAACCCACTAACTCTTAAAATGTATTTAAAAGATAAAAATTTTTTAAGAATTTTTAAGGTTAGTGGGTTACAAAATATTAATTAACAATTTCTTTAGAATCTTCTTCTAGTTCGTTTTTTATGTGAACAACTGGTTCTTTTTTTGCGTCATCTTTTCCGTTTCCGTTAGTTTTATCTTCCAAACTCTCAAATTTTGGTAGTTGTGGGGTTATTAGATGGCTGGTATCATCAGCTTCTGTTAATCTAATATCCGTTAAAGGTAGAATCTTTTTAATTAACTCATCAGCCTCAACTTTAATAGTTAATAAAATATCTTTAGATGCTTTAACTCTTCCAGAAGATTTAATTATTGTATCATGTTCATCAACAACAAGATTTGCATGTTTATAAATCTTCATAAACACAACATTAAATTTTTGTATTAAATCTAATATTAGATTTTGATTTGTTCTTAATCTTTCTCTTTCTCTTTCCGTTACAGACATACATTCTTTGCATTGTTTTGTTCTTCTAGCCTCAAGTATGTCATTTCTTTCAGCATAAACAGATCGCAATTTCTCTTCCATTCTTAAATTTTCTTCTGTAAGTTCGCCTATCCTTTTCGTTAAGTTAGTTATTTTTTTTGACAAGCTTGCAGTCGTATCGTCAACTCCTCTTGAATAACCTTCCACTCTTGCCAAAGATGTATCTTTTTTTAACAAAAAATGTAAATGAATCTTTTCTTTGACTTTTTTAAAAATATTCATAGCTTTTCCTCCTTGCTATTTTGAAGAATATCCATTACTTGCGTTTCCGCAATTGCCTACGTTAACTGAAAAAGGTAATGCGGAATATTTCCTTCTGGCCATCTCTCCACACTTTTTACATTTTATTTGTGGAGGAAATGGCTCGTTTCTTAGTTCATAAGGTTTATGATGTGTAAAAATATCACCACATTCACAAACGTAATCTGCCATCATAAACAATATCCCCAGTAATTTTAAATTCGAATATTTTTTACAACTTCTTTTACCAATTCTTCAGATATTGATATCAATTTTCTTGAAATTATTAGTATTATAGATAGGGCAAGCCAACCAAAAGGTAAAAGCATACTAGGAATTACAATAATCCAATATTCTTTAGGATTGCTATAATCATATTTAGTAAACCTATTAGTTAGTAGGTGCAATGTTTCAGGGAAAACAAAGTTAAATATATTTGGTAAATACCCGAAACAGAATAAAAAACTATTTCCTAAAAATTCTATCATAATCTTAAATTGTTATGTCCCTTATTAAAAAATTAATAATTTTTATCAAGCATTTTTTTATAATAATCTAAAAATTAAGTGAAATTCCTCCCCCAAAGCTTCTAGTACCTTTGTATGAAACCCCACTATAAAAATGTACTCTTGTATTTCCTAATACCTTTTTAAAAGGTCTCCATGATATAGAACCTCCAGCAGAGTATACTCCGACATATAAATGTGCTCCTAATCCTTCAATTATATTAATTTTTAGTGGTTCTAAACTAAAAAATTGGACTCCTATTTTAGGATCAACGTAGCTATTTCCTATTCCACTCTCTACCATTGCTGCCATACTTATTGTAAAGGGAAAGTATCTTATTTTTTCTTTTTTAGTTAACACTTCAAATTTAATTTCGTATATTAAAGGTTTATCTCCTTCTATTTGAAATTCGACCTTTTGTATTACAACCTTTGTTTCATCAATAATTTTATAATGTATTTTTGGTATTGTATTTATAAGATTGTTCCATCTTTTAGCTTGCCATCTTATTATTGCTTTATCTTTTTCTAGTCTTTTATATAATTCTTCAGCCTCTTTTATTGAAAAACACACGTCACCCGTATCTCCTTTAGTAGATGTAGCAAATATAATCAAAGCTAATAAAACAAATATAATCTTTTTCATTTTTTTGTTCCTTTAATATGTTTTTTAATCTTATTCTTTATCATTTCTTGTTTTTTAGTTATATCTATTATATCGGATTTGTGAGACGGGGTGGACGGTTTGGAGTTATGTTTAATATCTTTTTGTTTTATTTTTATTGGACTGTTGCCGAGAGTTTTTAAATAATCTGTAACCCCTGTCCATTTCAATAAAACCAAAAACATTATTAGAATCCCTAAAACAATTACGATTCTAATTATCAAAGCAGCAGACCACTTAACATTATTGTTAAGTACTTTTAACCAGGGTTTCATCTCTTTATTTAAATCAAATTTCATATCATATCTCCTCAAGAGTGAACTCCAGCAGACAATTCTTATACAAACTGTCTGCTGGAGTTTTTGGTTGTGAGTTCATAGATTTTGATTTGAGGTGAGTGTAAGTGAGTCTAAATCAAAAACTTTTCATATTATCTATATATTTATATAATATCCTCCTATTTACTTTACGTTACCGTTTGACCATTTAGTTTTAAGGGATCTGAGTGCTCCTATAACAACTGGTATAGCTCCACATATTGTTGCAACCATTGTTGCAATTGGACCGGCTGAATTTTTTACGGATTCTATAAACACGTGTGCTTTTTTAAGCTCTAGTTCAGTATTGGCTTTCAATATCATATCAAAGCCTTTCTGAAACTCGTTTACCATTATGAATATAACTACTACACCCACAACTTCTAGAAGATACATCCATAATCTTGTTGTCTTACTTAGTATTGTCTCATCAATCCAATCGAATATTTTTCCTATCCATCTGAATTTAAAAATGACTTTTAATATTTCTTTTAATTTATCTTTTTTTATCGTCATTATATTATACCTCTTTTTAATATTATTTTTTTAATTAACTTAATTTTCCTGAATTTTCTTTTTTAATCTTTTTAGCTAACCATTTAACAGGATTAACGGTTTTACCATTAATTCGAACCTCGAAGTGAAGGTGTGCTCCCATACTATATCCGTAATTTCCTATATCTGCAACCTTGTCTCCAGCATTTAGTCTTTGACCAATGGCTATTACTGTAGGATCTACATGCTTGTAATGAAATGTTACAGTACTATCATAAATGGATTGAAGAACAACATAAGGAGTCCAAGCTCTACCACTAGGAATCCCTCTTATATAAACAAATTTCCCAATTCTGTTATCCCATTTAAATTTAACCGGATATTCTATGTCTGGTCCACGATATTTAACTACTACACTATCTGTAACTGCAAAACATTCCGTATTACGTCCTGTATAGTCTGTTCCACTGTGCCATGAACGTTTAGCTCCTTTTGCAGGTAACTTTCTCCAACCATAGGATGATGTTACACGTTGAATCTGAACTGGATGGACATGGATTGGATCTTCAAAGACTACTTTTTCTTCTTCTATTACAGGTCCTTTATATCTAACTACATCCTTCTCTGTTTCGGTATCATTATACCAATTTTGATTTTCATCTAGTTTGTCTTGTGGTAGAAAACTTGTTATTAAATCCAGTATAGCTTTCATATTATACTCTACTCTCCTATTTCATATAATTCTTAATATAATTCTTAATTGTATCCATATTGAACATCATCGGATTTATTTAACCAAATCCAAGACTCTAACTTTGTTTTCAAATCTTTCTCAGTTTCTATTTTTTCTAAAACTTCCCAACTAAAACTCTTCCAACCAAATTTTAATAAAGCATCGTATAGTTTTAAGTACATTGGAATATTTCTTCCATTAATGGCATTATTTCTATGAGCAAGTCTTTCTCTTATAAGACAACATTCTGCTGTTCCTATAAAACATTTGCCATTGTTGTTGTTAATAGCCTTATAGATAATCATAAAAACCTCCAAAGATGTTTAATTACACACTATCTATAAACCTTCTCCTGCTTATATATTATTCCTATCCTTCAAAACTTCGATTCTGTGTTCTAGTTCTATAATATTATTAAAGGAAGCAGTGATTGACATTATTTACAATCTCCTATCTATTTGTTCTATAGCATCTTCCAGCTCTGATATTCTTTGATATAAGTCTTTTAGAGCTTCTTTAGTATTATTATTGGAGACAGATTCTATTGAATCTTTAATTTCTTTTTTTGTTTTTTGTTTTTTAACTATCTTTTCTTTTGCCATCATAAACTCCTTATATCATCTCAACCGCATCATCGAGAAGTCTTACATTAACACCTAAATCTACATAAGATGCCCCATCGTTTGGTTGTTTCATTGTTCTCGTAACATAATATTTATCATATGTTGGTTGATATTTGATTATTACGTTTCCAGTACCTGTTGCTGGAGGAGTATCAAAGCTTACTCCAAAGTACCCTGTTGAGGTATTAACTGTTTCGTCATCATAATCTGTAGCATTTGATCCCCAGGTTAATGTATAATCATATGGTAACAACCAATTAGTTCCACCATCTACACTAAAAGAAACTGGAGTATATGCATGGTTATTTCCAGACAGCACAAATTCTGTTGTAGAATCATCGCCATTAAATGTTTGGGTTTCTTCTATATCTACAGTTGAGCCTGCTGTTAATGTATAATCTCTTGTAACAGATGTCCAATCTGTGTGCCACATTGTTGCAACAGTTTCAATTTCACTTTGTGCAAGTTCCTCTATTAAGAAATATTGCTGTATTCTTATATAATCGTTACTTCCACCATTATTTTCACCAGAATGTTCTACTTTGATTTTATATTCATGTGTAGCATCTGGCAATGTTATCCAACAAACATAATCATCATCTACTGATGCCTCAGCATGATAGATGCTTATATTTTCCTCATCCCAATCAGGGACAACGGTACTTGTAGTAACATCAGTAACAGTAACTTTAACACCACCGCTATCATCATCTTTAATAAAATGAATTCCAGCCCCTACATAACCTGTAATATTTTCCCATTCTAGATATCCTTCTGTTGTACCATCTCTGTTTAGAGTCATTACATTGCCAGTGCTTGTCCATGTAGCTGTAGCACCATCAGTGTAGGTTATGTTAGCATCTCCAGTAGATGTTACTGTAACAACTTCCGATTCTGGCAATATAGCATTTTGTATATAATGTGCTTGTGAAGGATTATCACAATCAAATGTTTCTGATACATGTATGCACTGATCCATATTAGGAAAGTGGAATATTTGATTAGGAACAGAAGCAGTCTTTTCTACAAATGAAAGAATTCCATGTTCTGGTGAGTATCTAACTTGATACTCACCAGGATTTATAGTGCTATATGCTATTGGCATCCTTGTAAACATTGGTCTTGTTTTTTCAGTTATACCTGCGGGTTCAGTTGAACCATCAAATCCCCCAGAAGTTTTCATATGAGTCCATTGGTTTCGGTAGTAGGTGTCAAGCTCATCTCTAAATCTTAACTTTTTGAAAATGTCGAATCCTTGAAAAGATGATGTCAATCTTGCCCCAAATGCTAAATCTTCATAATTGTCTATTGATGTATACTCATATGATGTGGCGACTTCAACATTCCATATGTTTTCCAAGGTTTCATTCTCAACATCAACTATTTGAATTCCTCCTTTTGCAGAACCATCTCCGTCAGTACCAACAATTAATTGATGCCTATCATCTCCGCTTATAGTTTTCCAGTAACGAGAGTTGGGAGAAATGTCCACAACAACCCCTCCACATAGGTCAGAATCTACTTCCGTAACATCCGCTCCTTGATCTTCATTAATTTCCCAAACAGGAATATTGTAATATTTAATAGATCCATTTACGGCATAATCACCCATAAAAAGTGTCCCGCTTGGTGCTATCCACACAGCACGTGCTCCCATAGAAACATCATTCGCAAGATTGTTCCAAATTCTAACAGGAGTTCTGTTATTATTATTTTCGTCCCAATCTATTCTTAATAATTCAGTTCCTCCATCAGTTCCCACAGCCACAAAAGTAGCCGGATTAGCTCCTTTATAATCTGACGGATCATCCTGTATAAATGTGCGGGCATGAAATTTTCTTGCAACACTTGATATATTTAACTCTGCATTATATGTTCCAGCCCATCCATTAGCATCGTTTCTTTCTGTTAGAGTTCCATCATAATACTGCCCGCTATAAACAGCAGAATGGCATACTGTTGTTTTCCCTGATTGTAAATCAATAATCGTAAGATAATAGCCATTGGAACCGACAAAAATCATATCCTTTTCAATATATATTGCATATACTACGCATGCGACAACTGCTATGAGATTATTAATAGAGCCTTCTTTATAATGCTGAACTCTTATTTTACTCGGATCTCTTCTAGGAAGTCCACTGCTAGAAACATCAGAAAGAAATTCGTCTAAATGAAGAATAGATATTCCATTATCTCCATATCCAACAGCCATATAGTTCATATCTGGCACATCTCTAATATCTGAAAAATCTTCAGGATCAAAATATCTTTTAACTATCGGAGTAGAACACCATACACTATTTGAAAGTAATATGTTGTCTGTACTTAAAAACGAATGGAGTTGCATAACGTCTGGATCTTCTAGGATTTTCATTCTAGATATGATACCTGATGTTAGTCTCATAGCTAGTAGATCATTTCCACTTACTGTTATGCAAGATTGTCCATTTGTAGCAAATACAGGACTCATATCTTGATAAATATGTTTTACATACCAGGCACTTGATGTTGATAATGTTTTATCTAATGCATATACTTTTGAAGGACTAGTATTAGCAGTATAATCGTTTACATATAATGTTCCATTATTATATCCCATCCCCATCCAAACATTTGTAGGAGCAGGTAAATCGTATGCCGATGCATCATATGAAGTGGTTCCATCAGCACTAAACTTAACAATTTTATCTGTATATCCACAACATGCATACACTACATCGTCATCAGCGTCGTATGCAAGACCATATTTATAATTAGTTTTATCCGCAGAATATCCAGTAGCACTAACCTCTATTCCTGACCAGCTTCCTCCTATGGATATTAATTTATCTGCCATATCCGTTACAAAATCTGATAAGTAACCATAATATATAGATACCCCTGATCCGTTAGCGAACATCAAGTAAATAGTATCTGTGGATTCTTTAAATGTTATACCATATAATCCAGCATAAGATGCACCACTTACCTCTGCATATTCATAGTCACCAGTTATTGTATCATATCTAAATATTGTACCAGAACCTCCATCTCCTGTCCAATAATATCTATCTCCCTCTACTCCAATAACATATGGACTAGCAGGAAGGTTACTAGGAGCATATGATGCGGGATTTACTACTTGAACTATCTGATTCTCAGCCCATTTTGCATTTTTGAGTGATCTCTTTGCTAAGAAACTGCCACTATCACTACCATCAGCATTACTAACAACTTCTAAAATATCTCCTTCTTTTGAAATAGCAATACCTTCTTTTGAAACATTGTCTCCCCTTGCATCAGTATCTCTAGTAACTTCAAATCTTCCTGAAACTTTAATAGCATCTGGTGTCCCAGTTGATGTACTACCACTAAAGTCACCGCTATATGACCCGCCACTTTCTGATACATCAAACTTAAATATAAATCTTTCATTTGCTCCTTGCTCATTAAGTTTTACCCATAAATCATTTCCGTTTTTACACATCCCAACACTACTTTGAGCACTAGAACCAATAGAAACAATATAATCTATTCTTACAGAACTTCTTGGATTTCCTGTTTCAAATGAACCTGCACCATCATCTGCGATTTCATAAAATTCTAATTCTAATTGATAATTAGGTGTTAACCCTGTATTATATATAAGCTTTGACACAGCAACATGAGTATCATTCCACACAGTACAATCTGTATAGTAATGACCATCTGCTCTTCTGTCTAATTGTTCACATACATGGAAGTCTCCATTAGAATCCCACACTTCTTGCCAAGTCAGTGTACCACCATTTGGAGTATCATTTTTACCAAGTGTTCCATCAGAATTAATTGATATCTTACCTAATCCTACTGTTGAAACACCACTACTATCGTTAGTTATAGTTATAAATAAGTTTGTTCCGTCTAGAGTAACATCTATTCCTGAACAAAAAATATTACTTCCTATAGCAGTTATATACCATCTTCCAAGAACCTCAACTCTTCCATCTTTCATAGAAGATGATAATTTAACAATTTCACCGATAGCATTCGCACCATTATTGCTCATTAACCAATAACAATCATTTACTGAATCGTATCTACTAATACAATGTTTATATGATTGCCCAACACCTTCTAAATTAAACTCATCAACAACCTCTAGCATATAGGATTGTTTCTGATTTCTAAGAAAAGCATTTTTAAATATGGGATCTTCCTCTCTATTTTTCCAGTTATTATTCCAATCGGTATCGTCCATAACTTCAGCAGGTTTATTTGATGAAGTTTCAAAATCTGCTGTTTGAGATTCGTCAAAGAAACATTCAATTATATGATCAGATGATTGACTTCTTCTTTGCTGTAGATAAGAAGTTTCTATAGACATTTCTATAAGTTTAAGCTCAGTCGCATCTTGCCTATCTAATAAAGGATTAACCTTACTGTCTACATTAACAGTAATACGATTCTCAACATACTCATTGACACTATCGATGAGATTATCTTGAATATCATCCCAATCTATAACGATTTTACTGGCTTTTGTAAGTTCTGACATTATTTACAATCTCCTATCTATTTTTTCAACAGCAGCCTCAAGCTCTGCGATTCTCTCGAAAAGATTTTTTAATGCATTTTTTGTATTACTGTCTAAAACGTTACTTGTTATTTTGGTTAAATCTGCCATATTCTAAAACCTCTTCTATGTAACATATATTTCAATAGTATTAGCATCTATAATCTGAGTAAGTACTCCAATTTTAGTAAATAATAATGGTGCAGCATATCCAGGTGTTGCTCCATTAAGTTCAGTAGGATTAAGGAGTAATCCACTTGAATAATATAAATAAAGAGCATCACCTACTGTCCAAGTTCCGTTTCCTACTGGTGATGTGCTTACTCTTACTAGACCTTTTGCACATATATTAACTGGATTAGGTCGTCCGAGTTTATTGACTGTTGGAATACTATGACACACTCCTATAACACTATAGTATCTTGAACTTGATGCAGTCCCATAAGGGAATGCATCTATTCTGCCAGTACCTCCAGATTCTATACATGCTATATTACCAGGTAAGACTGCACCCGTACTAGTACTTTCCATAGTAAACAAAATACTTTCGTGTTGCATCTTCCTAAATTTATCTTCAACACTTTCATTTTCACCATGAAGTAGTATGGATTTAGCATCCATATCTGTTGTCATGTCTTTAAGATTAAATTCTATTAGATAATCATTTGCATTATATCCACTAGGAAATTTGACTCTACCAGTTCTAACATCAACACCTATATAAGTTTCATATTCCCAAGTACTCCAAATAGAATCATTTGATAAATCAACTCCCATTATATCTAACACACTTTGATCATATCTTCCACCAGCAGGATCACCATTTGCTAATCTTTCACTAACTATCGAAGTTCCAGAAGTATTTGTTATGTTTACTATATCACTACTTTTGTATTTACCAACATAAGGTTTATACATCTCAACAAAGTTAATAGCATTAGTTGTTACTTGTGCTCTTATTTCTGGAGGATCACCGCTCGTTCTATCTACAACTAAAATGTGATAATGATATGTTTCTCCTATTGTTAAATCTACGTCTATTTCAAAGTAATTCCAATCAGCATCAGTAATGTTTGCGTATAATATAGTAGCAGTATCCCCTACTTGTTCATTAGATGAATTGTGTATGTAAACCTCTAAAGATACCCATCCAGATTTTTTATCTGATACATAAAAACCAACTCTTTGATGTTGCTCCGATGCAAGCAACGTTGCTGTCGGAGTAAAATAAACTATCGTTGCAGTATTAGGATCTTCATTTATTACAACAGTTTTATCTGTTACAAGTCTAATAGCACCACCTATAGTTAATGAATTATCTGCTCTACTAACAGGATAAACTTGTTCAACATCCCAATAATTTAAACTATGTCCAGTAGATGTACAAAGTTCTTTTGCATCGTCTAAATAAATCTCTGCTTGTCTATTTGCACTAGGTTGAGTATAAAATTTAAATAATGTATCTCTATAATTAGTAACTTTATAAGGTTCCGTTTCAGGTCTTCCATATAATAATTCATACGCATAATAAGTATCAAGTTTTCCTACAAGAACACTATAAAGAGTAAGATAATCTCTAACTTCATCTACTGTTATTCTTACCGTATGGTATCCTTCAGAGAATCCCTTTGTTACAAATATTGGATAGTACTCTATTGTATCTTTACTTGACAAATCTATAGTATGATATTCAGATAATGCAAGTTCTCCATCAACAGCAGATTCTATTGCAGTAAACCCAATTAGATGATTAAATAAGTCTGCATAATCAAAATCCAATGCTACAGTAGATGAAGAACCAGTTGCAGTATTAGTTACTTTTATATCTTTACCTGTTTCAGGAAACGTGTTTGAAACAAGTGTAACTGTAAAACCATCAGATACAACAGCAGCGTGCATTAAATCTTTTAAATTAGAATATGTTGGATTAGTACTTCCAGTAGTTATTGCATAACTAGTTCCATTTACTTTAAAATGATAACTAGTATTTGTTGCTAATCCACATGGATCAGTCTCTGTTATTTCTAAATCTAATTGTTGATAACCAGAAGTTGGTGGAGAATCAGTACCATCAACAGCAGTATCAAATGCTATAAATCCTGTTATACTATTAAACAAATCTCCAACATTTGTATCACAATGGTCAATATTAATATAAGAATCTAATCCTTCATAGAGAGCATCTGTAATTCGAATATCACCACCAGTAACTTCCGCACCAAACCCGCTCGCTCTAATAGCAATTTCCATTAAAGCTGCAACATTTGAATATGTTGGATTAGCTCCAGAATTTATTTGATAAGTTGTACCGTTAACTTTAAAACTATAATTGGTATTTAATATTAATCCAGATTGATTATTTGTATTTACAACAAGTCCTAATTCTTGATAACCTGCAACAGTATTAAATTCAACCGTTACGGTATTTTCCCAAGGAGTTTTATCTACAAGCATCCAAAATTCATCATTATCCAAACAACTTATTGTCGTTGTTATTCTAGTACCCGAAGTTGTAGTTCTTACTGCATCTCTATCATTAATAATAGATTGTGTCCATTGCTCTCCACTTACATCGATTTCTCCAGATGAAGTGTAATAAGTTAGTTTTCCTACAGTTCTTCTTTTATCACTATAATCGTCACTTTGAATTTCAAGCAAATTTCTTACATATTGAGCAAACGTTCTATTGTCCGTAATATCTGCTGATGATATAGATGTATAAAATGGTTTAACTTGTATTTGTGCTAACGGAATATATCTTTCACTTTGGAATGGTGGAAGTTCATAAACATCTTCAGTACCAGTAATTACTCGGATATCATTTCCTTCTCCAACTTCTACTAAATCATATCTTGTATAACCCCATTCATAATAACAATGAATTTCCTCTAAAGCAATACGAGATTCTATAGTAGGTGGTATTGTAATAATACCCCTATCATAATCTACTGTATAATCAATTCCTTCTCTAAATCCGTCAGGATAAGGTTCTCCAAATTTATCTGTTATTTTTAAATTACCTATATTTTGATATGTCAAAGTTACTGTACTTGGAAGAGCTGGTACGATATGAACTTCTCCATTTCTTGTTTCCCAATCACCTACTTGAAAAGTTGTTTGAGGTTCTAATTGGAGTGTTAATTCTTCTCCTTGAAGAACGTGTGATATATCTCCTTGAACAAGTGCTTTACCACTTTGAACAACGACAGCTAACCCTGTGCTCGCCGGAATAACTTCCATTTCATCCCATTCACCTTGTATAATACCGTTACCGTGAAGTTTATTAGCGGCAGAATCTGCGTCTAATAATGAAATGTTAGTAGATTCATCCCAAGTGCTTGTTCCTTTTAAATCTTTTATAACTGTTCTAATATTGTTTAGATTATCTTCTAAGTTATCAGGTGTTCCAGAATAGTCATCATTAATTGTTTGAGATTCTTGGACATTTAATTGAGGAAGGGTAAAACCTTCTGTTGCAATCATTTCTGTTTGAATAGAACCTTCTTGAATGAATGATCTTACATATGTTCTTCCATTTTCTGTTACTGTTTCTATAGCACTTGTTCCATTTGCTATAAAACTTCCAAGACAGACATGTTGAGAAACTTCTTCAGATGAAAGTGCAGTAACTTCAGCTTGAGTATAAACTTTAACTTCCCATTTATCAATTTCTCTATCATAGATAGTTTGATAATCATATAAGTCTATATTTCTTTTAACACCTTCTTCTACTGTTTCAGAAGATTTATTAAAAGTTCCCTGAACTCTATATAAACGAACATATACAAAATTCTCAACACCACTAGTAGAATCTGATGCCGCAATAGGATCTAAAATATCTTGAGTTTCTATTATGTCAGCATTTTCAGATATTAATCCGCCCCAACCCCCTTCGTGATAAATCATAACTTTGGTTGCATCTGTAGTACTGACTGCAAGATTAAAACCTTTGATTATTGCCGCAACTCCAGGATTTTGAATAATTTGTCGATACAATTTTTTTAATTCATCTTCTGTTGTATCTTGAAGATATTCGTAATCCGTGCTATATAGATTTTGTATTTTACCTTCGAATAGTATCTTATTCATAATTTAAGTTCCTTCTATGTCTGTAAATACAGGAATATAATAAACACTTGTTCCTATATATATTTTTAACCATCCAGCACTGTCCGATGTTGTCCCTGCTTGAGTAAGACGTATTGTTCCTATACCTGTGTTTATAGATGTGTTTGTAGTATTTGTTAAAGTTATACCTCCCACTTCTCCAAAACCAACATCATCATATACTAGTAATCCAGAAACACCAGTTACTCCAGTAGATGTAACTACTTCCAACGAAACTCCAGTAGAAGTAATTACTTCTAATGCAATACCTTCGTTACTACTTATGGATAAGTTTCCATCTAAAGAAATATCTCCACCATAAATATTGTCCGTGTCTAAATGTTCTCTTCGTATACTTCCAGTAGGAGGCTCTATCACATTTAAATTTCTAATATGTAGGACTCTCACAACATTTCCAGCAACTAAAGGTGTTGCAAATATAAGCACATCATCGACTAACGAGAATGCTGTGTTATTTTGAAGAGCACCATCAATTGAAACAATTATAAAATCTTTTGATATTGGAGAATAGCTTAATGTAAATTGAGTCTCCCCTGTAGATGTTACTGTAAATTCATCACTATCTAAACTTGCCCCAGGATGTGCAAACATATTATGAACATACTGTAATCTTACTTCTTCTCCACCGTATAATGGAGTCACAAACGTTACTGTTGTGCCGTTCCATGTATACGCTGCTTTACTTTGAAGAACACCATCAATTGATACTATTAGATAATCTTGGTGTATTGGTGTTTCTGTTAAAGTGAATGCTGTTTGACTTACTGTTGCTGTGTACTCATCAACTTGCATTGCTGCACCAATAGCGGGACGATACGGTATAACAAAAGCCTCATTAGTAGTAATGGCATATAGCATCGGATTTGATATTTGAGGCTCTGTTGCCGTAACTTCACCAGCAGTAGTGTCTGATAAGTAGTACCAAGAATTAGGAGTATAACCTACCGTATAAGTTAAATCCTCAAAGTATCCACCTGAACTTATTAGAAAATTGTCAGCATCAAGTACTCTTATTACAACAAATTGTCCAAGAGTATTTGGATCATCTGCTTTAGCTTTTACATATCCATCTGGATCGACTGTAGAATCCCATCTTAAAATATCGCCTGGAATGAATCCGTGTGCAGTCATGCTAACACGGTGAGTTGTTCCACCACCACCGCCTATAGATTCCCAATTTGCTATATCATCAACAAAGTTAGCTGTTGAAGTGTGTCCGGTAATACATTTATAAATACCGTCTTCATAATAAACAACTTCACCAACAGTATAGGCTAAACTGCTTCCCCAAGGAAACACCAGACCTTTCGCAGTTAGTTTGTTATATACTACTAAATCACCTCCACCAGATGCACTACCAATAGAGGCATCTCCCTTATTAACAGAAAAACTACCTTCTTCAACAGTTAAATCATTTGTTATTACTGAATTATCATCTACTGTTAAAGATCCCCCAACATTTAAGTCCTCAATATTCATATTAGCAGTTACTGTTAAATCTGGAATAGTTAAAGCTCCAGTCATTGTATCTCCAGTAACATTTACATATCTAATATCATTATATCCCCTATCTCCAACTTCATTATCAGTTGTGGGATCTGCTACATCTGTTATTGAATTTCCTTGTAAACTTATATCAGAACCAAATGTTGAAGCTCCTTGTATTTCGGCAGTACCTGTAACTTGAAGATTTACTATTGCCTGACTATCAAATCTGTCTTGTCTTGATATATCTATATCACTAACTTGTATAGAACCACTAGCATAAAGTGTAGTATCGTATAAAACGTCACATAGAAGGACAGCATTTGTTGGTATTGTTGGTCGTACAGCACTTCCTATATTTGCTATCGTACCTTGAATAGTAGAAATATTATAGCTATTTTGATAATCTTTATAATAAACAACGTCATCAATGTCAGTATCTTGTTCAGATGTTTGATAAGTATATTCAACATAAGCTGTTACATATACTTCTTTTCCAGCAGTAGGGTCAACTGATGGTTTCATAAAAATATTAGTATTGGTAGGTACGTATATTCTTTCTCCAAGATAGCTTCTTGCAATCAAATTTTGAAGTGTAATTGTATGTTCTAATGTTAAGTGTGGTTGAAATGTTCCGCCAGATATAATACCTTTTATATTACCATCTAAAGCTATCTCTCTCAAATTATATTCAATATAATCTTGAGCGAGATTATGCTCGCTTGCTACTACTTCTCTACCTTTACCAAATTGTCTTTTTCTCATATCTTATGAATATACCTCGTTATTATCATAGTACGATTCATCATAAATAGCATAGTTTAAAGGGGGTTCTGATAAATCTATCTCTTCTCCTTCAGGATATAGAATTACTTTATCATCGTTAGCAAATATTACTCGGTACAATATCTCTGGAGGAATAAACTTTTCAAAAAGTAATAAAAGTCTCTCAATATTGTAATCTTCTATAGTACTTGAACTTTTACCATATAAAATAATAACTAATGATGTGGATTTTTTAAGTCTCATAAATAGATTATTTATACTGTATTTATCATATAATATTAGATTTTCAGGCTTTTCTAAACTAGTATAATTGTATAATCTTGGATATATAGAAGTGTTCGGAGAAAACCCACCAATATCTACAAAAAAGTTTGTTTCAGTAGAAGTTAAAAAATACATATTATCTAAAGATGTCCCTCTATATATCTTATAAAAATCAGTATCAAAAGCATAATCCCACATTAAAACATTTACACCAGTATAAACATTAGGCCACCATCTTCTATCCACTCTCAATGATTGAATATCTGTTTCCGCACCATCATTTGTACACGATGAAATCCCGTAATAATAATCATTTCTAGTTAATCCGGTTGATGTTGATGCAAAGATATAGGAGGTTCTATGGGTGTTATATAAGTCGTCTCTATAGTAAATATAATAATCATCAAAAGATTCGAGATTGTTTTTAAAAGCATCTAATAATAATTCTAAACTCCTTTCATAAGACGCATATTCAAATGCTTTAAATACTTCAGAAGCTATAGCTCTAAATATTGTTTCACTTTCATCCCCTTGTTTATATAATTCAATTAATGGTGCATACATATCAACAAAAGAAGAATATCTCGCTTCAGAAATTGATACGTCTGTTTGAATAGCTTCAGCCTCTGTTTCAACCTCATCATATTGAACACCTAAAGAATAAAACCAAGAATAAAGATTAATTGTTCTTATACTGTACGGTGCTGATTGTCTTGAAAATTTTATATTATATTTATCCCTTGCTTGAAATGATACTAACGTTTCTCCTTTATTAAAAGAGTAATTTAAATCAAATTCCCCATAATTTCCTGTTGAAGTAGTAAAAGAGTAGATATCATTTATAAAAACATCTAATTTACTATTAGATACTCCTAAATATCCTTTTAAATTGTATGGTTGATCCTTAAAATAAGGAATTGCGTATGCTGTTTTATCATAGTAATTAGAATCAATAAGAGCTGCTTTTAAAAGTTTCCATTGAGTTTGTTGTAAAACAGCATTATCGGAATTACCTGCCGATCTTAAATAAGGGTACGCTTGTAGAAAGTCAACAGTATATAAAAAGTATTTTACTTCTTCGCTTGTTTTAGAACCAGTTCCGTTTGATACAACTGTATAAATGTATCTCGTATCCGAAACGTAAGTAGTATCAATGTAGCTATTAACAAATGAGTTTCCAACTAAAACAGAACTTGAAGTATCTTCTATGAAATATTGTAAATTATCCTCTAATATTGAATATTCCTCTGAATTATCACTTGCTTGAGTAACCTTATTAGAATCACTCATAACAAATTCGCCTTCAGTTGTTATTTCACCAAACCATATACATCTTTTTATCCTATCTGTAATCCAAAAAGCTTTGCCAACTTCTAGGCTAGAATGAGTTAAAGTACCATCGTCATATGTAACATCAGAAAGTTGCGTTATATTTTTTCTATAAACAGAAAAGTCAACAAGAGATGAATTTCTTCCTGTACTAGTACTTAATTCATCCCAAGATAGCATTGCATCATATCCATCATATCTTATCATTAAATTTGACGGTTTTGTTGGAGCAATATAAGTAGAGATTACATCAGAATAATTAGACATGTCGTTAGCTACTGAAATGCCTATCATTTTGATGTAAATCATTCTTCCGTCAGATGCACCAGATGGAATTGAATATGTAAAATAAACAGTACTTCCAGATTCTGTAGTGTAATTGCTTTGGGTATCTCCTGGCTCATAATGAACAAAGTCTATTAAAAAAGAATCCTCTTCATAAGTAATATCATCATAGCTTTTATAAAGGTAATAACCGCCTATATCTCCAGTAGGTTTATCAAAAGAAATTACGATAGTTGTAGTTCCGTTCAATAAATCTTGAGAATATAGTGCAATGTTATTAATATCACCTATCACCTTTTCTTTCTCCTCTTACGTCTTTTGCTTTTTGGCATTGCAAAAACATCTATCTTATCTATTTTATCTTTACAGTAATGGTATAAGCTATCTTTTAATTTCATATTTGGCATTCCTGTTAATATACCACCTTCAGTAGAATTGACAGCATCAACTTTTAGTTTTTTTATTAAATCTAAAAAACTATTTCTATAAAAAATGAATGTTTTACTTGTCTTTACGAGGTTTCTATTAACGTCTTTTATTTCTGAATCAGACTTGATTTCCATAGCCTTTAATTTTTCTATATGTTCTATCTGTTCAGGACTTCCAGGTTCAAGAGTATCGTCATATATTTTTCTGTCTAAGAACCCATCACAATAAGCTTTTCCATCAGTATAAGCAAAATCGTATCCCATTAATATTACTTTACTTGGATTGAAATGAGATACTACCTGTAACATTGTTGCTCCTATAAAAAATCTATTAAAAATAGTTCCAAAAGCCCCAGTAGATTTTGTAAGTTTTTTCAAAGCATTCCCTTTACTTGAATTTGGTACATCGGCTTGATTAAAGAAAAATATTTTTCCTTTCCAACAATCAAGTATGTCTGGATGGGCTGATGTAGGACATATTAGATTTATCTCCGATGTTTCCAAATCATTCCAAAATCTAACAAACATATCTGATGGGTCGATATTTACTACAAAATCTGGTTTAATATCATATTCTAATAGTTTATATAGTGTAACATCACACGATAAAATAATAACATTTTTTTCATATTTTTTAAGGATATTCACGTTTTTATCTAGTGACGGACCACCTACTACAAGGACAAAAGGCTTATTCCTATAAGGCATTGTTCTCTGTAAAAAAGAGAAAGGTCTTGAATTTTCTGAAACAAAAATCTTACTATTTAGATTAGCTAAATAATTTTTTGTCCACTTTTCTATTATAGGATCATTTCTCGTTACAGTATTTTCTATTCTAACTTCTTTAATATTATTTAAATTCATTTAGTTTTATCTCCTTTAATTGTGTATAAATAAAGTCTTTGGTACTTTTGATATTGCCCCCCTTCCATAAATTTTTAACATTTCTTTTATAAATAACCAATCAGCTTCGTGAACCCTATGTTTCCATCCTATTTTACGAGCAATCGGTGTTCTTACCATAAAACAACCACAATCAATACTACCAAAAACTAAACGAGTATTTATAAGATTCCAATCCCAATAGTTATGAAGGCAGTTGCAGTACGCCCCAAGTACTTTACTATTGGTAAAAGGTAGTACCATATATTCCAAGAACTTTGGAATGTAATAATTATCAGCACCAGTAAATACTATTAAATCACTCTTTTCAGATACTCTAGTCAATCCATAACTTCTGGGGGTATGACCAACATCGTTATATCTTTTATCTGTTTTCATTACTTTAATTTTGTTGCTGTGCTTTCTAAAATCATCTAACATTTCTTCTGTTTTTATAGACATTGGACCATCATGAATTAGTAATATTTCATAATTAGGATACGTTTGGGAAAGAATTGAGGCTACAGCAACAGGATAACAATCATATATTGGAATTATAAAAGATACTAAACGGGATGTGTCTACAACATCACTTTTTTTATTAGCTGATTCAAGTAATGCATTTCTCTGTTGTATGTTAGGTCTTTCTCCTCTAATTTGATTAATATTATTGCGTGTTTCATTACTTATTGCTGATATTATTTTATTATTATCCATACTTAATGCCGGATAAGAAAAAACAGGAGAAAGATTAAAATTGATATTGTAAAAAGGATCACCCTTTTTTAATATTTCAGAATGTCTTTGTAGCATATATCTCTTATCTTGTTGTTTTATTTCATTTCTTTCTCTTACTGAAATTATAGAACCTTTATTTTTACTTTCTTTGTGAGTTCCTCGACATAAAGGAGTAAACACATTATAATATCCTTTCTCGTACAATCTTAAACAAAAATCAACATCAGCAAAATCGATTATTAACTCTTTATCATTAAATTTATCAATCTCTTCATAAACACTTTTTTTAAACATCATACAAGCATCAGAAACAGAACTTACATTTTGAATATTTATGGCTCTGTTATAATATCCTGCATAAGAAGATGATTGATTTTTGTATGGGTATATAACTATTTCTGGACCTTTTACAAAATAATTTGTGTGTTGTATGGTATTATTTGGAAATAATAGTTTACCTCCAACAGCACCTACTTCTGATCTTTGAGAATGATCTAATAAACATTCAATCCAATTTTCATTGATAGGTTCGAAATCATCATGAGTTATTATTATGTGTTCTCCTTGAGCAACGTCAACACCAGCATTTAGAAATTTCCCGTAGTTAAAACCTTCATTAGTATAAACTATTTTAGCTTTTCCACTAATTCTATTTAGCTTATTTTGAGTATCTTCAACATTGCTAACAACAATTAATTCAACATTTCTATAAGTTGATTTTATTAATATTTCTCTAATACATTTTTCTAAATTTATTATGTTATCTTTATAAGGAATGATTATACTAACTATAGGATTGCCAATAACATCTCTTTTTAAAGAGTAGTTCCCAAAAGATTTGCCAAAGTCTACTGAACCTCCACCATGTCTTCTTTTTAAAGCTGTTTCTATGCAACTTTTCCCTCTCTCCCATACTGCATTTTTAGAGGAATTGTCATGTGTTATAGAAGATTGAACGATTCTCCATAGATATAAAACTTTTGAGATATGTGCTACTTTATCAGTTTTTTCAACAACTCTTAATAAGAAATCATGATCCTGTGCTCCATCATAACCCCCTCTTAAACCTCCAGCTTGTTCATATAATTCCCTTTTTAACATTACAAAATGGCATATATAATTTTGAGATAATAGCATATCTGGAGAGAAGTCTGGTTTATAATGCACACCAGATAATTTTCCGTCCATTGACAACAAAGCCTCATCTGAATAAACCATATCAGAATTTGTTTCTCTTAAAGTTTTAACAGATAATTCAAGGGCATCTGCGGTGAGTTCGTCATCACTATCTATAAATGCAATATATTCCCCTTTTGAAATCTCAAAAGCTCTTTGTGTAGCCTCGCCAATTCCTACATTGGTAGGTAAATTAATTATTTTTATTTTAGGATGGTCAATTGAATTTAAGAAGTTTATAGTAGCATTGTCTGTAGAACCGTCATTTGTAATACACCATTCCCATTCCTCATATGTCTGATTCTTTACGGATTCAAGACACATCGCTAACAAGGCTACGTTAGTGTTGTGTATTGGTGTTAAAATAGAAACCATTATTATTCCTTTTTATATAAATTAATAATATCACTACAAATACCTGAACATTTTATGGTAGGAAAAGATATTCTTGATTCTTCTGGAAGAACGCATATAGATTTTTTTGTTAGACTTTTTCCTGGGAATGTCCAAATATATCCGTTTGATGTTAAGGTAACTTCATCAGTATCGTGAAAAAAACAAATCGTGTTTAATTCAAGAAGACGGTGTAACGCAATGCTGGTTTTTGCATGACACCATATCCTAGAATCTTTAAGAAAGTCTTCATCAATATCATATTCTGGTCTATCGTGTCCAAGGTAAAATGTTTTAGTATCATACCAAACATCTACCTCAACATTATATCCAATATCCAGAGCTTCTTTTATATAATCTGGATGATTTTCTCTATCAGATTTTCCGTTTATGTTTCCTCTATGGGCGATAAGTATCATCTTTAGGCTCCAATATTAGAAATCCCTGGTGTCGGTAATCTTTAATAAAGTTGTGTGTATCAAAATATTTATCATAAATAAATTCGTTTGACATTCTAAATCTATCAATGAAATCTTGTTCCCATTTAAGTTCGTAATCACCATCTTCATATAATTGAAGATCATCTATTATAAAAACATCTTTACACTTTTTTCTTGTTTCATAAATTAAGTTGATTTCCCATTCTAAAGGGAATTTTAGATTAAATTCGATATTGTCATAATAGCTCCCTAATTGGAAATCAGCACCAGGAAAATGGGCATCAAGCCAAAATAAAATAGTATCATTTTTATCTGTTTCTTTAAGTATCTTTTTGAGACCATCGATAGAAGTTGCATTAATTAGTTTAAGTCTGTTTGATGCAAATTTGTTTTTACACTCATTATATAGTTGAGTATGTATCTCGATAGAATAAAGTTTATCGAACCTGTATTTCAAAGCGTGTTCTATTCCAGTTCCTTTTCCTGTTCCAGTTTCTACAAAGATATTACAATTATACTTTGATAAATCATGTAGATATAATTCACCCATCTAAATACTTATCCCCTATCACAGATGGTATTTTTACTACTGTTATTATAGCATCAGTAATTGCTTTAAAATCAGTTGAATCACCTGGTTCTAGATAAATTATATCATCTTCTTTATATCTAATACCATCCATTTCAACCTCACCAGATACTATTACACTTATTTCAACTGCTACTTTATGAATATGTCTCGCCTCAATATCTTCAGCTTTGTATCTTTGAATACCAACTTCGAATTTGTTATTTATAAACAATGATGGTAGAAATGCACCTAAAATCCATCCTCTTGTAAAATCTTTGACATTATGTATTTTTTTTGTTTTTATTTTTTCCCATTTTCGTTTAAGATGATACGTATCGGTTGATTTTAATATATTTCCAAAATATTCTGCGTTTTTACCATACAACGACCATCTGTAGATTGATTTTTGTTTGTGTATTAATCCCTTTCCTATTTTATTTGGGTTTATTTCTTTAAAGATATGTCTTATCCATTCTAGTAAATTTTTTGTACCATTAAAATCTATTGCTACTTTCCCTCTACTATTTAATTTGATAGATCCATCACCGTCACAATAACCTTTAATATACGATAATGTGTTAATACCTTCAATATTAGGTGGTTTTAATATTAATGATTTGTTATTGACAATATTAAAATTATTTTTCAGATCATCTATTATTTTACGGCATTTAATTAACAATCTTACTTGATCACTTCCTTTTTTAATTTTTCTTTTTTTAATAAACCCATCATATTTTATAGATTTTTTAAAAGATAACAATAAATCCGAATCTTTTTCAGATATACTTATTTCTAAAGTTTTCCCATCTTTTCTTATATAACCATCAGCAGCGATAAAACCTGCCCAATACGAATTTTCTATGTTTGGTTTCTCAAAAAAACAAGTATCTAAATTATATATTCTATAAGGTTTGTATTCTAAACCTAACTCAACTATTTTAGTTCGTATAGATCGCCAACCTCTTTCTAATTTGTTAATTAAAAACAATCTGTCTTTCATATTATTCTTTTTAAGAAAGTCTATCTCAAAATTTGACCATCTTTTATATTTCCTCACATCAAACTCCTAATTCTAGATACTCCTCTAAATCTTCTGGTGTTCCTAGTCCATGCATAGCACAAGTTGGGACTGGGAAAGCCGCAACCTTTTTATTTTTTGGTATAATCAACTCGTTATATGTTGGGCAAACATAAAATTCGTTATTTACCCTTAAATTTTTATGTATCATTTCATCTGCTGCCCATACATAATCAGAGCCTTTGGCAAACCAATACAATCCGATAGTTGCATACGTTGATATTGGTTCTTTTTCTCTAACTCTTATAACATTACCATCTTCATCTAGTTCAGCGTAAGACCACTTAGGATGTGTTGCGTGAAATACTGGAATCGCTCCATCTGATTTAGTTATTTCTATACTCTTCATAAATAAATCAATACTCCAATCTACTAATTGATCACTGTTTGCTATTAGTAGTTGTGTATCATTATTTATTAAATCTCTCGCTTTTAAAACAGTACAAGCAGCTCCCTCGGTAATATAATCTATTTGTATTATGTCTGAAGATATGGCTACTTTTTTGCCATACGAATTTTCTATTGCCTCTCTTATTTTTACATCAAAATTAAATTGTTCGCAATGTTTCTTTTGAACAATAAAGATAAATCTCATACCGTATTTTGCAAAATCCAAATTTTCTATAACTCTTTGTATCATTGGTTTGCCGTTTACTGGTATAAAAGGTTTCGGAACTTCATATCCAGCGTCTTTAAATCTTTTTCCTTCCCCCGCCATAGGAATGCAAATATTAATCGTTTTATTCATATCATTACTCCTTTCTTATTTTCTCACAAAACCATAACGCTCTTTGTCCAGATTCCCAATGACCATTATTTTTTTCTTTCCAATCATAAACGTGTGGACCAGAATTACATGAATTATCCTTTATTCTTTTAAATTTAAAATTATATGTATTTAATATATGTTCAATCATTCCTACAGACATTCTTGCTCCTACCCCATGAAGAGATTGATCGTATTCTTTTTGATTTTCATCAATGTAAGTTATATCCGAGATGTTCCTACTATCAACAACTTCAGTTTCAAGTATTATATAATTACATAACATACATGTTTCTATTAAAAGTTTTGATGGATTTTTTAAATGATAAAGTACTCCCATATTTATTATAATATCAACATATTCAATATCAAGAGATTCAATATCAAAATCTTTTTTAATTGTTTTTATATTTTTAAAATTATTTTTAATGTAGGAGACATTATCTTGTCTACCCTCAATACAAACAACATTAGCTCCTATTCCATTAAAATAATTTCCTACATCACCATGCCCTGCACCAAGTTCAACAATTGATTTATCTTTAAAGAAATCAATAGTATAATGCTTTATTATTGCATTAATTCTTTTTTCTCTCCATTCTATATAATGCCCAATAAACTTATCTTGTTCCATAAATCCAAATCCATTTTGGGTGATGGTCTTCTACTGTTTCAGAAAATTCAGTACAGATGTATTTAAACCCTATATTTGCAAAATCTTCCATCACCTCATTTATATTATCAACACGACAGTCAGCTCTCCCATTAGTAACGTCAGCATCATAAAAATCTTCGTAATAACCATATGTTGGAGTGTTATTAATTGACACTCCAAAAGCTAACTGAATACAAATGCTTCCACCATCCTTTAAGCTTTCATACATATTATCTAATATTTTTCTTCTAATCGAATAAGAAGGTATGTGTTGAAGACATATTACAGAATAACAAAAATCATACTTATCATTAAGTGGCACACTCGTTCCATCATTTTCAACAAGTATTCCATTGTAGTTATAACCTATATAATCCTTAGCATTTTCTAAATTCTTTTTTGATATATCTACACCATCTACTCTATTAAAATGTGGTAACATCCTACGTATCTGTCTACCAGGTCCACAACCATACTCATAACAAATATGATCAGGTTTAGGTTCATAGTGTTTAAACAACCAAGATTCATATGGAAACTTTTCTTGATGAGGAAAGTTTCCTACTATTGCGTCTATTATGCATACACCGTCTCCGTATTTACTATTGTTTGCATTTCCCTCGTACCAATCTTTTTGCATACTAGTGTATTTCTTTTCTTCTTCTGTTTGACTCATTTCAAACACTCCTTTTGTCTAACGAATCAATTTTATTAATAACATTTTCTATTGTAACTTCTGTTGGGTCAGCTACCTCTAAAACATTAGCTCCAGACATTCTAGCAGAGATTATCCCTTTTTCAGAATCTTCTACAATTAAGGTTTCATTTTTTTCTAGGTTTAATTTATTCATTGCCAAAGTATAACAGTAAGGATTGGGTTTTGGTTTATCTTTGAATATTTCGTTACCAAGAACTAAATCCATATATTCAAGTTGTCCTGTTACTTTCAACGCTAGGTTTATAGTTTTTATTATTGAATTAGAAACACAAGCCAATAAGTACCCTTTCTTTTTTAGAAATTTATGCAATTCAATCTTTTGTTCATCAATACTTAAATTGGTTTCTATTCTAATAAAAGTTTTATCTTGTTTATAAGACCAAACTTTTTCAACATCATTGGGATGTATTATACCACGATTGACTAACATTGCTAATTTTGTTCTAGTAGGTAAACCGTTATAGTATTTCCAAAACTCGTTCCCAACAACTTTATAGTCACAAACCTCCGCTAATGCATCATTAAAAGAATCTCGATGAACTTCTACTAATTCGCAAAGAACTCCATCCATATCGAATATAACACACTTAATCATTTTTATTATATTCTATTCCATCACCATAATCATATGCATTTTTTGCTAAAATAAAAACATCTCTACTAAAAGGTTCTCCTACATATTTTGACAACTCATCTCCCAAACACTGTTCTGTACAAAAATCATTTGTTACTTCTATGTTGTAAAATACCCTATTTCTAAAAGCAAATTCCCCATCAATTATAAAGAATTGGGGCATAAAGTCGCTTATACCCTCATATTGAAGTCTCCCTTCAACAACATCTGGCGGATTGTCTATTGTTGCATGGAATCTCTGACCAATTGCTTGTGAAACACCTGCAACTTTTTTCTCTCTTATCATCCTTGTATAAAGTCTTTCCAATCCTAGTATGTCTGAAATGTAAGTATCACCTGTTAAAGCTACGACATATTTAAACTCATTAGGCTGTTCATATAAAATAGTGAAAGCACGATTATAGTTTCTTGTAACGGAATTTGCTGCTAATTTATATGGGTTAATAGTACCGCCTAAATTAGGGAAAACTTCGAACACGTCATATCCAGTAATTGTTTGACCAGAATCTGATTGGATAACAATAACAAAACTGTCATCTCTGTAATGATGTTTAATCATATTAATGTTATGTTGCACAACATCTTTTTCATTATACATTGTTATACAAAAAGCTACTTTTTTCACAAACGTCCCTCTACAAATACAAATTTGATAATAAATCTTTATTATCTTTAATCCACGCTATTATTTTTTCATATCCTTCTTCTAAAGTAATAGAAGGTTTCCACCCTAATACATTTTGAATTTTTCTGATGTCGGATATGTAAATACATTGATCAGATTTTCTTGGTTCTTGTATTTGTTTTGTTTTTAATTTTTTATTATACATTTTTTCCATAAGATTGGTTGCTTCAATAAGAGACATTGTACATTCGTGACCACCACCAATATTAAAAACCTCTCCAGCAATTTTATCAATATTATTTATCTCCATTTCAATCAACTTGCAAATGTCGTCTATGAACAAAACGTCTCTGACTTGTTTTCCTTTCCATCCAATATATGTTATAGGCAAATCAAATTCTGTAGCTATTGCCCACCAAGCTACCCATCCTTGAGCGACTTTGCCCCACTGTCTTGAACCCGCCAAGCAGGAGAACCTGTTGACAACAGTTTTTACACCAAAGGCATCACTGTATTCTTGGCAAGCTAAGTCTGACATGACTTTACTCATACCATAGACGGAATGTTGTCCCCCATCTATACTAAACTCTTCTGAAAAACCAAATTTTGGATTCCAACCTTTAAAATCTAATTTTTTAGCCTGATCTTCCGTCATTTCATCCGCCCACTCATAACGAGTATCTGTTTCGTTCATTGGATATGCGTTTACTTTTTCACCGCTATAGACTTTGTTTGTTGACCAGAATATAACAGTAGCATTGTTTTCTCTTGCTATTTCTAACACGTTTACTAAACCCAACGTATTATTTGAGAAATCATAATAAGGATTGTCGTAACCATCTATAGCAGATGGTTGGGCACTACATTCACATATAGCATCTATGTTTTCAATTCCTACAAAATCCTCTTTGCATCTTATATCTCCGTGTAAGAACTTTATACCTTTCTTTTTAAAATCGTTTAAGTTGTACTCAGCACCTCTTCTTACAAGATTGTCCATTGCAATTATTTCGTGACCTTTATCACGTAGATAGAAAGCCAAATTAGCTCCAATAAAACCTGCTCCACCAGTAATTAATATTTTCATTTTATAACTCCTATTAATATTTTGTTAGCACACCCAAAAGGATTATCATAATAACCAGCAATCATATCTGGATCAAAATCCTGTTCCCATACGCTGAGTGATATTCTTTTCATAAAATATTTTTCATCTATTTTAAAATTCTCATTCATCATTTGTTCATCTAATATTTTATTAAATCCTAAAGGTATTGTGAATACAAATTCACCACCTTCCTTTAAAAGGTTTTGCTTTATATGGTGTACTGTTCTTATAACTTTAGTCTCATCCTTTTCTTCTGGAGGTTCATAACCTATATGCTCTAATGTTGATATGCTTACTATAAAATCATATTTACTAATAGAATGATAATTTATTATATCCTCATTAATACAATATTTAGCAGTATCGTATTTATCTACAATGTCGTGATTTGATGAACAAAAATTTACCAATACATTACCTATCTCAAGAATGTTCTTTCCTTTATATTCACGTAAATACTCTTTAATTATAGGAATTTCTACTCTCCTATCAGGATTTGGAGTATCAGCATATTCGTATTGTTTATTGTTAAATTTAAATATCATAACAACTTTTCATATTCCTCAACAATTCTATTAGCTATATTTTTATAAGACCATTTATCTAATGCAAACTGTCTTACTTCTTTTGACCTTTCCTCTAAAGATTCTGGATTGTCTTTGTATTTTCCAATACATTTATCTATATCTTCTTTAGTATTAACTACTTCAAATGGAAAGATGTCTGTTTGATGAAATTCTTTAAAGACTTGTTCAAAACAACCATCAGCACTTGTCATTGTTGGTATTCCGAGTGCTATGTTCTCTACTGTAGTCATTCCATGAAAACCTCTCCATAAAGCATCGAAACCCATAGTGCATTGTTTCTTTATCTCTATGATTCTTTTATGAGGTACATCGGTAACGATATGATATTGAATAGCCATACCGTATTTACGCAAAGCCCATTTAAGCTCTTCGGTATTTTTATTATTACCACCACCAGTTGGAAAATGCCCTATGATTATTTGTTTTCTATCTATATCTGATGGTGTATAATCTTCTGATAATTCATTTACCACATCTGGTATATACACACAATCTTTATATATTTCAGTCGCTTGTGGTATAGAAGAAAATATTGCATTATATCCTGTATTTTCTCTTCTATTCCAAGTATCTTTTTTTTCAGCACGTTCACTCCATCTCCCCATAAAACTATTATAATCGTGAAATATTTTAACTTTATCTTTAACTAGTTCATTCCAATCAAAACTAAAATCGTGAGTGCTTATATAGTTATGGTCAGCAGAACAAAAATGAAGTATGTCAGATTCTTCTATTATACTAATAAATTCATCTTTATTATAATTTTCTGGACCTAAATCCAAATCATCATAAAATGTTTTTACTGCTCTGAAATGTCTTGCATCCCAATCAGTATGCATATTAATAGCCTCTGCTTGCTTATAAGAACATCCCGCAGCATCCCAAGCCATATTAATAAAAAATGTTTTCATCCTAGTAACCCCTTAAATATTTCATATAGTTTTTCATTGAAATTTTCATAAGTTAAATTTATTACCTTATTCCTTCTTTTTAAATATTGATTTTCTATATCTTTAAAGATTGCCATTAACGATGTTAGTGTTCCTGCGGAAAACATATATTCAATATTAAACTCTGGAATAAGTCCAACATCAGATGAAATAATAGGAATACCACAAGACATAGCTTCAAGGGGTGCGACCGGTCCACCTTCCCACAAAGATGGAACTAAAAGATAATCTATTTTCTCATACAATACACGATGTTCTACATTATGGTATTCCTCTGGAGTGTAATTGTAAGTCTCATACCTAATATTTTTTTCTTGTAATCGACTTATAACAGATTCCCACCCTCGTCCACAGAAGATGAACTTGAAATTTTCAAGGTTTATTCCAGAGTCTACAAAATCTTCCATAAAGTGAAGCCCTTTACCTACAACTTCACCGTTTTGGAATATACCGATAGATATCGTAGGCTTGAATTTGTGGACTTCAACAGGTGATGTTAGGTTAAAGTTCTTATCTTTTGGATAACCCATATCTAAGAATTGTTTTAAACTTCTTTTAGATTGATGAATCCAGGCATCTAGTTGTCTGAACTTATTAAAGTCGTGACCTATATCTATACTGTGACTTTCTGGACTGTTTTCGTGTATGTGTGTGACGTACCCAACATCTAAGGCGTTTGTTTTGTTGAAAGGAAGGAACGTGTTATAACAAACATAGAAATTAACATCAACATCATTTTTAGGTTCTAAAGATATAGTTTGTTCCATTTCTGTTTTATTATATTCCACAATTTTATCTGACCAAAATTTCTTTATCCAATTACCTTCTGTTACTATATTAACTTTCATCACAATCTCCTAATTTTTCTATTAATGGATAAATCATTTTACCGTCTGGATGACCTTCATCACAATAATTGTAATGGTCAACTTCGGCTATTTCTTTTGATTCTTCTTCTAATACAGTAGCACCTAACTCTAACATATAATAATAAGAACCAATAGCAAAAGGATGTGCTATTGAAAGATTACGATATTTTACACTCTCTTCTATAAATGAATCAAAATCTGGCATTACATCTTTGTTTATTTTTATTATTCTTATTTCTTGACCACTACCATTTAAACAATAATCATTTTCAGCATCAATTAATGCTTTTAAATATTTTTCAGAACATATGCAATCTCCCTGGAATAGAAGAAAAGCCCCACCTTTTACTTCATCTAAACCTAATTTAAAAGAAACAAAAGGATCGAAATCAACAAGTTGTGCCGTATCATTGTGTACAAATTTGACTTTTAGATTTTTTTCATCTATAAAATTTATAACTTTTTCTTTTTGATATCCAACAACAACAATAATATTATCTATTCCAAATTTATTCAAAAGTTTTATATTTCTCTCTAAAATAACTTCACCATTGATATGGTGAAGACATTTAGGTTTGCCTCCAGTAGGAAACCCTGTCCAACTAACATTGGCAGTTATTCCTGCTACAAGAATTATTGCATATTTTGGTTTCATTTAACACCACTAACAACAACGAATTTCCATCTCATAAAAACATCACCATCTTTTTCTTGTATCTTATATACTTTTTTAAATTCATCAGAAGCTTTTGTTGTATGTAAATTATAAATTTCTTCTATATCATCTTCATATAAATCAGAATTATTTAACCAATTAAGAAGACTTACATCTTCCATTATAAAATATTTAATATGAACATCTTTAAATCCAGCATCTATGAAATAATTAGACAATTCTTCTGCTGACATTATGTTTCTAACTGGTTCTTTTATTTTAAATATTTCTACATATTCATCTATTATATTATGAGAAAAAGGAACACCCTCACAAATTAGCATTATTCCAGAATCATTAAGTATTTTATAACATGTTTTGAATACGTTTTCTAAATCATCTAAATGATGAAAACACATCCTAGAATAAATAACATCAAATTTTATATAATCAAAATAGATTAACCCTTTCCCTGAACAATCAACTTTATGTAATTCAACATCCTTTGTATTTAAAAGATATTTACATTTATTTAGCATTTCTTCACAATTATCAACACCATAATAATTATGTCTTTTATCAGTAGATTCTATTAATTGTTTTAGAACAATTCCAGTACCACATCCTATATCCAAAAAGTTAAGTCTACCCAATGGTTTATTATCTATAATAGAATACAAAAAGAAACTTTCAAATTCTTTGTTTTTTATCCATTCCAACTTTTCATAATTGGTTGATCTTACTTTCCAGTTAGTCATTTATCCTCTTGTTTCAGTAGTTGAATTATTAAAATCGTAATAATACAAAACTTTGTCTATTCTAACCTCATTTTTTATATCTAAACAAGCTCGTTTGACCCAATCAATATCTTCACCATAATTCTTATCTATATATGTATGTTTCTTTGCTATAGAGGATTTCCAAACCATTGTATGAGCGGGCTTACCTCTCCACTGATTTCCTGTTTGATTATATTCATAATTTATGCTATATTTAGAATAGGTTTGATTATCTTTATCTCCATCAATTGTAGTTATACAATCAAACACAATACAATCCGCATCTGGATTTTTATTTATACAATCAAGGATACTAATTATATAATCATCTGCTATTCTATCATCATCATCTACAAATGTTAAAAAATCTCCTTGTGCCAACTTCAATAATTCATTTCTTTTTTCACCAACAGTTCTCTTCTTGTTGTCATAAAATCCTATAATTTCAACATCATCTCTATCTCTTATTTGTTTATTTATAGAATCAAGCAAATCTGGATAGAAGTTTCGTATCCGAGATGGAACTGTTGCGATAAGTATAGATAATTTAATCATTTTTTAAACAACTTCCCTGCTAAAGCATGAGCCTTGGCATCATATTCTTTTCCCATTCTTCCCTGAAAACCATAATCGCCATTGGTGGTTTGTTCTCCGTGTATTCTGTATGATGTCAAAACTTCTGGAACTTTATAGTATAAATAATACTGTGATATTCTAACAAGCATTTCGTAATCTTCGCAAGCGACAAATTCCTCATTAAACATGCCAACTTTGTCAAATACGCTTTTATGAACCACCATATTACTCCACATCCCAAAGTAACTTCCTATAACAAATTGTTGTTGTTCCTCTAATGTGTTAAATACTGGTTCTACATAATGTGGATCACCTATTACATCATCTTCTCCAATAGTTTGCCAATCAGCATAAATAACCATTGCTTCAGGATGTTCTTTAGCAAAAGCAACTTGCTTTTCTAATTTGTAAGATTTCCACATATCATCAGAACTTAATCCAGCCCACCAATCTCCAGTCATATTTCTAATTCCGGTATTTAGAGCACCGCAAGTTTTCTTGTTTTCCTGATGAATGATGGTTAGTCTTTCGTTCTTTTTAAATTCTTCTAAACAATCCAATGTTTCTTTTCTTGTAGAACCATCATCAACAACTATTATTTCATACGGCTTGTAGGACTGATTCAAAATACTGTTAATACTTTTTTCCAGAAAATCTGGACGAATATTGTATACTGGTGAAACTACTGATATTTTCATTATAAAAAATCCTCGTGTTTAATTTTTAATATTAGTTTATCCAATACAAAATTGTAATCATTATAGTAACATTTCACACACTGATTTCCATTAAAATATTTTTGTTTTTGATATATCTTTTTTAAATCTTGAATAGGCCCCATAGCCATACTATCACCACAACTTAAATCTGGTTCTTTTCTAGCATATTGCACACCGCAATTATGAAGAAGTATCCCAAATGAACTATAGAACATGTTTGTATTTTCAACTTGAATATCAAATAAGTCATCTGACATTATTTTTTCAATTTTTTTAACTGGAACAAACATTAATCCATCTTTTTTATAAAACCCCAAAGCTCGTTTAGGACTTCGCCTAGTAACATCTAAATATTTTATTTCAGGAAACATTGTTAATTTTAAAAGATTATAATTACCTGAAATTTTTACTCTATAGAGATCATGACAATTAACCTCTCTTTCTTCTATAACCATCTTATCTCTTTTATGTATACTAATTGTAGCTATTATTCCTAATGTTGATAACAATAATACAAGATCACTTGCTAATTGCTTACTAATAGTAGAAAAAATAATTCGGTATCCTTTATAACTTTTATTTGGTTTACCTAGATGCCCATCTCCGTCAAAATAACTTTTAAGAAACAATTCTTTTTGATAATTATTACAGTTAAAGATACTTGGTGGAATTCGTTTATTTAATGCATCACCACCACATTCTTTAAATATATTAAATAAGAGTTTAGAATATATATTTATCTGAAAACCTGTCCTTCTCTTATACACTTTATATTTATAATTGAATTTATTTAAAACTTTTTCTAATTTTTTTAATTTTTCTGTTGCATGTAATCCATATTTTAATTCTATACTATATCCTTTATCACCTCTATCTGAAGAACATCCATCAGCAACATATTGTCCTTTTAACCAAACTAAATCGTCATCTATAAATGAGTCAAATCTACTAGTTTCAAAATCATTAAATTGATATTTAACTGGGATCAAATCATCAATTTCTATAGTATTTGCAAGTTTTTCTTCTAATGTATAATCATTTAACTCTTTAAATCTTTCACTTTTAATATCTAAAGAACTACTTGTTACCATAATATGATCTTTAGATACTTCTATAAATCTATTATTCTTTAAAGTGATTCTTAAAATTTCTTCTGGAGGTTTTTTCCATACTTTTTTTATTTTACCATGTCCTAATGCCATGTCTCCTTCCTTAACTTCATTTACCCGTTTTGGAACAAGTATACCATTATCATCAATTATAACAGTTTCATTAGAATTTAAACAACATGGATAAATATAACCATCTGCATTAATAACTGGTTTGAGTAAACTTATAAGACACTTCTCAATCCCAGGGTGAAATTCTTTTCTGCCTTGATAGATAACAATTGAATCATCTATATCGTGTGATTGAAGATACTCTTTGATAGTAGCCATTTCACTAACATCATTTAGATTTAAAAGATTAGAAACTAATCTGACATATGCAGCACCTTTTTTATTAGAAAATTTTATGATTTTCTGTAACATTTCAAAATTTATATTGTCTGTCACAACATAACTAAAGCCCCAATCAACTGCACCACAATATTTTAAAATTTCTGCAATTTTAATTTCATAATCCCAAGTCCACTCCCGCAAATCTGAATGACTAATTCTTAACCAGGTTATATTTTTTCGTAAATTACCAATTTTTATATTACTTAAAGCGATGCCATTAGTTGTAAGACCTACCTTCATTCCCAGATCATTAATAATTTCAATTATTTCATTTATATTAGGATGAAGTAATGGTTCTCCACCTCCAGATATTGTTACAGCTTTACATCCCAATTCTGCGGCATCAGATAAGACTGAGATTGTATCTTGTAAAGACAATTCATCTTTTTGATTTCTATTAGCACAACTACAAAACTCACATTTGAGATTACATACATTTGTAGGATATAATTGAATATGGTATGGTATTATTTTTCCATGTATATCAATCACTTTTTTATTTTGAATGAGTTTGGTTGGAAATGTGTCGGCTGCTGTATAAGATTCTATAATTCCCACTATTATTCTCCTTTATAAAAATAACTTTCATAATCTTTTAGATTTAAACCAGATTTGATATATAAAGTATTTTTATCTTTTCTATATTTTGCAAGATTTTGGCCTAAAACTTTTAAACCTTCTCTTCTTTGTGTGCATTTCCAATGAAAATATGTTGCATCATTTTCTAGATCACCACCACCTTGATGATCGCCTATCTCAAGATTAGCCATATATGCAAATCTTTTGCCAATTCTTTTAACTCTCTGACAATAATCATAATCTTCTTCACTATAAAGACCATAATCTTCACACCAATATCCAATCTGTTCTCTAGTCCTTTCAGGAATTAAAACACAAGCCCCACCAATATTACCTTCTCTAACTCGAACATCACAACCATTTATCTGACAAACATCAGGGTTCCACCCTTCAAAACTATAACCAATTATTGCAATGTCTGGAGCATTCTCTATTAATTCAACCATTGGAGTTAACCAGCAACCTGAATTAAATATAATATCATTATCATATTTCATATAATATTTAAAATTTTCTGTTTGCCAGGCAAGATTAGATGCTTTAGCTATCCCAATATTTTCTCTTAATAAAATTAGATTTTTAATTTTTCCATTTTTATATATATCTTTTAAATAGTCCTGGGTTCCATCTTGACTGTTATTATCCACAACTGTTAGTGTATATGGATATTTAGTATGAGTAAGAATCGATTCTATTGAATTTTTTGTAAAACCTATTCTATTAAATGTAACCATACAAATATTTACTTTATCTTCCATTAAACGCTCCCAATTAAAATAACTTCTTTCTCCAAGTAATAGGTATTTTAGGACTATCTATCTCAAAGTCTTTAACGTATTCAAACTTCCTCGGTCCCTTTTTCTTAAAATAATCCCACATCTCTTCAATAGCATCTTCAATTTTTGTATTATTTTTAAAACCAGTAATACGTTCTGCTTTATCGTGATTACAATACGCTTTAAAAACCTCACCTGGTCTTTTATCTACATAAATAGGATCTTTATCATAACCAGTAACTTTTCTTACTATATTATACCAATCAGTTATTGATTTATAAACATCTCCACCTATATTAATAACTTGACCATATGTTTTTTTATTAAATAAACTTTCACATATAATAGGATTAAAATCGTTTACCCAACTAATTGCTCTTGTTTGATTACCATCTCCATATATGTAACAATCTTTATTCATTAATATAAGATTAAGCCAAATTGCTAAAAAATTTCTATATACTGAAGTATATTGATTTGGTGCAAAACAATTGTGAGGACAAAATATCGTATATGTAAAATCATATATTTTATTAAATGCTGTTATTAAGTTTTCTGTTGAAACTTTTGATACAGCATATGGATCTTGAGGAGATGGAATATATGACTCTAAAAAAGGTACGGGTTGTTGTAATATCACATTATTATTGCCGTCTTTTACAATACCATCACCATATCTACTCATAGAAGTAAAGAAAACAAAATGTTTTATGTTATGTTTTAATGCACACGTTAACAAGTTTCTTGAGGCAACATCATTGCTGTTTGAATTTCTTATTGGTGTAAAATAGCTTCTTATCTCTTCTGCTGAAGCAGCAAGATGAACTATATATTCTATTCCAGACTTATTAAAATTTTTGTAAAAGTATTTTGATAATTTTTTATAATTGCTTAAATCTAATTTTGTAAATTTACATTTATTGTTTATATTTTCTTTGTATCCACCACTCAAATCATCAACACCATATATATCAAATTCGCTCCCATAATTATCTATTAAATAATTTGTGCAATGACTTCCCATCATTCCAGCAACACCAGTTACTAAAATATTTTTTTTCATTTTATTTTCTCCTTATTATATTAATTACTTAATTTGTTAGTTAACAACAATTAGGGAAAGGTGATTGACCCTCATTCTAAAACTTCCTTATGTAATCAACTAGTGGGGATAAAACATTACCCCAATTTAATATTTGATGTATTCTTGCTACACTTTCATCCGGTATTTCTAATTTTTCTTTATTTTCTTTAATCTTTAATAAATCATTTACAATACTGTTACTAGAAACAGGATGAAGGTAATCTCTTAGAAAATCAAATTCTTCATAAAGTGAATTTCCTTTGTTAATTATTACTGGGAATCCACTAGAAACCATTTCCAGTATCCTACATCTATGTGAATATTGTTCTTCTAACCAATCTCTTGCTAAAATTATTCCGGCATCATAATTAGAAAATAATTCTAGACTATCATCACAATATTCTTCAATAACTCTTATATTTTCAGAATCTTTAATTTCATCAAAGAATTTCTTAAAATAAGAGTCATAAACTTTTTTATACCGTGGATGCTCTACCCCAACAAAATCAATTTGTATTTCTTTATTATTTTTTAGTTCTTTAAGTAAAGTTTCTGGAGAATACCAAGGATAAACAGGTCCGTACCATAGAAGTTTTAAAATGTCTGGGTTGTTTTCTTTCTTTTGTACTTTTTCGACTTTATCAACTCCGTAAGGTATTTTATGCATAGGAGAAAATTTAAAAGAACTCCAATCAAGCTTTTGTATCATATACATTTGACCCTCGTAATAATAACGCTGTCTACTATTTGCATATAATACACAATTAGCTCTTTTTAATAAATCTTGATATTGTGGCATAAATTTTTTAGTCCAAAATATTTTTCTGTACATTCTATTATAATTTAATAATACACAGGGAAGTTCCGCTAAAAAAGGAACCCATCCATCAAGTATAAGATTCACGCTTTTTGGTAGGACTGAAGCGTTTTGAAATCCCGCTCCAGTAGTAGATTGTACTATTACAAAATCACTTTTAATGAGTTTTCTATCTAATTCTTCAGACCATTCCCAACAAGCTGATTTAAAATTATAAGATTTTATATCAAAGTTTATGTCAGTATCATCTATATATTCCTTGTCAGGCATATTTAAATTAGGAATTAATAGAGTAACTTCGAAATCTTCAAATTGAGATAAATATTTTGCGAACTTCCAACTTCTTTTTCCAGGGGCTGTGGTTCTTATGCATTTATCTTTTGTAAAGAACTCTTTATTCCCTTCCTTCATCTTTTCTGGAAAACCCTCTTTTAAAGGTAAAGGAACTGTCTCTGGTGAGACTATAGTGATTTTCTTCATACGGTTTCATTTCTCCTTAACAGAGTTTTAATTTGTTCTTAATTGAATATATGAGATTAGACTAATTTAATTAGTCCATCTTTCTAAAGTGATTGTCCCAGGTACAGGGTACTCATTTTTATCGAGTAATAAATCACCTTGATTTGTTAAAGTACCACCCCCAGTAGGAGTAATACTTACTGTAGTTAAATCTATATTATCAACACTAGAAAATGCTTTAGCAACACCAACCAAGTCAGCTAATTCAACTGTTCCATCGGTTTTAACATCATCAATAAAAGTTGCTAATTCTAGTTCTACAGAATCGGCAACATCATCAAAATCTTGACCGGATAATTCTTTAAATTTCATATATACATCTACTGTAACATCAGTCATTTCTCTAATTAAATAATCTCTGTTTTGAAAGTGATTTGAGGCTGAATTTAAGTCATCATCTATTGTGTGTAATAGTTTATTATAAATATAGTTTATCTCTACTGAATCACCGTCTTCAAAGAAACCTTCATTAATTAATCCTGTTGAAGTTAAAGTTACTTGATCAAAGCCATCAGTTGAACCTTTTAATGTTCCAGTATCCTTTGTTAACTCATAGTAATCTTGTTCTAATACTGTACCATTAATAATAACACTAATAATACTATCAACTGGCTGATTTGCTAGTACTATTCCTGTAGAAGTATAATTTACATTAGTTCCAAGAGATAACCCATTTTCTGTTATTGTAACAACATCTTGAGTACTTTCTAAATCCTCTCCTATTATATAAATATCAACTGCACCGCCTAACCCCTCATCCCTTTCCATAAGAGGATCATTTGCACCAACAATATTTATATAAGAAGTATAAGTACTTAAATAACTCTTAATTCCAGCACTTGGTCCTAAATCTCTACCCTGGAATTTTTCATTAACTCTTTTTAATCTATTTACTATTGATTCGGAATCTTCTCCACCAGTTATAGAATCCTCATTAGTAACACCTTCAATTCCAGATATTGTTGTTTCTATTTCAGTAATAGCACCACTTGCTGCTCTATAATCTGGTCCAGATTCAACGGCTTGAACATTACAAGTTATTTCCCATCTTTCAGTTACTGAATTGTAATAAGAATTTTTTGTTGCTTCATACAATGTATATGTTCCAATAACTTCAAATATAACTGGTTCAGCACTTACAGTAGTCACTCTCGTTCCAGTTGATATAACAATATCTGAAGTAGGTTCTGTTGATGTATAAAAGGTTACTTGTCCAGATGAATAAGTAGCTGGAGTTGGAATAACATTGAATGTGGAACAATATCTATCAATATCTTCTTCATCCAAATCTTCATAATATATTAGGGGAGCATGTAATTTTTGAGTATAAATAAGAGTATTCCAAAGGTTTTGTAGATTTCCAGATATTTGTGCCTCTACAAACATATCCCTTTCAGGTGTACCTTCTGTTAAATCAAGATTAGGTAGAAGTGTGTTTATTGAAGTTATTAAATCAGTTCTTATTTCAGTTAGAGATTTGCTTTGCATTTTACACTACCTCCTGTTCATATTCCCCTAAATTATACTCAACTCCTTCAGCAGTAGTGAAACGGATTGGTATGAGAAGAACACTAGGCCTATCTCTATCAAAATAAGTATCAAAATTAATATCTACTATAATTTCTCCAGAACTTAAATTGCTCCTACTCTCTTGTAAAGCCAAATAATTTTTTATAGTTGTATAGACTAAATCACTAGCAAGTTCTAAAACTTGAGTTCTTTTCATTCCAGAATTTATAGTTAATTGATTAAGTAGGCTTCCATAATTAGGATTATATCGTTTAAATTCTGTTATAACTGTTTTGGTCGCCTCTACATCAGTTATTAGCATTTTTCCAACATCTCGAAGACACTTTTCAGATTCCGTTACCATATCAATAGTACCACTACCATTAATAACAAAATCTCCACCTACCATTTTTATACCTTCTGCCATATTTTACCTTTACCAATTAAAATATAAGAAAATACTAATTAATTTTAAGTAACTTTTTATAATCATATTAATAAATGTTATACTACTAATGGTTCGATTGAATTAATATCATTTTCTAATGTATCTAATTCTTCTACTGCTGAATCATAAAAATCTAATAATGAATTTATAGTATCTAATCTTTTTGATATTTCATCGTGTTCTCTATCATTACTTCTTATATTTCTTAATAAATCTATAATTGATATATTTATTTTACCAACCATTTCATTCATTGTATCTGAATAAGTATTTAAATCAATTGCATTTTGTCTAAAAACATTATACTTACCTTCTATTTGAGATAAATCTACAAATTCATCATAAGTCTCTTTAAAGAAAGAGAGTCTGTTTAATTTTATTGTTAAAAATTCTTTTAATTTTTCATATTTAATTTTTCTTGCTTTTATAGATGCTCTAGCTATTGTTATCATTTCTATAAAAGTAACTGAACCATCTTTTTGTTTTTCTCCGTCGGTATAATAATAAGATTTTAAGGCTCTTATATAGTTTTCTACTTTCTCATTTCTAACGTATGCCATAGTACGACTCCTTTATGCGATAGTCCCTACTCCAACACCAACCCAAGATACTGGTGGTATAGAACCAGTATCTGTCGTATTGACCGTACATGTTTTTATAAAAGTATTTACAGCAGTAGCAATATTCATTGCTGTTTGTTCCCAAGCTTGACCAGATGAAAATGCGGTAGATAATTGTGTTGTTAATAACCCTAATCCAGTTGGTACAATAGTCCCTACCCCAATACCAGTTAAAGCACCAGCAACAGTAGTAGTTATTGTTGATGTTGAAACTAAAGTGTTAATACCATTTGCTATAATGTTTCCTGCTGTTGCCCATGATGGGCTTTTAAAAGCACTGACACAAGATGTAATTAGAGATGGTAATCCAGTAGTTACTGGATTACCTGTTCCAGTACCTACAGCAACAAATGATGTACCTGGTGGTGGAGGTGTAACTGTGCCAGTAACAGTTGTAGTTACCATTCCAGTAATAAAAAATGTATTTATAGCTGTAGCGTATAGATTGGCCGCAACAGTCCATTCAGGGGTTTTAAATGCGCCAACTAAATCTGATGATAATTTAGAGACTAATAAAGCCATATTATATATATATTATCCCTTTAACCCATTTTTTATTTTCATACAGACTAGTAGATTCTCCTTTATCATTTGCTGTAGGAGTGGTAGGTGTCTCTTTTTTCGTATCTTGTCCTATTGCGTCTTGATTAGCTTGGTATTCTTCTTTAGGCAACGCTGGACAATTAACGAAAAGAGGTGGAGGAACTTCTATTCTAAAACCAAACACAGGAAAATTAAATAGAGGTGGAAAAGAAAAAGAAGGTATTCCTGGAATAGATAATGTTGGTGTAGTTTTAGTATAATCACACGGATCATCAGTTCCGCAATATGTAGAGAAAGGACAAGTGTATGATATGGTAATTGGCGGAGGTAATCCTATTCCTAAAGGAGGAGTTGTTATTGTTGGTAATATTGGTATAGCTGGTGCTTCTACTTCTATTACAACAGGCTCGAATATTTGCATTTCAGGCATAACTAACTCCTTTTATTAATTTGTTGATTTATAATCTTTCCAGATGCAAAAAGATTATAAATAGAATCCACAAATTCATCTACAATATCATCCCATTCTAATCCTTTAAATTTATTACATATTTTAATGAATTTATCTATTTCTTTTTGAGGATATTTTACAAAAACTCTATGAGGATATTCCAACGTACTAAAACCATTCAGGAATTGAAGTGTAACATTATCTAAATAATCAAATTTCTTTGATATAATCATAGAACCAAGATTTATTTGAAACTCCATTAGTCTTCCCCAATCATATCCTATATGACTAGGACTACCTTTCTTATTAGTTATATGAAAAGTTCTAAATAAATCACCAATTAAATGAGGCACTACTTGAGATATTACCTCAAGAGAATAACCCGATGTTCTATATCCTTTAATTCCTTTTAATAAGAAATCTTTGTCTGTCATCCTACGTTAACTCCAGTACTTGCTATCTGTCCAGACATAACCATTGTCATCAAAGGTACTGCCGGAGGACCAGATGGACCTAAATGTATATGTGCATCTAGCATTGCGGCAGTCATCTTTGCTTTAAAAACTGTATCCCCATTAACAGCAGCCAACATTCCACCAAAGGTAAATTTTTCTGCGTCAAAATTTATTTCTTTAGCATTTAAACTTATATAAGCCTCTGCCATATTCAATGTTAATCCCATACTATTTAACTTGACGTTTCTACCACTACCATCACTGAGATTTATTTCTGGAGCACCATCTTTGTCAGTTTTTAAATCCACAAATCCACCTTTATGTGTTAAGCTTATACCAGAATCGGAAACATCTATATAATTTTCTGGAGTAACTCGCAATCCCTTGCTTGAATTTGTTGTATCAGATGTTGACTTTGGAGCGGTAAATTTAGTATGACTCCTACCTAGATTATCTAATATATAGAAAGAACTGTTTTCTGTTATAGCCATTCCACCACCATTTGTCATTCTAACAAAAAATTGAACACGCTCACCACCTATTTCCATAGGTCGTCCTTTCTCATCTATTACTTGAGATGCTAATGACATCCAACCAGTTTGTGGACTTGAATTTGCTATATCTCCTTGTTTAAAATCTAAATCTTCCCCATCCTCATCTTGTAAAGTTCCTACTTGGACAGTAAATTCTTTATGATGTTCATAAGGTTCTATAGTCCCGTCTTCTTGTTCTATTAATTCAGATAAAGGTTTGAAAGGTTCCTCTTCATCTTCGGTTTCTACAAAATAATCTTCTTTTCTTAATGTTCCAGATAAAGATCGTCTTACATTTCCCGCTCTAATACGAACCCCATCCATTTCATATTTCATATTAGCGAAATAACCTTCGAGAGTACTAGAAAAACTATCAAGTTTAACATAAGAATTATTTGAAGATTTCATAAGAACATTACCATCATTTGTTAAAAGAACCTCATTTCCAGAAAGTCCTAATAATTGAACCTCACCTTCTTCTAAATATCTTTGTAAGAGTATTGGTGTTGTTTTCTTTCCTAATAAATCTGACGTAAGTGAACTCAAACCATCTAATGCGTACCCTATATGAAAATAATTTTCACCGCTTTTTAATAAAAGTACAATAGAATCACGAGCTACTGGCATAATTCTTACTCCTATACCATGATATGAAATCATATTATTAATAGGTATATCTGGAATCATTTGTTCTATATCTCTTACATATACAGTCATCGTTTGCGACTCACTATCTACACCATAAACATTAGCCCAAACTACTGTTTGGACATCTGATTCGTTTTCTATTTTTAATGAAGGAAAATTATAAATGTCTTCAGCCATTTTTACCTCTTTTCTATTTTATTTTTCTTCCTCACCTTGTTGTACAAAATCTTTAATATAGGCATAGAGTGGTAATTCTAATTCCCAACCAATATCTATACTAAATTTATCAACATTTCTATCATCTAATGGTGTTATTCTATCAATAGTAATACCACTAGATACAACAATATCTATTAATTGAACATAAAGAGATTTATCTCTTCCTATAAGTTTATTTCTTTCGTACAATGAAGCAGCATCTCCAATTTCTGTTTCAGAAGGTGTCCTTTTTCCTAACGGTTTATCTGTTTTTTTGCCTTCCGTTGCTTTAGGTGCATAAACACCTTGTATTCCATAAACTTTCCAACATGCTAAACGATGTTCTTCTTTTTTCTTTTTAATATCATTATCTATATTTTTTAAAGCTATTTTATCTTGTTTTAAATACCTACTGGTTTGTTTTACATGTCTTAATATTTCAGCAGAGTTATATTCTTCCAATAATTTTAATGCATCTTCAGAATTTGTAATGTCAATTTGTTTCATCTCTTTTTTCTCTAATAAATCATCTAAACTTATCTCTAATTTTATTATATTATCTAGAGCTATTTGAATTGTTCTACAAATTGCTATTAAATCAACACCGACACTTGAAACCTGTTGAAGAGTATCTGGATAATCTTTAGCTATAGGATCAGTTGTAGAAGACCCTTTACTCCTAACAACATTATCTGACACTCCTTTTTTATCATATTCCATATGTCCTATCCAATCGTGAGCACAGTAAAGTCCTCCAGCAAATCCTGCACCACTTAATTGAAAAACAGAACTTCCAATTTCTCCGCCAACTCTACCACCTATAGCATTACCTACTGCACCCCCCATAGCACCAAATCCACCACTTACAATTCCTTTTGAGAATTGATTCATTTCAGATATGGATTTGTAATAACTAATAGCAGCTTTTCCAAAATAACTATTTTTAATATTACCAGAAAGTGTATCTAATTCGCCTAAAGAATAGTTATATGTCAATGAATTTTTTCTAATATATGTTAAATCTAAAGATGTCTGAAAATCAGAACCGATACTATAACTCAAACTAAATTTTTCTAACAATCCTATTGAATCTTTTCTTTCACAGTAATAAGGTCTATTTAACATTAATTCTGGTCTTCCTATTATATCCATATGAATAACATGAGACCTCCCAAATAATCTATTAAAACTTGTTACTGCATACCTCTGTGCTTCAGCACCATTATCTATCATATTATTTCTTATTACTGGACCAGCATTATAACCATATCTTCTAACCATATCGGTTCTTGGATTATAATAACCAGATTTTTCTAAATCTCTTAATCTACCCAATGTTAACATAGTACCTGTTTTAAATAGTTTTGTATTGGCTTTTTGTATTCCAAGAGTTGTAAATTCTTCAAATTTTTCTTTTAGTGTTGTTCCTACTGCTAATATATGAACTTCATACATATCTAATAATTCAGTTGCAACTTTTTGTTTTGTTCCAGCATCTACAAAACTATTTGTTATATTTGTAGAATTAGCTTTTTGATTGCTTGTGGATATAGAAGAATCAGAATTGGCCACAAACCAACTTTTTAATTGATCTGTTTTTTTTAATTCGACAGTTTTACTTGCTGTTGTTAGAGTTCCTTTTTTTTGAGACTGTGTTCTTTCTAAAAGATTTAATGTTTCTGGACATAATCCATTTAATATTCTATATTGTCCTCTAGTAAACCCTTCTAAACCATATCTGTTATTTCTATCTTCTGCTATTTGACCATAAATCGTCCCATTTGTATCAGACCTAACATCAGAACATAAAAGAGTTCTCCATAAAAATCGTTCATCATATTTATCAATAGCCAAATCATAAAAATAATTAACGGTATCTTGAAAAAAAACTTGAATAGTTGTATTCATTTGATTTTTGAAAAAATCACTTTTTAAAAGCTTAAAATAATCTTCTTTTAATTGTTGTACTCTTTCTGTAATCCATACAGGAGAGACATTAAAATCGCTTCTTCTTATTTTATACCCAAAACCATCTGCTAAATATACTCCTGGTGTAAAACCTCTTTTCTTTTTAGGATCATATATTGATTGACCAGAAAGTAATGCTATATTTTGTTCTGAAAAAGGTTTTAATGCACTTTCTTCTATACCCCCTCTTCCACTAACAGAACCTATAACAGTTATATGGGTTTTTATATTTTCGGGTTTAAAAGTAAAGGTACATCTTATTCTATCTTTTTCCATAATGAAAAATGGATGATTAGCTTTTGGATTAAACATATAAGCTCTGTCTTTTCTTTCTCTTTTAAGTCCAGAATATTCACTAGCATCTATTGATCTAAATCTTATTTCTTTTTCTTTTATGATAATTGACCTGCTCTCTACTTTACCTATTTTAGTAATATCTTTTGCTAAAACATAGTCGGTAGGATGAGAGTCATACATTTCTGGTTCTATAAAAATGTCCCCCATAGGAGATGTGTAAAATTTGAATTCTATAGCAGAACATATTTCTTTTAAAGCTTCATAGCTTGTTGTTGTTGCTTCTTTTTGTAATTGAAGTTGTCCTATTGCTGTTGCAATTAATCCTTTATTCTTATCCATAAATTTAGTAGGCATTACAACAAAAGTTCTTGGTCTAAATAAGTTTATGTTGCTACCTTTAGTTTCCTCGTTTCCTCCTGGTCTATATTCTGTAGGACTTCCAGCTACAAGTTCTCTTATTTTTTCATTAGGGGAAACGTTCAAATTGTCTAGTTTACTGCTTTGTTCAGGTGTTTCTCTCCAAATAGAGTCTCCTGCAACAGTAAAACACTCTGACCAAACATGCCCTAATACATTGAAATAATTCATAAAGTCATAAGTCAAGGCTGGATGTATTCCAGCAATACCTATTGAATTTGTACTTTTACCATCAGCCCAACCAGTAAGCTTACTTTCTTTTGCTGGTTTTCCTATTGTGGGTCTTACTTCCCAAAATCTAACAGATGCATTATATCTCAATGCTAACTCTTTTCCATCAAATATTGGTAAATCTATTCTATTAAGTTGTGTATATAAAGATAACCATTCTCCAAAAGGATTGGTATTTAATTTACCTCCTTGTGGACTTATTGTGCCAGAGCTTATAAGATGACCAGCATTTGAAAATGTTGTACCATCGTTTACAAAAACATTTGTATCTTTTTTACCCCATGTTAACATAAAATCATTTTCAGCACTTGTAAAACTCCAATCTTTTTTACCTATACTAAAGTTTTGTTCTAACATATCTCTAACTTTGGCAATATCTTTTAAAGAAGCTTCTGATATTTTTGATTTTAAATTACCTAAATCTCCATAAAGAGGATTGCAGTTTTTAACTTGCATTTTTCTATATGTACTATTAGTACCAAACAATACCATACTAACCGCTCGATCTAATGTAATTCCTTTTTTACCCCAAGCTTTATCACGAATATTAAATTTCATTTTTTGATGTATATTTCTAGTAGCAGTTTCATAATTTCCAGCATTTATTAAAGAACCTTGTTTAACATACTTATCTCTTTTAAGAAAATAAAGAATATCTTCACAATGAAGATCTAATGTCATATCTTGTCCAAACGTATCAGCATCATCCCAACTAACAAGCACGCCAGTAAAAGCAAAATACCAATAAGGACTAAACCGTCCTTTCATAAAAACCATAACAGGATCTCTATAATCAAATACTAAATCACCTACTCTTTTATCAATACCACTAAAATATTTAGTTTCAAACGCCATTCGTGTAACATTAAAAGGATACGGAACATTAGGATTCCCTGCTGAAAACCAACCAGCTACTTGATTATATTGATTTAGATAATCTTTTTTTAGAAACATCTTCATCATATCTGGTCTGATTGGTTTAATTCTTTTAAATTGATCATATTCGTAAGTTGCTAAAATATCTTTATCTTCTCTCCAATTTTTAGACAAATCAGCTTTGCTTATTTCGTATTTTCCTCTTGGGTTGGATAATCTTATTCGGCAAGTATTACCGCTTAAACTATTATCAACAGTAACAGATTCAATATCTTTTGAAACATCAGCACCAAAAATAAAAACTCTACATTCTGGTACTAAATCTATAATAGAAACCCCATCATCACGAACTCTTTCAAATTCTGACGCATCATAAGAAACTCCGCCACCAGGAAATGTTCCAAAGACACTCCCCCTATCTACATCTCCCTTTGTTTGAAAAATTCTCTCTGTTCCAACTCTAACACCCATTAAGAACCGCCCCTTAAAACACTTCCTACAACAGAACCTTTACCACTACTTCCAAACATACTTAATTTTCTATCAAGTAATGTTACTGGAACTATATTTTCTATGGTGAATTCAAAATCATAAGAGATTGTTTGAACATCATCTGAAGTTTCTGGAACATCAAATTTTGTATAATATCCTTCACAAATAACTCCATCTGGATATTGTTTTGTATATATTTTAATCATTTTCATATTATAATGCTCAACTCCTTGACTATCTATGAAATACATTGGTTCTTCAGCAATATCCCTTAACCTATTTAAGAATACTCTTGGGGAATTGTTAGTATTATCACTTTGTAATCCACCTCTGCTTTTAGGACTCCATCTTTCAAAATTTGTTTTACCTCCAACCTCTGTATCATTTGGGTTATATTTATATCCTGTTAATGCTAAAAATGAATGACCAAAACTATCTCCATCAACTTGAGAAGGTATTCCTACCCAACCACATTGACCAGATACTGACATTTTTGGGGTATCTTTTCTATAATGATAAGTAACAATTGAACCTGCGGTGTGTTGAGGCTTTTGTATAAAGTTAGTACTTATAGTAACTTTTTCTGGATTAATCCACATCTCATACCAACTAAAAGCGGATTGCAAAATATTTCCTGCAATCCCTCCTAGTTTAACACCTCCAAGTATTCCACTTGTTGTTTTTTCTTGTGTCATTTTTGATGAAAATTGAAACGGTGTTAGTCCTGCCATATATTAATCTCCTATGCGTGTTGACGAACAAGATGTGTTCTTAATTTATTTGCTATTGTATCTGGATCTGAATCTGGTATTTGTAAGTAAATATTTGTAATGTTTCCTGCTTTTGTAACTTCTGTTTTTTCTCCTAATCCCCCTCTAGCACCTTCTTTTGATGTTACATCAACATTTCTTTTACTGTATACATACATTTCATTGTTTAATAGCTCACCGTCTTCTATTATTGCTGGAACACCACCTTTTATTGTACCACCTCCGTGTTTTGTATCCACCCCCCACCCAGTTCTTGTCTTGAAACCTTTTTTACCTTGTTTTAATATATAATCACCAACACCAACCTTTTTAGTGAGGTCTTCCATGCCTTTTTTTATACTTAATGCACTTTGTTTGAGAGTATTTCCAACATCTATATTTTGTTTAAAACTCTTTAAATCCATATCGGCACCTTTTTTTGCTTTGTCTATGTAATCAGACCATTTTTCCATAACATTCTTTTCGCTAGAGAACCATTTTGATGGGCTAAATACTCTCATCATTGTTCCAGCCAATTTAACAATACCTCCCGCAACCCATAATAGAGTAGGTTTTATAAATTTCCATATAACACCTATAATTGTAAAAACACTCATCATTATTCTCATTATAAGTCTTTGGATTTGCTCACCCCTTTCTTGAATAGATAGAGTTCTTTCCTGAATTTGTTTCGTTGTCATTAATTTTTTTTGAACTCTTGAGTCTTTTGCTAAAGATTTAAAATTATCTGTTTGCATCATTGTTATTCTTAATTGTTCGTCATCTACTCCAAACAATTCTTTTAACATTTTATTTTGAGTTATGAAAGCCTCTCCTTCACTCATACCTTTAGTAGCATCTCTAACATAGCTCATCATAGATTCCATTTTAGTTGCATATACATCTGTTGTTTTTGTTCCTTCAAGTCCTTTTAAAACACCTTCTTTTGTAAAACCCATTCCCGTTGCTGTTTTATATCCAAATCGTGATGCAACAATTCCTCTACCAACACTCATTTCCTTTCCTGTTTCTTTTCTATATTTCTCTCCATACATTCTTATTCCCATAAAGGCGTGCATACTATAATCCCATTTCTTTCCAAGAGTAGACATACCAGTAACTAATTTAGATAAACTGTCCCTTAAACTGATGCCCCAACCAGCTAAGTCTTTTTGTTTTTTAGCTAACATGTTTGTTACATTAGCAACTGAACGCATATCAACATTCATCATCCTAGCCTGTACTGATGCATCTGCAATTGCTTTTGAAAATTGTGTGGTTGATATTCCGGTAATCTTAGCCATTTTATCAGCCATTCCAAACATTGTTGACATATTTCTCATTGCTTTTGAAGCATCTCCTGCGGATATCAGCATTTGCTCAAAATATTGTCGTGTTTGTGATGATGATAACTGCATTGTTTGACCTATTCTATACATTTGTGTTGCCATTGCAGTATTAGCTCTAGTACCTGTTTCTATAAATGCTGATGACCATTCTTCAGCTCTTTTTCTAATTCCCCCAGTAGCTTTCATCATACCACTAAATAAATCTGCTCCACCACCTGCTCCAGTTCGTGCTTTAGCAAGAATATCAACTTTTTGTTTAGCAATCCAGTCTCCCAATGACATCATATACATCTTTACTGCCATTGTACCAAATGTTCCTATAAGATCTCCTAACATACCACCAAAAAGTGGTATTTTTTTTGCTAATCCAGAAAAGAAATCTATTGTTCCTTGATTAAGTCCTTGCAATCCGCCATCCCAAGCTTTGTGCATTAAATCCATAAATGTTGTAATTACTTTTGTTACCATTTTTGGTAAGAAAGTAATTGTACGAATAATTGCATCAATTACTAATTTCATTACATTTGCTACTGTGGATACTATTCCACCAACTCCTGGAATATTTTCTCCTAATTTTCCTATAACACTAAGAGGCCCCTTTCCAGGTGGTCCCCCTGGACCACCTGGACCACCTCCTACAAATTTAGAAATCCTTTCGAGTCTTGCTTTTTTCTTTTCTATTTCGTAAGTCTTTTCCATAATTCTTAATCTATCTTCTTCTTTTTGTAACTGTTCTTTATTTATTCCATCTATAGTTTTTAATTCTGCTTTTTGCTTTTTTAATTTTGCTATGGCTTTGTCCATAGTTATGCCTTCTTCTTTCATTATTCTAGAAATTTGAGATTCAACTTTTAACTGTGCTAGATAAAAGCTTTTAGCCTCACGAGCCATATCTTTATCATAGCCCATAATTTTGGCAGCTTTTTCTTTATCCGCTCCAGAAATATCTCCTAAATCTGCCATGTCTCTATGAAGACCATACGTCTCTGCTCTAGTACCTCTTGCAGTTTCAGAGGCGGCCTCCTTTCGAGATTCCTTTATACCTTCTAAATATTTCAATATGGAATCGGTTAATTTATCTAAATCTGCCATATAAATCTCCTATAAGCTTATTGCTGCTCCTGAAAAATTCTCTAACATTTCTTTATATTTTTCTTTAGGAATAAGAACATTTCCATTAGCATCAATAAGTCCAAGGTTATCATCATAACGAGTATCTGCAACTGCATGACTAACCCTAGTCTTACCATCTTGATAGCTAACGTCAAGAGGTTCTCCTGCTTTCTTCTTTTTCTCCATCTGCTCTTTCATACTTCGATACTGCTTATATATTTCGGGCTTAATTAATTGACCTATTAATTCAGCTTGTGGTTCTAAAGCTTCTTTCCAATTGACGTTATGTTGCATTCTTATCATATAAAACGACAAAAACCAATAATGGATGGGTAATCTTTTAACCTCTTCGGAGTATGGATTCCATTTATTGTAAAGACAGACGTAGTATCTTACGAAATTCTCGTCACCCACCAGGTTGATACAATCTTCCCAGTTTTCTGATGGGTGACTTAGGAGTTTTTTAACTCTTCAATCGCAGCTCCTCGTCTTTCTTCCATTTCGAGATATTTCTCGTATAGAATATCTATAACATTTGGAGGTAACGCTTCTAAGTATGCTCGCAAAGCTCTTCTTACAGCCACGTGATATTCCATTCTATTCATATTAAAATCTGAAAGTTTGATGTCTTCAAACCATTCATAAACAGAAACATCATCTATAGCCTCTAAAGAATAAATAATAGTACCAAACATTACAGACATCACCCTACCGGATTGAGTGGATAGGGTGTCTTTAACTTCATCTAGAGATAAAAGAGTATCACCCTGATCTAAAGCTCTTAAAGTCCACTTATGCCCAAAAATATCAAAATCCTCTGTATGTTCTCCTTTTGAGATAAGTTGTTTTAAAACTTCTTTAGGATTTTTTGGAGCACCTTGAAATTTTGTTTTCTGTGCTTCTGCAACATCCCTTCTAATTCTATCTTCAACAGTATCAATCTTATTCATAGTCTGATCTACTTTCTGATTGATTTGTGCCCTCCTTTCAGCATTAGGAAGTTGTTCTGTTGTGTGTAAATCAGGAATAGGACTTCCCATATTTTGTTGAGGTATTGTTGTAGCAATAGGTTGTTGTGGAGGTTGGTTATTCATTTGATCAGAAGTTAATAAATCTCCACTGTGTATACCTTGCCCTTGTACGGGATTTCCCGTATTCTCTTTTGGTTTCATTTCATTTGTCTCCTTAATTTATAAATACCCTAATAATTATTAGGGGTTTGCTGCTGGAGTAAGTTCGCCTGCGGTTAGAGAGTAAGGTCTTAATCTAACAGCAGTAAGTTCTCCATTTTCCAAAATAGGTTCATTTGTTTCTGCTGTTGGAATTTCTTCTCCCATAGTTGTAAACCAACACTCCTCAAATTTTCTTCCAAATACTGGTGCTCCTGTAACAGGAGAGATGTACATTTGATAAATATCAAAAGGTCTAACCTGCTGTATCAATGATACATATCTATTAACATTTACAACATCATTCACTTCAGCATTTGTTGCAACAGGATCAGCATCGTAATTGCCTGCACCACTAATCCTTGTTAATGCCGCAAGAAGATTTGAAGTATATAAAGCATATCTTTTGAGAGTTATTTTAATACCATCTATTTTACCTGGAACGCCTTCAACTGGTTCTCCTGGCCAATAAGATGATTGATGAAAATCAACTCCTCCTAGAGTTGCTTGATTATTAAATGTCCCATCTGGATAAGGTTCTATTTGATGTAATGTTTTTACATCTCTGTCTGCCGACCATCCAAACTCTTGGATATATCCAATGGCAAACTGCTGATCACCGATTCTTATTGCCATCGTTATTGATTGTATCGCCACTTTAGGAATGGAACCCTCAAGATTCGACTTCGTAGTTGCGTAATTTATAGGAAGAACTCTATTTGCGTTTGCCATTTACTTAAACCTCCAAAGATATTAAACTGATAATGAGTATGTTCCTTCAGTATATTTATGAACGTATACTGAATAGTATGAGTAAAAAATATTTACTGTGTCACGCCTATCAGTTGGCAACGTAACTTTAAGCGTGTCTATTTCTTCTATTATATTATTTGCTAAATATGTTTTAAAAAGTATTTCCAAATAATTTTGTACAACACCAGTATAATTTGGTCTGTTCTTTATTAAAGAACCTTTAAATGTTCTGTCCATTTGAGCAGCTACATCTTTAGCAATGTAATCTTTTGCAGTTATTATGTTGGTGTTATTTCTTTCTACTGTAGAATTGTCAGTTGTTAAATCATCAATTACTTTTGTTAATCCACCAGATGGTGCAAGTAAGTATAGACTACTTGAACCGCAGAGTTGCAATTGATATTCCGAATAGTAGTCATCATAATCTTCATCATATAACTCTATTCCAGGAATTACTTTATTTAGTAAAGTAGTTGTAGGAGCAATAAATGAATCCCTATAAGCTGCTACTGCGGAAGCTATAAAAGAACCATCAACAACGGCAGTCATTTCTTCATTCGTATCTAAATCATTATAGTAATATTTAGCTCTTGTTGCATTTACAAAATTAACCCTTTCATGTTGAAATGATACTGCCTTTCCTCTTAATGATCCTGAATCAGCTTCAGTTCCAACTGCTGTTCCAACATCGGCTCCCATATAAGTAACTCTGTACCTAGCATTATCTGGAAGACTCCTTTCTTCAACATGTGCTTTAAGAAGAGCTTGAACAGCAGAGGACGTTGTTAGGCAACAAACTGTTTGAATATCTCTGTATTTTATTAAATCTAATGCATTACCATAGTCGGTTGTTGTTTCTGTAGAGGGTACTTGTACAACGGCAATTTTAGGCAGGTTATAGTATCTTAAAGCGAGTTTTGAAATCATAACTAATTGATTGGCAGGAATATCATCTCCTAAATCTTCTGTTACATCTTCGTAGCTGGTAAATTCTTTATAAACATAATCGCTACTTGGTCTGTCGTATTTATAAGTAACATAATATGTTGCTCCTGGTGTTACTATACCAGATGAAGTCCATACAATCTGATCTCCAACAAGGTCAAAATGAGTTCCTTCAATATAATCTCCCAATCCTCTTTGTGAACCACATAGTATAACAGAATCAATTCCTTCACTAGTATATGCTAAATCATCTGCCAGTCCAACAGCTCCTCTTGTGACTTCTTCGTTAGAAACTTTAACGGTATCACTTGCAACACCTATAAAACAAGGTGTTCGCTGTGTGGATGTAGGGTTCGCTGAAGCAGGATTAGTTACTTCTTCAATAATTGTTCCAGGTAATCTATATCCTATTGCCATTTTATCACACCTCTTAAATCAAAAATATTTTTGCCTATCAGATTAAAAATTAAGAAAAACCAGACAAATTTTAAGGTTGCATTTTAATTTTTTTAGATTCATTTATCTATCTTTCAAGTAATCCACTACCTTCCTCAACTTCTATGTTATTTATCTCAAATAATAAGCCATCCGTAGCAAAATCCCTAAAATGGTACTCAATTAGGCTATTTATTCCAACATCTGTAGCATATATTATAGTTGTTGAGGATTCGTCCTTGATTTCTGTTTCAGAACCAGAATCAACTTCGTCTTTAGCTGGAACAATTGAAAATAATGAACCGTCATCCCCTTTATATATAAATTGACCTCTGTAAAAATGAGTGAAACATAGTTGAATCATTTCCGCAAACATCGATCTTTCTTCTGGAGAAGTTGTAAGTACAGCCATCATAATTCCAATATCAGCCATTCCAGCAAAAACATCTACTCCAACCAGATTTCCATCTGGATTTTCGAATACTTCTTGATATAAAAAGTTATCTGAACCAACAAAAACTTTCCTTTCTTTTGCTCTTACTATGGAAACAACTATCATAGGAAATTTTCTCTCCTCAAAAGGAAATTCCCTCATATTATTAATCTTTTTGTCTTTTTTAGGAACATTTTGAACAGCAAAGACTTCAGGTACTATTGTTCCATATAGTTTGTTTCTAGATGAGAAAAACTCATTTAAAATATTTACTATTACAGATTTAGTCTGCCTCTGTACCTTTTGAAATCCATACTCATATAAAGGTCCAGAAGAAACTTCTGAATGAGATGAAGAAAATATTCCCATTACATTACCTTACAATCAATATTTTTTGTGTAATCATCTAAGTAAAACGCTGCTCCAACAAAATAAGGACAAGTCTTACTGTTGTACATACAAGATGCATTTCCATCTTTATCGTAAAGGACATCTTGTTTTCTGCCTTTTCCAGGGCAATTTGTTGGATAAACTGATACACCCGTATTATCTATTTTTATTTCAGAAAGTAAAATCTCCACTTGAGAATTTTTTAATGTTTCGGATACGAGACGATTATACTCTTTTACCTTGTTCACTATACGGTTATAATCTTCTAAACCTCTTTTGAGTTTTTCTATTTTCTTCTCTAAAGACATTACTTACCTTCTTTTATGTTACCTTCTTCTTCAGCTTCTACTGAATCAATACGAATAAGATAAGGGACTTCTTGTCCATCATCTGTATATTTCATATCAATTTTCCAGAGTACATTTGCTCTTTTAGTTCTAAAAAGATTTTGACCAACTCTTTCAACAGCCTCTCTTACAGATGGAGTTAGTTTAATTCTTTTATGATGAGACATCTTGTTTAAGATTTCTGTTGCATAGTCAATTCCAAAATCTTCTTCTATGTGACCACTAACTACGTCTCTACTTATTTTATGAAGATGTTTAGCTTCAGCAAAAGATACTCTAACACCAATATCATTACCTATTTGCTGTCGTATAGCATCTGGATTAAGCCTAGCTCTTTTCCAAACTCTTAAAGCCTCCATAAAATCTAGATTTTCACTAGCATATCTCTTATTGAGATTAACAAGAAGTTCTCTTGAGCCAGAAAAAGACGATGCCATTGTTTGTGTCTGTTGTCCCATACTTTGATCGATTGCTTGTCCTAATGGGTTATTAGGCTCTTGTTGTGCTAATTGATTCAAGTGTAATGTTGCTTGTTCAACGGCTTTAGGATCTGTAGCTTGACTCATAGACTCCAATACTTTTTGAGCAGCAGCTTGTTGAACTGCTGGATCAGTAGGATTTGATTTGGAAACTTCGGAAATATATTCCTGAACTTTCTCTGGAGTAAATACAAGTTCTAAAGGGTTTTGTGCTGTTTTGTCTTCCATAGTATATACCTCTATATTAATAAATTAAGTATTCTGATAATATCGTAATTATCTCTTAAAAACGCACTCTCAAAATCCCTATGTAAAATTTTAAGTTCTGGACCGTGAGTGTGTTCTGTTAAGTTTTTTACTTCGTATTTTTGACCTTCAAATTCCCCTTGTAAAAAAACAATAATATCACCTTCGCTAATGTTTGCCTCTGGTAATGTCCACCATCTCATAGGACGGGTTGTCTTCCATCCATGTTCTGATTGATTTATTTCTATTTTAACTTGATCTCTTGATGCTAAAAATGCTGGTATATCAATAGTATGTCTTGGATCAAGTTCTGTTATTTTTACATGATATCTATATCTAAATCTTATAGAATTTAATTGAGGACTTGGACTTGCTGCATATCTTTTTTGAAATGTAGCTCTAAATTTTATTTGAGTAGTACCTTCTGGAAGACTGAAACCAGTAGCTTTTCTATTACCTAATTCGGTATCGGTATAATCTTCCATTGTTAACTCTGTCCAATTTCCCCCATCATCTGTAGAATAATAATATTTTATTCTGTTTGTGTCCGCATCTGTCTTATCTTTAGCTAAAAAGAAATCAACTTCCTTAAAAGAATCTAAAGTGAAGTTTTCAGTATCCAAATATTCTTCGGTCGAACTCGCAGAACTCATCGAAAATCGATCAGGTTCCCCACTTTGATCTTGACCCACTGATATACTATTACTAGAAAAAGAAATATCGCTAGGAGTAGATACAACGATATGATGATAACCATACTTAGTATACCCTTGAAGGTATCCTGTACCCATGCAAAGAAAGTGATCCCTGTTTGGGCTGCTTTTAATTTCTTTAGTTTCTGCATCTTCTGTTTTACTCCAACAATAACATTTTGTTAAATCATCTGGTGCAGTACCATAAAGAGTTATTGCAGAGTTTCTATAGTAAGTACAAGGAGTTCCAGCCGCTCTCATCTTTGCCCTATTTCTGTTTAGGGTTCTTTCATATAAATGGTATTTATCTATAATGAGTCTAGGATCAACTCTAAATGGTGTAGTCCACCTCATTAACAATCTCCTCTATTCTCTCGATCTTACTGGTCTTTTATATTTACCTAATAATACAGAATCTTTTATTCCCTCATAAAGATAATCTATATATCCTTGGGTATAGATATCAATCTCATCTTCAGATAAACTTTCTTTCATGTATGCATAATCACTTATTTTTTGTCTTAAAACTTCATAGCATTTTTCTTTTACTGCCTCGTCATTAACATCGTATCCTTGCTCATTAATTCCTACAAGAAATTCGTACATAGTCTCCCTTGCAATAGTACTCAATTCCTCGTTTTCTGCAATTGTTTCTTTTGAAAAAACTTCTTCTTCTGTTTCTTTTGTAAAAACTCCTTCTTCTGTTTCTTCTTCATATTCTCCAGAAGAAGAGTAGTATTCGTTTAACATTGGTCTTACTATACTTGTATATAATAATCCAAGTTCACTCACATAATCAAAAATCGCAACATTTGATTCGTAATCCACATTAGCTAACTCTTTATCAAGTTCATCCAGATAATAATAAAAAGTATCCATTGCTTCTTCTAATTCTGGAAACATTTCACTTTCTTCACTAGGAGGATTGCTGTTAACAACATCTACTAAATGTAAATAACTCTCTAATATGTTTTGAATTGTTTCTGTTTTAACTAAACCTCTTTCAGGTTGAGAGTATTGTTGCACGTCTCCCTGCTCACTTAAAAGCTCTTGAAACCCTGGTTCTACTTGTATGTTTTCTTGATATGTTTCATAATCCCCTAAGTTTATTAAACCATTTACTTTGTTTCCAAGCTCATTAACCAATCTTTCTATAATATCACTAGGAAAACCTTCCCAAGAAGATGACATTGGGATTTGTGCTGTTTTAATTAATTCCTTTAAATTATTTATTCCAATATAATCCATATTACCAGTTATCCTCATTATTATCAGTTGGTGTCGGATCGCCAGTTACAAAAACATCAGATAAACTCCAAAGAGATGCTGTTGTGCTGTCTGGAATCCTTATAGTTTTTTTAAACCCAATTAAAGGGATGTTTATAGTAAAGTTAACGTTTCTAACAAGATCTAATTCAAATTCTCCAGTACTAGTAGTAATTGCCGTTACCACTTCTGGAGATATTACTTGATCTGTTCCCTGAATTAATGCTGGAGAATCATAGGGTGTTGCATGAATATATGCATAAGGAACAGCTTCACCACTTCCTAAAACTATAGTACCTGTTAGTTTACAAGTAGCCATTTACTTATTTCCCTTAATGTTAAACTTACCGTCTATATAAACAATCATAAGATTACGCAATGCTTCTTGCAACGTCCAGCCTTCTGATCTAATCTTTTTTACAAATTGTTCGTATACAAAATAAGGCACTCTTGCACCAACGAACTTTATTTTTTTGTGTTTTTCAACCATCCATTCACCTTTTTTCGTAACAAAGACTCGTCTTTGTATCCTAAGTTATCTATTTTTATTTTTAAATCTTCTATTTTGATTTTTAAATCTTTCATTAGGGTGAACAAATCTAGTAATAAATCATTGTTATCTGTGATAATTTTTTCTACACCAGCCAAAAAATTAATTAAAATTTCTTGATTACTGCTGTTTGGATTTTTATCAGATTCATTCATTATCCCTTTTTATCATAAACCATACCTAAAAGATTTCTTCTAGTCGATTCGTATTGTAATACTTCTACCCTCGAATCACCATTTCTTAATTTTAAAGACAACTCTTCACAAGATTTAGCATCTCTGAACGACCAGGATTTAGAACTTGGTTCATATCCTCCAGCAAGCTTAGTACCTTTCAACGCAAGATACGTAGCTAATACAAGATCTCTGGTTGTATATACATCTTCATTATCATAAGTTTCATTTTTGTTAATAGAATCTTGATTCATTTTACATCTCCTCTGTGTTTTTCCGTTTAAAATCCTTTTTAGGATAATAAATATGATCACGAGGCAACCCAACAGGAGGTGGTTCTATATTAGATATTTCATACCATTTTTGATCATCGGGTCTTCTATGAATGTTATCTCCAATATTATTGTATAGATTCATTCTACCTTCATAAGGTTTGTCTATATTCATTTTCCTAAACGATACTGATTCTAACTCTTCTAGAATCTTTTCCCTTGTTATTGGTATTATTTTTATTCCTCTTTGAATGTATTGAGGATAATGTATGATACCATTTAAAATGGGAACGTCAACTTTAAAATCATATCTGTAGCCGTCATTGGGTACAGTAATATTCACAGACACAATTGCGTCAGATACAGTACCATCGTCAAACGTTCTACTTACTTGAGTTGCTATTAAAGAATAATCAGGAATATCATAAAATATGTTTATAAGAAGTTCATCAAGTACACGAGTTACTACCTCAAACAATCTTTCTTTATATAATCCTCCAGAATCAAAAGAACCTATTTCAGGAACTTTTCTATCTTTAAAATTATCCAACTCTGTTTTCAATTCTCTGATAGTATAATTCAATTCATCAACTAATTCATCCCTAAGATTTTTAATTTTTTGCTCAAGTTCAATATCAGTTAAACTTTGTTGGATTTGTTTAAGATCACTTTCAATAACTTCTTCATCCCCTATTTTATCAGATTCTTCTTTAATAGGTGGAGGAGTTATAGTAGGTGTCTCCTCTTTCTTTTCTTCAACATCTGGTATATCAATTGGAGGTGCGGCTTTTTTATTCATACTAGCCAACTTCTTCTTCAAGAGTTTTTTAACATCAATACCAAGTTGATTAAAGTATTCCTCGGTATGCTTTTGTTCTTGTTCAGTTGTTCCTGCCATAAGCTTTCCTCTTTTAAGTTATTTGAGTAGAAACTAAAAAGTTAACGAGTTCAACTAATTGAGCATGTAATTCATGCATATCTCCATTAATCATATAAACATCCAAAACGTCCTCTTCAACTTTTTTAGTCATTTCATACCAATTATCAAAAGTACTTTCGGTTTTGTCTGTTACCGAATTGAATCTTGCTATAAGTTCGTCAGAATATTCTTCATTAAGGACTATTTCACCACTATCTAAAGCTTTATAAACATTTTGAAGTTCCCTCAAACAACTTTCTAAAATTTTAAGAGTTAAATTAAAAGTTTTATTGATTTTCTCAATATCAGCTTTAGGTTCAATAAAATAGGTACCTAATAAAACTAATTCATTTAGGAACTCCTCTTCAGCTATCCCAAACTTATTTTTATTAATGTCTCCAACATTATTTAACATTAGCATCTACAATTTTATGATGAGTAAGTTTCGGATATATAATAACCGTCTTTTAAATCAGCATCAGCATCATAATCATAATAGATTACATCGTTTACTGATTTTCCAGTAAAATCACCTTTTACTAGACGATGAGCATCAAAATGAGTTGGGGTATCGCTATATTGATATGCTACTGCTACAACTTCACTAGCTCCAGGCGTTGCTGCTAGAGTAAAGTAGATTTCCAAAGCACCAGTCTCATAATTTATTGTACTCTCTTCTCCTGTAGAAGTGGATATGTCTGCTCCAGAAATTACACCACCAGAATCTGTCGCTGCAACAGGAGTACCATCGACAAGAATTGTGAGTTCTCCTTCTTCTACAATAGTTGTCAATCCTGTTGATGATGTAAAGTATCTATTAGAAGCATCTCCTACTCCAATACCAGTACTAGTTATAACTTGGTCTTCTATCATAGCTTTTTCGTGGACTAATGCCCAATCAGCATTTTCCCCAATAAACTTTATTGTACCTTTAAAATCAGCCATTTCTTCCTCCTAGATATTACTGTGCCCATTGGCAATATTTTTGCTATTAAAAAAAGATAATGAAATTATTGCATTTTTTAAGGAATATTCACATAATATTTATAGAATTGGTTAATTACTTTTATATTTTAGACTTTTTAAATTCCTTTAATTTTTTCTTTTCTATTAGAGAAATACAAGCATCAACTACGTCAGAATCATACAATTTCCCCTTATTTTTACGAATTTCTTTTATTGCTTTTTTAAATCCTAAAGAAGGTCGATAAGGTCTGTGAGAAGACATTGCTTCAAGGACATCGGCTACCGCTAAAATACGAGTCTCTATAAGTATTTCATCACCTTTTAAACCTCTAGGATAACCTGAACCATCCATTCTTTCATGATGTTGATATACTATTTCAGCAACAGGCCAAGGAAAATCTATTTCTTTTAATATTTTGTATCCTTTTAAAGGGTGTATTTTGATTAAATCAAACTCTGTATCAGACAAGTCAGTTGGTTTAGATAAAATATCTGAAGGTAATCCTAATTTACCAATATCATGGACTGCTGCCGCTATTCTTATTCCCTCAAGCATTCCATCTCTATTTTTAATTCCCATTTCCTCTCCAATATTTCTTGCAATATCAGCTACTTTTGATTGATGTCCAGCAGTATAAGGGTCACGCATTTCGACAGCAGTAGCCATAGCTTGAACAACTCCAGAAAGGGCTTTCCTGAGTTTTTCTGGTATTTTTGTTTCTAATTCTATTTTTATGACTTCTTGTTTATTTTTTATGACGTGTTCGATTATTCTATAACCATTTTCTCTTAGAATGAATTTTAAATGTTCGTCTACAATAATACTATCTTTATCTATATAAATACCTTTATTGATATGTTTCATATGTAGTCCTTTTATTTATTCGTCTTTTAGACTTTTTGGAATTAATTTTTCAAGTCTACTAAGTCTAACAGCATTGTCTATTGTTGCAAAAAGCATTTCTTTATCAAAAGGTTTTACTAAATACGTCTTTGGATTGTATTTATTAGCCTTTATTATAATTTCGTCATCATTCAATCCTGTTATGTAAATCAAAGGAGTATCTTCAAAATCCTCAAAACTGTTACTAATTCCACTGTCTACCAAGATAACATCGGGACTACTCTCTTCTATAGTTTTCGAAACCAGTTCTAAATCATTTGAAATCACTATTATTTCATTTTCAGAACCGCTAGTAACATACATATCAATTATTTCATTTACATCTGCGTTTTCACTCTCAATTACAAGTATTCTCATAATAAACCTACTTCCACAAAAGTTTTAATAAGGCAAATGACACGATTATTACTGTTTGTACTACAATAAAAATCGTTACTATTTGCGTTTTAAACTTTTGAAGTTCTTTATTAGATTTTTCCAATTCTTCAACTCGATGTCTTAACCCGTTTTTGCCGTCAACACCCATAAGGACAACCTCAATTGTTTTCATACGATCAAGCATTTCTCCAACTAGTTTGGAATTTTCTTTTTGGTTGTCGTTAAGTTCCTGGAGTTCTTTTAACACTAAATCTCTGTAAGCTTTTTCGACATCTGATTTACTATATTCGTTTGACATTTTCTATTTCCTTTTCTTCCTTCTGTCTGTTCTTTTTGAATAATTTTTTGCACATGAAACATCTTTAATAAGAATTATAGCTATAAATTTTTGCTTATCGATTGTACATCCCCTTGTTCTTATCTCTAATAATTTGCAAATATTATCCTTGTTGCAGAACTCGACATCAAAAGATCTTCTTTCTCCTTTATCTATTGCGGATATAATGCTTTTACAGCCTTCTTCCGTTACACCAATATCATTAAGATGTACTCCAACCATATCATTGATATTCTCACATTCTGCTATATTACAAAAACTGGGATTAACATCTTCTATAATCAAATCTTGAGAACAAATTGCAATGCCTTCAGTAGTTAATTCAACCAAACGTTTATACCGATTTTGACTAATTCTTAATTGTTCAACTGTCTCTTTTTTAGAAGTAACATTACGTTGCATACCTCTAAATCCTATTATTCTGTTGTCATTAGAGTTTTTTAAAACATCAACAGATGTTTCGACCCATATTTTAATTCCATCTTTTCTTATAACTTGCCAATCAGTAATTTCATTTTTTTCTTCAGTTTCATAAACTTTACTAAATTCTTTATAAATTTTTTCTGCTGTTTTTTCGTCTGTATATTCTTTATAATTCATTCCAAAAAGTTCGTGTCTTGAATATCCATACATTTCACAAAGAGCACGATTAAAAAAAGTTAAATTACCTTCTAAATCAACTTCATAGTATCCCTCATCAATACTCTCTAAAATGTTTTCATATTTATCTTTTGACTCTTCCAACCTTCTTTCTAATTTATTAAGTTGTGTTGTTATTTGTTCTATTTCATTTAAGTATGTCATTTTATATATCCTATCTACATTAATTTAAAAAACTTATCAAATGAACTGATTTTTAATAAATCAAACAAACCTTTATTTATATTTATCAAAGACACTTCTTTATCAAAAGATTTTTGTTTTTTTACCAATGCTACTAAAACACCTAATCCAGAAGAGTCCATACATTTAACATTTATCATATCCACAATTATATCTCTATCATTAGGAATTTCTGTTAATAATTCTTTTTTGATTTTCACAATATTTTCTATACATAACGCATCTTCTACCACTATTATATATTTATCGTTTTCTATTTTTATTTCCATTTTTTGATTTCCTTTTTTCTTCTGTTGAAGAAAGTTCTTCTTGATAAGCAAAAGAATTTATAAGTTGTTCGTTTGTTAGCTTACCTTGTTTTATTAATATAAAACCCAACAAACCTCCTTCGTGTCTTTGAATGTTAAGAGCTGTACTAACATCCTCCCTTGATACATATCTAAGTTTTATTAAAATTTCCCCAACTTTTTTATTCATTATTTTTTCCTTACTTACCATTATTATCAAAATCATTCAGATAATTAATCGCATCTTCATATTCATCATACACTTTAAATAGGTTATACACGCTTAATCTTTTTGCAATTTCATATGATCTCCCTCTAAAACCATAAAAGGCGAGAGATCTATTACATTTTTTAAAATGTTCTGAAAGATGTATAAATACACCTACTCCAGATGAATCGAATAAACTTAATTTGGAGCAATCTAGTATTGCATGTAAAGTTGTTTCGTATTTATTACAAATTATTTTATATGTTTCGAGAATGTTTTTTAAAGTATTAGGGGTATTGTATATTGTAAGTTCTTTGAAATTTAATTTAATATTTAGAATGTTGTTTATTTTATCAAAAGAAATTGAATTGTCTAAAGAAACATCTCTTTTTTCTTTTTTATAAGGTTCACTTAATCTTTCAAGCCAATCACATGGTTTGTTAGAATTATTAATGCTATCAATCCCATCATTAGTGAAAGCATTAAAAAAATTAGGGTGTCTTTCCCAATCATATTTATGTTCGGAAACCAGGTTGTTATTCTCAAATTTATTTTCGAGTAAAGTTTTTTCATACTTCATTACTTTAATCTCCCGAATTTATCTCAATTATATTTAATCTTTCACAATCAAAAAAATTAAAAGGAGCCACTTCTGCTGAAACTATGTCGGGAAACAGATAAACACCTCCGTCTATATAACTATTAACAACAAGTTCTGTACAAACAACCGCTTTTTTATCGGCATCTCCAACTCTTTTTAATTTAAATAGATATTTTATTAATAATAATAACAACTGTTTATATGAATAATGTTCTCCTTCTCTTTTTACAGCAGATTCAAGTATTTTTCTATGTATTTCATCATTCATCCCTTTGTATCGTGCTATATATAAAAGTACATCCTCTTTTTTGTATTCTTGTAGTTGTTTAATCACAACTCCAATGAAAGTTGCTTCTATCGTAATCCCGTTTCCTAAATATATTAATGCATGCGAGGCTTTGTATTTTGATTTAATTTTTTTAAAAAAGGTTTCTTGGAAATATACAATAAATCTGCTTATTATGTTTTTCTTTTTGTATATTAATAATATATCGCTATCTTTCAATAATTCTTTATATTGTAAATACTCGCTCATTATAATTCTCCTGAATGATTTCGTACATCATTTTTAGTACGTCATAAATACGCAGTCTTACTTTTAATCCTTTCTTAAACATCATTTAAATGTTCTCACATAAAATTCTAATTCAGCATTTATATCTTTATCATGCAATACTCTTAATCTAACTTGATTTGCATATGGATTTTCAGAATAATATTTAACATATTTAGGAGGAGCTTCAATTTCATAATGCTGATTTTGATACCATAATCGTTTGTGTTTTACAAATGTCCAATTTCCTCCGTATGCCGGTGGAATGTTTGGAGCCATTATAACATATACTTCTATTGGAAATTCTCCTGCTGATGAACTTATAAGTTGTATCCCACCTCCATCTAAGTAATAGCTAAAACTTGGCGTTATAGTAATTTCTGTTACTCCTGTACTTGTTCCCAAGTGTGTTGTTCCTGTTGATGTAGTAATAGTAACATTCTCTCCCGTATCTTCTCCATAATCAAGACTGTCGGTATCTCCAGTAGTGAAATATATAAAAGTCATTGCGAGAGTGCCTTCAACTGGTCTTGGTTTTGTTTTAGGAATGCCAGTCTCAGGTTCAATGGGAGCTATTGTTTGATTAGAAGTATCTTTATAGTTTGTTTCAAAATCGATTAAACCAGTAGAGGTATCAATACTGTTAAGATGGCATTCATATCTAAGGTTTCCGTCTGTTACAAATATTTCATAGTACTTGTCAGAGTTTTCGGTTTCCTGCCTAAAATTGTACTGTACTTTGTTCAGTATTGATTTTGTAGTACAAATAGCAATGAATTCATCATATTCCATTAATTCTTTATACATTATTTCTTCTCCACATAACTAAGAACATACCCTTTAGCAGTTAAATCACCAGTACCATTTCTTCTCTGTTGAAGAATTCTAATTCTACTACCTTTTTGATAATTTAAATCTAGATAAAGTGTTGATATGTTGTTGACATAGCTAAAATCTATATCTTTCATTGTGATACCGTCATCATCTACAATAACTTTCTTTAGGGAATTTAAAGGAGCTTGAAGAGCAACTTCATCATCAATTTTTACTCTTATTTTCTCAAGATTATCACATTTATACACAAACTCAGAGAACCATTTTTTCTCCGACCCAAAATCTATGTCATAAAATTCTGTCCAACCATCATCAGTACATTCGTGTGTAACATCTCCACTAGTAGAATCATATTCCCTTCTAAATCTATCTGATCTAAAAACATTATCTTTTATTTGGTTGTTGGCATTGGATGTATAATTAGCTTCATAGTCAATTACACTTGAAGCATGGCGCACTTCGTCTATGTAACATATATATAATAGATGTTCTCCATCTGGAGCAAACAAGGTATAATATTTAGCTCCTCCAGTAGATGTTATTATATGCTGATATTGAAGATTCTTTGTTTCAGAATCTAATACATGAGACTTATATTCAGTATATGTTAATTTAAGTTCCATCAGTAAACTTCCCTAAATGATAATGATGCGTGCATCGTTGATGATGTTCCTAACGACTTTCCTACTAAAACCAGGATATCTCTATCTCCAGAATAATTAGACACAAGTTTTAAAAGCATTTCTGGTACTTCGCTTGCTAACTGATTTCTATCAGCACCTTGACTAGATACAAACATATCTTCTATTTCTTCTCCACCGCTATACGCAGATGCTGTTATATCATATTCAGCAATTGAATTTGTACCAGCAGATACCCAGGATGCTCCAGTAAGTGTCGCTCCATGAATAAGTTTAACATGAACCAATGTATTTGATTCATTGTATGTTTTAAAGGTTAATGGTAATATTTGTGCTCGTTTATACGTTTCTTTCAATCGTAAAGCGATAATAGGTACATACGTTGCTCCAACAACACGGTCAGCGGCACCTGTCGTAACACTCCTTGTAACACCTTTGGGGTTATACCCTCCCTCACTCTCAATTTCAACACATACGTTATCCATATATGTATTACTTGCTGTAGAAGATGTATTTTCTATTTCATATCGTAGTGGTAGATTAGCTGTCTGCATATAAACTTTATCTATAATATTAGCATGTAGAAATTGGTGGATATAGTAGAATTCTCCATCTATACTAAATCCCATACGAACACGTCCCATACCTAACCACTGAATGTCCAATATAAATATTTGACCTTTAGATACATCTACTGTAATAGCACTTTTACCAGTACCATCTAAAGTATCTATATTCCAGTCATCTTGTTGTACTTTATTTTCTACAACAGAGCCAGTAGTATAGCTCCTTTCTACTACATACAAACCGCCAGTAGATGTTTGTTCAAAAAATACACCATTATAATCATCAAAGTATCCAATTCTTTTTACAACACCAGCTTTTTCAGACCCCATTATTCCTGTCATGGCAATTCTGAGAGAATTATGTTCATAAAATGATGTTAAATACGTATTACCATCAGGTACACCTATAGCAACAGTCCATTGATATCCAATAATTTCTATAGACTCAACGATATCCCATCTTAAACTATCTTGTATATTTTTAAATAAATATTTGAATTTAGTACTTTCTTTTCTATTTTTAATTTTATTATAGACTTTTTCTACATCTTCTTCTTTTCCGTAAATTCCAATCTCTTTATAGAATAATTCTATATCTTTTTTTGAATGTAATGATAGTATATAAGCTCTGCTACATTCTTTACCATTACATTTAGGAATTTTTGAATGTATGTTTCCATGTATTCCAAACTTTAGTAAAAGTTCCTTTATATCTTTCACGAGTTGTTCTGAAATAGAACAATACCCAATCTCATCTTTAAACGCCCATCCATCAGTAGAATACAATCGAGAAAGAAACGTAGTTATAATTTCTTTTGGAGATTCAAATATATCATTTGGAATAAATTTATATGCGGAAGATTTCCCCAATAATTCAACTTTTCGTAAAAGTTTAGTAATTCCATTTTTTCCCTTTCTACTTCCATTTTTATAAACTACATGATAAGAATTACTATCGCCTTTCTTCTTTTTCAACACACAATCATATTGTCCTACTAAAGACTCAAATTCGTCTAATTGGCTTCCTTTGTTTTGACTAAATGTTACATGATGTGCAGATATTCCACCATCTCCTATAAGATAAGCTAAAATTTTAGCATCTGATTCTGTTAAATTATTATTAGTTCCAAAAATTGGTAATGTATCAGCTATAGCAACAAAATCTCCTATTTTAATATTTTCAAGATTAGTCCATTCCTTAATATTGAAGTGTGGTTTATTTCCTTTTTTCCAAAAAGTTTTATAATATTTTTTTCCTACCCACAGTGGATGTTGAGCATTACCACATAATTCATTTCCAGATTTAGTTTTTATTTTATATATAGGTTCATAAGCATTCCATTCTGCTATAGCATCTACTTCTATTCTTTTTCCATCTCTAACAGTTAAAAGTTTAAACTCTGTATCAACTAAATCTTTAGCTTGTATTCTTCTACCATCAGCCAATGGTATATAATCAGAAGCTAATCTGCATTTACCTGGCTGATAATTAAAATACTCTTTAGTTTGTCGGATTACTTTATCACCATTTGCAGTTGTACATTCCAATCTTGTAGAAGCCTCGTTACTTCGATAAGTAGCTGTTCCTCCACCAGTAAGTACGTTATTCCAAAATAATGGTTGGTCATTAAAAATTTGTGTTGAATCAAATAATGAATGAGGATTGCCAGTTCTTAATCGTGAGAAAGCATCAAGGTTAAAACTATCTGAAAACGTGGTTGTAACAGATATAGCACTATCCACACCCCTAGATGCTCCATCAGCATAATTATTTATATAGTCATCATAATCAGCAGTGCCATATTTTATTATTGTATAATAAGTAAATTCGTTAGATTGCCTTACACGAACAGTAAGATCGCTAACATCACTTTTAAGAGCGTGGTCGTATCCAAATTTAGGATTTGCATCTATTATAGCTTTTAAATCTAACCATTTTGGTATTTCTATCGATTGTACTATACTTCCTGACGCTGCCATATTATCCCTCTGACCTTACAACCATACCTCTTTCAAGAGTTAGGTTTGTTTGATTGGCTTGTGCTTCTATTTTAAAATAATCTGTAAATTCCATACCACCTGGAAATGTTAGAACAAGTACCTTGCCCTGACTTTCTGTATGAATAAAATCAAGGTCAGCTACTCCTGGAATACTTGTATCAAGTTCATAGTCTCTGTAAAGTTCATCTAAATAAAAACCATCCATTATTAAATTATCATCAACAGTTACTTTTATGTTTATATTATTATTATCAAAAACACATCTTGCCCAGATGATTTTTTGTGGTCTAGTAGATGTTGATATATTATAAATAGTATCATAAGAACCATTAGTGAGATTTTGATCTTTCGTCATCTCCTCGTATCTGAGATTCTCACCTGTGAGTTTAACTTGAACAATACCGCTTTTAATATTACAATCTAATGAGCGAACACCTTCTCCATATTCTTCTGATTCATCTTTTGTGGTTACACCAAGTCCCTCAGAACCGACTATACGAATAGCAAGTGATCCAGAAGATGTATCTACAAGAAGAACATCTCCTGTTGATGAGTTTATTAGTATGGCTTCTACTTCTACTACTGGTGTCATAAATTTAAATTAGTATGATTGAATACACTATCAAAAATTGTCCGATAGCATATGTACTCCATACCACAACTCCCTCATATTTAATTGTTTTTATATATTTATCTATTATTATAATTAAGTCAGAAATCCAAAATAATAATGCACCTATTCCAATAAATAATCCTGTTGCTTTCATAGAACCATAATATATATCTATAGCTAAAGATGTCATAATACTAATAGTAACCATATATACTGCTATGCCTATTTTCTCTTGTAGAGTTAATAACTTTGGATATATTTTTTGATATATTAATACTAAAATTCCAAGTAAAATAATAAGTACAAATATGACTTTAAAATTCCATTGTAAAAGAAGTATGAAAGCTATTACGTAGCATATATGTGTTATTATAAAGAAAACTCCACCCTCCAATAGAGACTTAGATAGTAAGAACATATCTCCTATTAAAGAAAAAAGAAGTCCCAACATTATGCAAAACATAAAAACAGTTGGATGTGTTATCATATGTAATATAGCAATAACAAGAAGTACTCCTACAACAAAAGGAGTAATCATATTCTCAAGTATTGGAACTGGTTTTATCTTAGTAAATATTTTAATGCCAAAAGAACTAAAAAATAAAATCAATAATATTATTAATGTTGCAGTCATTCACATTCCTTATTCTATAAAGCTTTTTGCCAATATTTCCATCGTTTGTCTTTAACAATTCTATCTGTATCGCATTCCCAAACTCTTTTTACAACTTTACAGTCATATCGTCTCATAGCTTCTCGTCTCTTAAAATAAGAATCTTCGCCTTTGTATTTTACAAAAGTTCCATCTTCACAAACATAACAAGCTGTATAACCTTTGTTACGTCCATTAACCTCGTCAGAAAAAACCAAAGTGTATACAAGCATAAACAAAATACCTAGAACAAATATAAGTATCATTGTCCTAAATATATTACTTTCAAACATTATCTATTACTCCTTTTTATTCTATAAAGAGATCTTTGTAGTTCCTTAATATCTTGTCTAAATTCTTGTTCTCTCTTTTCTGAATTTCTAAATTTCTCTTTAAATAAAATTTCAATTTTTTCAATCTCTTTATAAAGAGAAGTTTTAATTTTAAAAATTTCATCATTGATATGTTTTTGCATATCTTTAACAGTACCCAGAGATTTTATTGAAACAATATCTTTTTTAAGTTGTTCAACATCCTTAAAGGACTGCTCCATCTTATAAGTCATCCTCACACCATAAGCAAAACCACCAGCAACAACAATAATAAGTGATATTATACTAAATATATTAGCTTTCCACCAAGGTTCTTTTTTTGTTGTCATTTATCTTCCTCGTTTACTGTTATTTCGACCTATTCCCAATCCTGGACCTTTTCCTTGTCCTCTACCATCGAATGGTCTATTAGGTATTTTTGGTCCTTTATCAAAATAGCCCATATCCTTAAATGTTTTCATATCTTCTTTGGAACAACCACCAAGTCCTCCACCAGTCATTGGTCCTTTTCCTCTCGGTCCTGTTTTATCTCTATTTGGCATTTTAATACCTCCTATATTATTATTTAAGTTCTAACCCATTCTATTGAAGAAGTTCTCCCACTTGTCCTTGTTATTGTACCAGTAAGAGTTTCTCCAATTATTACATTACCATCATCATCATATTGTTTATAAACTATTTGACTTATTCTTCCACTTGTTCTAGTGTACTCAACACTTCTAATTTTAGTGCTTTTACCAGAATCGGTGTAATATATAACAGAAGAAATTCTTCCTCCAATCCTTTCTATTTCACAGTAGCTGTCTTCTGCTATATTATGTACTAATTGGTCAAGTGACCTATGCTGACTGGCTGTTATACCACCAGTACTCGAATTAAAATTTATTGTTACTGCCCCAGTACCTTCTGTACCACCCGTCCATTCTATTGATATATCATCTCCAGCTATTATATTTGTAACTAATGCCTCTCCTGTAGAAGAAGTTATATTTATATCTGAACGACCTATTGTACCATCTTTTATATCTTCAGTTTCTAAAGAATCATCTTGGACTTGAGTACCAGTAACGGTCTCGTCCATAATTTGACGGTCTCCCCTGATTTTACTTCTAGACAATTCTTTTATCTCCCAAAAGAAATTCCATACATTCAAATATAGATTTTTCCTTATTAGTTAAATAATGTTTTTTTGTAATTCTATATATCTTTACCCCTTGTAAGGAATCTTTTATTTCAACTTCTCTTATATAATCTTTAGTTTGTTGAGATTCTTTAATGTGATACTCTTCGTCAAATTCAATTATTTTGTTAAGTTCTTCTACATAAAAGTCTAAATATCTAAATCCATGTTTACTATTAACAGGAACAATATATTCATTATTTTCTTCATTTACTCCATTTGTTGAATAATAAACAGTATAATCATTTAAGTACTCTTCTAAACTATTAAAAAGTTCTTGTGATTCAATTGAAAATCTTGGTGCATAATGCATCCATTTACCATATTTCATTTTTGTAGTTTGTATTACTTTTCGCCTAATTTCTTTTGAAGACATTGGAGTGTCTCCACCATATCTTCTATTATTTGTAGCTTTAACTTTCTCTTTTATCTCTTCACATTTTAATGGGTTATCTACACCATAATTATTTATATAAGATTCTCTTTTCTTTAATTTTATATTTTCGTTTTGAGATGGATTCTCCACTCCATATTTATCTATCATAGTTGTTTTTATTTTATCTTTAATTTCTTTTGATTGAAAGACATTAGTTACCCCGTATCTGTCTTTGCAAGTTTTAGCGTGTTTGTCTTTAATTACTTTCGATTGCATTGGGTGGGTAACGCCATAGTTTTTAATTAGTGATTTTCTTATAGTAGTTTTAACTTCTTCAGATTGGAATACATTATCAACACCATATTTACTCTTAACACTATTTATAGCATTATCTGTAAAAAATCCAGTTGTAACACCATGATTCCTTAAACACGTCTCTCGTTTTTTATCTTTTATTTCCTCTAATTGAGATATATTTTCAACTCCATACTTTTCTAATGTTGTTCTCTTTCTCTTCTCCTTATTATTATAACTTAAACTCCCATATTTTTCTATTTTAGACTTCCTTGCCTTTTCCTGTACTAATTTATTGTGCATTGGAAAACAAGAAACACAAATGGAATAAACTCTACCATTTTTGTCTTCCTTTAGATTATCTGAAGTATTACAATATTTACACTTTTTATTCATGTTACTAATATGACTCATTTATTCCTCTAACAACAAAAGTTTACCTTGTTGCGTTTTATTATTATCCTTAGTATCAACCTGTATGTGTAAAAACAAATCATGTACTTCTCTAAACTTCTCATCATACCAGACTACACGAAACACAGTATTACTGTCAATACTCTGATAAACTCTTATTCTACCACTCAACTCAGCATCACGAATCATAATCATTAGGTTTGCCATTTGAAGTGTGTATACTAAATTTTTAAGTGGTAGGGTACGAACACATTTCTCCCCTCTGAATATTCGTATAGTCTCCGAGTCATACTTCTTTTTCTTAACAGACGAACAAGAGAGTATAAGAATAGAAATTAAAAATGTTATAATCTTTTTCATCTAAAACCCTTTAAAAAAAGGGCTTGGCTTTTACAATATTTTCCAACCATTTGGAAATTCGCCCTTTTCTTCATATCTTCTAAATCTACCATATAAAGTAGCAGGCTTTATACCTATATCTATAGCTGCGTCTTTTATACAATCATATACAATATTATTAATCATAACTTTTTTTGCTGTAGGATTTTTACCGCCACAGAAATCTCTGTTTTCAAAATCACCCCTTCTCCATCTATTATACATATTATCAGAACTTTTTTTCAATCTATCTTCTGTCCAAGCTTCCTTACGTTTTTTGAGCATAGTATTTCTATAAGTTTTATTACTCCATATTCTTTTTTGAGCATTACTCATATTAAGTTTAGATTCTTTTGAAAATTTTCTATCTTTATTGGGTCCCTCATTACTAGTATAATAATTATATAATCCTAAACTTATTTTATTCCTTGTTTCTTTTGATGGAATTCTACCTTTAGATTTTTTACCGCTTTTCTTTAACTTCTCTATAACCTCTTCAGATGGTTCTTGTAACCCTTCTCCACCTTTAGTAGAATTATATCCATATATTTTATTATTACTATTATAAAATTTTATACCCTCTATCTCACATTTAATTAGTTCTTCTTTAGAGTAAGTATAACCTAGTATCTCCCATTTGAAATTTCTCCACCCATACTTTCTAATAGCATTATAAAAATATGTGTTTCTTTTGGATTTAAGAGCATTTCTTTTATGTTTAGATTTTCGCTCATATAACTTTTGTCTAGTTTGACCTATATAAATTTTATTATTCAATAAATTAGTAGCCTTATATATTAAACCATAGATTTCCATAATAAATTAATTATAAAAATATTTTCGGGGTTAGATTTTATCTAAATAAAATCAATGATACTAATCACTGTCCCCCGTTAATATTAAAACTAAATTACATAATCTACGCCTATAATTATTATTTTATTAATAACGATAGTCGCAGATGACCTCATCTTCCTGACCAGGTGTGTTGAGAAGAGGACTACTAAAGGTAATAGTTGTTCCACTGATTGTATAATCAGCACCAGCACCTTCAACTTGTCTTAATCCATTTAAGTATACTCTAACTTCGCTGTTACTTGTTGGCGTATTAGCTAAAGTAACATTTGCATTGTTATGAGTAACTGCTGGGTTTTCTCCCCAAACTTCTGTATAACCAATTCCAGGAGTAGAAGCAGCAAGTTCTTGTAATGCACCCTCAACACCAGTAGATGTAAAGTATCCACCAACATCTATTATAGGCACATCATCAGCATTAACTTGATTTGCACCAAGACCCCAATCAATATGGGTATCATTAATACCATCAGCACCGATATCGAAAGTAATTGTGTCTGGGTCAGAACCTGTGATAGTAATAGGACCACCACTTGCTAATACTAGAGTATCAGAAATTGAATCAGCTACTGGATCTGTTCCAGTAGGAACATCAATTGTGGTGAATGCTGTAGTTGCGTAAGTTCCACTGTGGTCGTGATCATCAATTGTTTCTAATGCTGTTTGTATGTCAGAATCACCAGCACTTAAAATACCATCAAAATTGGTAGTATCTGTTGGCACATCACCAGCACTAACTTGATCAGCACCAGTACCCCAATCGATATGATAATCTTTGATTCCATCAGTAGCAATATCGAAATCTACACTATCTGCTGTCGCATCACCAGTAATTACTATTACACCACTACTGCTTTGTAGAGTGAGGGTATCAGTATTACTATCTGCTTCAGGATTTGTTCCAAAATCAGTTGCTATTGTTCGGAATGTGTATGTTCCTGCAAGACCAATACCAAGTTCTTGTAATGCTCCTTCTACTTCTGTTGCGGTATAATAACCACCAGAATCCACTATAGGAACATCAACAGCACTTACTTGTCCAGCACCAGTACCCCAATCGATGTGAGTATCTTTAATTCCGTCAACAGATACGTCAAAATCAATTGTATCACCAGCAAGACCAGTAATTGTTAATGCTCCACTTGAAGTTTGAAGTGTTAGTGTGTCTCCTTGTTGATCTGAAACAGCATTAGAACCATTAGGTACAGCAACTGTTCCAAAGTCATTTGGATAATTCACAACAGGAATACTTGCTTCAATTTCTTCTAATGCATCCTGAACATTTGTTGCAGAACCGCCGTATGTTCCACCAGTATCTAATGGTACGCTTGTAGCATCTACTTGATTTGCTCCTGAACCCCAATCGATATGAGTTTCATCTATCCCATCAGCCTTAACTTGTAGGGTATCACTAGATATTTCAATAGTATCGTTATCAACATTAACTGATATTGTCATACCAGTTATATCAATACCATCACCGCCAATGTATGTTCCAACACCAGAAAATTGTGCCCAAGGAATATCGTGGGTATTAAGAGTAAGTTCTCCGTCTCCACTATATCCAGAAGGCTTGGTTACTACCCAATGCGTACTTTCGTGATCATATCCATTCTCAACAAAAGTAGCATTACCTATAGAAACTTCAGAAGAAGGTTGACCGTCTTGGTCATCAGCTCTTACCATTCCTCCAGCAGCACCAGTACTGGTTACTATGTATATACCATTCTGTTTCTCATCAGCCTGGTCTTTAACAAGTACTCTATCGTCAACAGCAACTGTATGTCCTCCTAAATCAAAAACAGAAGCTCCAGTAAAGTCAACATCCGTGAATGACCCAGTACTGTTACCACCTCCAGAGGCGTTGTATGTACCTACACCTCCAGTAGAAGTAGTAAACTGTACAGATTCTTTCCACTCAATTCCCCAAGCTGCTTGCTGATCGACATACCATTTTGACGCTACATCTGAATCATTAGAGGGCTGTAATTTTATACCAGTTATGAGTGCGTCTTGATTTCCATTTGTAATATCCCAATCTGAACCATTGAGAAAATCTTGTTCGAGACGACCTACATCTACAGTATAATCCATTATCTGGGTGTTACCCCTGATTTTCGTACTCGCCATAATTTTATCTCCTATAAAAAATTTATCTAAATTTTTTAGTTCATATAGGTCATCTCATCTTATATTAATTTAATTTGTCTGTATTAATGTATGAATTGGTTTCATATATTAACACAAATTTTTTCTTATTCAATCTTAAATAATAAAAAGATTTTACTGGATTTTAAGGCAAGTGCAGTAATACTAGACTGTTTTTTCGTACTTAACTACTAAATAATCGCCTACCGTTAACTCTAAATCATTACCAAAAGTTATCAATGTTCCACTAATAGTGTAATCCCAAGAAACATCATTAACTAAATCTAATCCATTCAATTTAACAGTTTCTGAATTGTTTATTGGAGTATAGGTTAAATCAACCTGACCCGTTGAGGTTATTGCTTGTGTTACCGGAAATTTTTCAACATACCATTCAGCATCACCTGTAGAAGAGACTATTCCAGTAGCACCAATATATCTATAACCATATATCCACAAACCATTTATATCATAAAAAGTTGTTTTAAAATGATTTGCCTCATCTCCAGAAATGAACAATATTCCAGAAGTGTAACTATATGCCCAACACGGAGCACCTCCAGTTCCAGCATGATAAATTGTTGATATTTCTGTTCCACCAGAATCTGGATCACCATGAAATAATTTTGCCACATAACCATTAGATGGATCACCACCATCTCTTATTAAAGCTGGTTGAATCCAGTTTTCGTATATCGGACTAGAATTATCATTATATGTTGTTCTAGCAACATAAGCACCATAATTACTTGTAACATCAGCAGTAAGCCTTATTTTTCTTTTTTCTAATATGGTGGGATTATTAGTTACATTTGTGTCAGCTTCAGAAGGATTTGTAGCTGGAGGTATATCATTAAAGCTCTGCCAAATTTTATTAAGCGGAGTAATAGGTGCCCATCCAAATAATTCGTTGAACCAGTATTTGCTGTCTGTGGTACTTTCTATTTGTTGAGTTAATTTACTAACAATTGATAGTTTTTCTGAATCAGAAAAAGCCATTGATTATTTTTCCTCTAAAACTTCCTCTAGATCAATATATAGTTGTTCCAAACTCTTTTTAGAAAGAGTCTTTACTATTAGTGTTGAATCTGAAGTAGCTATACTTATAGTGAATTCGTTATCTGATTTTTTATTAACTTTTATAGGTTCATCAAATATCATATTATTGTCCTTTATAAAGATTCTATTTCATAAGAGAAAGCCAGCCAACTGTTTTTAAGAAGTTCCTGATTACGGCTTTCTTCCCAATATCTAACAATGAGTGCTGGTTTACTAAATAAATAATCTCGTACAGTAAAGAAATGATCTAAATTTGCTACTAATCTTTCCATAGCTACAATGTCCTCTTCCTCTAATTCACGAGCATCTATTCCGACATAAGGTTGACCCATTTCATCCTTTGGTTTATCTAAATGATCTTCATTTAAGCCAGAACAAGAGACTAATGTAGGATAACCTTTTTCATTTAATTTATATATAATATCTAATATACCATTATCTATTTCAGCATCTAAATTTTTATTCACAACATTTTGTAGACTTTCTGGAAATTCTTCTACATCAACATCTATAACATCTTTTCCAGTATCTGCTATCTTAATAAGATTTTTAATGTTTTTTATGTTTCTAAAATTCATAAAAATCTCCTAATTAAAAGTAATACTAAAACTTGTTATTCTCTCACTTCCAGTAAATCCAACTCTAATGTATACTGTATCAGAACAGTTTACAATATTGTTTGTCCCAAAAGTGCAATCAATATACCCAGAACCAGATCCCACTCTACACCCACCAGAGACAGGGTTTCCGTTATTCCAATCACTTGCGTTATAATCATCTAAACAATCTATCCAAACAGTTCCTCCACCGCTAGTTCCATCCCAAGCTTTTGCAAGTTTCATCTCAAGTGAGTTATAACTTCCAACTATATTTATTCTAAAATTAGCACTTGCTGTACCATCGTGTTCAAACTGTCTCCATAAGAATACTTCAGTATTCATATAAGAACCAGAGTAATCTGGTTGACTTGTTAGGTTTGGGGAATATATCGTAAAATCTGTAGTATTTCTCTCACATCCACCACATCTAAAAACGGCATCCATTATCCCCACATCAACAGTAGAATCCCAGGATTTCGCACCGCCCGAATCAAAGTTTGCTGTAGAAGGACATCTCCAATCTTCATAATCAAATCTTTCTATTAATCTGGTACTAGAATTTGTTCTTGTATTTACAAGTATGTTTGCATTGCTAGATGGAACCCATGAACCATTTGTCCAATCTATAGGTCTTGCATTTATATTTGCAGTTGTTGTTACAGAACAAAAATTGGATGCATTAATAGCCCAATTCGTCTTATTATAAGAATCGTTTGCATCATCATATGCATAAGTCCATCCAGTTAAATCCGAGCCAGATAAATCTAATGTTGGTAATCCATATTCACTACCTTCAATATCTACTTGATTAAGAGGATATGTATGATAATTTAAATTATCAATATCAGTAATATCAACCGTAAATTGACTTCCAGTTGTATAATACTCAACGCCAGACAAAAATCTTGTTACAACACTTCCAGCAGTTTCTACTATAGTAACACCGGACAATGTTGCAATAGTTGGATTAGGATCATAAAAAGTAGCTGTTTGTGTTTTGGTATAATCAATGTCATTATGATGAATCATTTCTACCGTAATTCTTCCACCACTTGATATTATTAAACTTATAGATATTGTTATAGTAACAATACCTTTATACTTGATATAATCCGTATCCCAGGAAGTTACTTGTATTCTAATGTTATCTGAAGTATCATCATAATTTCCTGTTATTGCCGGAGTTGTTTTAGTAGCTACTTTTGTAATCTCATCAGCATCATAAACATTCACCTCTAAGGTGGAAGTTAAACTATCAAAAAGACATTGATTTGTTGTTGTATAACTCCAAGTCGTTGATTGCGTTGCAGGATGAAGTGTTCCAGCCACCCAATCTCCTTTACTAAAAGGAGTTCCTTCAGATGCTGGATTTGATATATACCTATTTGTAGTTGATATACTACCCACAGAGCAATTGTTATTACCATCACTTGTATTAAAATGAGAAACGAAGTCTACTTCTGGAGCAAATATTGTAACCTCATTAGGACCTGTTTTCATTGCATTATGACCTGTCCCAACAATGTTGACGGTTGTAATGCCCGTACCTATTACAACTCCTTCATCTTCAAAAGTAATACCTGTACTAGTAGGGGTTTGTTGTCCTCTTTTTCGTTCAAGAAGAATTTTAGGTTCTCTAAATCCCATTATTTTCCTATTTTGACATTAATGCTAATTCAACAATAGAGTCTTCAATAAAGTATATGCCAATCTGTCTAACCGAATCTTGAATATATAAAACATCTCCTGCTTTGAGGGTTTTAGCTCCATCTATAGAACTTGATAAATCCATACCCTTTTTGTTAAATGCTATTCTTACTGAACCATCTCCAATATTATCAACTAATAAATACTCAAATGATTGTGTTATTGTAGTCTCAAAATAGGTGAGACTACCATCCATAAAATCATATTCGTAAGAAGTTGCTGTAGTGCCACTTCTTACCAAGAATATTGTTTTCTGTACTTGATGTTCACTACTTGGAGAGGGTATACCATCTCCTATGACTATCTTTTTTCTAGGCATAATTTATCTCTATTGAATAATTTATATTAAAATATAAATGTATTTTGAGTAATTTTAAGGAAAGTTTTCTAATTAAAAGGGGAGTAATCAATACTTCTTTGTATATTAATCATAAACCTTTATCGCATTTTTTACGACAAAGTTTGATACAAAGATTTTTTGTATTGATTTCTTTTGTTTCTAGCATATTTGCATCATCAACAGATTTGACTTTATGAAGAATTTCCCAACTGAAGTTATCTTCACCATACTTAGCTATAGCTTTGTGTATGTAACTGTGATTTCTAGATGTCTTTTTTCTAGCTAAATGGTTATGTTGCACTCTCCTTTTGTTTAATGATAGTGATGTTTTGCCTATGTAACATTTTCCATTAATTATATTTGTTGCCTTATATACTAAATAACTCATTAAGTTTTCCATGTATCTAGAAATAATTGCTTCTACCATAATCATCTTTAAGTCTAACTATATCGTTTTCATCATTCTCATCTCCATCTTCTACTCCTAATGCAACGTCCAATATCATTCCATATTTTTTATTCCCATTATAAATTGCTCTGTGTACAACATGTTTTTTAAATCCAAAAATGTCTCCTTTTTTTGCTTTTATTGTAATTAAATTATTATTTAAAAATTCCTCAAGTAATTTAAATTTAGGTTCTACATCTGGCATATTAAGTATTTTTTTAGAAACAGGCTTTTTGCTATACTTTATTATAAAATCATTATCTAATATTAAATATAACTGATATCTTTTAAAATGAAATTGGAGAGATAATGATTGCTTCGGTTTTACATATAATACTTTTGTTGTACTTTTAACATTATCAGCATATAATCCATAGTGCCCCCACGGTCTTTCTACTTCTAATGTTGAAAATGGTTTAATGAATTTATTTCTCTTTAATTTCATCTTTTTCTCACCTCCCTAGCACATGTTATTCCATCTTCTGACTGCATCAATTTCTTCTTCTGTCTTTGGACCACTTGCCTTACAAGTTTCGCATTTAACTTGTTTATATTTAGTATCATGATATACATATATAAGAACATGTGTTGATTTACAATATGGACAAGGTTTTAAATTCAAGTCTATATCCCAAAACATAATATCTTCAGTATAGGGGATAAAACAGGATGTACTACCATGTCTCCCTACATATCTGTATATCCATCCACTAGGAACTCTTATAAACGTTCCTTCATAATTATTCTTTTTTTGGATGTTTACTGACTCTCCAATTTTCATTTTAAATAATCTTTTTGCTAATTTATTTTCTTTCATATCTCTTTTTTAAGACTTTCTAAAGCCTCCTCCAAATTATCGTGTATGTCTATTAATTTATCAAAATTAGTAATAGCCAACACTTGTTTACATAGTTCGTTTGGGTTGAACACTTTAAAGGCTAATCCCTCCTTATCTAGTTTTCTTTTATTTATAATAAACACTTTTAATGCAGAACTACCTATGAATTCCACATCTTCAAGATCAACCAAAATATTGGCTTTTTTATGTTTTTTCATAATTTCTTCAAGAACATTCTCAAAACTGTCCGATAAATCTAAATCCATTTTTCCAGACAATTCTACAACAATGATGTTTTCCTCTACTTCTTGATATTCTACACTACCCATTCTAACCCTCCATTATTAAATTTGGTAAGGTTTCATATTTATAATTCATATAATTTTTTTAATTTCCATTGCAAATGGAACCATGACCATAAAGGGTTACGTTCTCCTGGAATGAAGTTATCTTCTCTCCAACTCATCCACATATTTCTGTACTGAAAAAATTTAAACTTAACTTCTTTAATGGTTTCCCACAACATTATCCACTCAATTCTAGGGTAACTTATAAACCATGCTACTCCTGTATACTTTTTCAACTCCCACGTCCAAAACAAGAATCTTCCCATAGCATCTGGTAATCCACACATTATTATTTCTGCGTTCTCTGTTTTAATAAATAAACAAGCCATCCTTTCTCCTACACACACCTATAAATTAATCTAATAAATCTTTAAAATCAAGCCAATCTTTTTCTATACACAATAAAAACAAATAACCTATCATATCAGAAGTATCATTTTTTCTCAATTCATTTGCATTTTGAATTCTTTTAAGCTTATCATCTAATCTTATACAAATAGAACTTCCAGCATCGTGTTTTGAAAAAACATTCAAAGGATTTAATGCACTATCACCGTATCTTTTATTCTTCTCAAGAAGGAAATCTCTAAAATTGTCACAAGCTTTTATAATTTTCCCTTGAGTCTCAGTATATAATTTAGGTTCATCATTTTTATTTTTGTAACTAACAATTAAATCCTCTTTTTTAATATCCATTCCTATAGGATTTGCCATTTATTTCTCCTTTGATTTAATAAATTCTACCGCCTCTTCTTCATTATTACAAACTTTTATAACCTCATCAATACCTGTAATGTTAAACACTTTTTTACAAGTAGCATTTGCATCAAATAATACAAGTTTCAGCTTATTGCAAATCAATTCTTTATATGCAATTATAAAAACTTTTATAGCATAACTATTTAAATATCCTACATCGAATAAATCCATTAGTATGTGACAATTAGGATTATCTTCTATAGCCTCATTTACCATATCTTCAAAGTCTTTATCTAATGTTATATCAATATTTCCAGATGGTGTCAATATAATTATATCGTCTCCTATCTTTTTATATGCTGATTTCATTAAGTACCGCCTTCAAATTTTCCTTTTAACCTTTTATATTCTTTATATTCAGGGTCATCTTGGAATTTCTTTTTAAGAGCTTGATATTCCGCTCTTAATATTTTATTGGCTTCATATTCATATTTAGATGACGGATTTATTTCATATAATTCTATTTTTTCTATTTGCCATTCTCTATAATGTTCAAAATCTTCTGGACTATCAAACTCCCTAAAATCTGTTTCTGAAAAATCATCTAATATTTTATCTATTGCCTGCTTTGGAGATTCCCCACCTACAATTTCAAAATTAATATTACATCCCATCGTATAATCACAACCCTCTCCAATACCATATATCAATGCAATATATTTTTTAAAAGGTTCACTTCCTGTCCTTCCTTGAATAATATTCTCTGGACAAGTATATACAACGTCTCCAATTTCATTAAATAATATAAATCCTAATTTTTCATCCTTATAGAATTCTTTAACTTTATTCCACACAATCATTGCTTTTTCTTCTGATTTGAATGCTATTAAACCATATCCATCATTTTCTACACTTTCCATCATTTTTGTTTCAACAAACTCTCTATCAAAACATTTAGATAAAAGGTCAATATAATTTGTTAATTCCACATTAACATGTGGAATTACTACTATACAATAACTTTTAATGTCCTCTTTAATCCTATCCTGAAGAATGGTAAATAAATTAATCTTTTTCATATCATTTCTCCTATACAAACGTTCTAAAATTAGAGCAATCTTGACATTGCCAAGATTTATCTTCTTGTCTTTTATGCATTGTCACTCTTTTGCAATTATTACAATATAAATAATCCATATTATACATATTACACCAACTTATTAGCTTTGTAATAAACCATAATTCCTCCCTCAACATCTTGAACGGATATTACATCATCTATATCTATATTATTTTTAGATAAAGTATCATTTAAAAGATCCATATCGTATCGATGTGTCCCAAAACCTTTAGGAATATGCATAGACTCTATTATTCTTTTAAAACTTTTCATAATCATTTTTTATTGGTGGGGGTTTCCCCCCACCAAAGTATTAATTAAACTCTAAAAAGAGTAAGATGTATAATCTTGTTATTAAATTCAACAGCTTCACCGATTAATTTGGTAGAACTCTTGTCTTTTTCATCTTTCTCTTCCCTAAATTCAATTATCTTGTAAGGCTGCCCTTGAGCCTCACCATAGATAACCTTCTCCTTAAACTTCTTCAAAAGTTCCTTTCCCAGAAGCCCTTTAACTTTTTTAGGATTAAACTCAAACAAGTTGTTTTCTTCTTTTTTCATAAAAGAACTGCCCTCTTTCTCAACAACATCGTCCTTAACAGACTGCCAAGAATCTGGAAGATTATAAATATCCATACCCTTAACTTTGTTTTCTGTGATAAAGATAGCTCCAACTTGGTTTTCGATAGGTGGGATTTTCTTCATAGCTTCTCTAATGCTTGAAGACAAATCATCTAATGTTGCTGCTAAATCATCAGATGCCGGAACGTCTCTTGTAGGCTCATCTGGTTCTGATGAAAGTGAATCCATACTTGCAAACATCATATCTACTCCATTATCAATACTGTCATTAAGATTGACAGATGAAGATGTAGTAAATGTACTAGATGCTTCTGATGTAACACCACTAGTTTCATCAGACACATTAGATGCATATACATTTTGACTTTCTACACCACGACTTTTTAAACCACTTTTCTTGGTTAATCGCCTATTGCTCAGTTTAACTTGAGCATTTTGTGGTTCTCCATACACAGAACAGCTATAAAGATTAACACTATTCCAGGTACTGCCTTGATTAGAAAGATCAATATCATATGGGGTTCTACCACCATATTTCATATCTGCTCCTTTTTGTATCCCTTTGCTTTGGTGAATACATCTAACAGCAACTCGCTGCCCTTTTCCAGCCAATACAATGTGACCGTGAATAGCAGCCCTTTCTTGAGTTTTACCTCTGAAGATTTCACCTCTACTGATAAGTAGAGGTACATCCTCATTGTTTTTGACATAAACGTAGTCGATCATACCTGTGTCTTCTACTTTTACATCCTGTGCTTCTGCAAACGTGATATAATCACGTTTCTCGTCAACTTCCCTTTTAACAGGTACGATGACGTTTAGAGATTCTTCACTCATTCTCCAAGGCTCGTCTAGAACGAATCCATCCTTTTCCTCTATGACAGCCCCAATAAATTTTTGAATCTTCATGGAACTTCCTCCTTAAAATATATTTAGTAACCCTTATGGGAATACTATCTATAATACTGCAAGGATTTGTCCACCCTGAATAATAAAAAGCTCCTCGCCCTCTACTGTTATTGGCACTTTTGGTGTGTTATTATATAAAACTTTATCTCCAACTTCCACATCTAAAGGAATTATTTTACTTCCAGATATAACTCCTCTACCTTTACTTACTACTATACCCGTATCAAAATGTTGGTCAGCAGTTCCAGGCACGAAAATAGAACCTATCTTCTTCTGTCCTTCTTCTATTTCTCTTACAATTACAGCATCACCTAATGCTCTCATATTTCATCTCCTCCATTTTTTAAAAATTTAAATCTCTTTCTTTTATTATTCTTGTTTTAATATCTAAGAAAGGTAAATTTTCCTCTTTTTTTATAAATTTTATTATCTCAAGTATTCCAAGATTATCTGAAAGAGTCTCAAATATCTTTATAGGATAATTTTTAACTTTTTTATAGGAAACTATTTTCTTATTCTCAAATTCTACATCTTTTATTAATTCATAGCTTTTTGTTCTTTGAATAACATAGTGCATATCTTATACTCCTTTAACTAAAAAAATTAAGGTTTAACAATTTTATATTTATCATCTTTACTCATAAGAGGATATATTAATATATACTTATTTCCTTTTTCATTTATGATTATTTTAGAAAAAAAGGATTGAATAGGACTTAAATTGCCCATTACATCCTTAATTTCATCTATTGTCATTTCCTTTATTTCCCAATCATTTGGTAATTCTCTCATTAAAAGAGAGACAACTATTTGTGCTTGAGATTGGTTTTGGTATTGATATTGTTCATTATGGTATGTATTATTAATCTTTATTCCACCACCGATTATGAAGAAAAGATTACCAGCAACAGACAAACTAAGCAGTACTATTAATAATATAATAAGTTTTTTCACCATTTACCGCTCTTTTTTAGAAATTTTTTAATCCCTGGTTCTTCCTCTCCAGATATCTCCTTTAAAAGGAGGTCAATTTTAGGAATATCTTCTTTTTTTAAGTAGTCAGCACTTTTTATGAATTGTAAAAATAAAATAGCAACTTGTCTTAATCTTAATAATTCTTTTTCTAAATCTTCTACGGTATCATATTCATTACTAAAATTATGCCTATTGATATATCTTTCTCTAGTATTCAAAACAGAAACCTTTCTTTCATTTTATCTTAATATCTGCGGGATTTCCCAATTAATGAAGTCCATTTATATATGTTATTAATTTTATTTCAATAAAAAAACGACAAAAACATAAAAAAGCGGAAGACAGATAAAGCCTCCCGCAAATTTCAAATTAGAATACGATTTTTTAATAAAAGAACTATTACTTTTTAAATTTATTGTAATCTTCTGCTAACTTAAATATTACGTCAACCCTATTGTCGTGCTTTTGTAACTCATAACTAACAATATTTCCGTATTGATTTATGTCATCAGCAATTTTATCCACTTCTGTAAGAGTTCCTTCGAATTTTGAATGCAATTGAACAACTGCTGTTTTTGAATTAGGAAAGAAATGTTTCATAATATTCTCCATTTAATTGGTATTTTAAAATAATAAAAGGTTTTTGCTAAATGTTAAGGCTCAATACCTGCTTTTTTATTTTTAATTTTATTATTCATTTTGCACTTTAGTGTAATGTCTTACAAGACATAATACAGCAATATGAGACATAAGTTATTAATTTTTTGTAAAAAATTAATAATTATTAACTTTTGTTATTGAATTTTTACTATGATTGTGTTATATTGTTTGTATCTCTAACTAAAAAAGTATTTGGCAACATTTTTATTTCCGTGAAGAATTTAAACAAACATAAGGAGGAACATTTCTATGAACACTGTAAGTGGTTCAAAAGAAGGGTTGAGGTTAAAACAGTATTTCAAGTACAATAACCTTCTGTCAGAAATCACAAAGGTAAAAGAGGATTTACCCGATTTGGAAACTAAAAGAATTAAGCTTTTAGGAGATTTATACACCCTTCACGAAAAGAGTGGTTGGTTAATAGGAGAACTATTAATTCAACAAAGAAAAATTTTAAAGGATCGTTACCAAGATTGGCAACAATATCAAAGAGAAAACGGTGGTAATGGTGAGTCCTACACCCAAATCAAATCAATTTATGATTGGGCAGAAGCCAATAAAGATGAATTGGGATTTGGCGAAAGAACTGCAAGAAGATACATAAGATTGCGAGAGGAAACTACACCAGAAATAGGAAATCAATTAGGGATAAAAAAAGCAGAGATTATAAAAAAAGCTCCAAAGCCTATTCAACAAGAATTGAGGAAAATGGCTGTAAAAGAAAACTGGAGTACTCCTAAAGTAGAACAGGTTGTCAACATCGTCAAGAACAAAAAATCTAAAAACGTATCTATTAAGGATATAGATTTTGATAATGTAATAAAAGCCAACCTTCCAAAGATAAGTGTTAAACTTCATCCAAGGAACAAGAGTCAAATAATTATTGAAGTTGCTCCAAAATACAGAGATTCCCTCAATAATTTACTCCAAGAAAGATATATCCCTAAATTGAAACATTCTTTACACCTCTCCATGCATTCCCATTAATTAAAAAAATCGGACACCAGTGTCCTCATTTGCTGGTGTCCGATTTTCTATTATTAAGATATTAATAAGAAATTTTTATGTGTGTATATTTATAATGGCACGTTGCCACGTAATCCGAATCCTAGCATACTTGATAATGGTGTAATACCAGATTGAGTAACCTGGTTGAGGGCTGCTCCAACCCATCCCATTGACGCAAATGGGTAAGATCCTACACCAACACCAAAACTATTTATGCTGTTCATTTTAACGAGATACATTTGCTCTTTGTAAGAATTTAAAAGATTTTGCATCCAACTCGCAATGTTTCCAACACGCTCGTAAGTAATACTTAATCCAGAATCTGTTGTTGAGAAGTTTATATCTATTTCTAAAATTCCCCACGCATATAAGCATCTTATAACAGCTCCTTGAACAATTAAGTCAACCATTTCATAGGGTATTCCACCCATTAATCTATGATAAGGATTAGTTAATTTGTCTTTGCTTTCTTCAACATATTGCCACCAATATTCAGTAGTTGGAGGACTTATGTTTATTTCTATTAAAGCACCTTGAACCATTTGTTCAAGTTCATATAAACTAAATTTCTTGTCCCATCCTCCAGCGAATGATACAACGCCCCCTTCTCCTACACCATCTACATCAGAAATAGTTGTTCCTGGATTAGGAAACCTTCTTCTCACTAAATCTATTCTTGTTAATAACATCTCTATAATATAATGCTCTGCCCATGTCATAACCTTAAATAAGGCAGGGTCAAAAACAGTATAATCTGTTATACTTCCAGATGTTTTTGGATAGACATTTGTGTTATCTATTTGAATATCAAAAATATCCTCATCCCCTGTTGATGTTGTTAATGCTCTCCAAGAATAATAATCTTTCAAGTCAGTTATGCCAGTACTAGTATCATACATAACATAAGCAACTCTATCTGGATTTTCTATTTCTTCAGTAGCTATTGTAACGTGAGTTAAATCTTGCTCCGTTATATCAATTAATCTTAACATAGTCACCTACTTCCATTATTCTGGAATAGTTTCTTCAAATAAATCTTCTTCTCCTATTTCCTCAATAGGTCCTTCTGACATTAAGCTTTCTTCCGTTTCAGTCGTTTTTTCTGGCTTACTTTCCAATATTTCTTTTATCTTTTCGATGATTTTCATTTCAGCAGAACCATCTTTTAAATAAAATTCAGATGCTCTTATAAAATCTTCAATAGACATCTTTCCTGCCCAAGCATCTAATGTTGGTTGTAACCAGTTTCTTAATTGTTTTTTATCTAAAGAATCAATATCTTCTAAATCTATTGATCTTAATATATTAAAACAAACTTCTGCACCACCAGTTGATTCAGCAATCACGAATCTTATTAACCCTTCGTCTTTAGATAACTTAATATCAACACCCATTACATCTTTAATTTCATTTTCAGAAGCAATCTTTTTAATAATATTTTCAAGTTCTTTATAAGACTCTCCTTCCAAAGTAAAAGTATTACTATTAAGTTTCATTTTTTACTCCTTTATTTATATTTTAAACTTTCAACATATCTCATAATTTCTTCTTCCCTAAAATAGTAATTATGATCTTCTACATATTCTAATAGAATTTTTGCTATATCTTCAGAAGACCACTTAATTATTGGTCCTCCTATATATCCCTTTTCTTCTAAAAAGCTCTCTACTTCCGAATCATGATTTAATTGAGTCTTAGAAAAATTAATTAATATATCTTTTAAATCATCAATTTCATAAACCCAACCTTCATCACTTTGCTGTGCCTTTTTTATAGAAAAGTTTATTGTTCCTTCTTTTTGAGAAAGTTTGATATTAACTCCAGAAACATTTTTAATTTCATTTTCAGAAGCAATCTTTTTAATAATATTTTCTAATTTTTTGTATTCTTCTTTTTCAAAAGAAAAAGTATTACTATTAATCTTCATTTTTTACTCCTTATTTTTATACTAAAAATATATCACATTAAAAAATTCTACTAATAAAGATATTAACATCAAATATCATAGAAAATTCTCCGTATTTTATATATCTTTCTCCTTCATTAGTAGGGTTTTCAAACTCTAAATCTATAAAACTTGAATCTATTTCTTCAAAAGGATGTTTATTACCAGAGTACATAGCCTGAAATCCTTTTACAAATTCTGGTAATTTCATTTTAATAATTTCTTTTACAGCTTCATTAAATCCCTGTTCATCCATAGAAATATTATTTATTAAATAATTGTACATGTCTTCTTTAGCAAATTCAATTATTTTTCCTTCATTTACTATTGGCTCTCTATCTTCATTAAAAAATTCTTCCCTTTCCTCATAAGGTATTGGACTTACATCTATACTTATAGAAATTTTTCCTATTTCATATGGATCTGGGTTCATAGTACCTTCACTTGAATAATAATCAAAATATTCTTCAACTTCTTGTTCCCAATTTTTATCAAAATTAACATCAAAAATCTCTATGTATTCATCCAAAGATCTACTTCTACCAAATTTGTTATAAATTGGAAATCTTGTTTTATTTTTGTCTATTGCAAACTTAATAAGTCCTTTTTCTTTTGAAAGTTTGATATTAACTCCAGAAACATTTTTAATTTCATTTTCAGAAGCAATTTTCTTAACTACCTCTTCTATACTTTTGTAATCCTCAATTTTCAGATCGAGTTTCATTTTTAAATCTCCTGAATTATAGTATAGTAGGTTTCATTTCATTTACACATAATCCATACAATAAATATCTAAATCGGCAGTAGCGACTCCGGCCTCCACTTTTGCAATAAGTATATAATCAATCTCTCTGTCTGGATCAAATTCTATCAAATCTTTACTAGAAAAAGAATCTCCATCATCAATTCCTATACCTACAAAATTAGTAGGGTCATTAGTAAACTCCATCATTTCTTCTTGAGAGATAAAGTTGATTTCAACCTTTTTACCGCAACCATTTTTTACATAGATATTTTTAGGAGTCGAATTTCCTATCTTACATGTTTCCACATATTGATAACCCGTACTCGTTGTATTCAACTCTGCTATAGTAACGGTGACTTTTTTGTTCTTCACTGAATTTCCTCCTACATTTTACTTCTTTTATCGTATAGTGCAGTCCTTATTTCACTATTTTGAACAACGTTAGGATGAGTTATAATAAAATCAAGTTCCTCAACATTCAAGTCTTCTGTTAAAGCCCATTGAGTAAACTCAATAGAGGTCATCCCAAGATGAGCACTTTCTGGAACACTTGAAAGTCTGAGCTTTTCCAATTTACTTAAAACAGTAGGTCTAATCCTTGGTGTTGTAGGCTGTAAAGGAGGAGGATTATGTGGAAGATTAACCTGTTGTTGGTTTTGGGCTTGCTGTGCTTGTTGCGATACTTGTGCTTGACTGATTTTCATTTGCTCAATTCTTCTCTTATTATCAAGCTCTATCTTTTTAGCTTCAAGATATTCTTCTGGAGTAAGTCTTTGCAACATTGATTTTCCTAAATCACCAGCCAACATGTTCCTTAAATCCCTAGACTTTTTAAGATCATCAAGAGTAGCATATCTTAATAAGTCCTCACTCTTTCCCCTCAACACGTTCATGTCTAAATCAGATATTACAACGTGTCCGTTTGAATTGTTTTTAACATAAAATGTTTCGTTACCGTACTCATCCATAAAAACTTTGGCTTTAGCTGTTACTTCAGTAACACTTTTAGAGGATTCTCCGAGTTCTCTCTCTATCTCCTCTATTTTAGACTTGGTATCACTTTGAGAAGTATCTACAGCAACTGGTTGTTGTGGAACTTCTCCGCTAACATTCCCCTGAACTTGTTGTGTTGTTTGAAATTCAGGAGTAATTGTTTGACTTGTTTGAGTCGCTTGTAGATTTTGGGCATCAGTTGGAACAACGTAACCGTTAACTCCATCTTGAGTGATGTCCCTACCAACTAACTCACTTTGTTTTTGAGCCTTTCTCATTAGCTCTTCTTGTAAATTTGGATTCATTTCATATCTCCTTAATATTATATTAATACATTAAAATATAACTATAATCAGTAAAATTTTAAGTATTCTTTGACTTATTTATTTCTAATAAATCAGGATTGCTTTCAAGAAAATGTACAACTTCTTCTATAGAAAAAGGCTTTTTTTTATACAATTCACCATATATCATTTTAGCAAGTACATAATCCTCCTCATAATCAACTGTCAATCGAGGATATCCTAAAGGGCTTTGTAATCCAGCATTATAAAATTCAACATTGAATTTATCTCTATTATTTTTAATGTAAGTTGTTACATGTTCTCTATCAGATTTTTTCGTTACTTCATTGTATGTTCTTTGAATGGCTTCACTTTTGAATATTTCTATGCCTGTTCCTATAGGAAGTCCAACCATAGCAAGTAAATCAAATTTTTTTTCAATTTCTCTTTTAATGGCAAAAGAACCGTAATTAACGTCAATAAAAGGGTTATCCCCCGTTATTCTTGCTATGTATTTACTAGGATATTCCTCTGAAATTATGTAAAATCTCTCTAAAACATCCTCTATAGCACCTACAAAAACATTACATCTCATTTCAAATGCTAAATCTATTATAGGTTTATTAGAACCACAGTAACTTGTAGCTACAAACACCTCATCTACGTTCTCAAAAGCTTGAACTCTTTCAATTACGTGTGCTAACAAAGGTTTTCCAGCCAAATCAAGCATAGCTTTATCTGGTAGCCTATTAGATTTCATTCTTGCCTGTATAACAGCTATTACGTTTTTTCTCATACGGTAGGAATATTCTTCATCTCATTTTTAATATTATAAAATGATAATGAATTTAGCAAAAATTTTAAGGATATTTTTTTATTGGTTTATAAAATTCGTCCCTGACAGGAATCGAACCTGCTATACATAGTTTTAGAGACTATTGCCTAGCCATTTGGCTTCAGGGACGAGTAACTTTACGCTACTTTTTCTTCAATCCAATGTCTTTTAACACTAACAATTGTCATATTATCAACTTCAAACTCCAATTCGTACTTTTCACAGAGTTTTATGACTCTTGCATTGACCATATATACTGTTGAGGTATCATTTACTCTGTTAGGTTCGATTTGGTCAAGGGTTTTCCCCCTACACATACTTAAAAATATGTGATTTGACCGAAATTCAAGGTAAGGGTAGTCCAAATTGCCTTTTTCACGTTCAATTTGCATCTCTTTTTGGATTTCTTGATAAGAAGAGTCTTTATCTTTCATAAATTCGGGCAAATTGCTCTTATTTAGACATTTTGCAAGCCTACTTTCAAATTTTCGGCTTAAATGTTTCGAAATTCTTAATTTTTTTGCTAAATTCTTGTTATGTTCTCGTAATTCGATGTATTCTTCTCTAATCATTGTAAATCTCCTTATAATTAATTTATAAATTGTGGTTGGTAGGTAAATTAATCATAGGAGGTGAGCGAGAACCTCTATTGGCGGGAAATTTTCTTAATATTTTGATAATCTAGGTCATTTTTTGCCTCCTTAACTTATAAGGTTCAATTTATTATAAAAGTTACAGTTTGTCAATAAAAAAACCCTTCTAAAAATAAGGAGGGTTTTTTTATTGGTTTTCTGTTCAATTCTGCTCAATTCTTATCTCTTCTGTTCAGTTCTCGTCATATCTTTTCAGCTCTTGCCACCTCACTTCTTTTAACTAATTTGACCAGCTAAGTAATGAACTTAGAAAACTTCTTTAAAAGTTCTGGTCTTTTCTACTCTTAACTTCTCAGATCTAAACTATTCAAATCTCGTCTACTCTTAACTTGCCTGATCTAGTCTGTTCCTATCTTATAACTAATTTGGGCAGTTAGGTAACGAACCTAATTAATTTCTTTAAAAATTCTGCCCTCCTCTGTTCTGGACAATTCTTTTCTTTCCTATTCTTTACTCATCAAAACTATCCTACTCTACTCATGTCTGCTCTTTTCTTCTCTCCTCTTTCCATTTAACTAATTAGGGCAGCCAAGTAATGAACTTGAACAATTCCTTTAAGAATTCTGCCCTCTTTGCTATTCTTGTCTTCTCAGATCTAAACTATTCAATTCTCGTCTATTCTTAACTTGCCTGATCTAACCTGATCTTATCTTATAACTAATTTGGGCAGTGGAGGATTAGAACCTCCACTAACAAACCAAAGTTATATTAACCAACCTTTGCCCAATTCTTATCTTTGATAACTGGATTAAATGGTTCAATGGTGTCTGATGCAACAATGCCTTTAATTGAATATGTTCCATATGTTCCAGAATTTTCCGGTCTCCAGGCACCGTATCCAGATAATGCTCCAGCTTTTACTATTATCTCAGTCATTTGTTCTGGACTAATAACGTTTTCATCAAAAGCAACTCTTAAATTTAAAGTCCAATCAGAAAACATTGCTCTGTAAAAAGGCACCAAACTCCCTTTCTTACCACCGAGATTTCCAAGTTCAATGCTTTTATCGTACTTTTTATATTTAATTGGAATTAAACCTCTCCTTGCTGTAGGAACTACAAAAATAGCCGCCTCTAATGCTTTTTTCATTTTTCTTCCTAGGAGATTTTGACCAACATTTACAAACGATTTTTTAAATCCTATTGCAGGTACTCCTACTAAACCTTTTTTTTCATCGAGCCAATGAGCCTTTCCTTTACATTCCTCATCAGGGTCAACTGCTTTGGTTCTTTTAAGGATTTTATTTTTTTCTTTTTCAAAATCTTCTCTTCGCTCTTTTAAAAGATTTTTTGATTTTGCGTTTTGAAGAAGCTCTGTTTGCCCTTCAATAACAAACTCAATCCACGAAATAAATCGAGATGGCTCTATAATATTTAGATTATCTTTTACAGAGCCTCCCTTTTTTTCTGCTTTTTTGCCTAATTCTTGTACACTATCCTTTTTCTTTGGCATAATTAATTCCTCCTGCTAATTTAATATTAAATCAAAGGCTCATATTCATTCACAATTTCTTGTAAAATACTAATCACCTTTTTTAATCTTTTTTCTATTGCTATAAAATGTAAATTTGCTTCACAATCATTTATAAGTGCTTTAGCTAATTTAACATATTGTAATGCTTGTTTCTTATCATCTATAATTATATCCGATAAATATTGAATCCTTTTATATTTTTTGTTAGATGTTGTTTTTACTCCATGAGAGCTATATTGAACAGGTATCTCTTTAAGAGAGTGTTTTATTATTTTATTGGCTGGTGCTTTTATTCTTGGTATAGGAACAAATGTAATAGACCTTTCTAATTGAGATATTTCTCTTGAAACATAAAGCAAATGCCCTTTCTTTTTATCCATAGTTAGAAGCTTGTGTATTTCTCTAAAATTATTAGAATCATATTGCTTTATTAACATCTTTGCTATTTCTTTTGTAGTTTCTGCTCCAGTTTCATTTAAAAATTTGTAATAATCTTCTATACAAAGATTTTCATCAATATTTTTGCTTATCGCTTTTTTATGAAAAAAACTTTCTTCTTTGAACTTCCAACTTTTAATTTCGATTCCAATGTCATTTAGTTCTTTTTTTATAGACGATGTAAACTTAACCATTAATTGTCCCCTAATATAATGTGTACATTAAATATACATTACTATTATCCAATAGTCAAGTATTTTTTAAAAAAATTAAAAACCACCTTCTTATAAGAGGGTGTTTTTTTAACTAAAAAAACCCCCCTGTTTCCAGAGGGGTTTTGTTAAAGACTAAATTATATCGTAGTTAGAATTTATGAACTCATCCAGCCAGGTATAGTAGCTGAAGATTTAACAGCACACGCAACCGAACGTGGGTTAACAATTACTTGACTGATTTGCTCAAGGAATAACCATCCATAGGCTGGCTGGTTAAACACGAACATATCAGCAGGAAGTACTGTAAGCTCTACCCTTATAGGCATTGCTCCAAGATATCTTCCTTCTGTAACAGCGAAGATAACGCCTTCAGGAACTGAAACGTTTTCAATTCCAGCTTCGTCAACACCCGCAGTTACGAATATGTTAACGCCCCAAATACTTCCAAAAATACCTGTTAAGAGAAGATCTCTTGAGGTAATTGGATCGTAATCGATTGCGTTGATGTTTTTCTTCAAGTCACCAAGTTCCGCCCTATTCATAATGAACTTGTCAACAAGTAATCTGTGTCTTTCAACTTCGTATTGAAGTGTTTCAAGAACAGATTTGCTTATTGTTGAAGTAACATTAATCTGTGAGTTCTCAAGCGTAGATGCTTGGTAAAGCTCTTTAAGACCATTTCTATCTTCTTTCAGCATAATCTGAAAGGTGGTCTTGTCGTGTGTTCTGTCTACGATGTCATACTGTCTTTGTGCTATCTCTGAGATAGTGATGATTGGTCGTGCAGTTACTAAGAATTCAGGTGGGAAAATCCTGTTTCCTTTAACTACAGTCTCAACTGTCTGACCATCTTCTTGGATAATAAGAGCAGTAACGTTTACGTCTTTTTCATAGGAGTTAATCTGACCTTGTGCCAGATTGTGAGTCCTATATACCTGTCTGATGAATCCTTCATAGTCTAGTCTATCAAGGATGAGTGGAATCATCTCTGCTCCAAATCGTAGCCTTTCAGCTTCGTCTGCCGCAAATACAGACTCAACGATTCTTTGCTTTTCTTCTGGAGTGTAAAAAGATTGTGCTTGTTTTCCTGGTCTCTGATACTGTGCTCGAAGTCCTGCGAACTTCATTTGCTGGTTTATTAAGTCTTGGTGATCATACGCATTAAGATTGCCTTTTGAGTCAAACATGTCTTCCTTGGATTCTACAAGTCTTCCGGCAGAGTTTTGTCCACCAAAAGATTTAGGGTTTAACAGCCTTTCGTCATATTTCTTTGCTATTGCAGCAGTTTTGACAGTTTTCTTTTCCATTTTTTCAGCCCACATAGTAGCCTCCTTATGATAATCTCATTTGAAATTGAAGTTCAGGATCGTTGGCTGATGGAACCTTTGTTACGAATCCTATTGTGACACCAGTGCCACCTATAGTTGGAAGACCGTTTGCACTAACTGTAACTGCTGCATTTAATGCCCAAGCAGCGTCAGTTTCATAAGCCAATGTAGCAATCTCACCAGAACCTTCAATAATCGCAGCACGACCACTACCAAGAGTCTGATCTATTCCTGTTAGATTAGGATCTTGATATCTATAGTCAATTAATACAGTTTCAGTTGCACCGATACTTGAACCACCTCCAGCGTGGGTAATTATACCATTAGTTGCATTAACAGTATAGTCAGTAGTTACGGTGTAAGCGGTTCCATCAGAATCTGTTACTCTAACTGATGCACTTTGGATATTTGCGTTATTCAAAGTTATTGTTGTACCAGAACCTGTAAATGTTCCACTTTCATCAATCACAGGACGATAGAAACTAGTAGTCTTGTGGCAGAAAAACATACCAATAATTTTAATGTCGGCTGTGTTATCTGCAACTTTAGCTAGTCCAGTAGTTCCATCAAGAGTTGCAATATAACCTGCAATGAAGTCCGCAGAAGAATCTACGTCTCTCCATCCAGATATTATGTTGCCGCTCAGTTTACGAACAGAATTAACAATTCCATTCCTCCCGATTGGGGGCAATACTGTACTCATAATTGCCGTTCCTCCTTACGATTGATTAGTATCCTCGCCTTTCACGGGATACATCTTCCCAATATTTACGAAATTCCTCTCTTCGATCTTTGCTTGCTTGAGTACCTCTAAGAGGAGCAGTGTCTTTTTCTTCAACACTCGCTGTTTTATCTCTCGAACTTTCCTCTGAAGATTCCTTTACAGGTTCCTGAGTTCCATCTTTTATTGTATAGTCCTGTACGAACTTTGCAATCTTTGTAAATTCGTGAATATCTTTTTCCATAAATGTCTCAAAAGCTTCTTTCATAATCAATTTCTGATTATCTTCATAACCATCTATAAATGAATTATGAGCAATAGCTTCAGCAGCCTCTTTCTCAATACCATACTCGACAAGATTAGTAATCATTGCCTCTTTAAGAGGACAATCAAGTATGCCTTTCAATTGCTGAAGTGATGCCAATTCAACAGCGAGCTTTGCTTTATTAACATTGTTTTCAACGCTGTGCTGTCTAATTCTCTCAGCAACTTCTACAGAAACTTTTCCTTTCTGTGCTTTAAGATTAGAATCAAGACCATCTGGATGAATAGTTGGAGCTAACTTATCCTTTGCAGGTTGTTGCTTAATCTCCTTATTAATTTCATTAGCTTGATCTTTTGCAGTCTGTGCGTTAATAGGATCTTGGTTTTGCTTGTTTAAATCCTTAAAAGGATATAGCTGTGCTTCCTTTTTCATTTCTGATAACCTCGTTTTTATTTTGTCGATTACATTAGAAGCCGTAATCTCCGAAATTTCATCTTCAGAAGCTTTCTTTTTCTCTTTCTTTTCACTCTTTGATCCTTTCTCTCCTGTTGTTACTTTCATAGCATCATCACTCCCCTTTCCTCTAGTAATGTTTCCTGGAGTACCGGCAGTACCTTCTTTTGTCTCCTCATCATCGTCACTTTTTTCTCCGCACTCGTCATCATCTTCTTCCGCTTGCTTAACAACCTCAGTTTCTTTACTGGCAACAGCTTCCGGTTTCTTGTCTTCTTCTTTGTCTTCTTTCTTTTCGAAAGGACTCTTTGACTTTTCTAAAGTACCTTTGCCTTTGTCCATTTCACCTTCAAGATCATCGAAATCTTTTTTAGGAATACCTGCGTCTCCTTTAAGACCTTCGCCTTTCTCAAGCCAATCTACAAGCTCTTGAATTGCGTCTTTTAATTTACTTATGATTCCTTCTAATCCGCCACCTGCTGGTTTAATGTCTGCGATTCCACCTGGCTCGCCCATACCCAGCGCGTCAAGACCAGCTAGTCTTATACGAGTATCATTGTACTTTTTTAAAAGAGCTTCAACTCTTCTTCTAGACGATGATAGTCCCTCGACCACACTAGAAACATCAGTAGCTTCTTTGAGTTCTAAAACTCCATCCTTTAGTTGAACTTTTCTCATTAGAACACTCCTTTTAGTATTTTGGTTTGAACTTTCCTTTGGCGGGTTTACACCCGTTGTATCGTTGTCTGGTTTTTTAGCTAATTGAGTAGGTTGGGGTGTTCCGACCGATTGACTAGTGGGAGGTAGTTGTGTAGGTTTTCCTACATCAACTCCGACTAACGACTGATCTTCCTTTTCTTCTTCAGGTTTTTTCATTAAAACATCTTTGAATAATTGCTGAACGTCTTCTACGTCCCTATAATCAATTAAATCTTGAATTCGATCAGTTCTCCAACCTTCTTCTATTAAAGTATCTAGCAATGAATCTAGATCTTCTATTTCATCTCTTTTAACTATCTTATTAATATCTTTTCTTAAACTTGACAAAGAGTCATCGTTTAATTGTTCTTCTGGCGATTTTTGAGGAACTGCTCCTGGTACGGGAGGTTTAGCTCCAGTTCCAGGGGGTGCTCCTACTCCACCTAAAGGAGGTGCTCCAGCTTGACCCGTAGGTTTAACTTGCTTTCCTCCGCCTTGTTGTGCTGGAGGTCCTAGCTTATTAGGGTCAGGAGGAGTCTTGCTCCCTTCTCCTTGTGTTGGTGTATGTAAAGAGGGCAATTCAGTTAAATTCGGATTACCCGCACTATCCATTGTTTCAGGCATAAATTATTCTCAATAAAACGCTATTATTTTCGTACTTAAAAAAATAAGAACGGATATCCAAATTTTAAGGATGGAGGGGTAAAAAATTCCCTTTTTTGTGTAGACAGATATATATTTTTGTGCAATTACATTATTAGAGATTCGAAAAGACTTTTATCTCCTTTATCTTTTTCCGGTTCTTCTCTCTCTATACTAAGAGGAACTCCGGTTATATCTCCTGATTCTCCTGTTGGAAGTTCTGTTTTTTCTTCTTCAAGTTCCATTTTACCTTTTTCTTTAGGTATTGCTCTTTCATCGATTGGAGGAAGATCAGTACTTTCTGGAAGTTCTTCGGAAACTTCAGACATGGTTGGATCGGAAACACCTATGTCATTATCTTGTTTGTTATAAAATTCATAAAATTCTTCAGGAGTATCAAATTTTAGTTCCATACCTCCTTGTTTTATCCCAAACTTTTTATTAATTTCATAATTAACATAAGCCCATGTATATTTAAACTCATCTACGGTAACTTCAGCTTTTTTAGCCCATTCAAAAAAGGCAGTATCTAAATCCATAACACCTTTTGTATTACTTATAAAGTCCCAAAAGCTCGCTACATGATCTTTTACTTTTTCTTTATTAAGAGCCATACTGAATCCTCCATTTCCATTTAATAATGTTTAAATATTAATAAAAAACATGGCAATTTTAAGGTTTTTTTTAAAAAAGATTTGACTTTTATCAAAAAGTAATGTATATTTAATGTATACTAAAAAGAGGTTGGTGTATATGCATTCAAACTTATCGTACATAAAAGAGTTCAAGGAAGATAATTTTTATAACATGAATTATTATGATTTAGAATTTTGGAGAGTTTTAGAATATTCTCTTTATCTTTTATATTCAAGACCTGTTGACCCAGACTTTGGGCAAGCACCAAAAAATTTTAACCCTATTTTAAGATGTGCTGGTATTGGTTTGTTTGATCCTTATATGATTGGTGGTAGCGAGGCTCGATATTTAGGTGTTGAAGGTTGGAAAGCTTGGCCAGAAAAAAACGGTTTAGAAAGAACCGTATTGTTATTAGAAAAAAATGTTGATGCTATAAATAATCCAAACTTTTACAATAAACCTATTGTAGGAGAAACAAAGTATACAAGACACAGCCTATTAATAACAAATCATTTTATGTTTACAAAGGAAGTCATTTCAGAAAATGAGATTATAATAAATTTTTGTAATATGAAAACCAAAAAGTTTAAGAGAGTTCACATAAAAAATTTAAGCATAATTAAAGATATGGTTTTCAACAAACAAAACTATGATGAAAATTTGATAAAATCAAATGTAGTTGATGGTTCTAATCTAGAAATAAAGGATGAAAATGTTAAAGAAATTCTAAAAAGGTTAGGTTTTTTAGAATCTGAAATAATCTATTTAAAATAATGCAACTTCTTCAACAGGTTCAATCTCCTCACCATATGGAGCAACTTCATAAAAATAAGATCTTCTGTTTATAGGGTTTCCTCCAACAGAATCTCTTTCATTTATAGTTATTTTTATGTGTCTTGTTTCTCTTGAAGTTGCCAAAACTATTTTTGCAAATGAACTCATAGCTTCTTGACCAGCTAATGTTTCTAATGCTTCAGAAACTCTTCTAAAAGCCTCCTCTTCATCGTTTATATACATAAATCTTGACATTACATCTTTAACAACGTTATACCCAATATCTGAACCAGTTACCGAAATAAGTCTGCCCCCAACTTTATCCCATTCAATGTAACCTCGTATTGCAGGAAAGCCCTCTGATTCAATTAAATAATCACCAATCGAATGTCTTTCTTCAGTAGCCTCTTTCTCTCTATCTAATTCAAATGCATCAAGAACATCTTGACCTATTTTATTCCAAATATCAGTAACTTCTTTTATTGATAAATTCTCTTTTTCTACCCAATCAATAAAAACATCTTCTATTGTAGATACTCCTTTAACGTTGCTTGCGTATTTCCAAAATTCTTCAGATCTACTTTCTATTTTTTGGATGTATGTCTCTCCTATTTGTAATTCCTCTTCAATCCATTGTTTTGCTGCGGCTTGACATTCGTTGAGATTTCCCTTATCTTCTAATACCGAATGCATTTTCTTTAGAATTTCTCTCTCATCTTTTATATCTAAATCTTTTGCAATATCTGCTATTGATTTTGCACTACCAACAGTTTGAATTTGTCTCGTGAATTCTCCTAATTTATCTATAACATTATCGTGAGATGCCGCTTTAGGCATATCCCCTTCTTCTGGTTCTTTTTTTGTTTCTTCTGGATTTCCTCCCTCAAGTCCACCTTTTTCTGCCTCTCCTGGTCTTCCTATGTTGGTTTCGGCTATCTCTGCTATTAATTCTGCATCTTCTTCAGTAACTTGCATACCAGTATTTTGAGAAATTAAATTAGGATCTCTTGAAGTTAATATTTTTCCTGTATCAGAAGTAATATCTTTTAAATCTTCTTCAGTAAGTACCGTTTCTGCAACTTTGATTCTATCAAAATTTTCGTAACTTATTTTATTATAATTTTCTATAGTATCTTTAAGTTTTTGATACCACCCTCTTAAAGGATTGGAAATCTCATCAGTTTCGTTTTCGTCAACCATTTGTGCTTTTTCTAACACAAAAGCAACAAACTTCTTTATAATTTCATCAGAGATATACCTTTTAATAGACTCTTTATCTTCAGTAACACCTTCTGGTGCTGGAGTCTCTGGTACGCTTGAAATGTCACTTTCTAAAACAGCATCCTCTTGAGCCCCCCTAACTTTTAGGGGGAGTTCTGGGTTTGTTAGTCTATGTAACAGTTCCCTTATTCTACTTGCTTGTTTTAATAAAACGTTATCTAAAGAAGCCATTGGTTGTTCTCCTCTTTCCTTTTTAGATTTATAAGTTACATGCAATTGCATCTCATTTTGAAAAGCCCTATCAGTATGGTACTTTTCTTTAAATTGTTTCACAAGTTTTGACACTTCTTTTTTAGTAGCCAGTTCTATTGTGTCTACTTTAACACCACCCTCATAAATATCAACTAAGTAACCTTTTCCAACTTCAGCACCTGGTCTTTTTTTCTTAATAAAAATATCAACGCCAGCACCTGGGGTAACTTTTTCTCTACGTTTTGTTTCATCTTGAGAAGTGTCTTCCTCTTCGTGTATGTCTTCTTTAATTACTGGCATTATTACATTTCTTCTAATTTAAGATTCTTATGCCACTTTTAAATTTTCTAATCTATATATTAATTGATCAAACTGATTTGATAGTCTCTTTTTTTCGCTAATTGTACTAGCGTCCTTAATCATTCTATATATTGTGTTCATAAGATATATAACTTCTTGACCTTCTTCTGTATTAGCTACTTTAAGTAATCTTCCAGGAAGTATATCACTAACAGCATCAATAACGTATGCAGTATTACATGCGGGACTAGAAACTACAGACAATTCATAAAAATCCACACCTTTTAGTAATTCTGCAACTCTTCTCCCGTTATACCTTCCACCTCTTTGATATGTGAGGTGTGAGCACATATCAGATTCCTTAACAATCTTTTTACCACAACATGTTGCTATTGAATATTTAATAGAACATCCCATAGAAACAGGAACTCTTGTAGGATATTTTTGAAGAGTTCTAGCAATACTCGGTGCTTTTTTAGAATCCAAACCATACAGACACACAACGTGACCATCTTCATAATCCTTAGTCATCATCATAGAATCGAAAAGCAATCCTATAGAATTTTCAAAAGACTGACTCTGGTGATCTTTATAAAGAGCGGCAGTTCTAAATGTTTGGTATCTTGGTATCCCTTTTTCTGGGTGAATCTCTTCCAATTCAGTACGATCAAAATAATCAGCATTTTTATTAACCTTAGATTCCCAAATACCTTTACCGTATTTACCATAGAAATCGCCAAAGTCTAATGCTCTTGTTGTACCGTAAATATAATCTTCAACAATTGGAGAAAGCCAATGCGTTCCTCTTTTAGTTTCAATTATTTCAGCTATTTTGTCCTTGTCTTTTTTACTGAACTCTTTGAATTGTTTATAGGTACTCGTTCTTCCGTAAATTGGTCTTACATTACTCATTGATAATCTCCTATTTAAAGTTCTCCTAGATTTTCTTCCTCTTGATAAATTGCAGCCTCTAAATCATCATCACTTATTAACATACTTTTAAGTTCAAGTCCTAAAAGATATTCCTCATCACCTTCTGTTGATTCTAACATTAAATTGTATGCTGCATCTTCTACTAGCTCTGCCGGAACACTATGTCCAGCACAAATTACCTCATTATGGTCTATAGTTTTCTTAAATATTATCCATCATTCTTCTTTGTTCTTTAATTTTCTTTTTATCTATAAGGTGAGATTCACTTATAAAATCTATATCCACATTTAAATGCAAATCATCACCCTCTATTTTAGTTACAATTATTTTAGGAGTTTCAAAATTAGGAACTCCCTCAATACCTCCAGAGATATCTTCAGCCAAAATCTCTCTAAACAAGTAATCCTCTTCTTCAGTTGAAAAATAAATTGAAATTGCATAGTTAACATCATCTTCGGTAAGTTCTCTTTCCTCATCAGCACTATAAAGAATATCTTCAACAGCTTTTAATAAAAGAGACAAACTCACTTTACTATCAAATGATGCATCTCCTTCTGGCATTATATACTCTTGTCCATAATCATCTTCTTCTTTGTAAAAAGATAGATTAACATTAAGGTTTTCGACATTAGTTTTAAATTGGTTAGCAATTTTTACATCTGGAGAATCTTCAAAAATTGCTGTTTTCAAGAGTTCATTTATCCCATCAATATTCTTTAAATTCATTCTTAAACTCCTTTCTTCAGCTTCTTTTTCCATCTTTTTTAACTTTGTATAATAATCTGGTATCTCGTAAAGGTGATCGAGTGCTATAAGTTCAGCAACTTCTCTATTATTAGTATGTTCCATTTCAACTTCAATACCCATATCTAATTGTTTTTGATCAACCTCGTTCGGAGTTAAATGTTTTCCAATCCCTTCCCAATTATCTGTATTAATTGTTACAGAAAACTTCATGGCAATTCTCCTTTTAACCTTTTAAATTTAAAAAGTAATAAAATTTTGGCTAATTTTAAGTTTGTTTAGATAAGTTTTCTTGATTCCAATGCCATTTTTAAGAACTCCATAAATAACTGTAATGTTTCAGCATCCATCTCTACAAGACACGTTTCTGGTAGGGTTTCTTGCTGTTCTTCTGTTATAAATAAAATGGCATTATCAATAATTTGTGATGGGTTTTCTTGCGGTAAAATTTGTTCAAAATCCTCTATACACTCTTCTTCTTGACTACTCAATCCATCAGGATATGTTTTATAATATAATCTTTCAGCATCCTCATCAGATATGTTAAAATCATCCATTATTAAATCTTTTATTTGTTGTTTGTCTAATCCTTTTTGCTGTCTAATCCATACAATTATTTCTTGTTCTTTTTGTGAGTCAAATCTTTGATAAGCCTGGGGTTTAGCAGGAGAATTTATAATTGAAGGATTGCTCTGCATCATAAAAGCAAATTTTCTTTTTATTAATTCTTTATACATAATTATCTGTTTATTTCCTTAAAAGAAAATTTCTTATCAATTACTGTTACAACAATATTTAAATAATATTCCTTATTGCATTTAGAACATTTTACAAAATAAGAATCTTCCAATATTAAAAAAGATTCATTTCCACAAGTACATTTCATTTTTTATTGCAAAAGAATTCTCTCTAAATCCTCAATTGCAAGTTCTTCTTTTTCTTCAGCAGCCATAAAATCTTTGCACTTTTGTAAGTATTCACCCATCATTTGTTTTTTCTCATCAATAACGGCATGTTCCTCTTGTTCCGCACTTTGAAGATCTTGTAAAGCATCCCTTGCTTCCTCAACTTGTTGTTCTGCATCCATTGATTTTCTTACTAGTTCATTTATATTATTTGCTTTTCTAAATTCCATTTTAACACCTCTTATATTGTGTATCCTAACAACTTCAAAAAATCATCTCTATAATCCATAATTTTTTGAATGGTTTCCGCATCTTGTTGCACAGAAAGTTTATTAATTAACCCATTTGCAAATTCATTTATTAATTCTTGAAGTTCTTGCGTAGTCCATTTAAATGCTTGATCTTCTTTTACCATTTCTTCCATACTTTTAATATTTCTAAACTCCATTTCAAATCCTCCATGTATCTTCATATCCCTTAAATGAGATTTAGCCTCTTCCTCCGTTTTGTGGGAAGATATTATTTTCCCGTTCTTATGATCTTTTATAACCCAAGGTGCTGATTCACCTTTAGAGTTTTTATGACCTTCTACGTGTTGTATGTAACTATACTTGTTCATCTTTTATTTTAAAATTTATTGTTCCTTTTTCTTTGTCTAAATAAATAAAAGCCTCTTCAATATTTTCGATGTTGTTTTCTTTAGCTATTTTTCTCAAAGTTCTTTCAATATTAAAATAATCATCATCACTTAATTTCATTTCGTTTGCATAAACGTTGCGTCTAAAAAAATCAGCTTCTTGTTCCATTCCATTTTCCATAAGAAAGTCATATACTTGATGTTTTAATTCAGTATTCCCTTCTGTTTCTCTTTTTACATATGATATATTACCATTAATAAAACTCTCCGCAAGTTTCATTACAATTCTTTCTTGCATCCCTGATTCTTCAGAAGATTTTCTCTTTTGTGATAATGGTCCTGATTTTCCAGGTCCATGAACTTTTGTTGGTTCGTCTAAATATTTCTTTGGTATTTTATCTATAATAGTTCTCATGATATACTCCTTTGATTTATTATATTTTTTACCGCTTTCTTCAATAGCTTTTATCTGATCTAAAAGTTTTTTAGGAGCACCTTTAGATTTTAGATAACTAATCCATTGTCCAGGGGTTCTCCCTTTCTTTGCAAATTTGTCGTAAAAATTATTTATCTTCATTTCTCTTGATATTTCCATATTACTCTCCTTTATGTTTTTCACTATGAAAAACTATTTTTTCTTTTGACTCCTCTTCAAGAGGAAAATCTTCATATTTAAATATATCTGGCATATCTTCTGGGACATCAACAGTTTTTTTGTTTGATGCAACATCTAACATCTTTAAAATTTCATCATATATTTTAGGATTTGGATTTTTTACACCTAAACTTCTGGCTACTTCTTTAAATTTATCTAAATTAATAAAAGGAGATGCCTCTAATTCATTGTTTATAATGTATATATAAGCCTCTATATCATTTCTCCAATTAGGTAAATGCCCATACAAATTTTCTAGCTTTCCCCAAGTAACATCGTAGTATCGACTATCTGCTTTTCTATCTAATACTTTGTTTATAAGATTTGACAATCTTATTTCATCTCGTATCCGAGACGCTATGTCTCTTCTTTTTTTAGAAGATAACAATTTATTGATGTCTACAGCATTTCTAAAATTCATATTATAATTCCTCAAACGATTTTTTTAACTCATCATTTAATAGGTGTGGATAGTCAATCCATAATCTTAAATTTTCTACAAATATAAGTACTTCATCTGTTTCGTGACCGTTAAGACACTTACCATTGACATCCCACAACTTACCTTGTTTTAACTTATAATTAACTTCGGGACTATCCTTGAATTTTTCACTTAATTTAAAACCTCTAGGATTATCTGGATCATCAGATATTGGTTCAATTTGATTGAAAACTTTGTATGTACTCATTTCTTCTTGAGATAAATCAAAATTGCTTTGTTTAAAAGCTTTTCTTATAACTTTTTCATTAGAGTCATTTACAACTGTTATATGTTTAAGTAGACTTTCAGTAAAACTACACTCTTCCATACCAACCCAATTAGATATATAGAGATTTTTACCTTGATTAAAGACAGGAATCATTCCTTTCTTTTGAATTTTTTCATAAGAAAGAGTATTCCTAATTAAATTGTTTTTAGCATCTTTATCCGGTATATCACTATATTTCTTCTCTAGTTTTTCTTTTTGACTTGTCTCCCATTCCTCTAAATCAACAACATCTAACACAAAAATTATATTATCATAATCTTTCTTTATAAACTTACCCACTTTATTTAAAAACCTAGAAAGTTGAGGAATATATTCAATAGGACAATCCTTTACATTTATTCCAGCTATTGAATGTGAACGATGTCTTTGAATATGAGGATCAACATTGTTTCCAAATTCTTCATCATCAAATCCTTCAATACAAGGATACATTATCAAAATTTCGTTTTTAGCAGAAATTATAGAACCTAGATTTCTACCTTTGCTTAACAATTGTTTAACACCATATCTTAAACCATCATTTTTAACGACATTACTTAATTTAACAGTATAAACCCCTTGTTCCTGGTACCCTTTTAACTGTCCGTATGCAAAGCAAGTGTTACCAAGATTTCTTAAATGTTTGAAAATTTCAGATTTATCTAAATTTGAAGATGCAAACATTTTAGTCCATTCCTCAAATTCTCTTGATAGCATTAAATCAGAATAATCTGTTAAATCATCACTATCAGAATAATATTCCTGATGTATAGGGTAGAATTCAGTAACGCTATATGAATGGAGTTTGCCTTGTTTATATAAATTGGTGAGTATTTTAGAAATATCTTCATTTTCTTGAAGTATCCCCTCTTTAAAATCACCATTGCTCTTTTTATCAATCACACTTAATTTATTATTTAAATTAATTAGTAATAATTTAACTTCAGAAGGTATACTAGGTGATTCAAGATTTTTGAACCAAGTATCATCATCAACAGGATGAAGATTTTTAGTTATTTCACTATCAAAGTCAGCTTCTTTAACTTTTATTTCTTCTGGACTTGGTTTAGCTGTTTCAACAGTTCCCTCTTTTCCAATAAATTCTCTTGATTCAGATTCTAAGTCTTCAATATCTTCTTTTGAAATTTCTTCTGTTTCTGCTGTTTTTTTCTTACCAAGTCCCAACTTGTCTTTAATCTTTGCCGTAACACTACCCGTAGGAGGAGGTGTTCCACCAAGAGGTGAGCCAACACCAGCAGCACTACCAACTAATGGATGAATAAAAGCACCAATCTTTTCTTCGAGTTCTTTTTGTTTCTTTTTATTACTTAATTCGTCTTCTAAGCTCATCCCCATTAATTGAAGAAGTGTTATAGCACTTATAGGTCCTTTACCTTGAGCATAAACATTATTCATAAAAGTCATAAATGCTTGGTCGTCACGCATCATTAATTTTTTATGCCATAGTATTTTAGGAACAATGAGACGTTCTTCTAATTCTCTTCCAGATCTACTTACTCTGTATTGTCCAACTAATTCTTTCTTGTCCCTTCTGTACCAATTATTTTTCTCTGCCATTATTCTAAAAAATTTATCTTGTATCCAAAGTACTTGAAATAAGTCTCTTTTAGCTTTATACCTTGATAGCTGAACTTGAAGACCAACATTTGCTGAATTATATGTTCCTACATTATCAACAAGATAGCTATGGCTGTTTTCAACAGTTAAATTATAAACTTTTTTAGTATTTTTAATCGATTCAACAGATTTTACCATTAAATAAACATAATTATCATCAACAAATGCTTTTTGTCCTTTAAATTTATGAGAATCATCAAAGTCAAACGTGCATTCTTCTTCCCAAATTAATTTTGCCAAATCAAATGCAAATTTACCATAAATATCGAGTCTAATAATTGGTTTTCTTTTATATTTTGAAGTTAAATTTCTCTTATTGTTATCTTGTATTGTCCAATTAACTGGAAAACCTATTTGAGCTAATATCAATTCGATTTGATTTGCTAAAATTTTTGAGGTGGTAGTAAAATGAACAGTATGTTGTCCATTTCTTTTATTTATTTGATGACAACCATCCCCTCTAAAAATTCCTTTAATCAGTTCTTTCTTTAAATTTAAAGACCAGCCCATCACTTCTTTAGATAATTGTTTTTTGTGAGAATATTCTCCAGCGTGTTTCTTAAACCAATTTACTTTATCTTTAACTATATTTTGAGTGATTGATCTTAAATGCAGTGCCCCTTGCTTGTTAGAAAAACTTGAAATTGGAATTCCTTCTATTGCACAAAGATTTGTTACATCATCTATGTATTTACTTTCATTTTCTCCAAAACATAATCTAATTCCATGCAATTCTTTTGTGGTGTGGTGCTTTTCATAACAACCTTCAGCTATAAAATAACCAAGAAGTCTGGCTGATGTTTCTGTAGTATTTGTATCAACTTCTACAAAATTTCTTGGAATCATTAAGTAATCCCATTGTTTGATTTCTTCTGCTTTTAATTTCTTAATAGGGTTATAATTTATAGGTAATCCACTTATATATTTTTTTCTAATTGTTGTCCTTCCTATATCTATTGGATTTAATTTAATTCTTGGTGATTTTCCAATAGAATGAGCGTAGAGTTTGCCCGCATTAACCTCACGACCACATCCACACGCACATTTACGAGGCCATGTCCACACAGACCACTTGTGATTATCAGTACATTTAAACTTCTTTCCTCCCCAAAGGGTTATTTCAATTATATTGTTAGGAATCCCCTCGTCCCAATTATCTGTAACTTTTTGTTCCATACCATCTTTATCAATAACAGAATCCCCTACTTCAATATCTTCAACGTTTTTATATCCTTGAGGAGTTGTGATTTTTGTACCTTTTGTAAAACAAGCATAAGTTGATTCCCCACTTAAAAATTGTTTTCCTACTCCAAGAGCAACCATTTTCTTCTCTGTAATGTCTGACCACTCTTTTTCAAGTCTCATAACCTTGTCTGCAACAGTAACATATTCAACATTTAAGCCATAATGATAGATTAAACTAAAGTTTGGGTCGAAAGTTGACTGTTGTAACATTTGAGCCAATGCTCTTTGGTGCGTTTCGTTAGGAATCCACCCCTTGTTAGCGTCACCTAGTTTAAAAATCTTTAAAGGATAGATAAAGTTGTCAGCAATTGTGATTTGAGCCTCTCTTAATTTGTCTTCGTACATCAAAAGCCTAAAAATTCGGCTTATTATTGAAGTTCCTCTAACATCATAAGGGTTACTTCTTCTTGCAATGTGTGTAACCTCATCTGGATCAAGTGTTATGTTTTTTCCTGTTAAAACTCTTCTAAAAACGTCTTGTGGGAGTCTTCCTTTAAGTCTTTGATCTTCGGGTTTTGTTGAATGTACTAAAGATTTAAGTTCATCGTCTGGTATAAGCTCAATTACGCTTTCCTGGTCTGCAAAAGGAGTGAATCTTACTTCAATAAAATCAGGATTATGAACTATAATATCTTCCCACATTCCAGTTTTACTGTTCCAAGGAGTGTGAATGAAAATTTCTCCAATTTTCATAAATTCCAAGTCTATTGCGGGTAATTTCGAGAAAAATCCTGTTTTTTCAATACATTCTTGAATATGTGTGTTAATATGAGGGTCATCAACTACAATTTCTGCTTTTGAATAAGGTAATTCTGCATGAACATCTAAAACGGCTCCTACTAATTCATCATGATCGTAAAACCATCTACACCATCTATTTATTTGCTTTAAAGTTCGTGGTAAATAAATAGCTGTGGTAGTAATCTCTGGATCATAGAATCTTCTGGAAGGATTTCTTAATATATTATTTCCCGCACCGTATGCGGCAATTTGATTAAGAAGATTTCCACCACCTAATCCCAAAGATTGAAACTGACCACTCGTTCCTTTCTTAATTCTTTCCCTATCTGTTTCAGCATTAATTGTTCTTGGTAACATATCCTGAAAACTTTCAGGTAAAGGAACATTTTCTTGATTGATTGTAGGCATTTAAATCTCCGTGTATTTATTTCATCTTATCTTAAAGGTTCTACTACGACTTCTTCTACGCCTTGTGCCTTTTCTTCTTCTGTTATTTCTTCTTCTTCTGGACTTTTGTAATACGTAAATTTAACAAAACCCAAATCTTTTACCATATTTTCAAAATTATCAACGAAGAATATTACATCTTTTAATCGAATATCATTTCTTTGACCTTTCGATTTTGGTGTAATAAAAGATGTTCCTGCTGGTTGGAATGCCATATAAACCCAAACACAAGTTCTACACAAATTTTCAACATAATTCCAATAATCTTCTTTTATTCCTGTATAATCTATTGTCCCATCTTCACGTTTAACATAACCATCAAAAAACCTTTCTGGATGTGTTAAGTACCTATCATTAATAAGTTTATTTAAATGTAAAGCCCTTTCCATTCCTGATTCTAAAAGTTTTTTAATTCTTTCCATTCTCTCTCTTTGAAGTGGTGTTACTGCCATTATTCCAGGAGATTTAAACTTTTGACCAACCTCTTCTTCTGTTTTAGCATGGGGACTTCCTGGGGGACTTTTTAATTTCTTGCCTCTCGTTTTTTGTTTCTTTTCTGCTACGTTAATCATCCAGTCTAACATTGGAATTTTTTGTTCAAGTACCGCAATAGTTTCTAATATTCTACTTCCTAAAGTACCCCTTAATTCTTTTGCACCTTCAGTAATTTCATCAGAAGTTTGATCGCCTACAATATCTTTCATCATCTCTTTACACCTGTCAACATAATTTCTGTAATAGGAAAGAGTTTCTTCAACGTAGCGTGTTTTTTCTTCTTTCTCCGCTTTTTCTACTCTAGCCTTTAAATCCTCGCTTTCAGCTATGCCTATTCCACCCTGTAACAATATAGGGTCATCCCATATTTTAAAATCTTCTTCAGTTTCTTGAGTTTCTTGTTGTTGGGTTTCTTCTTCTTGGGTATCTGAAAATTTAAGAATATTACTATTAACAAGTGCATCCTTAATAAGAATATCAAGTTCTTTTTCGGTAATAACATCAACGTATGGAAATAACTCTTCTGAAATAATCTCAACAATTAATCTTTCAACATCCATATCAACTCTCCACTATATCATTAATATTCAATAGTTGGAAGGGGTTCTTCTATACCACCACCTATTCCCTCTTCCATAATCTCAGCAACGCCTTCATCAAAATATTGTTGAATAACATTTTCATTAACATAAAGGACTTTTCCACTATCTGTTCTAATTCCTATTTTACCATCGTCTCTTGGACCAACTATTTCGTAGAACTGATTTCTTTTAAAATACTTATCTAGTTGAGGATGGGATTTTGTATATAAAATCTCATTTTCTAAAACATTTTCTTCAACTTCTGGTTGTAACTGTTTTCTTTCTGGTTCAATAGTTTTAAATCTACCCATTTCTTCTGGGCTTAAAACATCTTCTGCACCTATACCTTCAATGTCACCATACGTATCCTCTTCTTCAATAACAGCAAACTTTAATGTTCTTCCATCGTTTATGATAAAAGAAAGAACCACCAAATCATCTTCAACATCTATTGAATAACTTTCAACAACATCATCCAATGCTGATTCACCTATTAAATAAGCTTCCTCTAAATTATCTACAGTTAAAATACCACCTTGTGAGTCTATTACTTCACTTTTCATTACTATCCTCCATAAATTAATCTTCAGTACTTAGCATACTATCTAAAATTTCAGACTCTTTATTTAAATGTAATAGTTCAATATCTTGAGCTAACCGAACTATGATATCATCAACAGAATCTTTAGTATTAATTTTACTTACTTTATTAGCATCAATTTCTCGACACTCACCAAGAATCTCAACTTGCACATACTCTCTATTAATATCTCCTCCCATACCAACAACTCTACCCACAGACGTATTGCTAATGGCACGAACTATATCACAATTTTCTCTAGGTGCGTCCAAAACAAAAACTTCATCACCTATACAAATGTCTCTTTCAGAAATATCTCTAATCTTCATATAAATATCCCTTAATTTATTTATTTGCTGACTCTTTTTCTTGCTTTCTAAATACCGCAACATCGGGATGATTTTCATAAAAACCTTCAGAAACATCTTTTGATACTCGAAGTATTACATCAACAGATGTATCTCCCTTTTCGTTATACTTTAACATACACTTTTCAGCCATCTTAACTTGATCACTAGGGAATTTTTCTTTATACATATCCGATGCAACAGTCTCAAAAGGATGTTCAGTTAGAAGACCTCTCTTTCCTATTCCCTTAAAAGATGTTCTAACATATCTTAAAAGGTTATATTCTATAAGATCTTTTTGAGAAAAAGATACTAAACCTTTACCAGAATTTAATTTTGTTACTTCAGCCATTTCGCTTCTCCTTATACGAGATTCTTTTTACCTTATAAATTATAAGAAGAAATGTTTGAATTTTAAGTGATGATTATTGATTTTAATTAATTAATACATAAAAAATAATGAAGCAAAAAAAATCCTTGAGGGGCGACTCCCAAGGATTTTTTAGAGGATTTAACACCTTCTTATTAAGTCATTTAATAAAAGTAGGTTAAGGTTGCACCTTAAATAATATATGCTTATTGTCAATAAAAATTCAAAATGAACTGAATAAAAATTTTTCTTCTTCAAGAATTTTAGGAATGTCTGGTAAATCTACTACAATATCTTTGTATCTTGGATTTTCAATGTTATCTTTTATTTTATTAACAACATTCTTCTTGTCTCTAGGATCGATTAACCCTTTATATTCTGAAATCAGATTTAATAATCTCTTTCTTCGTATCAATACTATTAAAGTATTCATAAATGTTGAGTCCGGTAATGGGTTTAGGTTGACTTTATATAAATTATTTTTAAATTTTCTTTTAATTCTACTAATTAATCGTACTTTCTCTAATTCTTCAATTCTTCGTATCTGTGTTCTAATAGATGTTCCTAAAGATTTAGAAATATAATCCAAAGAAACATTAATCTCATCTTTTCCTGTTTTTGATTGACTAAATTGAGCCATTTCTTTAAGAAAATAGTAAGTTTCCTTTTCTTTAGGAGAAATAATCTTATATCCAAGAAGAACATAAGAGTTCATTTGACCTATTTCTATAATAGGGTGCTCCTTTAAAAGGATTTGAAGTCTTTTTAGTTGAGATTCTTTAGACAATAAGAACCATTGATTGTTTTTATCCATAAGACGCTCCGATATCATCAAAATAGAGAAAAATAGAGAAACTTTAACACACAATATAATAACCTTTTATTAAAAAGGATATTTTGTCAATAAAAAAACAGAGTGACAGTTCTGTCACCTATGAAGTGACAGTTCTGTCACCTATAGAGTGACAAGGTTGTCACTCTATAGAGTGACAAGGTTGTCACTACAGGCAAAAGTCCCACTTTCCCCCGTAGTGACAGTTTTGTCACAAAAATGCCGATTTTTGAAGTCCCACTTTCCCCCGTAGTGACAGAACTGTCACTCTATTATTATCTGATATATAAGAATATTATTAGTTGATATATGCAAAAATTTTTTAGGGGGGAAATTTTAAGATAGGGAAAGAAAAGAAAAAAACCATCTTAAAACTTTCTTATAAAAAAAAGATTGCAAAAAAACCCGCCCCCTTGTATGTTGTCCATACGACATAGTTATTAAAATAAAGTTTATGGAGGTGAAAAAGTGAAAGTAAGTGATTCCTCTCAAAAGGAATACAAAACAGGGATTCATGTAACTTTGCCATTGTCTCTTGTTGAGAGAATGGACATGTTTTTAATGAACTCTAAAGAGGCTAGTACAAGAAGTTCGTTACTAGCAGATATATTATCAACATTTTTAGATAATGTTGATAATAAAAATGATGAGATTAAACAATATTAAATTAAAGGAGGTTTAAAGATGGAAGTGATTAATGTTTCTATTAAAAAAATCAAACCTGATCCAAATCAGCCAAGAAAGAGATTCGATGTTGATGCTCTAGAAAGGTTGAGACTCTCTGTTAAAGATGTTGGAGTGGAGCACCCAATATTAATAAGGGAGAACGGATCTGGTTACACTATTATTGACGGAGAAAGGAGATGGAAAGTTTCTAATGAATTGAATTTAAAAACAATTCCAGGTATAGTTGTAGATACGGACAGTGCTCTCGAAGTACAGTTACGTTCAGATTGTTTGAAAGAGGGTTTAAACGTTGACGAAAAGGACAAAGCAATTTATCTGTATTACCAACATTGGAACCCTAAAACAAAAACTATACAAAAAGAAAAAAGTGTGGATACTAGTATCCACCCTAATACATTTAGAGAAATTTCTCGTAGACTTGGTTTATCTAAAGATAGGGTTTTAATTGCGATAGATAGGTTTGAATTGAAAAATAATGATCCAGAATTTATTGAAGAGGTTGATAAAAAGTACAACCCAAAAAGCAAAAGCTCTTTTGGTACGGTTGATTCTACTATAGCAATGACAAGGGCTTTAAAAGATAAGCCAAAAGTTAGGAAGGAGCTAATTAAAGATACACTTGAGAGAAAAAAAACAGGCATTTCTAAAAATGCCGAAGTTAAAGATACTATTAAAAGATTAAAAGATCTTGAGGAGGATGATGTTGATACTGCAAAGAAAATTCTTAAAGCGGAAAAGGCTAAAGACATGCCTGATGTTAATGTTGTTTTTAAGCGGTATGTAGATAAATACAATTCTCTAAACGTTGATTTTATGAGTAAGAACTTTGGTAAAGTTAAGGAACACATTAACGATAGTAATGTCCTAAAATTGATGAGGTTATTTGAAGAGGTTATACAAGACGTTACTGGAAGAAAATTCATCTTTAAAGAGGCGGATTCAAATAAAGATAGAATTAAAAAATTAACATGATGTAGAGGAGAGATAATATGAAATACAAATTGCTTGATCGTCAGAAAAAGAAAATGCTTGAGACTTGGTATAAAGACATTATTACTGATGAAGAACATAAAATTAAAAAGTGGGAACGTATAGTTGGATGTTTTTTTGATGATAGTAGTTATACTTTAAAAGTAGGTGTTGGAGAAAAATCTCTTACAACAGAAAATGTTATGGATGAACTTGATATAAAATCAACCCCAAAAAACAGGAGATCTACTCAAGTCGATATTAATTATGCAATGAAAAAATTGCGTAGTTTTGGTGCTCCAGCAGGAGGTATTAAAGTTAATAAAAATACTTATTATTACATTGCAAAGACAGATAATGAAGTTTCTATGTTGCAAGCTAAAAATGAGAAACGTTTGTTAGGGCATTGTAAGACGTATCTATCTTTAATGGAGCCAGAGAGTTCTACTGACAGAACATACGCTGTTTTGGAGAATTTTATTGATTCTATTGAAAAAGGGTTAAGACAAAAAGAATCCAAACAGAAAAGATTACTTACTTTAACAAGTAGAAGATTGTCAAGATAATAATTATTAATAAAAAACCCGATAATTTAGGTATTATCGGGTTTTTTCTTGACAAAAATTTAATGCATCCTAACATATAGTTCTTCAAATCGGACAGTTTCCTTGTCCGTAATAGAAAGTACAACTGTGTGTAGTAAAAAATAAAGGAGCAGCTTATGAATGTAGTCCAAGTTCCTCTCGATGTCATTGGTATTGATGAAAACCAGCCCAGAAAATATTTTGATGAAGATGCCTTAAATAGTCTTAAAGAATCAATCTTAGAAGAAGGTATAAGAGTTCCTTTATTAATTAGGAAGGAACTCGGATACGAGACAGGTTATTTACTTGTAGATGGTGAAAGAAGATTTAGAGTTGCTGTTGAGTTGGATTTAGAAGACGTTCCTTGTATCGTGGAAGAGACTGATGGGACTGATGTTGAAATTTTTGAAACACAATTACGTCTGGACTGTTTGAAAGAGAAACTTTCTTCTGAAGAATTGGATAATGCACTTCATAAGTATTGGGGTTTGCTAGGGAATCTTTCAGAGGAAGACATACCAATCCCAAAAACAAACCAAGGGGATTGGAGAATACCTTATATGTCAAAGCGTATAGGAATTTCTTATACTAGAATTAAAATGGCATTAGATAAACAGGATTTTAAAGAGAGAAACAGAGAGTTTCATAAAAAGATAAAAGATAAAATAGAGAATAGTGGTGAATCTGAAAAAGAGAACAAAAAATATAATAGGATATTGGAAGAAACTAACAGAATAGCTAATTTAAGAAATAATGATGAAACTCGAAAAGAAATAATAGATGAATACATTAAGGAAAATGTTCCAGACAATACTCATGAGTTAAGAGAGAAGTTAAGAGAAATTAGTGAGACGGAGCAACCTTCTAGAGAGACAATTGCCAATATTTTAGGAACACCTATTAATACAAATTCAGAACGACATAGACTAGTAAATATTTTAGAAAAGTTTAATAAAGACTTGGAAAAGGAAAAAGATAATCTTAATGAACAAGATAAAGTAAAATTAATAGAACTTCTAAAAGAGAGTTTAGAAATATTATATAGATTTCAATAAGTTTTAGCAGGAGGACATAATGCCAGATGATAGGTTTAAGATAATACAACCTAAACCTAAATGTGATTTTTTAGAATCTCTTGAAGATGTTATGGAAGAAGATATGGCTTTGTCTTTTTACGATTTCTATAGAAACATCATATCTATTGGTGGTACACCCAAAAAACATAAGAAACTTGGTGATTCTTTAACTAAAAGAAAAATCAAGAATTTGAAATATATAATATCAAATTATGGTTTAGAAAAAACAATTATGGCAATGAAAATTGTCAAAGATAAGATTGAACGTGGTGAATTACAAAAAAAAGTTTCTTCTCGGTATTTTGAAAAAATCGCATCAAATTTAAAAAATAATAAATATAAAAGCAGACCTCTTTTTAATCGTGAGATAGAACATTCAAAAGAAGTTATTCCCATTCCTACTGAAAAAGTTACAGAAGAATATGATTCTAAATATGAAAGATTTAATTGGATGTATGAGTGTCCCAACTGTAACAAGGAAATTGATCCTTGGGAAAAACAATGTCCAGAATGCAATGTCTTTTTTAACTGGGCGGAGGTTAAAGTTTAAACGACTGTTTTTATTATTTATTAAAGAGGATTTATGAAAAAAGTATTGTGCTTTTCTGATGTTCATTTAGGGCTTCGCACGTATAGTTATCAAAGAGAATCAGGGTTATTTGATGCCGAAATTGAGGCAAGGATAGCTTTAGATGAAGTTTATGAAAAATCTAAAGACTCTGATATTGATATGATTATTTGTGCTGGAGATATTTTTCATACCTCTCATCCAACCTCAAAGAATATTGAATTTTTCATTGGTTGGTTAAAGAAAATGGATTCTCTTGGTAAGAGGTTTTATATAATACCAGGAAATCACGATGTTAGTGACCATTCTCATTCAATAATTTTTATGAATAAATTAAAATTAAATAATATTTATCTTGTTGACTCAAATACTGAAACAAACGGGGCATCTGCATATTCAAAATTTGGAGATTGGACTATTCTTTTTGTTCCTTATCTTCCTTACGAGACTTCAAAAGAAAAAGATTTACCCACTTTTAATATGGTTAAGGAATTAATAAGCAAACCTTTTGATAAAGTTATACTAGTAACTCACATTCACGAGGCGGAGGCTAAAACTGGTAGTGAAGGAGTTATGTTAGCAAGACGTGTGGCTAATATGAACTTTGATGAGTTTAATAAAAAGATGATATTATTAACCGGACATATTCATCGACATCAAGTATACACAAAAAAGAAGGGAACTATGGTTGTATATCCAGGATCACTTTTTTATAACGATTATTCAGATGTTAATCAAGATAAGGGATATGTATTAATAGATGAATCTGGAAATATTGAGTTTAAAGCACTTCAAAACATCAGAAAATTTGTATTTTATACAATATCAAAGGACAGAGACGTATTTGAATTCTTTAATGGTTTTAGAATAGGTACGAATAAGGTAGTGTTTTTGAAAATAGAGCAAGATGATAGAGTGAATGAAAGAGATTTGAGGGAGCTTTTAAAAGAAAAAGGTTGTACTTTAGGTAAAGTCTTTTACAAAAAAGAAGATATTGAAGAAGTAGATACGGATATTGATTTAGAAGAAAGCGATCCTTTTATAATATTTGATGAAGATATTAAGGAATGGACAGAAAAAGAGGGTAAAAAAGACATTTTAGAGGACTTTATCGAAATCGGACACCAGTGTTTGGGAGAAGCTATAAAATAAAAGGAGAGAATCATGGCGTATTCACCACCAGCAAATCAACAAGAATCTAATGAGGGTTTAATTGCTGAGATTAAACTTGGTAGTTTAACAGATGTTAATTTATATTTAAATGATGGGACTTATCCAGCAGATCCAGACTCAAGAGATACAGACAATAAAACAGCATTAATGGTAAGTGCTGTTAATTCTCATACTGACCAACCAGACATTACAAATGCTTTATTAGGAAAGGGGGCTGACCATTCTCTTACAGATAGTGTTGAGGGTAGAACAGCAATGCATTGGTCAGCAGTTGGAAACATGGCACAAACAGCAGAGAATTTAGCTGATGGTGGTTACACAACCCTCGACCAGACTGATAATGATGGTAACACAGAACTTCATGTTTGTTGTATATATGATGGGCACAATGTTGCTGGTTTTCTTTTAGATACAACATATTGGACTAGTCCACCAAATCCAGCTAACATTGAATATTCTAATACCGATACTCACACACCTTACTTGGCATGTGCTAAAAACGATTCTCCTAATACTATTCCAGTTTTAGATGGAAAAGGTGCAAACGTATCTGCTACGGATACTAATGGATATAATGCAATGATCATTGCTGCCAGAAACAGTTCTGCAAATGTAATCGCCCCTTTAAAGACTGCTGGAACAAGTATCACTTTTAAAGATGGGAATGATAGAAATGCTCTTATGCATTGTGGAATGGTTGATTCATCTTCTGCCGTTGTTGCGGCTTTAATTTCTGAAGGAATTCCTAAAGATATATATGACAATGCAACAGACAAAAAAACTGCATTAATGTATGCTGCTGAATATGATGCCTCTACTTCAGGTGTAGCAATGATTAACAATAATGTTAATCCAGAAACTTTAGGTAATTATAATTTTACGGCATTACTTTGGGCTGCTTATTATGATAGTGGAGATTTCATAACTTCGGTGAATGGTTTGGTTAATCTCGATGCAGTAGGGTTGGTTAGTTTTTTAAGTCCTACAACAATTTTAAGCACTACTGAATGGGATGCTTTGTGGATTGCAACATATCAAGAATCTGATAATGCTATTCCTTCTTTGATAGATATAGGTATGGATGTTGATGCCGTTGATACAGGTCATCCTACATCTGAAACAATATTGATGTTTGCTTCAAGAAATATGAAACCGGATTCAATTACAGCTCTCATAGACAAAGATGCAACCTTTAAAAAGAGAGATGATATTGGTAGGATAGCTATGCATTTTGGACTAGAGACTAGGGATTTACCAACTATTAATGCATTGATAAATCATCCTGATTTAGATCCTAATACAAAAGATTTGAATGGAGTATCATTGCTAATGACGGCTGCTGAATATGATTTATCAACAATAATACCAACATTAATAACAAAAGGAGTCGCTCTTTCTACAAAAGACAATTCTGGTAAGACAGCGTTAATGTACGCATCCAAAGAAGGCAATATAGCATCTGTTACAGCATTAGTAACTGGTGGAGCAAGTTTAGATTCTAGAGATTTTAGTGATAATACTGCACTTCTTATTGCAGCAGATATGAATGGAAAAGGTCACAAAGATGTTGTTGAATATTTAATTAATCAAGGAGCTAATGTTAATGCAAGTAATAATAGAAATCAAACGGCATTGATGTGGGCAGCTAAGAAAAACTATACAGATACTATAACATTATTGATAAATAACGATGCTGACTATACTAAAATAGATGATAAAGAATGGACTGCTCTTAAATGGGCTATCGAATGGGGTAGTAGCAATGCTGAAACTTTATTGCGAACTTACATGAATCCTGAAGCAGAGATTCAAGTAAGACAGAGTGAAACTATTTACGTTTCTGGAGAATCTGTGTATGATTTTGGTGAAATTGTAGCAGGAAACTCTGGTGAGGCTATCTCATTTAGAATTTTAAATCACGGTACTTCTGATCTAGAAATAGAATATGTTTATACTGAGAGTAATGTGTTTGTTATAAATACAACATCTATGGCAACAACGATTGCTCCAAATGGTGAGACATCTTTTACAATAACATTTGCTCCACCAATCATAGAAGATCCAGATAGTGTGAGTGCGGCTCAATATAGGGATACTATAAAGATATCTAACAATGATGTAGATGAAGGTATGTTTGAGTTTGATGCTTTTGGTACTGCTTTGGAGCCGGAGGCATAAAACATGCCTAGTTATAATGAAAGTGTTTCTTGTAAGGGGTGTGGTGCTATTTTAGTAAAGGAATCTTGTATTTATTGTGGTACAGATAACGATGTTGTTTTTATGAGTATTAAAGAATACCAAGAAAAATTGCATTCTCATCTATTCTTTTGGGGAAATCCTGCTTTAGGACTTCCAGACACATATTGTGGGAGAAAAATAATATTAAGATGCGAATAAACAAAATAGAATTAAAAGGACACGGTTCTTATAGAAATTATACAGAGACAGATGTTCCTCTAGGGATTACTGGTGTTGTAGGTATATGGGATGAAGATCCACAAAGAAGTAATGCGTCTGGAAAATCAACTTTAGTTATGAGTGTTATTTATGCTCTGTTTGGGGAAGGTGAGTATAATAGGGTAGATGAGTTGGTAAATGATACGCCCATAGACAATGAGATGTTCGTTAAAATTAATTTTGATCTTAATGGTAGAAATTATATTATTGAACGTGGTAGAAAAGGCACATCATCATTTTTAGATTTCTTTGAAGAAGGTACTCGTAGAGGAGACAACATGAAATCCACTCAACAAGCTATTGTAGATGTGCTTGGAATGGATTATGATATGTTTACATCCTCTGTGTTCTTTGAACAAGGTAATATTGATAAATTTATTAACGTTACTCCCGAACAAAGACGACAGTATATTGACAAAGTGCTTGGTTTAGAGGTTTGGAGGAACGCCTCCAAGTTTGCGAGCAAAAAAGCAAGAGAGCAAGAAACTCTTATAAAGACTACAACAGAAGAAATAGCAGCATTAACGACTAGAATAAAAGAGATAAGTGAAAAACTTACGAATAAAGTTGAAATAGAAAAAAGCATAGCTAATAATTCTGAAAAATTAGAGGAAGAGAGGAAAGAGCTTGAAACATTACAACAATCTAAAACTTTAATTTCTACATCAGAGACTTTAGCAAAACAAATCCAGGTAATAGATGCTAATTTAATTACAAAGAATAGTGAAATTAATGATATTATACGAGATAAAGAAAGGTTTATAAAAAATTTAAATGAAAGTGAGAATGCGTTATCAAACTTTGTTGAAGAAGATGAAACCGTTGTTTTGAATATGGAAAAGGAATTAAAAGAATTAAATGATAAAAAAGATGGATTCTCTTCTTCTATAAGTGCTGTAAACTCTGACATAACTAAACTTAACACTAATATTAGTAATGTTAAAAACATAAAAAGAAATATCTCCGAAGGGTTATGTCCAACATGTCAACAACCAGTATTAAAAGAATATGTTTCTGAACAACATCAACATTATGATAATGAAATTAATGAATATGAATCAAGCCTTAAAGATAAACAGAAAGAATCTGAAACATTACAATCGCAGTTTCAAGATATTAGGAAAACTTGTTCTGATATGTTTGATAACATTACAGAATTGCGAACTAGAATAAATAATAATAAATTACAAAAGCAAATGCTTGAATCTGAAATTCTAAACATTAAAAATCAAATTGATGCGAAGAAATCTCTTGAGAAAAATTACAGAGGAACTATTAGGGATTTAGAGATACAGCAAAATGAATTAAAAAATAAACATGTTGACATACAGAGTAAAATACCTCAAGGTGTCGAAGAAAAGATTGAGAATCTTGAAGAAAGCATTAAAAATATTGAAAAAGACATCTCTTATTGGAATATAAGACTAGGAGAGATGAATCAGTTAGAGGCTGATAAAGAAAATCTTGAAAAAGATTTAAATGTTAAGAAAGCTGACTTAAATAATGCGAGAAAAGTATTATATATTTATAATGCCTTAACAACGAGATTTTTGTATATCGCAAAAAAGAAATTTGATAAGTCAATTATTGATATACAAAACGTATCTAATGATATCATACATCAAATACTCCCAGAGATTTCTGTGGATATTTATGTAGACGATTCTAAAGCTAAAAAGTTAATAATAGGGTTTAATGTAGATAATAAACCTAGAAGTTATAAGAGATTATCTGGTGGTCAACAAACGATAGTAAATATTGGTTTGCGTCTTGGTTTTTCTAAAGTTATTAAGAAAAGAGCTAAAACTAATATAGGGTTTGTTGTTTTAGATGAGCCTTTTGGAGTGTTGGATGAGTATAGTAAAACTCTTGTAAGAAGGATGCTCACTTTAATGTTGGATTGGTTTGAGCAAGTTATTGCTATTTCTCATGTTGATAGTATTAAGGAATTCCCTAATATAATTACTGTTAGGTTCTCTCCAGAGAAGATTAGTTATATTAATTAAGTAGGTGAAGATGAAAGTTCAAAAAATGAGAGTAGTGTTTTGTCCTTTTTGCGGGCATCCACAATATGCTTTTGTTAAAGATGATGATGAAATAGGGGAAGTTACTTGTGAAGATTGTAAAAAAGAATACAATCCTAAAGATTATGTAGATACTCCAGCACCCTATTAAGTTTATAATTAGTTAGCAAGATTTTTATGTCTTGCTATCTTTATTTATAGGAGATGAATATGATATTAAATAAAGTTTATGAAGAATTCGTAGAAACAACAGGATTAACAGATAGTATGTACAAAACAGTCTTTGTTCAAATAGGAGACGTTTTGAGTTTAATTAACAACGTTACTTGGATGAGTTTAGTTTATAGTATCGGAGATAGTTCTTATCCAACAGATTTTATGGGTAAAGCTCCAACACCTTTATATGTTGTGGAGATAGCCCAAAATCTTTTTGAAAAATCTTACACATTCCCAGAAAGTAGTAAAGTTGAATTGGATGTTAGATTTAAAGGAAAGTTTTTAAAAGTTACTTGCGAAGGTGATAAGGTTAATATTCCTCAAGAATTGGGGTATGTAAAACATTATTCACTATTTCCTTTTTTTCTTATTACTAAAAAAGTTTATGATATTTTTGAGGAATTTGATAGTCTGTTTTCTTTTGTAAACAGATTTAAAACAAAAGTCAAATCTATTTACGCTCCATTAGAACAGAATTTTGAAAAGACAATAGTTAAAAAGTCAATTGATAGTGGGAATGTCACAAATTCTGGAGTTGCTTCAAGATTAGGTTTAGTAGAAAATATGAAGAAAAATAGAGATGATTTATTAAAGAGAACCGAAAAATTGAGAAATGATAGGGAAAAGCTTGTTCAAGATAAAAATAATATTTCTCAAATATTAAAAAAGAAAGAGGGTTTGTTTTTTGAAAAATCAAATCTCGATAAAGAGTACGAATTATTACAAGAAAGTTATGATAAAGATAAGAAGAAGTTTGATAAGGTGGTGGATATTCTTGCTACAATAGATTCTGAATTATTATCTCAAAATAATTCAGAAACTCCAAACAATACTGAAATAATATATCTCAAGGAGAAGAAAGATGCTTTTACGGGAGAAAAGATAGCATTAGAGAATTCTTTAAATGATACACATTCATTAAAAGAGTCTTTATTGGTAAGAATTAATTCTCTTAAAAACGACATTACTAACGGTGGTGATTATAATGCTACCGATGTTGGTGTTATGGAGAGTAAAATTGCAGCTGTTGATAAAGAAAGGGATGAGATATATGGTGCATTAGTTACATTGGAGAATGAGATAAAACAACAGAGTGCATCTGCCTCTAATGAAAGCAAACAAATAGAGATGAGTAAAGAGACTCCAATGCCGTCTGGAATTGATTCTATTTCTAGAAAGAATATAGTAGAACATTTATCTAGTCCTTTACAGCCAACATCTGTTACAACTGTAATGAACTATTTAAGATATTATTTTGCGTATCATACAACTAAAATAGCGACACAATTAAGTACTGTTCATTCTAATGTTGATCAAATAGCGTTACAATCTCTTGCTTGTAAGCTTACTTTGGTTAGACATTTTGGAGTGTACTATAACAATGTGTTCTCTGCTGTTAATTTCGTTGATGATAGGGTAGGACACGTAACATTGGTAGATGTTAAAGCATAATGCGTCCTTTTTTAGATTGGCTCTTTAGAAGGAAGGGTCGTGTCGCTAAAAAGTTTTTAGATGATGTAAAGATGATGAATAGTCTATCAAATGAGATTAAGACGAAGCAAGAGAGATTGGATACGCTTGAATACCATACTTTGTTAGAGAAAAAAGAAGAATTTTATTTGTCATTATCTAATTTTTTAGAATTAATGGAAATCTCTAACCTTGGTATGCAAGAAATCCTAAAGAGGTGTAAACACGTTTCAGAGCTTGATGGTAAGTCTTGTTCTGTAATAGAAATACACGCTGTTTTAGAAGATAATCACATAGTTCTTTGTCCTGACGTTAAAGAATGTGATAAACATAAAGGTATGGATAGTGAAAAGATGAAAATAGCAATGATTAGGAGAAAATGAAATGGATAAATTAATAGTTTATTTTTTCAGCACTATTTTTGCGATTGGTCTTGTTATTGTAACAGTTATTTGGGAAGGTTTTGCTATTTATAAATTGTGGGAGTGGTTTATAGTTTCCACTTTTGGATTACCTGTGATATCCATTCCAATAGCAATTGGAATTAGCCTTTTTGTTAATGTAGTTAATTATAAATCCCCTTCTATTGGAGAGAGTGACAAAAAGAGTTTGAAAAAATTTGGTATAAAACAATTATCAATTGGGTTTTCATTGTTAATAGGATATGTTGTTAAGACGTACTTTATGTAAAGGATTATAAATGAATCAAGATAATCAAAACGAAATAATAATTAATTCTGACACAGGAGAACCTGAAACGTCTACTGAATTAGTTCCAGTAGAAACTCCTACTACATCAATTCAAGAAGAAGATACCGCAACCTATGGAAGAGTTTTAAAAAGAAGTACTATATGTACTGTTTGCAATCATCCACAATATAGAGAAATAAATCTTATGCGTGCTCGTGACCATATGCCTTTAGACGAAATATCAAGACTTATGTTGGTATCTGTGGATGCATTAAGAATACATTTTAAGAATCATTATATGATTTCTGAATCTAATAGCAGAATTATTGCTTTAAGAGAAGACGCAAGCCCAGAAGCAAATGAGCTTGTTAGAAAAATCTTTGATAAAGAGATTGATTTATTTTCTGGTGCTCAAAGTGTTTTAGAATCTAAAGCCGAAAGGTTAAATGCGATTAGAAGTAGGATGCAACTATTAACCGATAGGCAAGAGATAGATGCGTTGGATGATATAGAGACTGCTGAATTTATTAGTTTGAATAAACTAGCAGAGGAAACAGAAAATTCTGTATTAAAAGCTTATCAAATAATCGATAAAAAGCTTTTTCCTATGAAGAAAGAGGAATTGTCCAATGCTATCCTTCAGTATAAATTAAATATTTTAAGTAAGATGCTTGACCAGATTCAAATAGTCTTTCTTGAGTTTGAGAGTAACGCACAGTTTAAACCACTAATCGATGAATTAAGGAGGGCATTAGCATCGAGATTTAATCAAATTGAAGATGAGATTCTTAAATCTGGTGGCATTATGCAACAAAATCAATAAAGGATGTGTGAGGTATTTATTATAATGGCTACACAAGTTACATGCAATAATTGTGGTAAGGATTTTAACGTTACACCATCAAGATTTGAGACGAGAGATTTTTTCTTTTGTTGTAAAAAATGTGAGGGAGAATACAGAAAAGTAGAACCTAATATGAAATGTCCTATTTGTGATAAATCTTTTCATATAAAACCTTATAGAATAAAACGTTTATCAAATGGGGAAGAGGTTTGCTGTTCTAAAGAATGTTCTAATATCCATAAAATGGAAAGGATGCTTGGGGAAAATAATCATCAATATGGTTTAAAAGGTGAATTAAACTCAAGTTTTAAAAAAGATTTTAAATTTTCTAGATATGGATATTTATTGGTAAGATATGTAGATCATCCTTTTAGGGGTAAAGATGATTTTATTCTTTTTCACAGAATTATTATGGAAGAATTTTTGAAAAATAATTATCCCGATAGTCCCTATTTAGTTACAGTTGAAGGTTTTGGCGAACTTTTATTTTTGGACAAAAGCATTGTAGTTCATCACAAGAATGAAAATAAATTAGATAATAGAATTTCAAATCTTAAATGTATGTTTAAAGGAGAACATACTAGTTATCATAATGTAATTGGTAAAAAGAAAAAAGTAGCTACAACCCCTCTTGTTAAAATGGATTTAGATGATGCTGCTCAAGATATAATGAGTAATGAGAACGTAACGATTCCTCCTAAAGATTCTAAATTAATAAAAACAAACCTTTTTATAGCAATCCCTAAAAATCATGTTGGTCTTATATGGTCGAGAAGCGGAATGTCTGTTAAAAACAAAATTGAAGTTGGTGCTGGTTGTATAGATTCGGGATATAGGGGTGAAGTTAAAGTTCATTTATACAATTATGGAAACAATTATTTTAAAGTTAATAAGGGGGATAGGATAGCACAGTTATTAACAATACCTATTAATCCTTATGAATATGAAGAAGTAGATGATCTAGATGAAACTAAAAGAGGTTCTGGAGGTTTTGGACATTCTGGAACATAAAAATAATTCTTAAAGGAGAAAAATTATTATGCAACAGGTTATCACTAAAACTAAAAATTATGAAAGGGGTGTTATTGTAAATTCAGATATTATAAAAGAAAAATGCCCAGTCAATCCGAAACACCAATTAAGTACCAATATTATGGGTGAACTTGTTTGTTCTGTATGTTTTTTAACATTAAAAGATTTAAAAAAAATGATGGAGGTAGACAAGTAATGTATGAGACAGATCAACATTTAAATAACATATATGATAATTGTAATCAAATTATAGATTTTTTAGATGAAATAAATAGTTCTGAAAGGAAAGACAATATAGCATATTATACTGTTCGTGCAGCAGAATGCCTAGGAAACATTAGGAGTATTGTTTCAATGTTGTGTACAAACGTTGTAGAGAAGTCCGACAAACTAATTGCTTTGGAAAATCAATTAAATACGGCACACGATATTCTTGATGATATTGAAATGGAGGGATGATTATGTGTAATAATAAAAAAGTGAAGGAAGGGGCATATGTCCCTCCTTGTAGTTTTTTCTTTTGTTTTTTGGGAGATGATAAAAGAATAAAAGAATCTGATTTAGATAAGATATGGTTGGATTCAATAAGAGATAGTATAGAATATGAAAAGGAAATAATTGAAAATGAATTATCTACATTTTTTTAAAGGAGACATATAAATGAATAAGAATGTTTTCAAAACAGCATTTCAAGAGTTTATATTCGTTAGAACTTATTCTAGATGGTTAGATAAAGAAAACAGAAGAGAGACTTGGGAAGAAGCAGTAGATCGTTATTGTACATATATGAAAGAAAAGCATGGAGATAAAATATCAGATAAAGAATATAAGGATGTGCATGATTCCATTTTAAATATGGAAGTAATGCCATCAATGAGAGCTATGTGGGTTGCAGGGAAAGCTTTAGACATTGAAAACTTTTCTGGTTACAATTGTTTGGGAGAAGATACTGAATTTGTTACAGATAAGGGTGTCAAATCTTTCAGAGATTTTAAAGACGGTGATAAGATTGTTGTTTTAACTCATAAAAACAATTGGAAGAAAGCTGTAGTTAAAAACTTCGGAAAGCAGAAACTAAACAAGATTACGTATGGTCTTGGAGGAAGAGGATTAGACAACATTGTCTATGCTACAGAGGATCACAGGTGGTTTTTGAATGATTCTGAAGAAGTTGTTACAGAAATAAAAGAAAAAGATAATCTTTTAAAAAGTTGTTACAGAAAAACTTTTGATTTTGATTCTGCAACTCCAGAAGAAAAAACATATTGGTGTTATGGTTTTGTTTATGGAGATGGGACTAAAATAAAAAGAAATGGAGAATATAAGCATAGTTTGGTAAGATTATTAGGTGATAAAAAAATATATTTAAATCGTTTTGAAGAAGTTGGTTTTAAAACGTCTGTGTCGGACAGTATAGATGGGGGTTGTTATGCTTATACTGGAGAATATTTAAAAACGTTACCTAAAATTGAAAAAGAGCCTTTGGGGAAAATAGAGGCTTTTGTAGACGGTCTTCTTTGTGCAGATGGAGGTAGAAAATATGTAAAAGACAATTTCTATTTTTGCAACATTCAGCAATCTGGAGAGGAGGGTATTAGTTTTATAAGAAAAGCTTTTCCTATGTGTGGTTATTTTATTGTTAGAGAGGATGATTATACTGGTGAGACTACTAATTATGGAGAAAGAAATAAAACAATAAGATTTTCTTTTAACAATCCTTACGCTACAGAGTACAATTCGTTGTATACTGTAAGAAAAATTGATGTTAGTTATAAAGAAGAGGATGTTTGGTGTCTTGTTGTTGAAGATGATAAAAGTTTTGTTTTGAAGAATGGATTAGTCACAGGAAATTGTGCTTTTACAACAATACAAAATCTAAAGGATTTTGCTGAAATACTTTATATTTTAATGAATGGTACTGGTGTTGGTTTTTCTGTAGAAAGAAAGTTTGTTAATAACCTTCCTTTAATACAGGAAGTAAATACCAACGAGGCAAAAGAAATGATAACCTTTGCAGATAGTAAATTGGGGTGGGCTAAAGGTTATGAAAAAGTTTTGAATTGTTTATGGAACGGAATTGACTTTGAGTGTGATTACAGCAAGATTCGACCAAGGGGTTCTCGATTAAAAACATTTGGTGGACGAGCTTGTCTTACAGGCAATACTGTTGTATACAAAGATAGGAAGAAAAGTAGAGGTTGCAACGAGATTACTATTAAAGATCTTTATGATATGAAGGTTTCAGGTAAAAGAAAACATTTTTCTGAAAGCAATCAACCTGGACCATCCCATTTTAATAAGGTAAAATTGCGTTCTTTAGACGAAGAATCTGGAGTATTTTTTAGAAATCAATTAATAGATGTTGTTGACAATGGTGTTGCTCCTATATTTGAAATAGTAACTGAAAGTGGTTATAAAATCAAAGCAACTTCTAATCACAGATTTATGAAAGATACAGGAGAATGGTGTTATGTATCTGATTTTTCAAACGGAGATTTGATTGCTATTAATGGTTCTAAAGAAAAGAAGACAGGTGTTTGCATTGATTGTGGTATATTTGTTAGTAGGAGAGCTATAAGATGCAGATCTTGTGCCAATAAAAATCAACAAAAAAATGATTGTTTGCCCACAACTGTTAGACAAAGAAAAGAATGTCAAAAAGATAAAAAAGATTTTTGTGAATTGTGTAAACACAATGGTTCAGTTAGTAAACTTCAAGTTCACCACAAAGACGGAAATCCTTATAACAATAAAAAAGAGAACAAGCAAACTTTATGTGAAAAATGCCACAGAAAAGAAGATGCTAGACGAACTACTTTTGGTAATCCTTACTCTCATAGATATTTATCTTATGATAAAATAGTTTCTGTTGACTATGTAGGTAAAGAGCAGGTTTATGATTTGGTTATGGAGGCTCCTAACCATAATTTCGTAGCTAACGGGTTTGTTTCACACAACAGTGGTCCAGAACCTCTTAAAAATCTTGTTGATTTCACCACAGATATAGTTGAACAAAATAGGGGTTATAGAATTCAACCTATAGACGCACACGATATTTGCTGTAAAATAGCAGAAATTGTTGTGGTTGGAGGAACTCGCAGAAGTGCTTTGTTAAGTTTATCTGATTTAACTGATAATCAAATGGCTCACGCTAAATCTGGAGAATTTTGGAATACAGCACCACAAAGGTCAATGTCAAATAACAGCGTTTCTTATACAAGAAAACCTGATATGGTTTCATTTTTGGATGAATGGAAAAATCTTTATAAGTCAAAGAGTGGGGAACGAGGGTTTTTTAATAGAGTTGCTACTCAAAAAAAAGCTAGTGAGAATGATAGGAGAGATGGTTCTAAAGTTATTGGAACTAATCCTTCATTGAGAAAAGGAACAAAAATAATAACAACGGATGGTCTTTTAAACATAGAAGATTTAGAAGGTAAAGAATTTGATATTATTAATCTTAATGGAAAAGTGAGTAAAGCTAAATGTTGGTTATCTGGTAAAAGCAAAAAATTATACCGAGTTAAATTTGTTGGAGGACACGAATATTATTGTACTGCTGAACACAAGTGGCCTGTTTATGAAGATGGTGAATATTTTAAAAAAGAAACCACAGAAATTTTTTCTAATGACTGGATTGCTGTAAATAAAAACGATGCTTTACCTTTTGGGAATCAAGGTAATTACTATGATGGTTTTTTTATTGGATGGATTTATGGAGATGGTGCTGTAGGTAATAGATCTACTGGTGAAAGAATCACTTCTTTATGTGTTTCTGAAGAAGCATTTAAAATGGGTATTGGAGATATTCTTTTAGAAAAGTTGCATATGATAACAGGCGGAAAGCAAAAGTGGATTGATAGAACAGTCGATAAATCAACTTATGAAATGACTATTACCAATAAAAAATTAGATGATTATCTTGATTCTTTTGAAGTTAAAAGGAAAGAACACGGTTTACCAAAATTTATTTTTAATAAAGCTAGTGAAGATTTTAGGAAAGGTTTTCTTGATGGTATTTTATCGAGTGATGGACATATTGAACAATCAACAAAAAATTCATATAGGTTAACCTTTATATCGAGTCATAAAAAAATAGCAGAGGACATATCAACTCTTTTTGGTATGTATGGTATAAAAAATTCTATTATGTTTAAACAAACTACAGCATCTTTTCCTAACGGAAGAGATTATGATAGGTTATATAATAGATATACTGTTCGTGTCTCAGATATTCATTCGATGCAACATTTATCTAGTTTACTTTCTTTAAAAAACACTAAAAATGATGAGAGATTAAGTAGTGTTCAAAACATAGAACCTCGTCATACAATAAACAAAAATAATATTAAAGTTATTAGTGTTGAAGAGACAGATTTGTTTGAAGATGTTTGGGATGTTTCTGTTTTTGATGATACTCATTGTTTTCAATTAACTCAATGTGTTACTGGAAACTGTGGCGAAGTCCTCCTTCGGGACAAATCTCTCTGCAATTTAACAGAAGTTGTTATTAAGCCAGAAGATAATTTTGATTCTCTTAAAAGAAAGATAAAAATAGCAACTATGCTAGGTACGTGGCAAGCAGCACTTACAAATTTTAAATTTGGTAGTAAAAAATGGAAAGAGAATTGTGACGAAGAAGCATTGTTAGGAGTATCCTTGACTGGTGCTAGAGATCACAAAATATTGGGAACAGTAAATGATACTGCAAAGAAATGGATAGCGGATTTAAAGCACATAGCTATTGCGACCAATAAGAAAATTGCACCAAAGATTGGAATTAATAGAGCCGCCGCAATTACCTGTATAAAACCATCTGGATGTTTGTCTGTAGATTCTTTAATTACTACAAACGAAGGTATTTTAGAATTACAAGAAATAGGAGATGTTGTTGGAGATGCTTGGCAAGATCATAAAATTTATGTTGAGCAAGAGAATTCCGCAGAACTATCAACTAAATTTCATGTTAATGGAGAAAGTCCTACTAAACTTATTCATATGAGTTCAGGAGTTGTGTTGGAATCTACTTTAAATCACAAATTTAGGGTTATGGAAAAAGGCGAGTATGTTTGGAAAGAGGCGAGGGATATAATAAACGGGGATTGTCTTCCTTATAAAATTGGGGGGTATGCGGGAGGTTCTTACCAAGAGTTAACAAAAGTTTCTCCTCCGTATTGTAATGTTAAAGAAATATTACAACCAGAGAAATTAGAAGAAGATTTAGCATACGTTCTTGGACTGTATGCTGGAGATGGTAGTACTCATAAAAAAGGCATACGTATAGCAGGACATATTGATAAGAAAGAAAGTTTGTATAAAGCATCAGAAATTATTAAAAGATTTTTTAATATAGATTGTATTATTTATGAAAGAACATCTGGAAATAATGCTGATTTGTATGCAAATTCTACTTTTTTATTATCTTTTTTAAGAGCTAATGATTTAGTTAAAAATAAAACAGAACATGTTGAGATTCCATTGGTTATTAGAAAATCTCCTGCTTCAGTAATAAAAGCATTTGTAGACGGTTTGTTTGATGCAGATGGTTGTGAGTCTTCTAGTGGATACAAAATATTATGTACTGTGTCTGAAAAGTTAGCAAAACAACTACCTGTAGTTTTAAGATGTCTTGGATATGCTTGTTCTTGTAAATTAATGCCTCCAACGAAATCTTCATTAGGTAATAGGATGAGGTATAGAATTACAATTGTGAGAGGAAGAGATGGGGAATACAACAAAAGTGGTCTTGGAAAATACTATAAAATGTTGGATGATTTCAATATGAAAAATTTCATACCAGATATTGTTGAGTATGTTGAAGATAGTCATAGTAACACAGCAGATTTGGAAGTTCCTAATAATAATACATATATTGCCAATTCTTATGTTAGTCATAATACTGTATCCTTATTAGTTGATTGTTCACCAGGGGCACATACTCGGCAAACAAGCACGGGATATTATATAAGGAGAGTTAGAATATCAGCTACTGACCCACTATGTTCATTGTTAAGGGAACAAGGTATTCCAGCACTTCCAGAAGTTGGGCAATCAAAAGATAATTGCAGTACATTTGTTTTAGAATTCCCTTGCAAAGCACCAAAAGGGGCTAAAACAAAATATGGAGAAACAGCAAAAGAACAATTAGAATATTGGAAGATGTATAGAGATTTTTATTGTGAACACAACCCATCAATAACAATTTCTGTTAAAGAGGATGAGTGGTTAGATACAGCAGCGTGGGTTTATAAAAATTTTGATAATATTGGAGGATTGACTTTTTTGCCATCTAGCGATCATGTATATCAACTAGCTCCTTATGAGGATATTGATAGAGAAGAATATGAAAAAAGATTAAAAGATTTTCCTAAAAATATAGATTTTAGTGTATTATCAAAATATGAAAAAGAAGATGCAACGGAAGGTGCTAGAGAGTTTGCTTGTTCTGGAGACAAGTGCGAATTAGTCTAAAGGAGAATTAATATGAAACAATTATTGGATTTAACTAATGTTTCTACTAAAAGATGTTTTATAGTTGGAGAACTTAATGGTAATTATGATATTCTTATGAGGATGTTGTATGAACAAAGATTCTCTCACAACGATACTCTTATTGTTACTGGTGATTTTTTTAATGTAGATTATATTAAATCGATAGATGCTACTGTCTTTTTAAGGAATTCTATGAATTGTTATTCTGTAAAGGGTAGCAAAGAAATCAGGCTATTGGAAAATCTGGAAAATCAAGACAAAGTTGAAGATGTTCATAACAAATTACAGGGAAAACTGAAAGAGCCATTAGTTGAATTCATAAAAGAACTCCCTTTAATAATTAAGATTAGGGATTATTATATCATTAATGCTGGTGTTGATCCCTCAAAAACATTAGATGAACAGGATTTGGAGGTGTTTTATAGTATAGGAGAGTATGATAAAGATAGTCGTTTCTATCAATATCCTAATCCAGAGGGATCTTCTTGGTATAATACACCATATTTAGTAGAGGGAAAGCATGTTAAGATATGTTTCAGTAAGATTTATCTAGATGATATTGAAGTTCCGGCAGGATATAATTTAGGCACTAATTCTCAAGTTCAGCCATTACTGAGGACTTTAATTCTTGATAAAACACAAGAAATTCCAGTTATTATTAAGACAAAGTAGACTTAACATTTAAGAAATAATTCTTATATTTTATTTGTATAATGAATTAGGAGGACTTTTAGAATGAATAGAAAAAATTGGAACAGTTCAGATATGGAATATATTGTACCATTATACAGAATGGCTATGTCAAGAGTTCCTAATGAGAAAATAGCAGATTGGTTGGCTGTAAATGGAATGAGATATTCAAATCAACTAGTTAAAAGGACTTTGAGGATGGCTGCAAGGGAAGATTTAATAGATTATCTCATCAAGGAAGAAGAAATAAACCTTGGTGATGATATTAAATCAAGAATGACTGCAAGGATAGGAAAGGTTATAGGTATTAGACCAGATGGTGATACTATTGAAGTTAAATGGGAAACGGGTGGAAGACAACTTCTATCAAAAGAAAGCGTTTTCAAATTAAGGACTAAAGAAATTGTTGAAACTAAAGACTTTTCAAAAGTTTGTACTCCAAAGGATGACACATATAAGAAAATGGAAGAACAAAATATTTACCCAAAAGGATAAAAATAATGAGACCTGATTTAAAGGATATGCAAAGTGCTGAAATTTATAGAAGGCTTGATGAAAGATTAAAAAAGAAAAAAGAAAAAGAGATTAAAGAATCTCAAGATACTCAATCAAAAGAAAATGAAGATTAAACCTATTAAAATTTAAAGGAGATATATGATATGGAAAGATTAGATGAAAACAGCACTAAATTTAAGGTTCAGAAACTTATTGAAGGTATGATAACGAGAGTTTTCAATGGTTCTGTTCCAGAAACTACATTAATCCCCGTTGTGGAGGAAATTGACAAACTCTATAAAGAGGGGAAAGAAAATATAACATAAGAACATAGGAATGAGCATATTAGATTATCAGCACGACACATTGTCTCCAAGAATTTGGAGATCAACTGGAGAGTTACGACAAGGTGTTCAGGAATTTATATTTGATTCTTTAAAAGCTTTTTTTGAGCATGAAGATATTACTGGTTGGGAAGAGTTTGTTAAAAGAATCTACATAGGTAGCAGTCTCGCTACCTATTTTTATACTGAAACATCTGATTTAGATGTTAAAGTCATAGTAGATGTTGATTCATTCAGAGAAAACAATAAAAGAATGGAAAGTCTCTTTGATGATGATATCTTAGAATACTTGATAGATGCTGGACGAAAGAGTTACTGGTTAACCGCTATGGTTCCAGGGACTTTACATGTCCTAGACTTTTATTTTTATTCTACAACTGAAGCTAAAGAAATAAACCTATTAAAATATGATAGTCTATATGATGTTATTGAAAACAAGTGGATAAAAGAACCTAAAAAATTAATAGGAGGGTTATCTCCTATTGCTGTTTTAAATTTTGCTAAAGAAAAAGCACAGCCATATCTAGATAGTCTAACTTTAAACATAGCTAAAACAAAGAGAGACACTATTGATTTAATGGTCCTCATAGATTATCTAAAAACTTTGGATGGTGATGATTTAAGTAGTTATGCAATGGCTGTTGTAGAAAGTTTAGATGTGGTTAACAATGATATTGAAGAATTAATTGAAGATCGTGATATCATAAGGAATTTAAGACACACGACTTTTGAAAAGAAAGAACTACGTTCAGAATTAGAAAAAATAATGGGTTCAATTAACTACTCAGATGAGAATCTTATTTTTAAAGTTCTTCAGCGTTATGGTTATATGAGAATTTTATCGGAGATAAAAGAATTATTTAGAGATAAGCACATATCTCTAGAAGAAATACCTGAACTTGCAGAAATTTTAAACATAAGGGAGTAACATGGAAAAGCAAGCAGGGAAAATTCTAGATTTCTTTAAATCTTTTTTTAGTAACAAGATTGAAGATATTGGTACGGAGCCTTCTTTGACAGAAGAAGAACAAGCCAAAGAAAAAGAACTTGAAGTAGAAACCACTCAGGAAAAGATAGACGAAAGGGAAGAGCAAGGAATTCCAGAAGAACAACCCCCAATAGATAACGAAGTTTTAATTGATGATATTGAAGAAGAAACAGGAGAAGTTGAAAAACATCCTTATAAGATAATCTTACCTCCAGAACTAGAAGCACGATTAGGTGATCCCGCAGTAGATCACTCATATTCAGCTTTAAAATATTTAGAGAGTCTCGGATACAAGACGTTTCGTTTTGTTGTAAATCCAGCATCTTCTCACAAATCCGATATTTGTGATGAGATAGCGAAAAAGAATCCTTGGGAACTTACACCACATCTACAAAATGCTGTAGCAGAGGCCAATGCAAAAGGATATCCTGTTGCTCCGATATTTTTTTTGACTCATGTCAACTCTTGGGGTTATTTGTGGGTACATGCACCTACAAGTATTGACCAGATTCCTAATAATGCCCCTGGAATTCATATGTATGATGACCAAGAAGATATTGATTATGATAAGGATCAATTATTAACTTTTTTGGAGGATGTTATTGTTGATAGATATACGTTAGCACCAGACATGTTTGAAACGATTACACCAGTAGGTGAACTACACAAAGAACTGTTTGAAGAGGAAGGTCCCTTTAGTTTTGAAACAGTTGAACCTACTGGAGAAAAAAGTACAAGGTTTTTTTCCAATAAAAATAAAGTAAAATATGGGGAATATAATAATGACGAAACAGTTAAGCATTCTGGAGATGTTCCAACAAGATGTTTTTCCAATAATGACATAATAAAAAAATCTGATTCTAATTGGATAGAATCAGTTAAGCCTATTAAAACTAGGAAGAACACATTTATAAGAAACGAAATAGGATTGGTTCAACTTATTCCTAAAGGCAGTATAGGAATTCAGATTGGTATTTATAATGATATTGCTAAAATATTCTTTTCTGATTTAGAAAGAGCGATATTAGTACCTAAAAATAGTGTAAAAATTGTAGAATTAAAAGAATCTGATAAAAATGAAGTTGACAGAGGAATGTTTGTGTCTATAGATGGAGACTTAGCATTGGCAATGGGAATGATGGATGAGAATCTTCTTGTCTATGAGCCAGAATATGAAGATTATGTAGGTACAGATGAATGGCGGCTATTAGAGATCGTTTAAGAAAGATACTCGAACAGGATTTAATATTAGAATTTAAAGATCACAACGCCCTAGAAAACCAAGAGAAATGGAACGCCACCCTAAAAATTATTAAAACCAAAATTGAAAGTGTTATAGACAAGATAGAAGATGTTTATAAATCTCAATGAAACTTTGAATTGAACGAAGCTATTGTCATAATTAAATCCTCATTGTCAATGAATTCTTCCAAAGAAGATAAGTTTTGATGTGTTGATCCTTTTCTAACATATTCTTTTATTTGCAACATTTGATTTATCCTTGTAAAAGGATTATTGCAAGTTTTGTGCATATAAAGAAGATCTCCTAACCGTTTTCTTTTTAGCAATTTAATTATTGTATTTAAGAATGTTGAGTCTGGGAATGGCGGGGTATAAATATAATACCCTCCGTTCGGTATTCTTTTTAGTAATTTATATTTTTCAAGACGTTTTATACGGTATTCTTGAGATGTTTCGGTAGTACCTAATGCCTCTGATAGAAAGTTTAAACTAGGATTACATATAGGATTTTTATGTTTCCTTACTTGAATGTCTGATAAATCTTTTAAAATATAATAAGTTTCTTTATCCTGGGCAGATAAAACTTTATATCCGAATCTAATATACATTATGGGATTAACGGGATTACCAATATTAAGTTCTTCGAGAACAGTATCAATCCTAGATTGCCCACCATTTGATGTAATCAAATACCAATCTTTATCTTTCATGCCATAGTGTTGTATGTTATTTTATTTTGTAAGAAAAACCTAATATCTTTTTAATGCAGAAATAAAGCAACAAAAATTTTTAAAATTAATATTTTTTTATTGTATTTTATTTTGTTTAATATATTGTTGTCACATACAATATGATTGGAGGATATGAAATTAATGGGAAGAAAGAAAATAAATCCTGCGAGCAAGGCGGTAGTTGCTTCTTTTTCAGTAAGCCCACAACATGTTAAGATGATAGATGCCCTTGTAAAAAAAGAGAAGAAAGGTAAGTCAGTTTTAATTCAGAATTTAATAGAAAAAGAATACACCAAAAAAATAGGTAAATAGCAATGCCGAGAACACTTGTTGACGAAAATAACATAAGTCCAAATACTTTTACTAATACAATGGAAGAAGTGTTTGGTAGATTTGAAGAAATGTATAAGCAGTTTCAAGAAGGTTTTTCTTATGATGAGTTTAGTAGTGTCAAAGTTCTTTTTGATACGAATATGGTTCGTTTAGATGATGTTACTGACATAGAGATAATAATAGATGAGATAAACAAAGTTTCTGGAAGAATATTTATGTATGGTGCTTTATATGAATCGCAACAAAGAGTTCTACATCAATTAGAGGATGAGTATGAAATATGGTTTGCTGAAAAGTATGTCATCGTGGATTCAAACCCAGAACCAGCAGAAGATACTACAGAAGTAGGGAAAAAGATTAAAAAAAAGAAACAACGAACCGAAACACAAAAAGAACAATTAATAATTGTTGCTTATGGTGATGAGTATTCCGCATTTAAAGAAAGAATTAGGAACGAAACTAGAAGATTAGGTTTAGTTAAAAGAGTTGTTAATAGCCTCGATAGTTATTCCTACAAGCTTCATAGTATTTTAAACTACAGACAAATAGCATTACAAAAAGGATTATAAAATTAATAATTTTTTTAAAAAAATTGTTGACTTTTTTATGTCTCTTATATACATTGAGTTTAATGTATGATGTGTGTATAAATTAAAAAAATTTAATTTTATCATTAAAATTTTTAATTATTTAATTAATATTTATTAGTTATATGAGGGATTAGATGATTACGTGGATATTTATAGCGTGTGGCATACTTTTCCTAATTACGATAATAAGGATTATCGTCTCTGTCAAAGTTATTACAAAAGATCCTGATGATTTACAGGTTCGATTAGACGTAAAACAAAAGATGATGAAATAATATGAATAAGATGATGCCTATTTTTAAGAATAAAAATGACAGAGGGAAATTATGGAACTTAATGTTGAAGAGGCATCAAGAAAAATTTGTCCCATGTCTTTTTCTGTTTACGTTTTAGAAGATTCTGATTATAAAGAGAGTGTTTATTCTATGTGTAAATCAGAAAAGTGTATGGCATGGTCGTGGACAAAGGAAGAGGAAAAGAAAGGTTATTGTAAATTCATAATTAATAAAATTGGATAGGAGATTAACTATGGCTGAATTACTTAAATTTTGGAAGATTCAAACATATAGTCCTGATGAGTTTTTTAAAAAAGTTTGCAATGCTGAAGATGAGAAAATTATATCGAGAAAGCAAGGAAAGAGTCTTATTAATCTTTTTTCAAGATTAAAGAGTAAGACAAGTAATAATCTGTCAAAGAAGGATAATAAATGTATCGATACTGTCTTTGAATTTTTGGAAATCGTGTTTTAAACATTGAGTTTTATTATGAACGCAGTAAAATTAAACACTACAGCAGTTAATAATTATTCTAAAAGACCTTTTAGAATAATTTTATTTTTAAGAAGTTTTTTTTGTGTTTTTAATTTTCTTTTTATCAAATTACGGAATAATTTATTTGGATATTCTAGTAATTGTAAACATATTAATAAAACTTCTTTTAGACCAGTTGCTGACATAGAAGAAAGAAAAACAAATATTTATGATTTTAATAAGATTAAAAAAAATAGAAAGAAACATAAAAGAATAAAAACATCTAAACGATATAAAAAGTCCCACCTAAAATTTAAATTACCGTCCATAGGATTACCTTCTATTAACTTCCCTAAAATAAATTGGGACGTATTTATTCCATTTTTGAAAATTGTTTTTAAATATCTTTTTATATTATCGTTGTGCTTTTCTATAGTATTTGGATTTTTATGGTTATTTACATCAGAGATACTAGATATACTTAAAACAGAACAAGATTTGACTAGAAAAAAAGTAATTAGGTCAATAGTACTTGAAGAAGTTACTCCAGAGAGAGCAAGAGTTGAAAGTTTTTCAAACAGATTAATAGAAGTAGAAGAGGCTTTGAATTTAAAAAAGAATCCACAACTTAAACCGAAAAAGAAGAAAAAGAGAAAATATCGAGTTATGAACAGTAAAAAAGTAAAATACATTATAAGGTAATTTATTATGATTAAGAAAAAGGATGTATCAAAAGTTGTTAAAGATAGGAGAACCCATTATCATTTACCAAAAGCTCATTTTAGAGTTTTATTAGGAATTGTTATAGCCTTGTTTGTAACATCTTTTGTATCTACCACTATAATAGTTGTGTCGAGAAATGAATCTATTGATTCAAATTCTTATTTAGGCAGATTGAAAAAAGCAAAAGAAAAATATGAATATTTTACTGAGAAATTAACAACTCTTGAATTGCTTAATTATTGGACAAATAATTATGTAGATGTCGAATATAAAAAAAATGGAAACATTAAATTTAAGGAAGCTGATTGTGTATCAGCAGTATACCATTGTTTGGAACATTATGGATATTTAAGAAGCATTCTTAATGTTAATAGTATGGTAAGAGAACTGAAAAGGACAAAATCGAAAAGAATCTCAAACAAAAAAGAATTACGACCTGGAAATCTTTTGTTTCTTAATGAACATGTTGCCCTTGTAGCTGGACTAACTCCTTCAGGATTAATTATTTACATTGATGTTAATGGTAAGAATATGGGGTTTGGGATTAACACTATAAAGTTTGATTCTAAAAGAATCGAAGGAATTTATAAAATGTCATTCGAGATGTGGGCTGGAGATTTAATAAATCAAGTGTAGGCACATATATGGTATTTCCTAAATTAGATGAATTTTATATTAATCTTTCCTACATTATTCAGTACATTGTGTATTATGGATATACTATCAATGAAAGAGGATACAAGAAAAAATTCGGTAAAGAATTGGATTACCTTGTAAACCTAGAAATTATAGAAAAATATGAATTAGTATTATATAAAACCCCCAAGTTGATAATGTGTGATGTATCTTTTACGGTTAAATCTAATAAAAAATATAAAACTTACGAGGTCAGATTAGACTTAACTAAAAATATGCATAATGGTGTCTCGCTTTTACATAATAATAATGTATATTTTTTTGATGTATTTTGTATAAGCTATGGAAAAGATAGCGGATTATTGTAAAGGAAGACGTATATTAAAATATGGGAAATCTCATAAAATTTTGTATTGAATGTGGTACTTGGACAAATCAGATTGAAGTTAAGCCTAATAAATTCAAATGTTTGGGATGTAAGAAAACAAGCCACATTTTCAATCCCATCTTCAATTCAGAAGAACTGCAAAAAATAAAAAATAGATTGACAAAAAAATTAGTTGAAGAATAAAAAAGTTGTTGAAAAGTTAAGGGCGATATTAAGAATGATTAATCAAGAAAATCGTAAAGATGAAATTGAGAAAACTTTAATTGGCATAATTTCAAAATGTTTGTGTATAGATGGGTCGGAGATAGCACCAGAATCAAACCTCTTTAACGATTTAAGTATTGACGATTTAGATTTTATAGAAATTTTAACAACAATTGAAGGGCTTCTGAACATAGAGATATCAGAATCGGAATCTGATGTCTTTTCAAGTGTTCAGAGCTTATTAGATTGTGTTGAAAATAAATTACAAGAAAATTAACGTGTGTGTTAAAGTAGGAGTATAAGAAGACAAAGGTGGGGAATTCGTTTGTAAGAATAGGAGAAACTTTGGACTGATTTTTTGACATAGTACTACAATAACATTATTGCACGTAATTTTAAATGCCTTTTTAGTTCAATAAAAATCAATAAAATCTAAAAAGCTCATTTAATAATCAATAAAAAACCAATGGAGGTATTTTAAAATGATTTATGCATTAGAAACTTATTTTGGTGAACTGGATGAATCTGGTTCGTCAGGAGACTACGCAGTAGAAAAAACTATTACTTCGGACTCTAACGGAAACCCGATTAACAACGTTTTAAGGATTGTAAATCCCGATTCAGTATTCAAGTATTGGAGATCTTGGCCAGCTTGTGATGATGGAGAAGTTCGTCCTTTTATAATTGCGAATGATTATGAGGGTGACGGAATTCTTGCCAAGCTTTTAGGGGATTATCATCCTTTTAAATGGTTTGTTGGGGGTATTCTAGAATCAACGAAAGATGAGAATAATCAGAAAAAGTATATTTATGAAGAGACTGACCCTGAACTTATACTTCAAATAGCTTACAACAATGATAGATCTGGTGGTTCTGGGCATTGGAGACCTCGAAAAGAGTACGCTTTTAATATTATTGACAGACAGCCTGAATCAAAAGGAGAGCATGTAGGTCAAAACTGGTGTGCTGTTAACTCTCATACTAAATTATTAAGAATGCCATCAACCGCTTTGGAACAGTTAAAAGCTGTTTATGAAGCTAATGGTAAAGTTGATGAATATGATATTAATTATACAAAGCAAGGCAAAGGCAGAAACACAAAACACTACATTCAAAGAGCTGGAGAAAAATTACCTAATATCGTAATAGGGTATCTCACACAAGAAGAAAAAACATATCAAACCTATGATTTAAAAGAAGAGTGTAAACTCTCATCTGCACAATACATATTAAAGTATCTAGCAAATACCATACAAAGAGTAGACGGTGTTTTGGGTACAAGTTATTATCAAGAACTACAAAAACAGGCTGAAATTGAAAAAGCCGAATGGAACGCCCAAAAACAGGATGCTGCTCCAGTTAATGTTGCGACAACATCTCCTCCGCCTACAACAACGCCTTCCCCTACTGTGGTTCAACATACTCCACCACAGCAACAAACTCAACCACCAAGTACGGAGCAGGTTCAACAACCTCAAGCGATTCCAACACCGCAAGAACAGACTCCTCCAGCAGCACCTGTGAGGAGTAGGGTTCCAATTGCTTCTGACGAGAAAACGATAGATTGTCCGTTCTGTAAAAAGAGCATACCAGAGTCTTCAGAAACTTGTCCTGAATGCAATAACAAGTTAATGGAACCCTGTGATAAATGTAAGACTCCTTTTAGTATTCTCGAAACAACGTGTCCTAATCCAGACTGTAAAGCACAGTATAAGGTTGGTTAAATGTATTTGGGATTGGATTTGTCATTATCGGGTAGTGGTGTTGTTGTAATTGATTCCAGTTACAGCATTATTCACAAAGAACTTCTCTCTACACCAATGAAGGGTGTAGAGAGATTGTTCTTTCTCGAAGAGAAATTTGTGAATTCGATTTCTAAATATATTAGAGATTTAAAATTAGTGTGTATAGAATCTCCAGCCTATGGGGTTTCAGAAGGAAATCTTTTTAGTTTAGGTCAATGGGGCGGAATAGTAGAATTAAATCTTTTTAAGTTAGGATTGAAATTTATTTATGCAAGTCCAACACAATTAAAGAAATATGTACTAGGTTCTGGAAAAGGACAAAAAACATTAATGCTATTAAAAACTTTTCAACAATTTAATGAAGAATTTGATGATGATAATATTTGTGATGCTTATTCCTTATCAAGGATTGCCCATGATTATCATTTTAAATATGAATTGAATAAAGATATTAAAACTAAAAAATATCAATTGGAAGTATTAAAAAGTATACACAAGAGTTTGACAGAGAAAGATGATGGAACTGTTATATGAGTAAAGCATTTTCTCATGATAGGGTGAACACGGGAAAAGAGGAATGGTTAACTCCTCCAGAAATAATAAAAGTACTGGGGGAGTTTGATTTGGATCCTTGTGCTCCTATAACCCGTCCTTGGGATATGGCAAAGAATCATTATACTATTAATGATCATGGATTGTTACAGAAATGGGAGGGGAGAATTTGGCTTAATCCTCCCTATGGTAACAAAACACATGATTGGTTGTTAAAATTAGCAAATCATGGCAATGGTATTGCTTTGACATTTGCTAGAACAGAAACGCTTATGTTTTTTGATTGTGTTTGGGATAAAGCAGACGCTGTTTTCTTTTTTAAGGGAAGATTAAAGTTTTATCATAGAGATGGAAGTGAGGGAGATACTGCCGGAGCACCGAGCATTTTAATAGCATATGGTTTTGATAATGTAGTATCTCTTAAAAATAGTGGGTTAAATGGTAAGTTCATTTTATTAAATGAAGAATATAAAGTTAAATTAAAAGAAAATGAAATTAAAGACAATATAGTTGAAGAAGTTTCATTATTTAATTAAGGAGGGAGTCAGATGTTAGATAAGCTTAAAGAAATTTTTGGAGATATGTCTAAGTGGATTCTTTTAGGCATAGTAGGAATTGCTGTAATACTAGGTATAGTTCTTTTTGTTTTTATAATTAAAAACATTAAGATTGTTATCATATGTGGTGTTATAGCATTGGTAGTTGGAGTTGTTGGTTATATTCTCTATATGAAATTTAAACCTAAAGCTTCAGAATTATTAATATTTTAAATATGGGAGAGGTTAAATCTCTCCCATATATTAATTTGAAATGAATTTTGAACCGCCTGTTGGATATAGGGTGTTAATTATAAGGACTTTAGAAAGAGGTCACGAAATTAAGTATTATCAAGATGGGAAAGTATTTACATTAGAAAAAGCATTAGAAATAGTTAAGGTAGCAATCCCTATGTTAACTCCAAACAGAGAAGAGAAAAGACAAAACGGTAGACGTTTCAAAGAAGACGGTGAAGAAATGTTTACTTTAACTGCTCAAGATCAGCATGGAGTGATGGTTAAGGATGAAGCTATTCCTAAAAGAAGAATAAGAAGACTTACCCCTAAAGAATGTGAACGTTTGATGGGATTGGAAGATGATTGGACGAGATGGGGTATTGATGAAGATGGTAATGAATATGAAGTCTCGGATACACAACGCTATCGGATGGCTGGAAATGGTGTTGTAGTAGACGTTGTAAGAGAGATTATAAGGAGATTGGTTAATGCAAGTTGAAGAAATAAGAGCCATACCTCAAGGAATCAGAACTCGACCTCAGATGTTGGACAAGGTTTTTGATAACAAGTTCTGTAAAAAATGTAAGCTCTATCAATGTGCAAAGAATCCTTATATAGAAGGAAGGGGCAATAAGAATGCTAAATTATTAATTATAGGTGAAGCTCCTGGAAAAAATGAAGATGAGATGGGACAAGTTTTTGTAGGAAGTTCTGGAAAGACTTTGCAGGAAAGGCTTAATAGATATGATATTGATTATTATATAACCAACGCTGTAAAATGTTTAGACGGTAAATCCTTAGTAAAAACAAAAGAAGGTAATAAGCGGATTAATTGGATAGTAAAAAACAAATGGGATGGTGAAGTTCTTTCTATTAATAAAGATGGTGAGTTTGTCTGGAAAAATATTTATGGTTGGCACAGAAGTCTCATTAATAATAGAGACATATATAAAATATCAATAATAGATGGTAAAAACAATCCAAATGGAAAACCTAACATTTTAGTAACAGAAGATCATATTATTATTACTGAAAGAGGTGAGGTTTTAGCAAAAGATCTTGTTTCTGGAAAGGATAAAATTGCTACTGGAACTCCTTATTTTGGAGGACATAGATCAGAACAATTAATTATTGGATCATTGATGGGGGATGCGTTTGTTTCAAATAGAAATTATTTAGAAGAAAGACATTCTCTGAAACAAAGAGAATACCTACTTTTAAAAACCAAATTGTTGGAATATTGGAAACCCTCTATAAGTAAAGGAACTATTAGAAACAACAAAAAATCTTATTCTTATATTGGGTATAGGATTTCAAGTACATTATTTTTTAAACAATTAAGGAAACAGTTTTATAAAAACGGGAAAAAAATTTTTCCCGAACATTATGTAAATAGATTAAATATTTTTGGACTAGCTATAATTTTTATGGATGATGGCTACGGTAGATATTATGATAATAATAAGCATTCGAGAAGTGAGGACACGTTTCAAGTTGAAATTGCATTAGGAAAGATTGATGAAAAATCAGCCAAAAACATTGTGAACAGGTTTAAAGAATTAGGGTATGATGTATATGTTACAAATAAAGATATTTATAGATTAAGATTTAAATATAAAAAGGCTTATAAATTCTTAAAGGATATTGCAAAATATGTTCCCCATAGTATGAGGTATAAGTTGCCCGAATCTTTGAGAGATTATCCTTTTATGGAAAGTGCTTACAAACCAGAAAAAACAAAGACATACTATTCTGAAATAAATGTTTCAAAAGTGGATTATTCAAAATTATCTAATTCAAAATCGGTTTATTGTATTGATGTAAAAGATACTCATAACTTTGTAACACCTTCTGGAGTTGTTCATAATTGTAGACCTACAGATGCTCAATCTAAAAATAGAACTCCTAGACCTGTTGAGATTAAATGTTGTCTTCCTTTTACAATGAAAATAATAGAAGAAATAAAGCCTAAAGTTATATTAACATTAGGAAGAATACCGATGTCTCAAATACTTGGATTGAATTTAAGTATGAAGATTATGAGAGGGCATACCTATTACCATCCAGAATTAAATGTTACAATAATTCCCACATACCACCCTGCATATTTAGGGAGAGTTAACGATGCTTTATATTACAAACAATTCGAAAATGATTTATTAATTGCTAATAATTTAGCGTATGCTCCGGCAAAAAGAATATTACCACCGTCACCAATTTCTATGAAAGATCCAATAGAAATAAAGGAGTATTTAGAATCATTATTAAACGTTGATGCTATTGCAATAGACTTAGAAACAAGTGGGACTGATCATATTAATGATAAAATAACTGATATATCTTTTTGTGCTAAAGCTGGTGAGGGTGTTCACATATCTTGGGATGATATAATACCTCATTTTGAATTATTGAGTGAGGTAATGATGTCAGATGCTGTTAAGGTTGGTCAGAACTTTACTTTTGATATAAAGTTTTTAAGAATGGCTGGAGTAGATGTTAACAATTATTCTTTTGATACCTTACTAGCAGAACATATGTTAACAATGAGTTATGAAAAGAAAGAAGTGAGTGGTTTGTATAAATTGAAGAACATGGCATGGAAAGGAACTCCTATGGGAGGTTACGAAGAAGTTCTTGGCTCTGGAGGAATCAAAAAAGCGGTTAAAAAGAAAGAGAAAAAGAAAGATGAAGATGTTTTTCAAGGAAATTTATTTGAAAATCCTAATGAAAAAAAGAATGAAGAGCTAGAAAAATTTGCAAACGTTATAGATGTTATTAGAAAGAAAAAGTTAGAGGATTCTGGATTAGAACCTTTAGAATATTATTCAGCAATGGATGCGGACGTTACATTTAGACTTTTTCAAAGACAGAAACCTTTGATTGATAAAGATTTCTCTTTTCCTTTTTATGAAATAGTAATGCCGTTATCATGGACATTAATGAGAGTAGAGGAAAATGGTATTAGGTTAAATTCGGATTATATGAATTCTATTAAGATTGATAATCTAGAAAATATGGAAAGATGTAAACAAGAATTATTTAATCTGGCAGGGAAAGAATTTAATTTAAACTCTACTGATGATTTAAAAGATTTAATATTTAATAAGTTAAAGATAACACCTAGTGATGAATTTAAAACCAAACCAAGCAAAACCTATCCTGATGGGCAGTACTCAACCGATGAAAAAGCAATAGCGTATTATAGCTCGAAAAATCCAGCATTGAATTTTTTGATTGAATACAGAAAACTTTACAAAGAGAACTCTACTTATATAGACGGCTTTAAAAAATTTATGCAAGAAGATACTTGGAGAGTCCATCCTAATTATTTACAACACTCAACTGCTACTGGAAGATTGAGTTGTATTTCGGAAGGGACGAAAATAACGATGGTTGGAGAAGAAAGAAATATAGAAAATGTTAAAGTTGGTGATTTAGTTTATTGTTATGATGAAAAAGGCGAATTGAAAATATCAAAAGTTACGAATGTTTTTAATAATGGCATTCAAGATTGTATTAAATTAAAATGGCAAAGTAGTGGTTCTGGAGATATTGGAGAATTAGTATTAACACCAAATCATTTAGTAAAACACAAATATAAAGGGTGGATTCGTGCTGATTCATTAAATCGATATGATAAGATTTTTCATTTAAGAAAGTCCTTACAGAAAAATGGTAGAATTAGATTATATGGGACTAACAAGTTTATGAAATTTGAGGAGCAAGTTATAAAGGAAGAATATTTTAAAGCTCCATCTAGTTTATTAATTCATCATAAAGATGAAAATCCGTCAAATAATAAAATTTCAAATTTTGAAATTTTATCTAATTCAAAACATTCAAAATTACACTCTATAAAATTGGTAAAAGAGGGAAGAATTAAATGGGATCATTTAGATAAGTATAGAGATAAGATAAAACGAAGAACTGGTAAAAACCATTATTATTGGAAAGAATTTAATAAAGAAGATCTTATCCAAATGTTAGAAAATGCTAATGGAGTGATATCTAATTTAAAGATTGACAAAGAAACATTTAGAAATAAATGCAAATTAGTTGGTTTTGATTATAAAAAATATAAATATTTTTATTCTAAAAAAGTTGGATATCTTGATGAGAAAAAAATTGTTAATGTTTTATATAAATTTGAAAAAGAATCCAATTCATTTGATAAATGTGCAAGGTACTTAGGAATAGGTAGATCTAAACTTAAAGAGTTATGTGACTATTACGGTATTTCTACAAATCATATGATTTTATCTGTAACACCTTTTGGAAAATGCAAAGTATATGATCTAGAAGTAGAAGAACACCACAATTTCATTGCTAATGAAATTTGTGTTCATAATTGTCTTTCCCCACCTATTCAAACCATCCCTAGAAAGAACAAGATTAGAAACATGATTGTTCCCAGAGATGGAGGAAAGCTTGTTGTTGCAGACTTATCTCAAATAGAATTAAGAATCTTGGCAATGATTAGTGGTGATCAAAGAATGATAAACGCTTTTGAAAGTGGTGTTGATTTTCATACTGCAACAGCTTGCAGTATGTTTAGAATAAATCCTAATGAATTTGATAAAAATAATTCTAAACATAATGAATTTAGAAGTGTTGCAAAATGTGTTCATCCATCATCTTTAATTATTTATAATCTTGAAATAAAAAGAATGTGTGATATTGTTAAGAATAGTAAAGAAGATTCTTTTGAAAAAATACAAGGACATATTTGGAACGGTAAAAATATTGTTGATTTAAAAAACACATATAAATCTAACAAAGGTAAGAGAATATTAATTTCTGCTCACAAGTCTATTTTAGTGTGTTCTGAAAATCATCAAGTACAGTTAAAAGATGGTTCGTTAAAAAAGGCAAAAGATATTAAAGAGAAAGATGTTTTATGTGATGTATCCTTTCCTGATTTAGTGTCAATGCCACAAAGTATTAAGATAAATCCTTTTAATGGAGAAGATGAACAAGGATTAACATTATGGTTAGATGAAAAATGGGCATATTTAGCTGGCGTATATACAGGAGATGGGTGCTATGCTGAAAAACATATTAGTATTTCTACTGGAAGTGAAAGCAAACACGAAGATTGGAAGGATGTTTTAATAAAAGCTTTTGATGATGTCGGAATTTATGCTAAAAAAAGAGATTCTCATTTTGATAAAAAAAGAAATAGAAATAGTAAAAGTAGTTCTGTGTACGTTGGTTCAACTAGAACAAGAAGATTTTTTGATAAACTTGAACTGACAAAAGAGGGTGAAGGAAAAACATTAAGAGTTCCTCTGTGGGTGTTAAATAATTATGATAATTGTTGGGCATTCCTTGGTGGATTATTGGATACTGATGGAACAGTTACAACTGATCCATTAAGTAGAACATTGTCTATTACAACAAAGTCTTGGGAGTTAATGCAGGATTTAACAGTATTGTTAAACAGATTAGGAATTGAATACGGAATAGAAAATACTTTCAATAAAACATATAAAAGATATTATTTTAGAGTGCAGATTTATGCACGAAATACTGAAGAGATTTTTAATAGAAAGATAATGCGTTGTCCATACAAAGTTGAAAGATTAAAGAAAAAAGTAGAGACCCTTAAAAACAGAAGAAGATCTAACCATAACAAAGATAATTTTGTTAAAAGAATTGAAGTATTAGATGAGGGAGATTTATTTGATATTGAAGTTGATTCTAAAGATCATCTTTATTGGGTAAATGGTATAGTAACTCACAACACAATAAACTTCGGAATAGCTTACGGAAGAGGTGCTTATTCTATCGTTGTTGAGTTAAGAGACTTCTATGGTATTGATATTACTCAAGATGAGGCAAGTAACTTTATTAACACTTTTTATGGGACGTATAAAGATGTTAAAAGATGGATGATAGAGACAGTTAATTTTGCAAGAACTTATGGATATGTTGAAACAATTTATGGTAGAAAGAGATTTTTACCTATGATACATAGTTCTAATACAGAAGATAAAGCGAAAGCAGAGAGACAGGCAGTTAATACTATGATTCAATCTTCTGCATCAGACGTGAACAACATTGCACTTATTAGAATAGGGAAATGGTTGGACGATAGCAATAAAAAATCTATGCTAATCGGATGTGTTCACGATAGTATTTTAGTAGATAGCCCAGAGGATGAGGTTGAAGAAGTTTCTGAAAAACTTGTGGAGTGTATGACTAAAGATGTACCACGAATAACTATTCCGCTTAAAGCGGATTTAGATATATTAGACAAATGGGAGAAATGATATGGAAATAACATTAGATAAAATGAAATTAAGTACTACATTGTCGTTTTTGGACAAGGTAATCAAGAAAAAAGATGTAAGTGAGGTTTATAAAAATTGCCAGTTTAAATTTGAAAATAATTCTCTTACTTTGTATGCTTGTGGTGGACAGTATGTAGTTAAATCTAGTTATGGTAGAATTGGTGCTACGAACATGAGTTGCCTTGTTGAATATGATGCATTAAATAAATTGATTCCTCTTTTGGATAATGATGAAATAATATTTAAGTTCAATTCGGATAATATGGTCATCTTTGATGGTGGAAACGAGTATACTTTTCAATATTTTGTGGAAGGTGATTTTGCTAATATAATCGATAGTTTGAGTTTGCAAGTGAGTAGTGAGCCTATAGTTGTAATAGATGTTAGTGAACTTGAGAAAATAAATAAATTTGTATATCCTTGTATAGATACTACAAAAAATGCAACTCTTTGTGGGGTTTTTTATGATGGTAATTTTGTTACTACTGATATAAAAAGTTGTGCAATTTATCATTACGATGAAAAAGAGAGTGATGATACTATATTTATACCAAAGGATGGCTTTGATATTATTAGCACTTTATCTGAAAAGGATTTAACATTTTCTTTTCATCATTCGGAAAACATAGTAATAGCACAATCTGAAAATGTTTCTTATTTAATTCCTTTAATGTCTGCGAAGTTCCCTAGCTATAAACCTCTTGTTGAGCATGTGAGTAAATATAAAAACCAAGTAAGGATTGATAAAGGAAAATTTGTAAAATCTTGTAGTAAACTCCTTGCATTCTCAACGTCTATGTTTAGTGCTGTTAATAAAGCAGATTTTGAAATTAATGATATAATTAATATGAAAGCTGGCTCTGATAGAAAAAGAGCTATAGAAGAATTGGCTCCTATAGAATCTAATAGTAACGGGAAAGTAGGATTTTCTGTTAATGTAGCTCAACTTTTGAGTCAGGTTTCTAAAATAGATGAATCAGAAATAACACTTAAATATGAAGAGGGATCTAAAAACCCTCTATATTTTTATGGAGATGAAAACAAAATGTACCTTACTACGTTACTAGTTGGAGGAGAAGAGAATGGAGAATGATTTACCAGATGTAATAAAAGAAATTAACAAAAGCAAAAAAGCAACAAAGATAACAACACTGACAAAAGCTAAAGCGGCTCGACTTAAAAAAATGTTTTCTGGTTCTGTATCTGTAGATGCTATTTCAAATGGTGGTTATGCTTATCGAAGAATACATCTGTCTTTTGGTTCAAAGAGTGCTGGAAAGAATGCTCTCCTTTATCAAATGATGGCATATAATCAAAGACTTTGTAGAGATTGTGGTGGAATTAGAGCAATTTATTGGGGAGTTAAAGAAGATAGACATTCACTTTTTATGAAATACGTATTAAAAATACCTCAATGTTTGTGTGGAGGTCAAGGAAAAATATTCTTAATTCTTGATTATGAAAAATCAATTGATGTTGAGGAACCTAGAAAGGTAGAGGTTGTAGAATGTTTTGACAGGACTACTGGAGAACAGGTTTCTGATGTAGAATATGAAGATGCTAATGATAAATACAAAAAGCTATGTGCTAAAGAAAAACTCACAGAGAAACAACAAAAAACACTTGAAGATTTAGAAGTTTGGTTAGATAAGCTTGATGTTAAAAAGCAAATCATTGAACAATTGTCTACTGCTGATTATCTTGTTGCGTGTGGGGTTCTTATTGATGAACTTCTAATTGCTGACCCAGAAGATACCGAAGAAGGTATTGAACATTGTAGAAAGATAATTAAAGAAAGAGGTGTTGACGGGATTATCTGGGATTCAATTCAAGCAGCAATACCTAAATGGGTTAAAGAGAGAGATGCCGAAGCTGATACAATGGGTAAAGAGGCAAAGCAAAACGCATTATTAATGCGTCATATCTGTAGTTCCTTTGCAGCAAGAGATTTAGAAGATGAGATGGAAGCATATAAACCAGGTTTCTTCTTGACAAGTCAAATGAGAAGTTCTATGAGTATGTATGAGCAAGATAGCTATTCTGGAGGACATGGAATAAAACATCATATAAGTTTTGCTTTAGAGCACAAACGTAATAAATTTTTAAAAGAAGATGGAACTGAAGCGTCTTTTAAAGAACAATTCTACGGGCAAGAAATAAGATTACGTGCAGAAAAGAATAAGTTTGGTCCTCCTGGAGATATGTATACTGTCGATTATTATTTCAGAGAATCTGAGCATCATAGTGTTGGAGAGATTGATCATACAAAAGAGATAGTTAATTTAGGTATTTCTAAGGGACTTATTGAAAGGGCTGGAGCATATTATAAAACTAAGGGAGAGTCATTTCAGGGGATGGCAAGACTTACAGAATTCTTTAGAGAGAATCCTGAATTTGTAGGAAACTTGTATGAAGATATACAAGAGAAATTATAATGGATAACAAAAAGAGGTCAAAGAAACGAGAGAATAAAGGAGCATCAAATATAGGTGGAAGAAGTCACCCTAATTCTGGAGCAGTTTGGTATAGAAAAGGAGATTACTCTAACGAGAATTTCTTAATAGAAGATAAATATACTGATGCTGACTATTACTCTCTTTCTTTATCTGTTTTAAATACTGTCGAAAAACATGCTAATAAGGTTGGTAAAATACCTGTAGTAAGCATAGGTTTTGAGTCGTATAAGAAAGATTACGCAGTTTTAAGAGAGTGTGATTGCTCTCATATTGTAGATGAAGATATAGAAATTATTGAAACCGATAAGAAAAGCAAGAGAATCTACTGTGAAGAACTACAAAAAAAATATGTAAATTGCGAAAATATTTTTCTTTTTAAAGTTAAACTACGTGATAGATTTTATTATATTTTAATGCTAAATGACTTTGAAGATAACATAGATAAATTTTTTTGTTAGGAGAGATTCATGGCTAAATGTCCAGAATGTAATGGATCAGGTTTCATACTAAAGAAAGATAAATACGATGAAGATGTTTGGTCTCCTTGTGAATGCAGAAAGAAAAGAGAAGCAGAAGTTTCTACAGAGATTAAATTTACAGAGGCTAACATTAGAAAATCATTACGAAGATATACTTTTGAAGACTACCTTAAATACCCGTTTAAAAGAAAAGACAAATTACATAACGCCCCACAAATAAAAGAATTTCAAAATTATTTAGAGAATCCTTCTGATTTTCTTGATAATTATTCTGTGTTATGGATTTGGGGAACTGATGCTAATGCTGGTCACACAACCCTAGCATCAATTTTAGGCATTAAATTACTTGAGTTTGGATATAAAGTTAGATTTTTGGAGATACAACACTTGATAGAAGCCTTTACAAAGTTTGATGAAAAAGAAGTATTTTTTACAGAACTTAAAAAATTTGATATTTATATTATTAATGATGCGTTTGATGTTGATAGGGGTCATGTCGGAGGAAAATATTCTCAGGTTCATTTATACCAATTTATTAATGATGCATTAATTGATGGAAAACATTTTATAATGACATCAAACAGGTTAGTTCGTGACATAGACAAAGGTGATTTAAAAGATTTCGAACAATCGAAAATAATAATATCAAGGTCAGTCAAACAATTAGAGTTTAGAGGTTCTATAGATTGAGTAAAAAAAGGAAGGGAGAAGACAGTAATTTTGAAAAATCTGTAGATGGATTATCAGCAGAAACTATAGCAACATTAAGATGGAAAGCAAATGAGTTAGGCTGTAGTGTTGGTGAACTCGTGGCAGAAATATTTTTCGGTTACATTTGTGAAATGGAAGAAGCAATGTTAAGATTTTTTAAAAGGGCTTTAGAACAAAAATATAAAGAAAGTGATATTAAAGATGTTGCAATGTTTACTTTTGGAGCAGACAAGGAAGATGTTGAATTTTTGTTTATGAAAGCTAAAAAAGAAGAATCTAAAAAAAAGAAAAAGTAGGTGGTAGTTATGGCTTATGCGTGTAGTATGAGAGTCGCAGGCATAGAGTTCGATATTTATAATGGGGAAAGAGTAAGTCCTACTTTAACAAAGTGGGATTATTACGTAACCCCAAGATTGGCTATGCAAATTGACAAGTGGCGCATACAGAATTCTGTTGATAAAATATCTACAAAAGAGCAGATGGAGTTTTTAATCAGTCAAGGCTTTATAAAAAAATATAGTGAATAAGTAGGAGATTCATGTAATGGCGAATCCTTTAAAAGATATCGGAGGAATACCTGTAAATGAAGATAATGAAGCTTTAATCATTACCAATGCTATTAAGAACAAAAAGAACAGAGAAATATTTGTTCGACACATTGATTATAGGTTATTCAGAAGAAAAGAATTTCAAACAATGGCGTTTGCTATTCAAGCTATTGAAACCTCAAATATGGAAATGAATACTGATGCTATTATTTTGAAATCTAAAACTTGTCCTATTAAAAAAATAGTTGATTTTGAATTTATAGAAACACTTAAAGAAAATTTTCCTGAAGTGCCGGAGTCAAATTTTATAGAACATCTTGTAACACTTCGTACTGATAGTGTCAAAGCTCAAGCATTTGATTTGGTTCATAAGTCTCTTATTAGATCCTTTATGAATCCTCAAGCTGGAATAAAGGATCTCGAAGTTAGGGTACAGGCATTACAAGATTTAATAACATCTGGATACTCTTCAACAGAATGCCAGTTTCTTACTATGAAAGAGGCTGTAGCTGAATATGTATATGATAAAGAGCATGGGGTAAGGAGTAGAACTACTGGTTTCAGACAATTAGACGAAAAACTTATTCAAGGCTTGAAAGAGGAATGGATTTCAATTATTGCAGGTCTGGCGAACATGGGGAAGACACATACTTTAAACACTCCTATAATAATGTATGATGGGAGTATTAAAATGATTCAAGATATTGAAGTTGGGGATTTGTTGATGGGCGTTGATTCTCTGCCTAGAAAAGTTACTCGAACATGGACGGGTGTAGATGATATTTATACAATAAATCAATGTAAAGGGGATGCATATGAAGTAACTGGTCAACATTTATTATCTTTAAAAAGAAGTTATAATCAATATTATAAACCAGATAAAAAATTACCTATCAATGAAAGAAGAATAACTCATCCAAAAGGAGAAGTTTTAAATATATCTGTATTAGATTATTTAAAAAAAGGGAACGGGTGGAAGACTATGTGGAAAGGTTACAAATCAGAGGGATGGGAAATGCCTGAAAGAAAAGTTGAATTGTCTCCTTATTTTTTAGGAATCTGGTTATCTGATGGAAATAATGATAGTCAATTAATTACAAATCCTGACATTGAAGTTAGAAAATTTTTAAAAGATTATGCTTCATCTTTTAATATGTATTATACCGAAAGACAAAAAAAAGATTCTGATTGTTATACTTGTGTTATAAAAAAACGTGGTGAAAATAAAAATATTATAAAAGATTATCTCGAAGATTATAATTTATTTAAAAATAAACACATTCCTGATGATTTTAAATATACTTCACGCAAGAAAAGAATGGAACTTTTAAGTGGTTTATTAGATGGTGATGGTTATTTAACATACGTAACCTATGAAATTTCAACAAAATATGAACAATTAAAAGATGACATCTTATATTTAGCAAGAAGTTTGGGTTTTTATTCAGTAGCTAAATATGAAAAAAAGAAAATCAAATCAATTGGTTTTGAGGGTAAATATTGGCGTATAAGAATAGTAGGAGATACGTACCTAATACCGTGTAAAGTTAAAAGAAAAAAAGCAAAAAAAATAAAAAGGAGAAAAAACTTTTTATTTACAGGATTTAATGTAAAATACAAAGGAAAAGACAAGTTTTATAGTATTTCTCTGGAAGATACTACGGATCAATTGTATTTATTAGGAGATGGAACTGTAACCCATAATTCTTCCTTTGCTTTGTCTATGATGAATAATTTATCAAACAAAGGAGTTCCTTCCGCAAATTTTGCATTAGAGATGCCTAATCAATCTATTATAACAAAGTTACTTGCTTTTAATACAAATCTTACTATTAGAAAGGTAGCTATTGAATGGGATAATTTAGATGTTATAGAAAAGAAAGTCTATGAACATGAACTTGAAAGACTTGCAAGAAATCAATACATATATTTGAATGATAAACCATCACAAGGATTGTCAGATATTAAAGAACAGACTATGTTACTTCAAGATAAAATAGCAACTGTTGATAAATCTTTTGATGGATATATTGTAATATTAATAGACTTGTTTGGGAAAATAAAAGAATTTCTTGGAAGTGATAACTTTGCTAGAGATTATGAGCAAAGATGTAATGAAGTTCAGGCTATGACACGGGAACTTGGTGTACATATGTGTTTAGTAGCACAAATAGTTAGATCAGTAATGCAACGTAAATTTAAACGACCTTCTCTAGCTGATATTAAAAATGCTGGTGCATTAGGAGAGATTGCTGATTTAATTTTTGGTATTCACCGCCCAAATTATGACCCCGAAGTAGCACTCAAAAGTCAATTAGCATACGGACAAGGTAATGAAGAAATTGAACCAAATCCTGATGAGAATTTAGCAGAGATATTAATACTTAAAGGTAGAATGGCACAAGCCAATCAACTTGTAAACTTTTATTTTGATCCTAATACAACACGGTTTAGTCCTATTGAGGAAGATTATCAGAATGAGCTAAACGCAACTAAATTCGATGATGATGATTGGGATAATCAATTTTGATTAATGTATCTGACATATTAGATGATATCGGATTAGATTATAGAGAAGTTGGAAAAAGCTTTAGAGTTAAGTGTTGGCATCACGATGAAGGTGTCCCGTCAATGTTTATTAATAAAGAATCTGGAGTGTATCATTGCTTTAGCTGTCATAGTTCTGGAAACATATTTCAACTTATTACAGAACATCTTGGATTAACTGGATTCGATTTAGTAAAATACTTAGCTGACTTCTCTATTAACTTGACAGAGGAAGAAATATATAATAGATTAAAAAATCACATAGGATCTAGAAAACCAAAAGAAGTAAAACAAGTACGAAAGCTTATAAGAATACCAGAATACAAAACCATAGAAAATAATGATTATCTTGAAAATAGAGGAATAACTAAAGAAGAAATAAAACAATGGGAAATGGGGGTTGTTTCTGGCAATCAAACACACAAAGAATTCTTACCTTATAGAAATTGGATTTATATTCCTATAATTCAAAATGGTGTTTTTGAAAATTATTTCTTGAGAAGTCCTTTTAACAATAGAAAGATATATGGTAAATTTCCTAGAAAAAATCTTTTATTTGGATTAGATAGTTGTACAGATTACAGTAAAACTATTTATGTAGTAGAGGGTATCTTTGATATGATTTTTTTGAGAAAGATAAGAGTTCAAGTTGTTGCAGCTCTTTCTAACAGGTTGCATAAAGAACAATTAGAACTCCTTAAAAAATATAAAAGAGTAGTACTCGTGCCAGATGCGGACAGCCCTGGATTTGAGTTAGTTAAAACAGCTTTACCTTTAATATATAGTACTAGTCTCGGAGTATGTTCTATCCCTAATGGTAAGAAAGATACTGCTGATTGTACTATAGATGAATTAATAGAAATGACTTATAATGAAAAAAGTATTTTAGATTTTATTTTTAATGAGAGGTTAGATTATGGAAATGCGAGACACCAGTTCTTCTAATATTGCACAGGTTGGATACGATACAGCAGAAAAAGTATTACGTATTGTATTTCAAACAGGAGCAATATATGATTACACAAATGTGGACGAGCTAACTTATCGACAGTTATTGCAATCTCCTTCGGTCGGTAAATTTTTTCACAGATACATCAAAGGTAGCTTTGATTTTAATAGAATTAAGTAAAAAATTGTTGACTATTAATAGGGTTTTGTATACATTAGATATGTGTATACATTCATTTAAATTGTTTATAAGGAGATTATAGAAATGATTAGAAAACAATTCTATTTTACTGAAAGTGAGGATAAGGCTGTTAAAAAAGTTGCGAAAGAAAGCGGGCTTCCAGCAGCAGAAATAATAAGGAGGTTTATAGATTATTGTTTAAATCAAGAGAATTTAGATAATATTATATATAAAACGAGGAAAAACAAGAAATGAAAGTAATTGTAAATGTGGATGGTATTTTACCAGTATTAGATGATATGATAATAAAGGGTTTGGAACAAGAGGGTTATCCCACTTGTTTAGGGAATATGATACCCCCATTATTAATGAGAAAAATTGAGGTAGATGAAGAAAAAGTACTAAAAGTAAAAGGGCTTACTCCTACAACTGAAATTGTTTTGGAAGATGTCTCGCAAGTTGTGGAAAGTAATGTTGATATTGTAAATAATAGGGTTATGACTCAAGAAGGAATTGACTATATTAATGAGTATAAAACAAATAGGGCAGAAATGTATGTAAAGCAGTTAGTTAAGTGTATTAGTTGTGAATATGTTGATACGTGTTATAAACTAACCACAACTTATTTAACACTCATAAGTATAGAAGAAAAAGCAAAGGAGACTAATTCGACATGTTAGGAAAAACAGTACAGATTATAGGAGTGGGTCAATGTGGGTGTAGGCTTGGTATGACTTTTGAAAAACAAGGAATACCAGCACTTTACATTAATTCAGATGAAGTTGATTTTAGGGATTTTAATGCGAGACCAGATCAAACTCTCTTGATAGAAGGTTCTGGTACTGGGGGATCTCCTTCAAAAGGAGCTGAATTATTTAGAAAGCACAAGAGTTCTATTATTAGTTTTTTAAGAGAACGTTTAGATAAAAATAAAATAATATGGGTATTGTGGGGAAGTGGAGGAGGTACTGGAAATTCAATAGGACCTCTTTTATTAGAGTATTTATCTGAACATAAATATGTTACTGGATGTATTACAACTTTACCGCCTAAGATGTTAGATATTCTGGCAACTGATAATGCTATGAAGACTTTGAAAAAGTTGAAAGATGTTAATACGAGAATGACTGTACTCGCAGACAATGAATACCTTGTAAATAAGATTGGTGTTGGTGGTGATTGGTGGAAGAAAGTTAACAGCCATATCTGTTCTACAATTCTTTCTGCCTTTGATTTGTTAAGAGAAGGGAAGACTACTCAAAGTGGGCTAGGTTCTATTGATAAGGGTGAGATAATGAGGATTATGCAATATGGAAACGGTTTAACAGATGTTAGAGTTGTATATCTTTCTCCTTATGATTTTGATTTAGAGAATAAAGATTTGTTAAAGAAATTACTTGAGCCTTCTCTTATTGAAGGTTATAACTATAAAAATACATTAGCTTATCTTGTAGGAATAGATTTGCCAAGGCAAGGAAATTACACAGAGATTTCAAAGAAGATATTTGATAGTACAAGAGCGAGCTTTGGAAATGCTATATCACGATTAGGCATGTTCGTTGATCCTTTTCTTAATGATGTTATAAGAGTAACAATGATTAATGCTGGATTGAAACTACCTAAATCTTTAAAGGTAAAGATGAATAATTTAAAGAGGGATGAGGCTAGATTTATTGAGAAAAGAAATAGAGAAGAAACTATGGACTTCTCTGAATTAGAAGAAGGTGTTTTAGAAGAAGACTTTCAATTGTAAGAGGTGAATATGGATTTAAATATAACTCAAGTTTGTAATACTGTTCAATATTTTGAAAAGCCTGTTAAAACTAATTACTCGACAAGAGAGGGAGGCTTTCCTACAGACACATTTAAAATTAGCCAGACGTACGTTGATTTTATTATAGAGATATCTGGTCTTACGATGATGACAATGACACGCAATTGTGATTATGATATTTTTAGAGATATGATATTACATGCACTTCCTCCTAGATTTAGAAATGCTGATTTGGAGATTATAGAGTTAATGAATCATCCGATGGAACACGCAACAAAATTTGGTATTGTAATAAAAGGGTACAACGGAAATGTTTATACTCCGTCAGAAACAAAGCGGTGGATTTATTGTCCGAGTTGTGGAGTACCATTGAAAAACCATAGTTGTGAATACTGTGGATTACAATTATAAGGAGAAAAAAATGACTAAACTTATTAGATGTAAAGAATGTGGAGAAACTTTTGAACCAATTATTGTTGATGATAAGGTTCACAATAAAGGAATCAAACAAGATTGTCCTAATTGTGGAGAAGTAAATTTATTTAAACCCTCTGAAGTTGATGGTAAGGGTGATGACGTATTAGGAAAATGATTATGTCAGGAAAACGAGCAGTTTCTTTATATATTAGAGATGAAAAAGAATACAAAGCCTTGAGAGACGAGGTTAAAAATTTGTGGTATAAAAAATACGGAATTGCATTATCAATAGGAGAAGTTGTTATGTATTCTTTAAATTTTACTAAAGAGGAGTTATTGAAAACGGACAAGTCTAGGAACAATCAAACTCCTTCTAAAAAATATTCGAGGTTGAGTTCTTGATAGTATCTGATAAAATATATATACGATTAAGTGAAATAGAAAACCATGTTTCAAACATATGTAATATGTTTACTTATCCAAATCCAGAGTACCACCGAAATAAAAAATTGAAATTATCTGTAAGAAAAATATCACCCTCATTAAAGAACTATAAGTTTCAAGGTGTGGGAGAAGGTAGGATGTTGATTTTACCAAGAGGTTGTTTATCAAAACTCAAGGATTATTTTAAGAATAATAATATGTTTGTAAGAGTTTTGGATGATAGGATAGAACACCCTCCTATTGATTGTAAACTGAAAGAAACTAATTTAGAACCCCAACAGCATCAATTAATTAATGCATTTGTAAATGATGAGGGAGGTCTTGTGGAAGCTCTTCCAGGAGCGGGAAAAACTATAGGAATACTAGGTTTGATAGACACCATCAAACAACCAACTATAATACTTATGCACGAAGAAGGTTTGCAGAAACAATGGATTAAAGAAATAAAAAAGCGTATGAAAGGTAACTTTGTACTTGGAAGGTGGGATGGTAATCACAAGACTAGGGGTGATATTGATGTTGGTCTTGTTCAAACAGTTCACAAACAGGTTGATTTAAATCCCAACTTTTTAGATTCCTATGGAATGATTGTTTTGGATGAAGCCCATCACGGAAGTGCTGCAACTTTCTTGAAGACTTTAAATTCTTCTCGTTCTAAATATAGAGTTGGTGTTACTGGTACAGTAGAAAGAAAAGATCAAATGCATATCCTTCTTTATGATGTAATAGGAAAAGTTCTCCTTGTTATTAAGGACAAGGATTTGAAACATAGAATCACCCCTTTTGAATATGAGATGGTAAATACTAACATAAGTATAGAATTACCTACAAATCAAAGATGGGTTAATAAAAAAAGGGTAAACGTACTAAATCCAACAGGAACAATAACTTTGTTGACAAAAATAGATAAAAGGAATACAATGATTATTAATAATATAATTAATGACATTGAAATAGGTCATTTCCCGTTAGTTCTTTCTGACAGAGTGGATCACATTACTTTTCTAGATTACAGATTGAACGAGATGGGATACAATTCTATACTTATAAAGGGGGGTGCAACTAAAAAATCTGAAAAGATTAACTGGGATGAAATTAGGGAAGATACAACTATACAAGTTATTTGTGCATCAACAAAGAAAGCTGAAGAAGGTTTAGATTTACCAAGACTTTCTTCGTTACATTTAACATGCATGTCATCTAACTATCCCAAATTTAAACAAAAGATAGGGAGAATCAGGAGAAAATTAGAGGGGAAACCTACTCCTAAAGTCTACTATTATGTTGATAATTTAGCGTATATTTTTGAATTAAGTAAAGATACATATGTTAAGAAACACATTTTAAGTTATACAGCTAAAAATGTTTCTAAATATTTTACCAAACTACAGGATGAATATTATGAAGAAAAATAAAACTCTTTGTGTTAAAGAGGAAAAATACAAGAAGATTTATATGAGTGTACTATGGACAAAGCAGCATATGAGAAAGCTGTCCGTCTTAGTCGAAACTTTAATAGCAGGAGTGCGGAAGATACAAAAGAGCTTTATGGAATTATTCAAAGAGCTGTTAAACTTGCACAAAGAGGTAAAGAGGATAATATTGGGAGAAATGACAGGGAAGTTAAAAGAGCAAAAGCTTTTCTGTTAGAGGTTTATGAGCCGTATATTAAAAAAATGGCGGGTAAATATTTTCCGTCAGTAGAGACTCCATTAGATTTTGAAGATGTTATACAAGAGGTTTATTTAATATTTTTGTCTCTTATAAATAAGTATGACGAAAATATTTCTTCCTTTTCGTATTACATTAATTTGATGTTGCCTCAGTATATGTCGGTGTGGGTACATAAGATTAATTCAACAGTTTACGTTCCTGTTGATATTAAGATTGTTGAAGCGACTTTATGTCATCCGGCATTTGATTCATCCGTTAAGGTTTACGACTATCTTAATGGATGGATTTTAGAGAAGGAGTTTGTATCTTTTATAGAAGAAAGGTCTATGAAGAGTTCTAGGAGTGAGACTGTAAAGGAGGTATGTGACAAGATATTTTTAGGAAACACAACGTGTTCTGAATTAGCTACTGAGTTGGGAATTAGTTATCACGCTGTGTATGAGATTATCAACAAGATTAAGATGGAGTTAAGACACTTTTTCAATGAGAATCTCTTTTCTGAATATACTGTTACAAGTACTGGAGATTATGGATTATTTGAGGATGGATATGAGTTCGAATATAAATATAAATAGAGAAGAACCTGTGAGGACTATTTCAACACATGTTCCTGCTCATATTTATAATGCATATTCGAATAAGGTGAAATTTTACGAATTGAATTCTCATGATGTTATGGGTTATCTAGTTAAGAAATTTATAGAAGGAGATTTTGACGAAGACTTTTCAATACCAAAAGATTAAACCATATTAATTAAATTAGCAGGAGGATATGATATGAAAATTAACAAAGTGTTTGTCTACGGTACCTTACGTAGAGGTCTTAGTAGAAATGGTGTCTTACAAAGAACTTCTGAATTCATTGGTGTAGGCACTTGTAAATACAAAAAGATGTTTGATTTAGGGAGTTTTCCAGCAGTTATTAACTCCGATGATGAAAAGGATGTAATTGTTGGAGAGCTTTACGAAATGCGCAATCCAGAAGAAGTTCTTTCAATACTCGATTCCATTGAAGGAGTTCCCCACCTTTATAGACGTGATTCAGTTAAAGTAAATATAGATGGAAAAGAAATTGACAGTTGGTTGTATATTTACAATACTGACAAAGAAAGATTGAAAGATTGTGAACACGTCAAATCTGGAGATTATTCAGATAGACTATGGTTCTAACATGTGAAAGGAGTTTTTTATGAAAAAATTATTGACTTTATTAGTTTCTTTGGCGATTATTATGGCTATTGTAGGTTGTTCAAAACCTCCAACAGACGATAGCAAAGTTAAAGATCCTCAAAAGAAAGAGGATGTCGATAAAAAAGTCGATAAGAAAGCAAAAAAGAAGTAGTGTTAAGTAAAATGCCCTTGCCAAAAGCGAGGGCATTTTAAAAAAGATACTTAAAGATTATCACTTTCCAATTATATTTTAAATAGAACTGCAAGAAATCCAAGAAGTCTTTAGCTTCGTGACAGTTCACATTGCAACTAAGTTTAAAGGATGGTAAGGGATGGGAATAGGTGATAAACTATTAGATAAAAATTACGAACCTTCCTCACAACCAACAAACAGAATAGAATCTCCATTTTTTAAGAAGATTATAAAATGTCCGGTAAATTTTACTGAGGATATTATTGAGTATGTTGAATCTCCAGAATTTTTAGGTATGACTTTACGCCCACTTCAGAGAAAATTTCTTGAAGAGCTTTTTTATGTTAATCCAGATGGTTCATATAAATATGAACAAGGAGTTATGTGTTGTGGAATGAGGGGTGGTAAATCGCACTCTATAAAAGAGCAAATTTTAATGTATGATGGAACATTAAAAGAGATTGGGAAAATACAGATTGGTGATATTGTAATGGGACCAGATTCTACTCCAAGAAAGGTTCTTAATACCTCACGAGGAGAATCTGAAATGTTTGAGATAAAACAATCATGTGCTGATACATATATTATAAATGATGCACACATTCTTTCTTTAAAGAAAGCTCAGTCTGTAAACTGTTCTCTTGGAAAAAACAGGAAGTCAAATGTTAGATACGGTAATGAACCAGATATAGTCAACATTCCTATAAAAGAATATTTAAAGAAATCTAAAAAATGGAAATATTTCTTTAGAGGATATAAAGCAGGATTGATTAAATTCGAGGAACAACCTATCTCTATTGATCCTTATTTGGTTGGACAGTGGTTAGCAGACGGTCATGCTACTGAGTTAAGAATTACAAAAACCGATGCTGATTTAAAAGAATGGATTTATAAATTTGCTAAAGAAAATGATTTGATTGTAAAAGAATACCAAAAAAAGAATACAATTGCTAAAGATTTTTATTTTGATAAATCTAATGGTAACTCGAATAAAATATGGAATGAATTTAAAAAATTAAATCTTCCAGATAATAAACATATCCCGCAATGCTATATTAGTAATAGCAAAGAAATAAGATTAGAATTGCTTGCTGCTTTAATTGATGGAGATGGTCATCATAGATTAAATAGACATGGATATGATATTGCATTTTCTAATGAGACATTGGCAATGGATACCAAAAGATTAGCAGATACCCTTGGATATAGAACTCATATTCAAAAAAAGAAAACATCTTGTAAAAATAAAGAAACTGGTTATAATTTTGAAGGGGAAGCTTGGAGACTTTCCATCTATGGCAATGTATGGGAAATACCTTGTAAGGTTAAAAGAAAACAATATGTTCATAATGGTAAACGTACTAACAAAGAAGAGGGTTTATCATCATTAAAAGTCACCTCTATTGGTTGGGGTAAATATGCTGGAATAGGTGTTGATGGAGATAACCTGTATTGCCTTGCAGACGGAACGGTTACACATAATTCTTGGACTGCTGCTTTCATAACAACCTTTATGACTCAACTAATGTTGAAGTACGATAATCCGGCACAAGAGTTTGGACAAGCCCCTGGTACTCGTATTACCGGACAGATTATAGCATCTTCAGAAGTACAAGCGAAAGAGACAGCTTATGCGGCAGTTGAGTCCATTCTTGATTATGGTCATTGGTGGCAGAAATATATTGCGTATTTAAAAGAGAGAGAAGAAACTGAAGGAAAACATACATTATATCAAGAATTAAAATTAGCTAGAGAATTTCCAGAAAAGAATGTTGCTGTACTTTCTCTTCACAGTAACTCTGCTGCCCTTGCTGGTAAGACAAGTTATTGTGTTGTTCTTGATGAATTAAGTCGATTTGATGTGGCAGATGGGATGGTGCAATCTAGAACACAAAAATCAACAGCAAACGCTGTTTATGATACGGTTGCTAGAGCGTGCTCAAGTCTTAAACAGATAAGCAAGGTCGTCACGATATCGAGTCCTATGTATGAGGACGATTACACAATGAGATTATTGTGTATGGCAAAGGATTGTTGGGTAGGAGAAATGTCTCCTATTATTGATGCTTTGAGAAACAAAACTGTAACCAAAGTTCCTACCCTATATGGTATGCACGCCACAACCTTTGAGTTAAACCCAAAAACAGAAGAAAATCCTGGAGGTTTTGTTAGAGGGGAAGATTTTGAATCAGCAAGACTACAGAATCCCGAAGCCTACAATCGTGACTACCTTGCTTGTCCGCCTTCTACTGTTAATCCGTTCTTCGAGTTTCCAGAAAAAATTGATAGAGTTGTTATAGATAGGGAAAAGAAAGTTGCCTTTTCTGATAAGATGATAGAGGAATCTATTCAAACAGCAAATGGGATTGAGATGCGAATGTATATTGGTAAGAATATAATGCCTCTTAAACCTGATAAAATGAATAAGTATTATATTTGTGTTGACCAGGGCGAAAAGCGTGACCACTTTGCTTTGGCAATGGGGCATGTTGAATCTATGCCTATTGATGTTACTAACGATAAAGGTGATATCGAAAAAGCGAGTAGATTAAAGATAATAATAGATTTTGTTACTGGTTGGATTCCAGATAAACAGAATAGAATAACAGTTTCATTTGCAAATGTGGAGGAAGTAATTAAAGTATTATGTCAGAGTTTCCATGTTGGCGTGGTCACTTATGACCAATGGTCTAGTGCAGAATCAATACAAAGATTATTTTCCGAAGGTGTTAATACACAACAATTAGGTGCTACATTATCAATGTACGAAACATTTAAACAATTAATTTATCAAGGTCAATTAGAACTTCCTAAACATGAGATACTTTTAAAAGAATTAAAACAGTTAACATTAATAAAAGGTAAGAAACTCGATCACCCATCTTCTGGAAGTAAAGACTATTCTGATGCTGTCTGTCGAGTATGTTGGTTATGTTATGAAGATTATATTATGGAGACTGTTCATGGGCAGCATATGTTACCTTATAAACAAAATCTTCCAACACTACGTTCGGTTGCATCTGCTTATGAGATTATGAGACAAAACGATATGAATCCTCATGGAGCTATTTGGAATCAATCTCAAAGTGGTCAAGGAGTTTTTGGTGATACTTTTATTGTAAGAACTAATGTGATTCCTAATATTAAAGGTAATTAGAAATTATAGAGGTTTGACAGAGAAGAACTGACTTTTTATAATTATTATATATTGGTTTTACATACGTTTTCCAGTATTTATATTTTCTTCTATTACTATTAGTTCCTGCATGGTACATTCTAGATGCTTCGGCTTTATTTCCTCTCGCTTTTTTTAAACAATACTTCAAATAGCCTATTCCTAATTTTAAATTTAAATCAATATTGTAAATGTCATTAGGGTTTCCTCTATAATGAAACGCCATGACTTGCATCAATCCTCTCGCATTAGATTTTGATTTAGCATATTGCATCTTTTTTAATGTTGGTCGCCATATTCTATGATAAGATTCTTTATTAATAATAGCACATACAAAGCGAGAATCTATTTTATTTTTCTCACTCCACATATAGATTCTATAAAAAATCTTTTGTGACAACCAGGGATACATCTTTTTTAATTGGTGACAGTATAATTCTCTTTTAATTTCTAAAGAATTAAGAATAGTAGGTGAATAACATACCACCATAAAAACAGTTATTATTTTAATGTAGCGAAAGACTATGTTTTTTATCATCTCATTTTACTTTATAAGTCTTATTCAAAAACTCTGAAAATTCTTTTCCCTTTACGAAAGGCTGAATCCAGATGAGCTTTGTATCTAATCTACCTTTACCGATTGGTTGATTTCTCCAATGCCCTCTTACAGTCCATTGTCCAGAATATTCACGCTTTATACCATCCCGTTCTGTTAAGTCAAGTGATTTTTTATAATTTTTATCAATAACTATTTCTCTTCCAAGATAATAATAAGGTAAGTTAGAATACTTTTTTGCTCTTTTTATTTTCTTTTTGCTTTTAAGATTTGATATGTCTTTAGGTTTTATTTCTATTGGTTTCTTGTCTTGTGTATTTATATAAAGTAATGTGTTTATTATAAAGCAAAAAACTTTTTCTAAAAATGCCCTACTATAATCTTTTCTATTCAACATTTTAGGAAGTTTGTCGTTATCATCTAAAATACCTTGAACCTGTTCAAATATATCTCCCTCCTTAAATAGAATATTCCAATAGTAAAGAGAATTTCTGGGGTCACTTCTTGCAAGGAATTCATCACTAATAGCTACAATAACAAGACTTTTTAATACATCACTACTTGCGCAATGATGATGTCCTTCAGACATTTCAAGAGGATTAACTTCATCTTTATCTAGAAGGATAACGTAAAATCCATCTAAAGGAATTCCAGTAGGGTTTATAAATTTTGTTGTTTTTGGTAAAGTTATATAAATACATCTATATGGACTTCTTAAAAAGAATGAATCTATTTTTTTTATTTCAGTATCTAAAAGCATTTGAGTTAAATCTTCTGTTAATCTAAATACTTTCTTTCCAGACTTATAGAACATATATGGTGCATATGTTTCCCAAAAGGCTGCACGTTGTTCATCGAGAGATCTCCTAATAGATTTAGGACCTCCTTTATAAACCTTATCATCGATTGTCATTACTAATGATAGTATTCTTCTATCATAGATATAAGCATCATAACCGCTTACTTTTTCAGCATTGTCCATACTGTCCATTAATTCACAAAAACCTTTATCAGATTTAAAATAATCTTTTAAAAGCATATCCATATTTTCTATATAGCTTTCATAATGAATTCTATTATGATGCTTGTCGCCCATTTCACAACCTCCTTAATCCATTTCTGCAATATCTTCGTCTGTTATTTCTAAACAATCAATCTTATCTCTACAATCCTCTAAAAAGATATGGAGGAAAGGAGCATTTATTCTAGGACTTAATCCTCTAACTAGAGTACTTCCTATATCATCTTTGTATTTCCAAACAGGAATGTTAAACTTATTATATCCCCAACCATCATCAAATTTCTCAAAAATATGTATTATGAGTTTTTCGTCAACTCCACACCTATCAAATCCTTTAGGCATACCTAAAAAGAATTTACCAATAACAGGAAATCCCCTTGTACCTACAACGTGCTTACCTCAACTCATACACTTTTCATCGTGTTCATATTCTCCAAAGCAACCATCTTCAGTACTACTTCCACAAACACAACCAGGACATTGATATTTTTCTATTGCTTTCTTTATATCGTCTTTCATGTTACTTCTCCTTTTTAATAGAAATTTTTAGAAAAGAATTCTTACCATCCCATCCATTATTAATAGGTAGATTTTCCAGACACCAATGTACTTTTGGGGCTTTATCTTTTTTAACCATCTTCTCATAATATTTATAATGTTGTGATTTTCTAAAACAATCAAAACAATAATAAAAAGTATATCCCAATATTGTTACTGTTTCTAGTCCAGAATCATCATCACACAAACAACCACATTCATCACATTCAACATATAATAATTTAGCCATTATTAAATCTCCAATAATCTTTCTATTACTGATACAACTCTATTTAAAAATACTTTTCTTTGATTACTATCTCCAGCTATGCCAAAAATACTGTGAAATGTTGTCATTATGTCTTCAATAGCCTTGTCTCTTTCTTGTTTAGCTTTGTCTATATACATATCATCTCTTGGCAAACCCATCCTCCATTCTTTTTTAAACCTGTCTAGAACTTTTGATGAGAATTTGTGGTACTTATCCATCTCTGCTAATCTAGACATAGGGACTGCGGGATTGAACATTGAGGCATAAACATTCTTGCAAGTGTTCTCTAATCCTATAAAGAACTCGTTCATTTTAAAATCAACTCTTGCTTGAACTTCTTTTTCTATATTATTTTCGTTCATAATTATTTAGTCTCCATAAGTTCAGTATAGTTGAATTTCTTTTTTAAAGATTCTTTTATGTTTATATAATCTCCGTCAGATTTTAAGAAATCATTATTATATAAAATAATGTATTTGCGAACTTTAAGTTTCATTTCTACAAAATCTTTTCCATCTTGAGTTATTCTATAATATCCTACTCGGTTGCTACCATCATCTCTTCTTCCTTTTTGTTTTTCTATTAAATTGAAAAATCTTAATTTAGGAAAATCTCCTCGAATGGATGGAGGTATATTTTTTATCTTTTTCAAATAATCTTCTACATGAAAAAATGAATTATTGTTCTCTTTATTCTTTTTATAAATCAATATTAATGCATAAGCCATTGCTCCTGTTAAGGATCTTTTATATTTTTTTGCTACTTGTCCACAACAAGGACATGTCTTTAATTTAAAAGTATCTAATTCTTTTAAGAATTCTTCTTTAACTATATAAAAAGGTCTTTCATCTATTAATATTCTTCTCATATTACACCTCATTTTTGTTCTTTATTTTCTTCCTCTTCAACGGCTCTCCTTTCATTGTCCATTATTATGTGATGTCTTTTACAGAACCAATCAACATCGAGGACTTTCTCTTTCTCATAACTGTAATGATGTGCCTCTAAGTCTTCTGTTTCCCTGCATCTAGGAAATTGACACTTACATCCAGACGCTATTTTTCCGTTTCGAATTGCTTTGCGAACAGTTTCACGAGCATAAACACGCTCTGGGTAGCGTTCTCTCTCAATCTTTTTGTAATGATAATTGTCCTGAGAAATCCCCCCTTTCCAATTAGCGTTTTCTTCTCCCGATTTAGATTGTAATCTTTCAATCGCTTCGGGAGATCTCTTTATTTTATATTTCTGCAAAGCATTCTTCACTTCCTTTGCTGTTCTATCAAACATATCACCAAGCTCTTGATTAGACTTGGTTTCTGCCAGTTCTCTTAATTGATCCCTTTCAGCTTTAGTCCATCCTTTAGTTCGGCTCATCGTACCACCCTCTTTGTTCATTTGTTTTTCTCCTCAATATCTTTATCTATCAATCTTCTTAGTTGTATACATTAGGAATCAAACTCCTTTAAACTTTTTATTAAGCATTTTAACTATATCATTGTGAGTCATAGAGTCTGTTAATACTTTTTCTTCATCCGGTTCATCGTGAAGATACTTTTCTACCATCCAATATTCATTAGCATCAGGTTTTTCATCATGCATTTTCTTTTCTCTCTTTTCCATATCTTCTTTATAAAACCAGCATCGAGAATCATTTGCTACACAAATCATACATATAGTCCCTAAGACTCTTTTAATAGTTTCGTAACCTATTTTATCTGTACCATAAATATTTTCCATTCTTTCCCATAAAGAATCCACATCTTTTTTAGGGGCTTGTCCTGACTCTCCAATTATAAATGCAAATTGAAAATAACCTCCAGAATTCACAATGTTTCTTGAAGATATATATTCCGTAAAAATTCTTTTAGCTTTGTTGTATGTAGACATGCCCATTTTCTTTTGAGCATTTTTAATAAAATCACTCTTTTCTAATTTGTCCGGTGATATTGAAAAAGTTTTTTGAAAATTTTTTAAAGGCATCATTTGACCTCCTCATTATTAAATCTTTCAAACACATGATAAACGGTATCTTTTATTATAAAAGTTTTTATATGTTTTCTAATAATACCTTTATCATATTTGATTTCAGAACCTGTGAAAAACATTTCAAATATCCTCTCTTCAGTATCTTCTTTTGCTTCAATATTTAAAAGAACCCAAATATACGGTTTATCATTATGAACAACTATGTCTAATATTTCAGATCCTTTTGGTAAAGTTGCTTTCCACATTCTTCCATAAGTTAAATTGTATTTCCATACAGTTTTTATAACTGTTATCTCTTTTTTAGATTTTGACTTACTCATTTAGACCCCTCTCTAATTCTTTTAATTCTTTTCTCAAAGATGTCTCACCTATTCTAAGATAAGCCAACATTATTCTTAATGTTTTATTCTTTCCAGTAACTTTTAATATTTTTTCTGTTAAATTATATTTTCTTCTCCATCCTTGAACAGATGCCAGAGATATTTCCATTTGCTTTGCCATTTCATAATCATTTAATAGATACTCTCCTTCTTCATCCTTTTTATTAAATTCTAAAAATTGTGCAATCTTTTCATCTGGCCAAGGTTCTCTTAAAGAACCTCTTCCATTACTATAATTATGATGGTTAAGACGTTCTTTGTTTCTTTCTTCTATTCCATCAGACTTCTTTTCTTTCCAGTAAGGATGTCTATTTCTAGCATAGTTAATATCATCAGAAGTATACCCTGTAATAATTACCCACCTTCTTGCTATCCTACCTTTTCTTCCACTAGGTATAGAACTGTTTAGACACATATCTATAAATTCCATAGGATTTTTTGCGTTTAATATTTCTTCCTCCGTATATCCTTGTTTCATTTTAGAACTCCTTATCTATGACGAGAACTCCTAATAGCTTCCATAAGCAACCACAATTGTTTATTTAGCTTAACTTCTTGCTGAATGTTATTAATAGTTCTTGTCTTTCTTTCTCTGTTTGCACTATCAGTATATTCAACGCCACCCTTTATTACATTTTCTTGAATGATATTAAATATTTTCCAGAGATTATCTTCTTTGTCTTCCTCTCTGCGAGGTTCTATCAACCTCATAGGCTCAATAGATTTATTATCTTCTCCAAATCTTAATAGATGAGCTGATTCCGCTAACCATTTCTTTTCATTGTTTGCGAGTTTAATTGTTTGGTACTCTTCAATCTTTGAGAAGATTTGTGAGAACCCACTTACGATTTCTGTAATAGCTTTTTCTATACTAATGAAATCAACGTTGATATGTTTCACAGAAAGATTGCCGAAGATTTCAACCGGAGTAATCAAACCATTTCCGCACACAAGTTCATTAATAGCAATGCTCATCATTACTCTGTATGATCTGTCGTGAGAACCAGTATAATGAAGCTCCGGTATCCTGTCTCCAACTTTTGTGTACTTTGCCTGGTCTGGCGTTCTGAAACGTATTGAGTGTTTTTGAAAACCCATATACTTTTCATCTCTCGGTATGCTTTGTTTAACTTCTGCGGGATACCAACCAAGCTTTTCCATATCATCTATAATCTTATAGGTTGGTATGTATACATATTTGTCAGACACATCTTTTGCTGGACTCATAGCATAAACGCTAGGAGCTTTGGCTTTAATTTGTTCTTTGGTTAAAAAAGTATGTTCCATATTAATCCTCCTGCTAAGAATCAATTCTTAATGGTTTTGTAAATACATCAAGAAGTTTTTTTGCTTTACTTTTATCTTCTTTCTTTTTTACCTTTGCTTTTCTTGTCTTCCATTTCTTAGAATATGGTGTTACAAGATATCCATCTTTATGCATTTCTGCTTTATGTTCCCATATTAATTGTTTAGTATCTGGTACTAATAATGTTTTGGGAGTGCCGTGTGTAGGTTTTCCTTTCTCGTCTACCCTTCTATAAAGAAAAGGACCTTTATCGCCTCTTGTTTTTATTGCGAAGGTTGTTCTTTCCTCTCTTCGAAATTTATCATAGTATTTAATTTTAACATATTCCATATTACTACCCCTCAAACCAATACATTTCTTCTTTAATCGATTTTAATCTGTTAATACATTCAGAAATCAGAATGAAATTGCTTTTTAGTTGAAGTACTAATAAACCGATTGCTTTTTTATTAAAATCGGTTTCTTTTTCTTTTTCTTCCTCTAGTTCACGAACTGTCTTTGCAACATAGCTTCGACATTTGCCTAGATACGTTCTTAATTTTGTAATGTCTTTTTTGTTTATTGTATGATTCTTTGGGTGAGTTAATTTATTTATTATATATTTACTATCATCGTCTATTTCAAAGTTTTTAAGATAAGCCAAATCAGAAATCATTGATACGACTTCTGAATCTTTCTGTTCATTCTCATTAAATTGATATTCATAATAAGTTACTTTTGATTTTATATCCATTGTAAGAACCTCCTTATAAAATAGTTCTTTTTTACATATCTTTTAATAGCTTTTTGATATCTCTTCCTTGTAAGAGTTCTCATTCCAGGGGCAGAATTTACTTCGTAAATATAGAAGTTGCCAGTTTCAGAATTAAAACCAACGTCTACTGCACCAAAGACAAGCCCTAAACATTCAACAGATTTTATTATCTGTTCTTTCATTTCTCGTGGTAATCTTTTCTTATATCTTATATACTTATAACCTTTTTCTAGATTCTTTATCCAATGAGAATAATAACCTTTTTTTAAAACTTTCTCGTCTGTGTGAAAGACTCTTCCATCCATAACGTGACATCTGTATTCAGTATCACATTTTACAAACTCTTCAAAGTAATAATCATCAAAACATCGAGGCAATTCATATTTAGACTCTATTAATCTCATACCTCTCCCTTGAGAATGGTTTGTATTTTTAATAACTATAGGAAACGTTTCGGGACAGTTAGTAAAATACTTTGGGGTTGTAATATTATTTTCTACAAAAAGTTTCTTCATTTTTAATTTGTTGATGCAATTCCTTATTGATTCTCTAGAATTAAATTCCAAATCACCAATCATGTTTTTATTTTTAAGATATCCAAATCTTATTATGACAGAACATTTGTAGAGAGGGAATTTAAATTTCTTATGACTTTCGTAATAAGATAAAACAGTAGGACACTCTCTTTCTTTTCTAGTCCAAAAATATTTTAATAGTAAAGCATCAACCATTATTTACCATCCTATAAATGATTCCCAAACATCAAACGGAACTCTAAAAGATTCTTTAAAAGTTCCAGTTCCATCATCTGCCCTTTTAATAAACTTATCATCTTTTATCGTTACCTCTACAGGAATCTTTCTTAATTGTGTTTTGAACATCTTATTTATCTTTTCCAATTTGTGTTCAGTATCAATGTTTGTGATTGTGTAAACTGTACTTTCTTTCATCACCCTCTCCTACTCAACTCTCTTAAATGAGCCTCACATCTTTTCATTAATTCAATAAAAGCCTTACTAACTCTTTTTGTTTTTCTTATCTTAAATATGAGATTTCTTTTTCTCCTCATATGTTGAATACTTGGTATCGTTGTCTCAAACATTTTTGCAAGTTCTCTATCACAATGAATATATTTTCCATTTTTATCTTTCACATCAACTTCTAGAAACTTTTTAATGTCTTTATCGGGCCAAGCTATTCCATGTCCTCTATCTTCTGTGTAGTCAAACTCACTCCAACGTGCCATATTTCTAACTTGATATCCTTCCTGTTTCTTTTTCTTCCAGTAAGGGTGTCTGTGTCTTGCATGTTTGATATCTTCTACGGTATGACCTGTTTTCTCCATCCACTCTTTTGCGAGAGCAATCTTTCTTCCTCTCTTTATTTTACTATTCAAACACCTATCAATATATTGTTCCGGTGTTTTAGAATTAAGTACTTGTCTTTCTGTAAAATTATTTTCCATTTCTACTCCTTTACAATCTTTAAACTTACAATATTCTCTAACTTGAAACCTAATTGTAAAATTTCTATTTCTTGAAGACCCGTAGAGGTTTGCCTATTATAGGATTCATATCCTTTCTTTGCACTTTCTTGAAGGTAAGGTTCTATTTCTTCATAGTCAACAACACTCTTTCCAGCTTTGTCTGTGGTATACTCAACACCAATTTTAATTCGATCTTTACGAATAGCAAATCGAACATATTCGTCTCCACTATCATCTTCCTTTTTGTTGTAAAGCATTCCACGAATCTTCTCATACCCAGATTCCTTAAAACCTGTACTACCATCATTCTTTTTTTCTGTGTCTGGATATAATATAAGACCGCCTTCTTCTGTACACTGTCTGAAATATCCTCTCTCATCATAAACAAGTGTATAGATTGTGTGTTTGTAAGCTTTTTTAGAAGGATTAGAGCCGCCTTCTTTCATTTTAGGAAGTTCTTCTTTAGAAACCCCCTGTTTTTTCAGATAGTTCCTTTTATTGAGGACTTTCGCATCACTACGATACTTTAATTCGAATTTCGTTCCGTTAGTTATACCTAACGCATTTTCCCTAATAATCTCCTGTTTCATCCTAAACCTCCTGCTAAAAAGTAAATTGAATGATAACTAATGTATACATTCAATATACATTAGTTACTCGAAATTGTCAATCATTTTTTTGTAAAATTATTAATTTTTTATTCAAATTATTAACTGTAGCCCTCACAAAATCTATAGCACCTTTCATTTCAGAATCAAAGCTTTCCCAATGCTCTGGATAATTCTCTGTGCATTCCCATTCGTCAAGATTTACTGTACCAGACCATAAAAAACCTAGTTCTAGAAAGGCTATTTCGAAATTGTTTAATACTTCAACAGCTCTTTTTAACTTTTCTATCTTTTCTGATTCTAGATTCCAGGACAATTCTACTCCACAATGAGGACAGTATTTAAAAGTGATATGTATAACATCACATTTGCATAAAGGACATCCAAAATATTCATCATCTTGTTTCATATCCTCTGTCATTATAACTATTTCATTCATTTTTACTCCTCCTTTAGAATGGTATGTCTCCATCATAAAATGGATTTGGTATAAGTTCTCCATTTTCCATTTTCATATACTTTCTGCTTCCTTTCCTAGCCTCTCGGATACGAGACGCAACCAATTCTGCTATATCTGGATTAGTTTTTAAGATGTCTATAATTTCGTCTACGGATGCAACTTCTAGCTGAACAATTATATCACTGATGAATTTTTGTATAGCATCTTTTAAATCTTTACTAAATCTCATAGTTATCTCCTATAAATAAAATAAGTAAGCCACCGAAATGGTTCGGTGGCGAACTTCTGTTATTCATAGTAATAAATCAAAGGTGCTACAAAATTGTCTGGAACACCAACTACCGCACCGTTGTCAGTAACATACTCCAACTTTCGTACTGTTATATTATTCACTGTTTGTGTAGTACATCCGTTTTCATTTGAAAAACTTGAGAATGTCATAACACTTTGGGTTATGTTGTCGTCAAGCTGGAAGTATTTACCATTATCAACATTCTTTAACAATCTTTTTCTACTGGCTGAATGTGTATTTACATTAACGTATGCAACGTTTCCACTACAATCAAAATTAGTGTAGAAGATATTATCTGTATAAAAAGATATTTCTCCAGCGTTGCTTTTAACAGCATAAAAGTACCCTTCTGGTGAAAGAATGTAATCGGTGTCTATAGACGTACCTAAAAATTCTCCAAGTACTACTCCATTACCATCCTTAACTTTCAACGTTTTGTTATGAACAAGAATCTCCCAACTGTCTCCATCCCAAATATATGCTGTACTATTATCCGTGTTATAATAAGCATCGTTTAAATTTGGGCTACTTGGGATACTTTCATTATCGAAGTATCCAAGCCAATTAATGGAAATGCCATCCGTACCATCCGTACCATCTGTACCATTTAAGTTAATGGTATGATAATCTGTTCCATCACAATACTGAAACTCTTGCAAATCTATAATATAATATAGAAATCCATCCGTTTCGTTATTGCAAGTTGGAAGATCATCTGCTGTAAGAATAACCCTTGCGGGATTTCCGCTTACGTCTTTACCTGAAGAAATAATTTCCCCTTCTTCAGGAGCTTCAGCACATCCCATTAGTGCAACAGCAACCAGTGTTAGAATAATAAATGTTTGTTTCATCTTTTCCTCCTGCTAAATTTGTTTTGATTCTAACTAAACTATTACTACCTCCTTATCAAATTTTTCTTTGTTTCCCTCCTTTCATAAGTGATATTGATTTGTAGTATCTACCAACCTACTTTGTGCTGGATATAATTCCACAGCTTCATTTTCTTCTCCAATTAATTCATTTTTTATTCTTTGGAAATGTCTCCAATCTCTGACAGGATGCTTGTCTAATCTTTTAATAGACAAATGCAACATTTTAGGAAACCCCTTTGGAGTTTCTTCGTTAAAGATGCTGACCTAGTACAAATTATTAACCCAAATTTCGCACTCAAAACTTCTTTTCAGTACCTTGTCAACGGTGAACGATTCCCACCCTCGCTCAAGGAGTTCCTCTCGCAACTCCGAGATTTGCGATTGGGTTGGTACAGTTCCTTTTTTGAAAAGTGTACATTCTTTTGGTTTTCTTCTCCGATTCTTTTTCATACGCACACTCCTTATCAAAGACTCAATCGAGACACCTTGATAAAGGTGTCCCTGTTCAGTCTCTAACTGTACTTCCAATGGATATCCTCGTGGAGAGCCATTTCTGATTCATAATCATAATTAAATATATGACCATTATGACACTCTCTAATCTGATGTCCTTTGTAAAGTTCCTCTACCACTTTAGACATTGCGTTACAGAAAGGACACCTTATCTTTTGGTATTTCTTTCTCTTGTAGTATTGTTCAATGTTAAGACTTTCGTGAGGGACGATTTCTTGGTTCTCAACTTTACCTTGTTCCCTCATTTTCTCTTCGTTTTTAATTTGTTCAATAAGTCTTTTGTTAAGAACCTCACCACAATTACAACATCTAATTCTTTTGGGAACCCACGTCTTACAGCCTTCGCAATAGACTCCGTGTTGTTTGTAGTATTCAATAACTTCATTTGCCTCTTTCTCTATGTAATGCTGTTTGGTTTTTATACCAAAAAGCAAACAAAAGAATTTCCAAATAGTTTTGAGAACAACAATAATCACTTCTATGATTGTTTTAAATATCCAAACAATTCCTACAGCGATTATACCTCCGATAAATAAGGAGATAGAAGCTTTTGCTAAACTTCCTATAAAATTAAAAAGCTTATCTAAAGTGTTCATCTTTTACCTCCTATGGTCCAAACAACAATTTAAAAAACGGTCCGAAGAGTGGTATTATTAAATATTCAAACACAAGAAGTGCTGAAATGATAGTGCCTAGTATATATCCAATTATACCATAAGGCATAGTGCTTCCAACAAGATACCAGAATTGGTGCCTTCTTACTAAGCCTCTTCTCTCGCTAGAGTCCCTCTCGTAGTGATGACCGACGTTTTTTAAGTATCTTTCTTTGTTCATATTTAACCTCCTACTAAAACGCTTACTATACAGAAAAGAACATAAAAAACAAAAAGTATTACTGGCAGTACAAATAATATAAAAAAGAATACATATATTATTGATACAGAAGAAAGAAATCCTCCGACTGCCATCCAGAAACCAGCTTTTCTTCTTTTATCTTCAAGTGTTGGCTCATGATAATCAATTCTCATCATTTGTTTGCCTCCTTTATTAATGTTCTGTTCCCCTGTCTTTAATTCCTGCGGGGTCAATTACTTCTAAATATATTCCAAGTCCACTTATAATATCATTATAAGGTAACTTTAAGAAATCAATGATTTCTATAAACATTTTTATTATCATTGAATTAGGTACGCTTACGTTAGCAATTAATGGGGTTATCGAAATAAATAAAGACAATGCTTTGTGTATTGGATTATCGTTATCTATTACTTGAACAAATCCTGAGATAGAAAGTAAACTTTCCTTTATTATTTTAGGACTTCCTCCAATATTCAAATCCTTTTGAACTCTATCCATCATAAAATTATCAAAAGAAATCTCAAGAGTTTTATCCAAAATAGAAAAGACAAACAAAGAAAAGTAATCTTGTTTGTTTTCCATAGTAAGATTCTCAAAAGTTTCTCCCACTTTTTCAAAACCTTCTTCTCTAAGAGTTTTATTCAAACTATCAAGAAAGCTTTTGTAATCTTTATCATTTAAATTCAATGCTTCAAATAAAGTTTCTTTTTTGTGATCCATTAGTTTACCTCACTATTCCTATCGTTTGATTCTTTAAATGCCTTTAGCTCTTTTTCAACAGCATCAGTAAAAATTCTGCTGTTGTAACCCATAATTAATTGATTCTTTTCTTTAATCATCTTCTTGTACTCATCATACAAGTTATCGTCTACGCTAACTTTTATAACCATTTTAATTCCTCCGAAATATAAACTCACTCTATTATAATATAACTAAATTTCCCTTTTTTGTCAACAAAAATTCCCCAAAAAGTACCTAAAAATTCCTCAAAAAGGGAATTTTATTACCTTGAAATTTTAAATTTTTAGTTGACTTTTGTGACATAACTATTTAAATTGTAAAAAAGATATAAAAACGTAGTCACACCTATGTTTCTACTCCGATATCTTTTATACACACAAAGTAACTATCTTTAAACCTCCTGCTAAAAACAGTTTAAAGATAAAAGACGGAACAAAGCCTTTTCCTCGCCAGAGTATGTCCAAGGAAAAGGCTTTTCTTTTATTTATCTCGGATACGAGATAGATAATTATATTTTAGGCAATCTCCCACAACCTTCAAGTTTTGAAATATCAACTCCCTTGTAACGCATTTTTTTAACGAATTCTTCTTCACAGGTTTTACTACAAGCGTAACCTTCACTATACTCATCTGAAATATGTATAGTGTCAATTGCTTTATGTTCCTTCTTACAAACATTACATCTTACAATTTCAGCATCCCAGTATTGACATACATTTCCTACATAATCTTCAACAGCATCACAACCCTCAATCATTGGCGGTTCTCCTGGTTCCCATTGTGTATCGGGATAACCTTTTGTTCTATGATTTACAGAGTGTTTGCAGTTCCAACAAGATTTGTTATTCATTATTAACCTCCATTGAGAGATAGTTATTAACTCTGAAACCAGGACATGTCCGATTTCAGGGTTGAAAATTATCTCTACGTGATTGTTATTTCTATCTCAAAACTACCATCACCACCTGTATTAATTGTGTGATAGTGTTTACTTTCTGAACGGAGATAGAAAGTTTTCTTTAGAAAGTCAGTCCAAACAGTTCCCTCATTAGAGAATAGATATCCAACATCTCCAACAACTATTTCTCCGTTTGTTTCAATTGTTGTCTCTCCTTTGAGTTCTCCTAGCCAACAATCTTTTATATGATACTTAACTTTCCTTAATCCTTTCTCAACTTTCACAAGAGTACAATTTCCACCGGAATTATCAATGTTACCTCCATAATGTTTTATAAAATCGTGGTCGGTAATTGATATGTTTCCGGCATCAACTGGAAATGTTTCTGTTATTTTCATATATACTCCTTTACAAATAGTTTCAAATCACCTTTCTTGTAAAAGGTTTTATATGTTGGATTTTTTTTCTTAACATTCTTTTCGTAGTTTATTGCATTTTCTTCCGTAGCAAAAAATTCATTTGCTACAACTTCACAATCGGCATTAATAACAGTAACTACCCAAACTTCCATAAGTTTCCTCCTAACAAACTGACATTAAAAACAATAAAAATCCTCCGATTTATAATTAATTTTTTTTCTGTTACATCTATCTTAAACCCCTTGAACATTTATTCTATTACCGTTACTATTAACAACCATACCTTCTTCAAAGACACAATCATCATTATACAACCAAGTACCTCTGTGTTGATACACATTTATGGGTGAGAATCTATTGATTCTTTCTTTAGTAGTAGGAGTTCTCCAACCACCAGTATGAAGTTCATAGTAGTCATTTGGTTTAATGATAATGATGTCTGTTCTATGCAAACATATATGGTAGTTATGGCCGTTCTTATAAAGCCTAGTATTATTAGCAATAGGCTTACCTTTTTCTTTATCCTTTGCACTTTCATATAGTTCTTTTGCTTCATTATACGTTAGCATATCTATACCTCCTTGAAATATTATTTGTTCTGGTTTTATTTAAAAAACATTTAACGCTCTTTATATTATTTCTTAACTCACCAATATCATCTACATAATCAATTACTAAATCAAAGCAAGAATCTACGTCTGTGAATAAAAGCCTTGATCCTTTGCATCCTCACTACTTTCCCAACCAAAGTAATCGTTATCTTCATAACACTTGCTATGAAATAACTTAATGAATTGGCTGTTTTTGGGATTCCCCTCACCACTCCAAATCATTTTGATATACTTTAGTCTTATTTCTTCGTGCTTTTCTTCATCTTTTCTTAACTTCTTATACTTTTTAATGTTTCCTTTAAGATACATAAGTACCATAATATCCCACTCACCATCATCGTTTAGAATCGCCCCATATCCATCATAACTACCCTCTATAGTCTGTCCATTAGGTAGTAACAATGTGCATTGGTTCAATTCCATAGGTGGATGGTCATAAGGGTTTTTAATAGAAACACCACATACCGGACATTCCCACGAATATAATCCCATATCTTTACCTCCTCTTTTTATAAATCTTTTCTAAAGTATCTAATAAGTTGTCTGATAAATTAAATAATAACCTATAGCTAATTTTAACTTTCCCACTCTCTATATTAGATATATATTGCTGTGTACAACCCATTTTATCCGCAAGTTCTTTTTGAGTTAATCTACATAACATCCTTATGTATATAATGGTATCACCATCAAACATTTTAACTGAATCTATTGCTTTTTTTATTTCCCCTAAATCGTTCACTATCTTTAGCATACTCTCTATGTGATATCCCATACCTTTACCTCCATCTATAGCTTTAATTTGTTCCATTGTATAGAATTATTATCTATACTTATTTCAAACACACCTATCATATTACACTTTTTACACATCACCTCTATACTAGCCTTACTTTCACTTTTAGATAGTTTAGTTAAATGTTTACACGCTTTTATACTATTTTTATCTAGTATATGGTCGCAATTTATTTTATTATTAACATCCTTAACAATGTCTAATAAACTAATCAAAACCTTTATAGAAGCCTTTTCTCTACCAGACTCTATATGACTTAGATATTGTTGAGTTATTCCAAGAGCTTTGGCAAACTCAATTTGAGTCATTCTAACAAAACTTCTTATTCTTTTAAAAGTCATACCTCCAAAATCCTCTATTATATTAACAGACTCCTCAACAGTCCTTAACTCCTTTTCCCATAATAAAAACATTTTCTTTCTATTTCTACGATTTCTGTCTACCATACCTTTGAAAACCCTTCGTTTCTCGACCATTCACTAACCTCCTTTAAATATAAATAATCTTTATCTAACCTACCACATTGGATAGGTTAGCTACTGACTATTTATACATTAAATACTGTTATCTTATTACATCAGTTACGCAAACAACTTCGTCAGAATTAGGGTTTAAATCATTCCAAAAAGACTCATACTTTTCCTTAACACCTTGCTCAGTATCAATACCTGTAAACAAGCTATTAGTATCAGTATCAATCATTTCTATTCTTGACTCACCAACAACCTCGTTGGTTTCCCTATCTCTTGCGAGTGCAGTTACATAGAATAACATATTAAACCTCCATTTCAAATAGACATTCTGCAATTATCCATTCCACGTCTTTTTCTTTCCAAGATTTTTTTATTTCTTCATAGTCATATCCATAGGAACATAGAACATCAATTATTTGATCTTCTGTATAATCATTTAGATTAACAGTTTCTCTTATATGTTGTACTGTGCCATCTGGATATTTAACATCCTCCATAAATTCATATAGTTCATCACTTATTTTTCTTCCATACTGATTAAATGATGGGTCAGTTAATGTCCATACTGAAAGTGGTACTGGTTTTCCTTTTTCGTTCTTTCCAGTTTTAAGTATTTCTTTTCCACCACATTTATCAGTATCTTTGTATTCACAACGCAGACAGTATTCTATGCCGTGAAATTGAACTAACCAACATTCTGCTGTTAAATCAGACTGTTGGATAGTTTTTACATTACTGAGTTGACCATCTTCTCTTAAATTTTTTATTTTCATATTAAACCACCTCCTTGATTAAAACTTGTGCCGACTCTCAACGAGAGCCAGCATAAATTTTACTCGCCTAATATTTTAACATCAACATCTTTGTTATCACCAATGATTGATTTAACCAGAGCAGTCATGTTCTGACCAATTCTGATTGCATCTTCTGGGTTTGCCAGACCAAACCCTTCACCATTGAAACCATCCATCATGGTATCAGGAGTCATCTCATACTTAGCAAATCTGGTAATGTTAAGTTGATCTGTTCTTGTCAAAAGTAAGGGGTCATAGCCAGGTGGATTCATAATGTTATGGATACAAAAGTATGGATTTCTTTTGTTATTCTTCATGAAGATAGGTCGTATTCTTTCCAACACTATCTTGAGATCATGAAGTTTCTCGTCAAGATATTTAAGCATACTCTCACCATAGTTATTACCAAATTTTAAGTCTTGTGCTATGTCCTTATCCAATCCTTTTAACTCTTTCAGCTTACGCAGAAAGTGTGGCTTACTAAGAAGTGTCATCCCAGCATATCGAAAGATGTCTTCTTTAATATCATGTAGGTCTGGGAGTGCTTTACCATTTCTTATTATCAAATTGCAAAGAAGAAATCTGCCCTCATCACTAACAGTAATATCAGCTTTAGGTATGGCTTTTGATATGTCTATCAGTGCCAATATGACAAGCAAACTATTGTACTCATTGCCCTGTACCTTACAGAAGGCACGTGCTTGTTTTTTAGGATTATCATTACGAAATGATATGTATCCAGCCTTTTTGAGTTCTCTGCATGTCTTGGCATGATCTCTGTTTTTGGCAAAGATTTCTGAATATCTTTTGCCTACTATCTCCCATGCCTTGTCCCTATATTTATTTATTAATGGGTTATCCCATTTAGGATAATAACTATAAGGATCAAGCCAGAAGTTTTCACATGACCATACATCTTTAAACTTACCGCTGTTGTAATGTAGAGTGATCTCATACATCTTATTGATTTGAGAATCTGTAAATGGTTTATCAGGCGTAACCGTAAAGTGTAATGTTCTACCCATAATTAACCTCCTTGAAATATTACCTGTTTTGGTTTTATTTAAATACACATTAAAGCTCTGAAACTTTTATCTACCTATAGTATCGACACCTCTACCATTTTACTTTAGTACTTTTTTGTTTACTTTAATACTTTTTTGTGACCAACAATATATTTATATAAACATAAAACTACTATGTGTACATAACCCCTATTTTTGACATTTGCGAATAACGACGCCTAAACCTTCGCCTAAACCTTCGCCTAAACCTTCGCCTAA